CCTGCTGTAACCTTGCATCCATTACTAACTCCTTCTACCGTAAATCCAGTTCCATCACCTCCAACAATTTGGCAGTCAAAAGGAGCTTGTCCCCCATCCACCTGTAAAATAGTTGATTCTCCATTATTAACTACCTCAGGTGAACCGCTATCAAACTCTGGTGGGAAGTATGTTCTTTTAAATGTTAGTGATATATTACCCATCTACAATATCTCTCCCTACAATCTGCTCATTATGGACATCTCCACCTTTGGAAGTTGACAGAACAAAAATAACCAGAACTACAACCAACTTCTGTTGCAGTTATACACCAATCTCCACAATATGAACAAATGCCTGGATTCAACCCACCTCCCTCTGCGCATGATTCTTGGAAACCGAAAGATCCACTTATACGACATGTGTATTGCACACGACAGCCAGGGTTATTATAATAGATCTGTTCTGCTCCAGGAGTGCAACCACCCGAGACACCACCATGACAACTACTCCACCCACCTGAAGTACAACGAACAATTCCAAGAACAGTATTGCCACAAATATCTGTTACTGTAATCTGTGCTGCACCACAAGCAGATCCATTAGCATATAGAGTATTGGTTTTTCCATAAGTTCTTAAATTTTCCAATGAAAAACCAGTTCCCGAAACAGACCAATCATAATATCCACAAGTACCTGTTGAATCAACTGCAACTGTTACACCAATTTCATCATCACCTTGAGAAATTATATCAGCACTTATATCATTATCCCAATCTATAGCAATACATGAACTACAATCTACTCCGCCTACAGACCAACCAACAGATTGTCCCTGATCATCAGTACAAGTAACATCAACATAACCTGAAATACTCTCTCCTGCTGTTATGGAGAAACCATTTTCAGTATCATTAAATGTAAAACCACCTCCATTTATTACTGCTTCACAATCAACTGGAGGCATTCCACCATCAACTGTATAATTAATAGTCTGCCCTGGTTCGATTGTTTCTGATTGTCCAGAAGGTATGGTTGGAGGAGAAAAAAGTGGGTACCCTGGATAATAATCATCTATATCATCAGGTCCCATTCCATAAGTTTTAACCATCCAATTTAAAAAATAACCATCCTGGTCAATCGGATCTGAAAATTGCACCCGAAAACCATCAAATCTTTTTTCAATTACCATTAGATCATAAGGAAAAGGACCACTTGAATAATCTAATGAAAACTCTAAACTAGCTACAACTGCATATTTTAAAGTGGTCATTTCTTCAGAAAAAACAATATTAGCAGTTGTGTCTCCAGAAGCTATTTCCCATAGACCGTCTGTTACAATATATGCTGGGTTTAACTCTGAACCATCTATTCCAGATGATCCAGATGATCCAGATGTTCCACTTGTACCAATGACTCCAGATGATCCAGAAGTTCCTGATGTTTTTGATGTACCAGATGTACCAGATGTACCAGATGTACCAGATGTACCCCCACTTGTTCCAGATGTACCAGATGTACCAGAAGACCCAGAATAGCCTGAAGAACCAGAAATTCCAGCCTCACATGATCCAGCTTTCTGTCTTACAGCGCATAAGGTTATGAATGTATCTGCTCGCGTACTATCCAGACCATATGTTGGATCGCCAGAGATATTTAGATGTTGCCCATCATAATATATCTCCACTTCGTTGGAATTTTCGGTACGACCCATACGTACTCTTTTATTTGTTCCAACATATAGTTTTCCATTCTTAACCTTGGCCATTAGTACTCCTTATGTATTTTCATTAAGGACAAAAACTCTACCTCTATATGGCATTATATGACTACTCGGATCTCCTGGATAGCCAGTGCCTCGATATGAATTTGTAGTAACCCATAGATAAGAGTCAACTCCGTATCCTTCCTTTGGGTAAACGGTTGCAGTTGCTATCCCAGTAAATAATCTATCAGGGTAATAATATGCAGCATCCCAGTCGGAAAAAAGATGTGCAGCAACTGGTGAATTTTTAACTCCAAACGTCATTGTTGAGAGATCATATACAAGAATTGTCGAACCTTGAGATCCTTGTACAGATCCACATACATATAACTTACCTTTATATGGTACTATTTTTTGTATATTACTGAAAGCAGGTTGTAAACTAATTGTAGGTTCAGCAACAATTTGCCAACTACCGACTCCATCATTCCACACACAGACCTTATCATATTGATCATAACCAAGATAATCTCCAAACGCAACAAAAAGATACCCGTTAGCATTACATAGTGCTATTGGTCTCCATTTTGCAGACGCACTTCTGTCTGTATTAAAATAAGGAGGAAGATAAGACCAACCGCCTCCGTCAGGATACCATGGTCCAAGAAAGTCACCTGCTGTTTCTGTGAATGAAAGTATAACATACAATGGTCCATCCTCTGTAATTGGAGAATATTCCTGACCAGAAACAGTTTCTACCCCTGATAATGACGTATATATAGTTTCTCCTTGAGCATAACGTATCGCGTAGTTAGGACCAATAACCCCATATGCATTTTCATCTGTATGAGTGACTATATATACACCTTCTCCAAATTGACGAAATCCACAAACAGTCCAATCTGGCTCTGCATAATATGGTTGCCACATTCCAACCCAATATTGCATACTACCACCTAAAAATGGAGAAGTCATTAATGATCCATTAGCTTCATGTAAGTGAGTTCTAGCACCTGTACTGTGCATATCTCGATCTGTTGAAGTCAAAACACTAATTTCTCCACTTCCGGGATAAGTCCATATATCATGATCTGGGGATAAAACTGAGATAGCACTCCAGTCAGCGGCAAAATATAACGATCTTGGCGATCCTGCTGATTCACCTACTGCAGTAAATAATGGAGTATCCGCATAAAATGACCCAGATCCAAGCTGTTTAAATCCGGCTCCAGCTACAGCAGGCGGTGAAGAAAACTCAGGATAAGGTGGTGGAGGCGGAGGTGGAATAATATGGATATTCTCTGACTTTGCCACATCTTCAACTAACCAATCAAAAACAAAAGCAGAGGAATCAATTGGTTGATTAAAAGCAACCTTAAAACCGTAGGATGTTTTATCAAATATTAAAAAGTTAAATGTTGGGTATGGAACATTGGTCCCCCTGAAGTTTATCGATCCAGTTACAGAATAATATTCTACAATCCTTGGAGTTTCAAAAATAATCAACGATGTTGTATCACCGGGATTGAGCTCCAACATTCCTGCTGTAACTATGTTTGTTGAATCGAATTGTGTTACTAATGCAGATGTGCCTGAGTTACCGCTACTACCTGAAGTACCCGAAGTTCCATCTGTAGCTGAAGTTCCGCTTGACCCTGAGGTTCCATCTATTCCACTAGTTCCTGATGAACCCGATGTCCCAGAAGAGCCACTTGTCCCACTTGTCCCACTAGATCCAGATGTTCCGCTTGTTCCACTAGTACCAGAAGAGCCAGATGTACCACTTGTCCCTGCACCGCCAGCCTTTACATACTCCTCAAAGACAGATCTAATAATAAAAGTGTTTTCATTAAGATCTTGTACTCCTGCTGTAGGCGCACCAGATATATTAATAGTTTCACCATCCCATTTAACGATAACTTCATTGTTATCACCAAAAATAATGGCTTGGTTTGTTTTGATGTTTAGATTTCTATTTTTATATCTGGCCATTAAATAACTCCTATTGTGGGCATCCCCACTTTTGCAATCCCGGATTAGCACCTGAAAAACCAGAATTATAATATCTACCAGTTTCACATCTTCCGCTTACTTGAGCAAATGGAGGATGACAATAAGATAGATAAGCTGTTGAACCATCTTCACATGAATATGCTGGATTGTTGCCTGCATTTTGACCACCACATCCCCCACAATATAAAGATCCACTATAGGCATATCCGTACTTATATAACCCATCTGGAGAAGTTGCACTACGAGCTATCATACATGTATATACATATGATCTAGTATACGTCAAATTTGAGGTTGGAGTACAAGTCAACCATGTACCAGAAGTACATTTAACTTCATGTATTACTTCATTACCACAGGCATCAGTTACAGTAACTTCCGCTGCGCCACAAGCGGATCCATTTGCATGAAGTGTATTAGTTGTCCCATATGTTCTTGTGTGTTCTAGTGAAAATCCAGTTCCTGAAACTGACCAATCATAATATCCACATGCTCCACCGTTAATAGCAATTGTTGTTGAGTCATTTTGAGCAACAGAAGTTCCGCTTGTAATATCGTCCCATGTGATTTCTGTACATGAAGTACAATCTACACCTCCAACAGACCATGTTCCAGTTGTATTTCCTTGGTTATCTGTGGCTTGAACTTTAATATAACCACTAATATTTTGTCCCGCAGTTACTCTACAACCAGTTTCTGTTGACTTAACTGTAAAACCTGTACCCCCACCCCCAACATTTTGACAATTGAAAGGTGCCTGTCCTTCATTAATCAATAACTCTACGGATTCTCCAGATTCAACGGTTTGCGGCGATCCACCATCAAATTCTGGCGGAAAGTATGTTCTTTTAAATGTTAGTGATATATTTCCCATTTAACTCCTCTTAAATTTTAAATTATGGACAGCTCCATTTATAAATATCCATCCAATCAGGTCTTGCTGGCCAAGCACAATTATTCATTGAAACATCGCTATATCCATATTTTTCTAAGAATGGGGTTCTTCTATCAACTGTTTCACCATCTGGGCAAGTTAGAACATCTTGATCGAATATTCCAGGATCATCACACCCATTAACCTTAACAGATGTTAAGCTATACCAGCATGCCTGTGCTGTATTTCCACCTGTACAATTTGTACAACTTATAGCACAACCCGAAGGAGAACCGCAATTTATTTGATTTACAGTTCCACATTTAACCATAGTACCTGATGTACATTTTATTTTTTCTGTAATAATATTTCCACATGCATCTTCTACAGTTACAGTTGCAATACCACAAGCACTACTACTTGAATATAGGGTGTTTGTGGTTCCGACTGTCCTTAAACTTCCTAATGAGAATCCCTCCCCTGTTACAGACCAATCATAAAATCCACAATTGGAGTTTGTTGAAGTTGAATCAATCGCAATTGTTACTGAGTCATTTGTTCCAATGACAGAAGCACTTAAATCATGATCCCACTCCATAACAATACATGAACTACAATCAGTACCTCCTGCTCCCCAACTCCCAACATATCTTCCTGCATCGTCTGTTGCACCAACAGTTATATAACCAGATGCTCCCCCGGGGTCAGCAGTTAAGGTACAACCATTAGTATATGAACCAATTGTAAAACCACTTCCGCTACCAGATTCTTGATAGCAATTATATGGAGGAAGTCCACCATCAATTTCTAAATATATAGTCTCTCCTGGTTCAACTGAGTCAGGAGAGGTTTGTGAAAATTCTAAAGTTGGATTTCCAATTTGGTCATAGTCTTTTAAAAGAAAATCAATAATATATGTCTTATCAACTGGACCGTTTACCTTGATTTTAAAACCTGTTGTTGTCTTATCAAATACCAATGCCTTATAAAAAGTATATGGAGGATCCACTGCATAACATTGTGTTATAGATACTGTATATTGATTATGAGGTCTTGGCGATGTAAAGGTTAGAGATGCGGTTGTATCTGATGAGGTTGTATCAAATACTAAAGCTCCAGCTAAAACTATTAATGAACTTGAGTCTGAAGGAATAAACGATTCTCCGGATGTTCCTGATGTACCAGATGTTCCTGATGTTCCTGGATCTCCCGAAGTCCCACTCGTTCCACTCGTTCCTGATGTTGACCCACTTGTTCCTGATGTGCCAGATGTTCCAGAAGATCCCGAAATTCCCGAAGATCCGCCAGTACCAGAAGTTCCTGATGATCCACTTGTACCCGATGTCCCCGATGTACCGGAAGGAGACCAATCATCCAAATCCTGTCTGGTTACAAACGTATTGCCTGCAGTTCCATCAATACCTGAAACTGGAGTTTGATCTGTTCTTACGAAGTAATCATCATAATAAATTCTTCCTTGGTCATTATCACCAAGTTTAATATCTTCATCAGCTCCGAAGAACACATCGCCTTTTCTAAATTTTGGCATTTATCTCCTTATCTTATAATAGACCATTCAAGAATATAATTTTCAGAATCAATTGGATTAGAAAATAGGACTGTAAATCCAGATGTTGTCTTTGATATAATTGCCATTGAATAGAACGAAATAGGATCATCAACTGTATTAACTAAAACTAAAGAATCAATGTTATAATTTTCATCTGCCTCTTCAGAATAAAATAAGATAGTTGCAGATGTTGAGTCAACTTCCAAAGGTCCTGCCCCAACTTTCTGATATCTAACTCTATTCCACCTTTCGCCAAGATGTTTTATTTCAAGGACTCCAGTATGATCTCTTATTCCATAACCAGTAGCCCCAGCAGTATCTCCAAAATTTAAATATCCGTTTTCTTTAAAAAGAACTGAATTTTCATTTGCTGAAGCAGAAGTTATTTTTATAGGTCTGTTTCCATTTATATCTACATACCAATCCGTATTTCCATAAAATGCCAATCCATAGTTAATATGACCAAAGTTATTAGATGTAGCAAACGTATCTCCAAATTCAATTCCGTCGGTTGTTATTGATCCACCTGCGCCCCTTATTCCAGTTGAAACTTTATTAGCATCAATATCGCCACATCCAGTAACACTAGTTGTTCCATAGTTACATTGAATTCCAACAGTATTTGTATTTCCATTATCTCCAAATTTACAAGTACTTACAGATAAAACATTTCCATAACTTAAAATACAAACACGGTTATCATTTTGGACTTTAACAGATAAATATGCAAATGCCACCCAGGAATTTTCTATAAAAAGTCCAACATCCCCCTCTGGTATTTCAATTAATACAGTATCTGGATCATAATTTTGACCAATTATGTAGATAGACCCCTCAGTTCTTCCTCTTATTTCAAATGTTTCTAAATATGTACCATCGGCTAAAAATATATATGCATAGTAACCATTAAGAAATCTTGGAACCTGTGTTAATGCATATGTTATTGTTGCCCAAGGAAGGGTTATAGTTCCTTCACCTGTTGAATCACTTCCTGTTGGAGAAACATAATAATATAAATCCTCTGATGCTCCAGCTTCAGTATCAATATATGTTTTAACGGCTTTTTCTGTTGGAACTGCAGTATCTGAGTTTCCTACTAATGTTCCATCAGTTGAAAATTCAGAAATGGCTGAACCAGAAATTAGAGAAAGACCTGATTGATCAAAGGTTCCAACAACGGACCCATCACTTTGTATTTCGATCTTTTTAGAATTATCGTCAACAATAACCTTTGTATCTAAGTCAAAAATCCTATTGAAGAAATTCCATCTGCGATCATAGGTCATTTAAAATTTTCTCCTAAAAAGAGGAGCAGTGAAAGATATTCACTGCTCCAATTTTCTGTGCGTATTAGATTATGTAGAAATCACTTCCGTCGCTTACAAATGTATATGCTGAATTGTAAGCATCAATTGATTTAGAAGCAAGCCCATCAATTGTTCCCGGTGTTGTTGAAACAATTACACTATTCGAATCAGAAGTAATTTTCTTAATTGTAATTTGCGCATCAACCCCTTCAAATAGATCAATATTAACGTCACCTGCTGTTGTATCAACAAGTAGAATTTCACCATTCACTGCTGTAGTATCTGAGCTAACATATTTAACTTCTCTAAGTGTGTCAATTGAGGTATCAACATATGTCTTAACTGCTTGCTCAGTCGGAACTGCAGAATCAGAGTTGTCAGTTAATGTTCCATCGGTTGAAAATTCATTTACAGTTGCTCCAGTTGATAAATATAAGCCAGTTGAATAGAGTGTAGCTGCTGCTTGAGTATCAACATAGAATCTGATATCTGGATTAGATTTTCCTCCTTCCCAAACGTTGATGAAGGTATTTGAGTCTGCTCTTACAAAAGTTCCGACTCCATCATTCTCAAATATAGTTGTACCCCCACGGAAAATTTTAAGGGATGGAGTTACTGAGTCATCTGCATCAAAATAAGTACTACCACTAATTCCAAAAGTAGCACGAGATCCAGCATAAGCTGTTATATTAGTATCAGCTAATATATCTACATTTGCTCCTGTTTCAGTAGCATATAGATAAAGATATCCTGATGATCCTTCTAAATAAACATAAGTTTCATCCCCAGCTAATCCTAATCCAATCCAATCCTGTGAGTCAGTATCACAATAAATATAATTATTGCTTCCAGATAGATTTGTATAATCACCAACATCAAAGAGAGAAACTCCATCACTTTGAACGAAAGATGTTGTAGCTGCTGCTCCAGTGGAGTCCACATAAAACATATAATTAGGAGTTTGCCCTATTAAAATGTCTGGATTAGAAGCATCCACATATGCTTTAACAGCTTTTTCAGTTGGGATTGCACTATCTGAATTTCCAGACAAAGTCCCATCAGTTGAAAATTCATTTACAGTTGCTCCAGTTGTTAAAGTTAGACCAAACTCTGTAAATGTCGCAGCAACAACGCTTGATTCACTTACTGTAATTATATTTGATGTTTGATCAATGGAAACATATGCTTCAGATTCATCACCAAGATTAATTCGTTCCTCATTTGCATCAAGAATTACTCTTGTATCAATATAACCATATAGATATTCATCTGTAACTAATAATCTTCCTGCTGCTGATGCTTTTCCAATTCTTTGAGTTGAAGAATCAGGATCAAAATGAGCAACTTCAACTCCATCGGTTACAATTGTTACATAACCAGATGCTGTTCCATCATCTACAACTTCAACATATGAGTCACCTTCGTAAATTTTGTCTCTAGCAACTTGTCCTGTTGCTTGATCAACATAGGTTTTTACTGCTTTTTCAGTTGGAACTGCATCATCGGAGTTCCCTACTAATGTCCCATCAGTTGAAAATTCATTTATAGATGCCCCCGAGGCTAATGTCAGACCCTCAGAAGTGAATGTACCAACTGTAGATGCTGCAACATTCATAGTAATATATTCAGGGGCTACTTCAGCATCAGTTGCACCAATTTCAATATAATTATTTGGATCATAAAAAACAGATGTAATTCCTCCAGCAATTTTCTCAAATGCTTTATCATTGCCTGAATAAAGGGAAATGCTTTCTGAAGCTGTAGAGTCCTGTCCAGTACTTATCTTTAAATAACTTCCTACATCTGTAGAACCAAAATAATTATAAGTATAATCTATATCCATGAAAACTTGCTCACTAAAACCGGTACCAACAGTGTAAGTAAGTTTTGCATTGTCTCCCGCAACAGAGGAATCAACTTTTATTTCTCCTCCGAGAGTTCCCAACCTAATATTTGGATCACCACCTTCTGGATCATTTGCTTCAAAATAAGCACGACCTTCTAGAGCTGTACCCAAATAACCATAATCATACACCGTTAGGGTTATTCCGCCATAATTTGAATCCGCAGTAATAGAACCGTCAGCGGCTATATCTATCACAGCATCTGTTGCTGTAGCATAGATATAAGTATTACCATCCCCGTCTATATAATAGTAAGACAAATCGTTTGCCGCTCCTATTCCTACCCATGTAGAACTTCTATAAAGATAAGGAACAGACCCTGTATTATTCGTATAATCCCCAGCATCAAAAATTGATGATCCATTAGTGATAATTGAACCTGATGTTACAGCCATCTCATTAGATGCACCAATGTTAAGTTGAATCTGTGTATCTGAAACTTCAATTCTTCCTGCTGCTGATGCTTTTCCAATTCTTTGAGTTGATGATGATGGATCAAAGTGTGCAACTTCAACTCCATCGGTTACAATAGTTACATAACCAGTAGAAGTTCCGTCATCTACAACTTCAACATAGGAGTCCCCTTCATAAATCTTATCTAAAGAAATCCCTGAAGTTGCATTATCTACATAGGTTTTTACTGCTTTTTCTGTAGGAATTACATTATCTGAATTTCCTAGTAATGTTCCGTCAATTGAAAACTCATTTACTGAAGTTCCAGATTGAAGTGAAACTCCAGAAGCAGCAATTGTCATGACTCCGGTTGTAGCAATACTCATAGAAATTTGAGCGTCTGTTACTTCAATCCTTCCCGCACCGACTGCTTTACCAATTCTTTGTGTTGAAGCATCTGGATCAAAATATGCAACTTGAACTCCATCAGTTACAATTTCAACATACCCAGTTGCAGTTCCATCATCACCAATTCTTACATATGAGTCACCACTGGCCATTGTAACTTCATCAAGAACGTTATCAATTGTAATATAAGCGTCACCAGCAGTGTCAAATCTCTTTTCAGTATCATTCCACCATGGAACTCTTAGATTTACTGGAACATCTTCTCTAGTTGCAACCGCTTGTGTATCACCCACTTCCCCAATTCTGAATGTATCTGAGTCTTCCGAAAAGATAAATTGATAATTTGGTTCTGTGCCTCGATCTACTTCCATGCCAGCGGTTCCGGCTGTAACACCAGGACCTGTTTCGCCATCATTCACAACAATAATATTATCTGATGTAGTTACCTGTTGATTATGAATAACGAAGGTTGTTCCGTCAACAAACAGATCCCCGCTTATGGATACGTCTTGTGAGAAAACTGTTGATTCGCCATCTGTTCGTATAACTTCTTCGCCATCAATTACTGTAGTTACATACCCTTCCCCAGTATCAACGACCTCAACATAAGAATCACCTTCTGAAATTTGATCTGTAGAAATATTGCCAATTTCTGTATCAACGTATGTTTTTACTGCTTGTTCTGTAGGAACTGCATCATCCGAGTCTCCAGATAAAGTTCCATCAGTTGAAAATTCATTGATTGATGTTCCGCCCGCCAATGTTAATCCATCTGATGTCCATGTTCCAACTGTAGCTGTATTAATCACAACTTCAACATACGCAGTATTTGTACCGTCATCAACAACCTGAACCCTTGAGTCATCTTGTGTAATTCTATCTGCCGCAAGAGAAGCAAATTTATTGTCAACGTATGTTTTTACTGCTTGTTCAGTAGGAACAGCATCATCTGAATTTCCTATTAAAGTTCCATCAATTGTAAATTCATTAATAGAAGCACCATTTGCCAATGTTAAACCATCAGCATTAAATGTTGCAACTGTAGCGTTATCAATTTCGATTAAAGCTCGGCTATTTGATACATCGTCGATAACTCTGACTCTACTATCAGAGTCAAAAATTTGATCGAAAATGTTCCATCTTGGACTATAAGCCATTTTAATAAACCCCCATTAGTAATTTATAATTTATTCTAAACTAAAAACAATTTATAATAATTAGACTGCATAAAAATTCGATGCATCGCATAAGAAAGTATAAGATTCATTCTCCTGACTAATTATAAATTGGCTATTCCCATCAACCAATCCTGAATTTCCTTGAACATAAACAACATTTGAATCTGAAGTTATTTTCTTTATAATATATCGTCCATTCCCTGTGTTTATAAGGGTAATGGTTACATCACCATTGGTAGTATCAACAAGGAGAGCTTCTGCGTCAACTGCGTTGTCATTTGAACTTACATGTCTTAAAGTATATCCGGCTGAAATCGACGCGATTTGGGTGTCAACATAAGTCTTAACCGCCCGTTCCGTAGGAACTGCAGTATCTGAGTTTCCTACTAATGTTCCGTCTGTTGAGAACTCAGCAATAGTAGATCCGGTTGGTAAAGAAAGGGTAGTAAACTTGCCACTACTTGGATTTGTTGCCCCGATTGGTCTTGGAGATGCAAACAAATCCTGAGTAGTGATGTTCATTGTTAGATCGGGGTCTTCGCTTACATCTACTATTGCTAACAGATCAGCATCATCAGCTTGAGTTAATGGATCAAGTTCTGAAATCCTTTTGTCATCATCTGCCATTGTATATACTCATCCTTTTTTAGTCGTCAACTAAAATTCCATCATTTGAGTAAAGTGAATCTAGTTTGCTTCCTGTAAGGGTACCATAATCATTTGAGTATTTTCGCATAGCGGCCTGTAGCAGATTAAGTTTTTCCAGAAGCTGATATGCTGTACTTACAATCTCGATTTCAATTGGCTCTGGATCGTTCTTGTTTTCTAACTCATCAAGTAACGACGAGATCGAACCGAGAGCACTCTTCATGGAGTCTGACTGTAGCTCATTAAGAATGTTGGCTACTTGATTGGGTTTTGACATTAAATTGCTCTCCCTCTTAATAGATTAAAACTTTTATAATGCGAAATACTTTAAAATTTAATATCCTTACAGTTTTGTCTAGTTATTCTATTGATTTCTTTGGATCTGGTCCCGATACAATTTTTGTGATACTTCGTCTTAAAAGATTTTCTTGTTCTGGGTTTGCCATTTTAATATCGACCATGGTTTTTAAAGCTACAATATTTTTCATATCTCCAACTTCTTTTTGCATCATATAGGCTCGATTATGAGATGCCTCAAGATTATCCGCAATAACATTTATTGCACACTCTTCGATTGGATATGTTTCTCCAGTTTTCTCGTTGTATCTCACACCTTTTCTATATAGAACACAATTTTCATCACATGGTTTCAAATTTCTAAAAGGACACTTTCCTCTTTTATTCTTCTTTGATAGCATTAAGATTCTCCCTTATATTCTTGTTTGTTTCGTAAAGTTTACGCCCTTTGGACGCCATTCAACATTTCCCACAATTCCTTCTGTTTCCCCTCCATGCTCATGAGATCCAGCTGGTTCAGTTGTATCATAATTATCAGGTGCTCGTTTAATTGTAAACCCTTGGCCGCTTGTTGCTTGTCTAAAATAATTAATATTTGTACTATCTACATTCTCCAATGTAACAGTCAAATCATGGTCATGGTTTCCAACCAAATCAATAACATGCTCATGGGCGGGGAATGTCCATGTGCTTCCAGTTGTATCCGACCCTCCAACCTGACCTCCAGCCGCAGAACCTTTGGTAATATATACAACCGTATCATCTACATCTGTATCAAGGGTATAACCAATTACTGCTGTGTCTTTATAGAATAGAATTGTTTCTCCGGAAGGAATGGCTGGTACTGCGTGGTCTGCATCTGTGTGTGGATTGGCTGAAAAACCAGTATGTCCAGATGAACCAAAATCCAGGTTATATAAAGCTGAGTGATCTGTGGCGCTTGCTTCAACTTTACTATAACCTGCTGAATTTCCTGACATTATCACATAGTTTAATGTGATAGTATTAGTTGACATTATAATTCTTAATGTGTTGCCACCATCTCTAACCTCAACTGCTGTTGGAACAATTTGTCTATTGTTTGAGTCATCATACCATTGACAAATATAAGCATTGCTTCCATCCAATTGTGAAACGTCAATATCCTCGTAATAACCAAGTGCATGAACATTGGATGGGGTAACCTGTCCTTCAACACCAAAACCTATAACTACTTTTGGATCAAAAATCATATCAATTCTGGTTGTTGAATTTCCAGATGAAAGTGCTCTACCAACAACTTGATAAAACGGTCTCGTTCTTACGTTTGTAACAGTTCCAGGATCTGTATTTGAAAGGTATAGTAAATCTCCAGTTGAAACAATAGATCCGGTTTCAACAGGAACTTGTTCTACAAATCCAGAAACCGATGCTCGTCCGCTTCCCCCAACAGCAAGTCCAATTCCTAGGGTAACAATATCAGCTCCAGTATCAACACCGGTGGCAATGGCGAGTTGTGCTACACGGTTGTTGTCAACATAGCAAAGAGAACCAACTGTAACTCCAGTTGTATCAATTGTATTAATATCAATCGTAACACCGCCAGCGGTTAATTCTCTCCATTCGCTTAAATGACCAAAGAAAAATTTATCGTTGGATGTCTCAAATATAATCCTTCCTTGGTCTCGCTCATCGTCAAATGTTGGTCTTGTTACTGCACCACCCGCATAATATCTTAAGTATTGTCTTTCGTTGGTTGGTGTATCAGGATCGTAATCATAGAGTGCGTCAATGACGTGGGGGGAAACAATATTTAATTCAACGACCTTTAATAGGATATAATTCGTACTTAGACTTAATAGATTTCGTTCTGTCGGTTTTAAAATCTTGATGCTTGCTTGTGGAGCAGGTCGTGATTTAGCGTATGCATAGTCTAAAACAACATAATGATAACCGCCTTGTTGAGGTAAAACTGTAGATGGGTTAACATAATTCTCGGCTTTTGAAAAATCAACCTGATGTGGGCTAGTTATGTGAATTAAGACGTCATCCTTAATTGCATATCCTTCGCTAACCACAACGGTATCAGTTGGAGATGTCGAGTCAATTGTAACTTGTAAAGACCCAACTGTCAGAAGCCCCTCAACATCGTGGCTAACCATTTGAGTGATCTTATTAACCACATTGCTGTTATAGGATGCAAACGGATCAATCATCCTCTCTTGACTTGGGATACTCGCCATTAGTTTAATATCTCCTTACTATTTATCACTCTAACAAATTAGAAAATTCTTGCTGTAGGATCATCACTTGCATTTTATTTTTGTTCTAAATTTTTATTATTATTAGATTTGTACCGAGAAGTATTTTTGGTAATGAGATGGCATCTATATATATTAATAACCGAAGAGGTGAATTTGTCTTGCGGAATTTAGAAAAGGAAAGGGCGCTTCTACATATAGAAGCGCCCGTAACATGCTAATAACTATCAATGATAACTCATTGGTAATTTATCATATTTTTGTTCTAAAAACAGGAACACATTAGTTACAATCTTTCTAATGCAGAAGAGATATCTTGTATCCTAGGAGGGTTAGCAGTAATCTCAACGATTTTCCATCCATGTTGCTCAAGTTTTAAATTTTTATTTGGGTCAATATATGCTTCTTTATTATGCCAAAATGTTTTTGGAAATTGTATTACAATCTTCAAAACCGGGTCACAGAAGTCTGTAATGAACTCAAACACGATTCTGCCAGCGACCTCCTGCCTTATCATGTAATCTTTTTTTACATTCGTGAAATAGGCTCTAAGAAGGTCAAGTACCTGATCCTTACTATTACAACAAATATCATTGGACTTCTTTTCATTAAGCATTTTAGAAAAATCAATTTCTTCTTCAATTTCAGGTTCTACAACTTCAATCTCCTCTCCCATATCTTCAGGAAGCTCGTCGATCTTTTCAAGTTCTTCTTTTACAAATACTTGTTTTTCCTTCCCGTATTTTGATGAAGCATTAAATTCTTCTGATGAAAGAGGAGCATCGGGAAATCGTAATTTATATTCAGCATATTTTATTGAGTGGTTAGATGAAAGATGTCTAGGCGAAATCACCAAAAAGGGTTTACCACAAAGCTGACAAATTACTCGTCCTTTTTCATCAAAAAATGGGTGCTCATATTCGCTCATTTCATTTCTCCTTATAAATTAATATTCAAACACAATTTAATATTTGTTCTAAAATGGAGGCAATCAGGTGGACCTACAAAAATTTATTTGGAGGAAAATTTTGAATGTAGAACAAAATCCACTTCTAGTATTAAACATTGATGAGAAGCTCCCATATCATTTTATAATAGGAGTAGCGATACATACTATGAGATCTAAGGAACGTGGAAAAATGTTTCTTAAATATGGACCGCTAAGATTTACTAATGATGATATAAAAAGACTACAAAACGCAGCGTTATTATCAACCGATAAATTATTCAAAACATCACAGCTAGATTGTATCAAAATTGCAAATGTTGAAGAATTAGTTTCAACCTTTAGTGCTATGAAATTATCATGTGCTGTAAATCAATGCAGCCTACATCATTTTTCTTCTGAGTATGATATAGAGGATGAATGGTTTGATACGCTTGTTAAGATGGCGAATACAGATAAGCACTCGGAGGAATTATTGGATAATGCACAAATCAACTATAAACCATTTCACTTCGGACAATGAAGAATATAGTAATTTTTATCCTGTCGAAGTACAATTCGAAGGAATAGTATATCCTTCAGTTGAACATGCTTTTGTAGCAGCTAAAAGTCTAAATATAATGTTCAGAAAAGAGATTTCAGAGATGCCAGCTGATTCTGCTGGACTAGCAAAAAGAAAAGGAAGAAAAGTTAAACTACGCCCAGATTGGGATCTGATTAAGTTAAGAGTCATGAGAGAATTGTTAGATCAAAAATTTAGGCAACCTAAATTTAAAGAGAAACTATTAGCCAGCGGAGATGCTGAAATAATTGAAGGAAACTATTGGCATGATAACTATTGGGGTGATTGCTATTGTAAAAAATGTATAAATATAAAAGGAAAAAATCACCTAGGAAGACTTATTATGAAAATAAGAGAGGAAATCAAAAATGAAGATCTTAGTAACCGGAGATATACACAACGAGTTCGGACGATTAAACGAACTAATTAACAAGAAACAACCTGATATGATAATTTGTTGTGGGGATTTTGGTTATTGGCCAAAAATTGAGTCGCTAGAAAAACTATCAAATATCAAACTTCAATCAGCAAAAAAATTGCTATGGTGTGATGGAAATCATGAAGATCATTGGTCTCTAAAAGAAAGAGAAACAGATGAACTAGCACCAAATATTTTTTATATGCCAAGAGGATCAACATATACTTTAGATGATGGGAGAGTAATCTTATTTATGGGCGGAGCAGATTCAATTGATAAAGAGTGGAGAAGACTGGGTGTTGATTGGTTTCCAGAAGAAATAATCTCACAAAAAGATTTTGAAAATCTGCCTGATTATAATACTAGAATTGATATTATTATTTCACATACATGCCCCGAGTGCTTAGTTGATGAAATGCGAAAAACTTATCCTGAAAAGGGATATGAACCATCTAACACAGCATTATCAAGGCTGTTAAATATCTACAAACCAGATTTATGGTTTTTCGGTCACTGGCACAGTTATAGAGAAGGTGTTGTTGAAAACACTAAATGGTATGCTCTTTCAGCTCCTGGTTTTGAAACTAGATGGTGGATGTGGTTACCAGAAAGGAGGCGAGTTTTTTAATTTAATTGCTAGTAAATCTTTTTACAACAAAACCAAAACGGAGGTCTAAATGACGTTAATCATCATGTTCGTGATCTTTCTACTGGCAGCAATTTTTGTTCCGAAATTCATCCCGGACGTCAAATACAATCGTGGATACGATGATGTCCAAACAAAAGATATGGGCTGGATTCGTAATACGGTGCGGGGAGCATGCGTCGTTTTGGCAATCCTATGCTTCCTCAGCATGAGCTGCTTCACCATTGATTCTGACAGCGTTGGCCATATGAAACGGGTATATTTTGGAGAATCCATGCCCTCTGGCCGGATCATTGCAGATCAAAATCAAAAGGGGCCGCAGGCAAACATTATCGCTCCTGGATTCCATCTGATGCCATTCATTAAGGTTACCCACGATATCGAAGAACTTCCTTTGATTGAAGTTCCCGAAGGACAGTATGGGTACCTTGTTGCAAAAGATGGTCGTCCCATGCCCGATGGACAATTCATTGCCTCAGCATGGGAGAATGTAAGTGATATGATCAATGCTGAAAAATTCATGGGCTACCTGGATGAGTCTGAAACCCCGTTGGGAATCAAAGGTCCCCAACTTACCGTTCTCCCGCCTGGCCAATACCGGGTCAATCGCTATTTGTTTGATGTTTATGCCGACACCGCAACAGATGTTCCAATCGGTCATGTGGCCGTGGTCAAGTCCAACGTGGGAGATCATTACAATGGTGATCCGATCCTTCCGACTGGGGTTGACAAAACCACACTTTCCGTCCCGATTGTTCCGAAAGGACATAAAGGGGTTTGGAACGAAGTTCTTCGGCCGGATCGTTATTACCTAAACAAAAAAGCATATGATATTATTATCATTCCAACACAGGTTCAAACCTGGAAATATCTAGGAGGATACGAACGTCGTTTTATTGATCTAACCCTAAATGACGATGGCAAAATTCAACAACATGTACGAAGCCTTCAGGTTGACATTCCAAAAGATGCAGCCGATGGTTCAGTTCTTCTTCGCGTTGAAAACTGGGATGTCTTTCAGGATGCAAGAATCCAGGTTCAGGTCACCCCGGAAAATGCTCCATTTGTTGTTGCAGCAGCGGGAGGAATTTCCGCCATCGAAGACAAAATTATGACTCCGACATTTAGGAGTGTTCTTCGTAATGAAGCTGCAAAAAATATTGTAGAAACTACAGAGGTAAAGGGTAAAGAAACAAAAATCAGTCGCCCAAGAAGAGTTCTTGATCTTCTTTATAAAAGAGAGGGCCTGGAAAGTGCAGTCGAGAGCAAGCTGATTCCAGAAGGCGAGAAATATGGTCTGACAGTTATGGAAGTCAGATTTGGGGATCCGGTTGTTCCTCCCGAACTATTGGTTCCTGGCAAAAGAAAACAGCTCGCCGAATCCTTGATGGCAACCTATAAACAGGAGCAAGAAGCGCAAATCAAGCGTGTTGAATCTGAACGAGAACGAGCCCGAGCAGATCAGCAACCTGTCCTGATGAAATCTGAGATTGGAATCAAGGTGGCTGACAATGAAAAGAAAGCCCGAATCAAACGAGGTGAAGGTGAAGAAGCTTATTTGAAAGCTGTCGCCAACGGGCAAAGGGCTCAGGCTACTGTACTCGGGCAGGATCGTGCCTTCGAACTGGCATATGTTGAAAAGATCCTTGAAGCAGCAGTTAAAAATCCGGAGATTATCAAATACCCCGGAACACTCGTCATGGGATCAACTGGCGGGTTTGAAGGTGCAGCAGCAATTCTCGGTCGAAGCAATCTCAATATGGGACTGGCAACCCCCGTGCCTGCTGTAACCAAGTAGAATGAAAAGGTGGGAGGGGAGTATTCCTCCCACCTTTCCCAAGGAGCTAAAATGTCAGATCAAATTTATATTGGAGCATTTGATGGGTCTGCAAAACCAAATCCTGGCGAAATAACAATTGGCGGATGGATTGCAGATTCTGATAAAAAAACGCTTATTTCATTTACCGAAAAAATCGGCTATGGTACAAACAATGAAGCAGAATATCTAGCATTTATAAGGCTCCTAAAGGAGGCAAAAGGATTAGGGATTAAAAAATTATCAATAAAGGGAGATTCCTCATTAGTTGTAAATCAAATAAACGGCACATGGAAAATAAAAGAACCAAGGATGAAGGAGTTAAACAATAAGGCCCATTCTATTATGGAAGGAATGGTTATAAAACTAACTCATGTAAAACGAAAATTTAACATCGTTGCAGACTCACTAACCAGGTAACCTTGGAATACAACAGTTTCCTTGCATGGTTATCAATTTCAAAGAAAGGATTTCAACATGCGTATCGAATTGCTAATTATTGATCCACAGAATGATTTTTGCTGGCCGGGACTTAACCCGATTGAAGTTTCAGATGAAGGCAAACGAGTCCTTCCTTCTGAAGTATTCAAACCGGGCGCCCTTTATGTTCCGGGGGCAGAAGAAGACATGACCAGGGTGGCTGCCATGGTTCGGCGCCTGAAGGACAAACTGGACGACATCCACATCACCTTGGACAGCCATCACTACATCGACATCGCCCATCCTCCGTTTTGGATTTCTTCCAGCGGAAAGAATCCGGATCCGTTTACCATCATCACAAAAGATGATGTGGCGAACGGAGTGTGGCGAGCAACCAACCCCCAATTCCAGGATCGTGTGATGGAATATGTCACACAACTGGAAGTGAACGCCCGTTACCCGTTATGCATCTGGCCGGTCCATTGTGTCATCGGGAGCTGGGGCTATGGGGTATTTCCGGACCTACTCAAAGCCATCTTGGAGTGGGAATCGGATTTTGCCATGGCAGACTATGTAACAAAGGGATCGAATCTTTGGACGGAACATTACAGTGCGGTTCAAGCAGATGTCCCGGATCCCGAAGATCCCGACACCCAGCTCAACATGCGCCTCATCGAAACCCTCCAGGAGGCAGATGAAATCATCCTGGTCGGCGAGGCAAGATCACATTGCCTTGCCAATACGGTCATCGACATCGCAAACAATTTCGGGGAGGAAAACATCAAAAAGATGGTTCTCCTTGAAGATGGGTCAAGCGATGTCCCCGGCTTTGAAAACCTTGGGGAGGATTTCGTCAAAGAAATGAAGGGCCGAGGCATGCGTATTTCGACCACCACGGAATATCTAAAATGAAAGGGGGCGGGGAGATAGACTTCATCGCTTCCGATTTAGAAGATCTCCACAGAATCAAGTGGATAGCAATTCATAACCCTCATCGAGGGTTGCCACTTGATCGCTCCCCCGAACTCACAGAAGACGACCGAGTTATTTTAGATTTTGAATGTAAAGTTATCAATTGCTGCAAAAAAGGCAAGATACCAGCTCAAATAACCATCGAAGATGCTAAGCTGATACAGGGGTGACATATGTACTTTGTTTGTCATTATTGGGATAATGGAAATGATTTTTGGATCTCGCCATGCAGTAAACCAGAAGACGTAATCAACTATATTGAATCGTTTGAGCTTGATCCCAAGGATTACTATATTATAAAGGGACGAATGCTAAAAGGAATTGAAAATACTTCTTTTAACCTGGTAACTTTCAAGGAGAATGAATATGCCAAGACTGATGGCGACAACGGAGGATCAGGTAATCAAGATACCGGGTCCGGGTAACTTCCAATTTTCGGCGATTCGAATCGAGGATCTCGGAGCAACAGAATACACCCTGGCCACCCTGGTGGTTGATATTTCAGGAAGTGTAACCACATTTGCCGATGAGCTACTCGACTGTATCAAAACAATCATCAAAGCATGTCAAAAGAATCCGCGAGCAGAAAATATGCTGGTTCGCCTCCTTCTGTTCAATGAAAAAATTTATGAAATACATGGTTTCAAAAATCTATCAGATATTGATGTAAACAACTATGAGGCTCTTCGCCCAGACGGATTTACAGCTCTATATGATGCAACTTATGATGCAATCGGCGCAACCCTGGAATACTCCAAACGATTGGTTGACCAGGATTTCGATTGCAATGGCGCCGTTTATATTGTGACGGATGGTATGAACAACCGGGGTAAGATGACCCCAAGTGCAATCGCCCAAAAGATCGGCGAAGCGGTTCATAACGAAGAGATTGAATCGCTTATTTCAATCCTTGTTGGGCTGCATGATCCCAATAGTTCATGGGAACAGGAGGTTCGGGAATCCTTGGAGATGTTCCACGAGAAAGCAAACCTCACGGAATTTCTGGACATCGGCGAAGCAACACCACAAAAGCTGGCCAAGTTGGCCGGTTGGGTAAGCGAAAGCGTCAGCAGCCAAAGCCAGGCACTCGGCAGCGGCGCTCCAAGCCAAACCCTCCAGTTCTAATGTTTAGAATAATGAACATTAAATAGGTTAATGATGTATATAATGAACATTAAACCGAAAACGGGGGGAGGCAACTCCCCCCATAAATCTTAGGGAGTAGAAAATGAAAAAAAGTCAGTTGATTGAAACGATTTATCGAAGCAAATTGACCAAAACGAACAAGTCGACAAAGGTCAAAAAGGGCGTTATGGTGGCCCAACATACAGATGGATATACAGTCGGGATCGGTTTCTCCATGTGTCACAGGAGAGATCGATTTGATTATCATCCCGGAACAGGTCAAAGAACCCCCGGATGGGGAAAAACGGTAGCAGCCGAAAGGGCCGAAAAGTGGAAGGATCGACTATCAATTGAAATTCCCCAAAGCATTGAACCGGAAATGAAAGACTTTATCGGTCGGTGCCGTCGTTATTTCAAAGACAAGGTACTTCCGCCATGGGCCGAAATCCTGATTAACCAGGAATGTGAAAACCCAAAAGAATAAAGGAGATGTTATGACCCAGCCCAAAATTGTTGCAAAATCGCTCAAGACCATTCTGGAGGATCCGGGGGTTCAATGTATTTTGGACCGGTCCTGCAATCTTTCCGACGAACTAATTAACGAGGTTCAAGGCTGGTGGGGGTATGATCTGTTCAATAGAAAACCCAGCCCTGCATATGATGAATACGGGGTTTTCTCCGGCACCGACCTTGACCTGGCATGCTTCCTTTATTCCCTTTCGGGACGCGGTGCAGTTATCAACATCCCCACATACAAATCCCACACCCAAACCAAACTTCGGGAAGACCAAATGGTCACCTCCAAGGCAAATCGCCATGGCGAAGTTCTTGGTGTTGGTGCCAACAAAATTTTCTTTTCCTTCAACGTCACCATTATGGATCAGAATGTTGTCGGGGAAGAAAAGGTTGGCGATTTTCGGACCTTCTCATTAACCGACAAACTCGGTGACTGGTATGATGGGTGGCAGCGAATCGAGTTCGTGCCAACCCTCAAAGAAAATCGGTTTATCACCGAAAACAAACTATGGACGGGAAGCAAGATCATTTTCAAAAATTTCATTCATCCGAATCGGTGGACATCCATGTTCGGTCGGCATTACGTGATCACGAAAATGCTGATCGACCGCCTGGAGGATGAATGTAAATTCATTCAGGCCGAAATCAAGCGAATCCAGGCAGCCGGAATTGAATTTCCAGAGGGCGAAGGCCCCATAAAATATTCATATGATTATGGAAAGGGTGTTCAGAAAAAATTCCCGGCGTTTGAAACAATGATCTTTATTCCAGATACCGAAATCAAGGAAGATTATGATTTCTATCCCACCGACCAGGAAGGATTGGTCAATGCATACAACCGACGGAAGCGACTCCTCTATGGCGTCATTCCTTCACTTCGATTCATGACCAGGGCCTCAGAATTTGCCCATTACAAACATCCGGATCGTTTTCCGGCATGGATGCGTGGGACAAAATGGGAGGAAGATTTTACCATCCCCGGGAAACGAATCAAGTGGCAACGGCTGAAACTATTTCAACCCAAGGTCGGAACCCAATCAATATCAATCCTGAAACGATCGTTCGAAAAATCGGCGACAGTTTCAGGCGATTAATTTGATACTCGTAGGGAATGGGGAATATTATATATTCCCCATTCCCATACTAAACAGGCTTTTAAATAGGAGGTTGAGTTGCTTCCAAAAACAAAGATCGTAAACTATCCAATCAAAGTTCCGTTGAGTGATTATTGTTGGAGCCATGAGCCTCCGCATACTATATGCGAAAATTTTGACAACGAGGGCGGACATGCCAGATGTATTTTGTTTCGTAGAGAAACAATTCACAGAAATGATAAAGGGTATTTAAAACCAGAAATCTGTAAGAACCTTAAAACTAGTTGGGAATAATACTACCAGGAAGGGAAAATGATTAAAAATTTTTTCTGTCTGACTTTAATAATTGCGTCATTATTCATTTTTTCATGTGGTCCAACAATTGACGTTAGAATACCTATAAAAGTAGAAAAGCTTCATATAGATTTTGAAGAAGAAACTGTCCATTTAAAATATCATATAAAGAAAACTATATTTATTGATAGCGTTGATAATCTAGAAGAAAAACAAATGATTATATTGGAACGTGCAAAAACCGATTTAATTAATGCTGATTTTTCAGTGGTAATAATAAGCGTTCCAGGCGGATCTACAGATATAACCTATTTCTGTGGTCCAGTTAAAATTGGTTTCTCAAATCTAGCAATATCAAGAGCCCTAGCATTGAAATTATTTTCTCCATCAAAAGATGACCCATCAAAACCAATTATGTCAAATGAATTATCAACCCCAAAAAAACCACTTTGAGGAATTTAAATGATTGAAATAGATACCTTTCTTGAAATAGGAAGTCAACATCGAATGTGTGAGGATTATATCATTCAGGGAAACGATCCCACGCAATATATAATTTTGGCTGATGGTTGTAGTTCAGCCAACAATACAGAGATGGGCGCAAGAATTTTATGCCATCTTGCAAAACAATATCTTAAATACCGGGGCGAAGATAATCTATATTCTATTGGTTATTCAGACCTTGGTAACTGGGTTATCTATAATGCAGAATTAATTGCAAGGCAGATGGGGTTATCATTATCTTCTTTAACTTCAACCTTGATTGTTTCATTTATAAGAGATGGAATGGTTAAGGTTTTTATGTACGGAGATGGTTGTATTATAACAACATCCCCCAACCATGATAGTATAGAGATCACTAGAGTTGACTTTGAGGGGAATGCTCCATATTATTTGGTTTATCGGGTAGATAAAGAAAGAGGACAAATCTATCACGAAAATTGCCCAGAAAAAATTACATCTATAAATTTCTCAACCAAAACAGATTTACCATATACCAATCGTTGTGCTTACGATTATCCCAGCGAATTTACATATTTAATGTCCACACATCCATTGATCATGATCGCATCAGATGGGCTGTTTTCATTTTTGATGGGTAATGGTTCATCTGATTTAATAGACCCGATGGACCTTTTAAAAGGCGGATTTATTTCTTTTAAAAATACAAAAGGTTCTTTCCTCCAAAGAAGACTTAACAAATATATGAAACATCTATCAAAAGATGGAATCGCCCATTTTGATGATTTATCAGTAGGAGCATATTTAAAAAAGTAGGAGGGAGAAATGACCGCCATTGATATAACACCTATAGCTGCTGACGTGCCAAAACTTCAAAAGAATTGGCCGACCTTTAAAGCAGTTAATGATTGTGATCGAGATAAGATTGAACTGGATATGGAAGTAAGTATAAGAGTTAAAGGAGAAACTATAAGAGTTAAAATAGAAGCTATGAATGATTCCTTATTAATAGGAAAGGTTTTAACAAAAAAGTTTTATTTTGTTCAACCATTTATAGAAGGTGATATGATCCAATTTGAAAAGAAAAACGTCATAGATATTTTTGACATAAACAGAACAGGAGTACTTTACTAATGCCCTATTATCATTGTAGAAAATGTCACCACGAATTTGAACGTATTCCATATGAAAAAGAAAATGTTATTTGTGATTGGTGTGGCGCCGACCGGCCAATGATATTAGAAGAAAAAACTCCGCTTGAAAAAATGGCTGAGAATGCTGATAAATTACTAGATAAATTGATCAAAGAAGGGAAAAAATAATGGAAATATTTGTGGGGGGTAAAAAGGTTACCTTAACACAAAAGAACTTCGTCGCAAAAGGAGGCGAAGGGCAAATATTTCATCGTAGTAATGTTGCATATAAAATATATGAAGACCTTACAAAGATGATTCCGCCCGCAAAGATCGGCGAATTGAATCTCCTGGATGACCCATGTATTGTTAGACCCAAGGATCTTATTATGAATAATAAAAAGCAGCCAGTGGGTTTTACAATGGACTGGGTAGGGGACTCAAATCATCCATTATGTAAATTATTTACAACAAAATTTCAGCGGGATAATGGAATTATAATTGATCAAATTATAGCTTTAGTTGAAAAGATAAAAGAAGTAACAAATTTCATTCATAACCATAATTGCCTTATAGTAGATGGTAATGAACTAAACTATTTAGTCAAGGGAGATTTTGTAACTCCCTTGTTTATTGATGTCAATTCATGGCAAACTCCATCATATCAAGCAACAGCAATAATGCCTTCAATTAGAGATTGGTCAACTGATACATTTACACAATTGACTGACTGGTTTTCATTTGCTGTTGTTTCATTTCAACTTTTCGTTGGAATACATCCATATAAGGGCAAACATCCAAAGTATAGAAAAAATGATTTTGCAAGTCGAGTTAGAGATGGTATCTCAGTATTTAATCCCCAAGTAAACTTGCCTCCAACTACAAGGGACTTTTCTTTGATCCCATCTTCATATAAAGATTGGTTTTATCAAATGTTCGAAAACAAAGATAGAAAACCGCCGCCAACTCTACCAGGAGAGGCAGGAGTTATACAAGTTACAATACAGGTCATTACAAGCACTGATGCTTTTGAGGTAACTCTTATTAAGGATTATGGTGAAGAAATTTTATTTCATAATCCAGAGTTTGATATAACAAAAACAAAATCAAAAATCTTTATAGGCAAAACCGATTACCGGGTTTCGAAGGGAGTTGAAATATTATTTGTATCGCCACAACAAATCCCCATACTTGTAAAAATACAAGATGGTATGGCCCAATTTAAATGCCTTCAAGCTGGTTATGTAATGAAGGGAAATAATATTGCCTGTACTGAAATGATGATTGTTAATAATACGTTGTATCTAAAAAATGGAATGAAACTGATTGAAATGGACTTTAAAGAAATGTCCCAAAATATCATTCCAATGCCCAAAACAACGTGGACAGTCGAACCTCTTTCAAGTCAAATACTAAGCAATGTTATTTATCAAAGTGTCCTTGGAAAAGCCTTCCTCTGTATACCGGAACCTTTGAGCGGAAAAAGTAGGTTCCATAACATTCGTATCCCCGAGATAGATTCTCATCGAGTAATTGAGGCAAAATATGAAAATCAGGTTTGTTGTCTTATTACTCACACAGGGAAAGAATATGAACGTGTTATCATTGTATTTGATAAATCTTTTCAGAAATATACATTGCGAATTATTCAGGGGATTGACTACATTCCATTGAACTTTACAGTTCTTGATAATGGCGTATGTGTTATGATCCCCGAAGATAATGTTGTTGAGTTATTTCTGAATCGAATGGATAAACAAGAGGTGAAACGGATTGAAGATCCACAAATTGATAGTTCCATGAGGGTATTAAAAGATGGAACAAGAATCAAATTCTTCAAAGATAATAGCTTATATACAATGAAGATGAAAAAATAGGGGGATCTATGAATGAGGTAACATTAGTAATTTTAGTATTAATAATGATAATAGATTTTACGTTATACTATATAACAAGAAAGATTGATCCAACCCTCAAACCATTTTCCTTTCGTTTTTTCGGGTCTGGAATTTACGCCTTTATATCATACCTAAAACGAATTAAAAAGCAATAGCACTATATATATAAATATTTGAAGAAGGATAATTTTTATCTTCAAACGAAAGGAGGAGATAGTTGGAAATCAAAGGATTGAAGGCGACCCAGAAAGAACTAACTTTTATGAAAGGGGGTGAAAGAGTGAAAAGAGAAGTAAGGTACAGGGGAATCAGCAACGCAGTTCGTCGGGCAATCGCCAGAAGTGAAATAAGCGGCGAAATCAAAATCCAGGATGTACGGGCAAAACTCGATGCCAGCAAATGCAGCGCCCCGGAAAAAGTGATCGAAAAATCTCTGTCGTATCTCGCCAACAACGGCGAAATCATTGCCGGGAAAAATGGTCGATTCTTTACCAAGGACAGTTTGAAGTCAGAGTCGACACCGTCTGCTGTCAATAAGGAATCCCGTTCGGGGATGCTTTTGGGAGCAGGAGATTCGGCCCTGGTGTCCGGCAAGATCACCTCCATGAGCTATGAAGAGGGGAAGGTGATCGCCACGGTTGAGGTTAAGTCGCTGGATTTGGCTTAACTCAACCAAACTAAGAGATTGAGAAAAGAAATGCTCGGGAATCCCCCCGGGCATTTTTTTTGGAAGGAAAATGAAATGAAGAAAAAATCTTATAAGGAAATGAATTTTGTTTGGGTTTCCAGTCATTGGGATATCCATTTGAAGGGACTATGTATTGAAGAAGGAAAACTACAGAGGTTCAAAACAGATTATGATACAGAGCTATGTACAATTTATCCATTGACCACAAAAGAAAAATTTATATGGTTATTTAAGAAAAAAATGTTTGAATGGTGCGTTGGATACCATTGGACTTATCCTCATAGAAAAACTGGCAATTTATATCATAGAAGAAAACCAGTTTGGATTCATAAAGGTCTTGTGTGGTTATATTACACAATAACCCTCAAGGAGATACAACGATGGATTCCATAAAAAAATGTCCATGTGAGGATTGTTTGTTACGACCTCGATGTAAAGAAAGATTGATAGCCACATCAAAAAATGATAACTATAAGTATTTGATTATGGAACGAGCATCATCATGTCCATATATAATAGAATATTTTGGGTATAAGAATTATCTTGATAGGCACGGAGAAAAACTTTTAGATTTTTCATATGATAAAATTTACAGAATGTGTGATTTATTTGGGATAGATAACCATTACTTTGTTTGGCAAGCAGGTTGGGAATTTACCATTTAACTATATATATAAATTAATGAAAAGAAGTTATTTAATTAATCTTTAAAAGGAGAATGTTATGCTTTACTGTGACGGTTGTGCAAAGGCAAATGGGCATGAAATTACCAGCCAAAAACAGAAAGGTGAATGTGAATTGTGTCGCCGGCGTCTTGGAACCATGAATGTCATGCCAGACAATGTGGTTGATAGCCACATCAACAACGTCAAAAAGGAAGATTTCTCAGCGGCTGGGATCAAGGTTAAGCAGGTCCCCGGATTTGTTCCGGGAACAAATCTGGATGCAATTGAGCCGGGTGCACCCCACAGATTCCTCAGCGAAACCAAGGTACTGTTTCATCAATCAAACCGGTTAATCATCGCGGATATGGAGTCCGGAAAAAGAGTTGAAATTAATTTCTAATCTACTGACGAAAAAAGACCCGAGCCTGATTTCTCAAGCCCGGGTCTTTTTTTTGGAAGGTAGTTTAATTTATCCTAGTTTTTTATTGATATTGATTCGTTCACTGGGTTTTGGTTTGTATTGGCTACTACTTTATTAAAGGTTTTTCCTTCATCATTCATAATATATGCAACTGTATCAAATGCAATAGTATATTCGCTTCCGTTTTCCAATCTACAAACCAGCCTCTTATAACGAACACAACTTGAGCACCCTTCTTTTTCTGTTTGGCAAGTACATGCACTATTAATATCAAACAAAATAGCGTCAGTATATGCCTCACAGTCCGGTCGCCTTAAAAGATCAGTTGAAATACTAACCTTTCTAATACTATCCAACAACCACATTTCCTGGTTGTCTTTATACCGTTGGATTCCTATAATCATGATTTTTTTCTCCTCTCTAATGTCTAATGTTTTAATGTCTTATGTCTTATGTCTACCTTCCTGTTTATTTGTTCTGAGAATTGGGAATGGGATCTATATTAAGAGGCAATGAATCCACAAATCGGAATACTTTCCACCCTAGTTTTCCAAGGATCGAATCTCTAATTGCATCTTTCTCGGGGTCGTGCCAGTAGGAACCGTCATATTCAAATGCAAGTTTTTCCTCTGGCACGGCCACATCTATACAGAAATCACCCAAAGGATATTCAAGAATTGCTGTCGGATATTTTTCTTTTACCATTTCATAGAGTTGTAATTGGGGGGTTGAGATGCGGGGGGCGGCTAACCAACCTTTCTGACCATTAATAATTTGTTGCTTCCTTCTTTTTTTGGCTTTATCTTTTCCCATTATTTCTTCATAGGTTTTTCCTTTTAGTAAAGAAGGTCGCCCTTTTAAAGCATCTGAAACTTTTTTGGATATTTCTGGATCTTTTAATGGATTTAATTCACCCAAAAAAAATTTTTTCCCATGATCAGTTTTCATAATATTTTTTTTACCAAATTTTCTTTTTGTAGTCTTTTCTGACTTTCCTAAAAGTTCTTCACTAGAATATCCTATACCTCCATAGAGTTGGTTACATGTTTCTATAATTTGTGTTTCACATTTTTTCCTTCGTTTACTTCTTTTTTCAGAATCTTTTTTTGTCATTGTAGGAAGGTTGGGAAATTCTTCTCTAACATCACGAATTGTTTTTTTATGGAGTTTTAAGTGTTGCCAATGCAAAAATTGCATTTCTTTTCCGCAATAGGGACATACTACATATTTAACATCTACTACTAGGTGTATCCTATTTCTTTCTTTTCTTGTTAGCCGTTTCATATTAATTTGTTCTGAACCGACGAAAAAAAGACCCAGAAGAGATTTCTCCCTTCTGGGTCTTTTAAAGTTAGGCTAATGTACCATACCCTATTGATTATGCACCAATACTTAAAGTTGCAATCCCGGATGCCCTAACAAGAGCAGTTGCGTATCTACTTAGGATTGTCAAGCTTGGTGTATAGCCAAGTGGATACGGATGCAAAACTGCTGGCACATATGGGCTGTAAAAGTAAATAGCCTTTAGTTCTTCAACTGGTTTGTACACCATCAACATTGTTCCTTGTGTTACGACTGCTGATGTAAGAACTTTCCATTTTCCACCAGCAACTGTGGCTGAACGGTAACCTAGATCACCATCAACTGAGCTTGTTCCTGTATAGTTGAAGGTTTGTAGATCTTCAAGAATAGCAACATCTAGTGGGTTAGCTAGAATTGTATTTCCAGCTTCGATGTTGGTATCTGTATAGATCTGACCTGATAGTTCGTTCAATGGAACAATGATGTTCTCATGCCAATACTTGGTTCCCCATGTATATGTAACAGGTGGGGTACGGTTGAATGTCTTTTGATGTGTTGCAGAGTTCAAGCGAGTATTGGCTGTGATTAGAGCATTGATGATTTCTCTGTCAATGTCTAGCGCTACTTGCTGACCAAGAATGTTTACGATTTCAGCTTGCATTGAAACATCAAATAGAGCTCTCATGTCTTGCTCCATGTTGATTGTCCAATTTGCTGAGATCTGGCGGTCTCTTGCATATAGACGAATTTTGTCTACATTAAGAGTTACGCTTGGGTTAATTCTGTTTTCTTCTAGTGAAGTGGTTACCTGGAAACGAGCATATAGAACTGTTCCAGTTGTACTAGAAATGTCTACAGTACCATTTAGGAAATCAACTTTACCAGAGATAACGTCAGCGGAACCACCAACTGTTACACTTGATGAAAAGTGTCCTTCAACAGCAGGTACAATTGAAACGTCTGTCCATGCAGTACCGTCTGTAGAAACACCAGTAATTTCGAAGTCTCTTTCAAGGTGAGCCTGTGTGCTATTAAGACCAATTACACCAAGAACATCATATGACGAACTTGGAACAGCCATTGAAGCAGAAACAGGTGTACCTATTGCGGCACCTTGTGAAATATCTGTGCTTGTTACGGGTGCATCATACTGAGAAGGATTGTTTGATGGACTAAACTTGGCTTTAATAAACGCCTTAACTGTTTCAGGTTTGTCCATTGGTGAAACTGTTACGGCTTCTTTTGCAACTAGTTTCGGATAAAATACACGAAGAATGGGTAGAGTTAATGTTTCATATGGGTTGATCTGAAACATTGAGTTCTCTAGAAGGTTAATTCTTGTGTTTTCCGCTAGCTGAACAAAAGCTGCCCGGTCTTTTTTGCTCTCGATTGATTCCGCTAGACCTTGTACATACGCATCAAAAGCAGCGTCATCAACAAGAACGGCTTTTAGATTACCTGGCTTTGATGGATCAATACCAGACATCTTTTTAGTGGTCGCATAGACCTCTTGTAGCAACTCTTTCATAACCCTTTAACCTCCATAGTAAATTTTTTTTGGGTAAAGCATACATCTCACTCTAGCTTTTGGATTATGTTCTAAACTTATGATAAGATTGGTTTTATGCTAAAAAGGAGGGATATTTGAGTTTTAAACTGAATTGATAAAATTGGCTTGAGAATTAAACTTAACGAGAAAATCTTTTACTAATTGTTGTGAGTGTATTTCTCAAATGGTAATCAAGTTTTTCATCTGATAACTTAGTAATAATTTTAAGTAACACAGTTGTTTCGTGTTTAAGTGTTCCATCATAAACTAACCCTGAAGAAATAAGTTTATCAATTCTATCAAGTAATTTTGAAATCTTTTTCTTTCTTTTGTAGTCTTCCATTAACCTTTCAAGGTCTTCCTTGTTTTTCTTAACGCTTATTTTTTTGTTTTCTATTTCTGTTTTAATATCTTCAATTTCGCCAATTCTTGTGGAATAAATTTCGCTAAACAATGGATAAACATTTTGGATAATGTTATCTGCCAGAACTAGTTTGGATTCATCAATATTTTCTGGAACAACATTTGGAATAGAGGTTTCTTCTATGATCATAGTTCACTCCCGATAGATTCTAGAAGTTCCATTTGCTTTCTTGAGTTCTGGTCATCTAGAATCTCAATTCGTTGTATTATATCATTCTTTATAGTATCGGATTGTTCTAGTAGAGCATTTTGTTTTTCTCTTTTTTTCCTTAGCGACTCAATTCTATTTTCAACTATTTCTAGTTCATTCCTTAGTTGAAAATTGGGGTCATTTTTGCATATCAAAAATATTCGATCTACAATTGATGGTAGAAGGACTTGTGGATTTTCTTTTTTGTCTATATTCTCAACTTTCACATTAGACTCCTTACTGTTTTTGGTAGGCTTGTTTTTTTATTTCTTTGAATCTATTTGAAAAGAATTTAATCTGATCAGAAATTTTCATCATTCTACCAGAAACCTTTTCTTTACATTTCTCAGGATTTTTGGCTTTTTGACATTTTGCCATATTCTGTTTTAATTTTTGAAGTTGAAGATTTTTAGCCGTTATCCTTGCTTTTAACATACATAAGGCTTTTTCTTCGGGCGGCAACGTGCCACATTGTCTAGCTGCTTTTGTAAAATAGTCTTTATATATTTTAAATCCATGTTGTAAAATACTAACTGCAGATAATCCAATCCCAACTGCTGCTAGAGGAACAACCTCATCAACATAATTCAAGTGATCAAGATACTCATCAACTAGAATATGTTTTTCCATATTACACCCATCTATCAAAGAAAGTATATACCTTCTTTTCGATTAATTTATCAAAATAATCTGGCATAAAACATTGTCCATTTACACAAACAAGACCATTTCTATTTTCAAAAAGCATGCTTTGCTCAAATTTCATTTCGTTAAAATCAACAACTGCTGCTTGATGTGATGGAGAAGAAACACAATCAAAGGCAATAATTGTTAGAGGAGCTTTAACCTCATTATAATCAGTTCGTCTTTCTAATTCCGCCAGCCCTCTCATGCTAAATCCAACGCCGGTTTTATCTCTCAATAACCCAAGAAGAATCCCACCATTTGGAGTGCTTGTTGTTTCCATTTCAGCATACAACATGTTATTTCTAAATTCATAATCACGAATAATATGAGAAACTTTTTCAAGAGAAACGGTAGTTTGCCTAATACCATCAACCTGGTTATTTCCAGTTGGTAGTGGATGATCAAGTTCTGAATAAAATGCTCTTCGTCTCATTCTTGACTCGCAATTAGTCATTCCTTCAGAAAGGACAGAAGAAGGATATAATCTATGGTTCTGATTTACTTCATCCACGGTTTGAATTGGGCATCTGAAGATGGCTTTTGCGGGGGTTTCCCTAACCATCTGTGCCTCTGCCAATACAGTACCTTCAATAATTAGCTTACCCATCTTATTTATCTCCTGATGTTTATAGTTGGCCCATTTTTGCTTTTTCTTTAGAAATTTTTGCTTGTATTTTTTGTTTGCATGTAGTCGGATCTTTGGTGTTTCCGCATTTACTAAGTGCTGATTGCATAGCTTGAATTTTAGCTTTTTGAGCGTCTTGTTTGAATTTAGACATACAATTTGTTTTTTCGACTCCAGATTTTCCTTTACATGCTTTTGCTGCTTTAGACAAAAATCTTTTATATGCTTTATATGCTAAAGCCCCTGCTAATGCAACAACTGCCGCTGCTTGCATACCGCTTGCTTGACCAGCCTTAAATGAAGCACCAATAGGGTCTTTATAGTTATTAATAGCGGAAACAGCAGCACCCCATCCTCCTTCTCTTAGAGAAGTTTTATCTTTCATAATTCCTTCTATTAAAAGACACTTCATTTGATCCATAGTCGCTTCAATAACAAATTGATGAAGCTGCGATTTTTCATCATCTGAAAGATTATCATGTTCATCAATATAGAAACTTGTAAAAATTTTTATATCGTCTAGTTTGCCAAAATTTAAGTTCATCTTATTTATCTCCTGTTTTTGCCTGTTTTTTATAGTAATCTTTTATAGAATCATAAACCTCTTTTATGAACTTATAGTATATCACAATAATTTCGTTGAGTTTTCCTTTATAAGAGTTAAAGTTAGCAGAGATTATTTCAAATAATTCGATGGCTTGCGATACATAATTTCTAACCTTCAATAACTCTTCACTTGACTCACTTCCCAAATAGGCTTCAATTGCAGTCATACGAGCATATACTTTTTTTAGTTCATAAATTCTACCTAATTCTGTGGGCGATTTTTCTTCTTCTTCTTGTCCCATTCCCATATCGCCGCCCATACCTGCTGTTTCATCGCCCATTCCAACATCACCACCAGTATCTCCCAAGTCGCCGCTAGCACCTGCTTCATCTCCAAGTCCAGCATCCGGGTCAGAACCAGCAGCATGTACTGCTGTCTCTGGATCTTCTCCAACTTCTCCACCCTCTATATCTTCTTCATCAACCTCTTCATCAGACTCGCCAGTTGCTTCTTCAGCAGATTCCTCACCTGCTGTTGCAGCCATAGCTGCTTCATCCTCTGGATCTAGTTCCTCTTCTCCTTCTGGTGGTTCAAACTCTTCTTCTTCTGGATCAATATCTTTTGATTTCTTTTTCTTATCCTTTTTTTCATCATCTTCCTGTTCAAGGATTCTTAACCAATCTTCTTGTTCTAAAGGATAATAGTTGCTTCCAGCTTTCTTTCCTTTTGGTAAAGCAAATGGCCGATGTGTAACATAAGGCGTATCGACGGCATCAGGAACATCAATATGATCATCTTCTGGATCATCTGTATATGGAGGATATTGAAAATTAAAACCAGGCCCAAATACCTCATCCTGAAGAAGTTTATGTATCTTTTTTAGTCTAGACATTTAGAATGCTGCTCCTCCAAAGCCTCCTCCTGCTCCACCTAAACCGCCCATATCATCTTCATCTTTTTTAGATGGATCAAGCGATTGCTCAACATTTTGGTCAATATTATACTTCTTGATTTCATCCCAATCAAAATGAGATAAGTATTTCTTTTTGGCATATTCTTTTGGAATTCCGATTCGATCAAGACTTTCAATTAGACCAACAAGCTCATTCATGTATCTTGCCTCTCGTTCATATTGTAGAGATTTTGGTGCAGGAAGATTAACTTCGACGTTATCAAATATTTGTAGTGCCTCGTCTGGATCTATAATCTCAAAAACCTTTTCTAATAGATCTCTAATCTGCATACTGATATATTTTTGATGTCCAATTACAGTTCTTGCAAATAGAATATTCTCTTCACTTAATGCTGCCTTATTTGAAAGGTTTTCTTCTATTCCAATAAAACTAGGCGGAATACCCCAAGAGGCTGTTAATTGATCTCGCATAAATTTTAACTCATCTGTTTTACTTCTAACATCAACATTGCCTTCATTAAATGTACTAATATCAACAAAAGGTTTTCCATCCTTTTGTGGAATGTAAACATCTTCGAACGTTGTAATCATACTTGGAATTGTATCAACAGTTCCAAAGCTATCAAGACTAACCTTTCTTTTTCTAAACTCTTCTTTCATCTGTTCAATAGCTTTTCTTGCATCACGAGGCAAACCAATTTCAACAGCAATCTTTCTTTTCTCTGTTGATCTCGACAATCTTTGAACTGCTAATGCAGTTTCAAGAGCAATTAAAACTTTAGCCGAATACTGTGAAGAATCAAACACTGACTCCCCATATGGATAATATTTTGTAGATGGAATTTGAAAATGAGTCATCTTGTCCGGCGGAACATATCTGATCTCTAGTGCTTGAGTTGGATCAGAATGTTGAATCATATAGACAATAATATCTTTAAGTTCCTGATTATCTTTAAACTCGCCCATCTGTGGAATTTTCTTTTCAAGATTCCTTAAAATCGACAGACAAATATTGTTTACAGCTTCGTCTTCCAAATTCGTTCCTACGATATTCATTCCCCTAAAAGTAGGGAATACTAAATATCCAAAACAAACTGGGAACAATGAACTCTGTAGTTTAACAATTGAACTGGGTTTATGAAAAACTAAATGTATATTTGAAACCTTTACCTTTTTACTTGTATCATTTTGTTCCGAAAAAGATGAATAGTCAATCTTTATATTTAATGATCTATCCTTTTTTCCTTCTTTAAATGTTTCATTCCAAACGGACAGATCTCCATTATTTATTTTATTTTGAATGTGGTCACGATATGCGGTTGTTTCACTTAGCATTGATTTGCTTGTAAGAGCAATCTTTGGAGAGGCAATCTCGCAGAAGAAATCGCCATATAATAGCGTATTTCTAACAACTATATCTAGTCGCTTTTCAAGCCCAATTTCTTTTATTACTTCTTTGACTCGTTTAACTCTTGACTCGGCAGATTCTTCATCCTCAATATAGCTAGTTGGTTTAACATCAAGCGATACTTTTGTAATATCATCTGGTGAAAGAATATTATCAACAAGAACTGCCAACGCTCTATGGGCATAGTTAATATTTGAAATGATGGCTTCATACGTCTTATAACGCATCAACCTAGCGGCTTGACCAAAAGCAGCAGGACCAGCTTGGGATTGTGAAAATATCCCGCCTGCTGAAAGACCAACGCCAGTTGTTGATTTCGAAATTACAGCTCTAACTAAATCAATATATCCATTTCTTCCACTGTGGGATTTGTATGTAACAATATCCTTGACAGCTTTATCTAGAGCTGTATCAATTTTCTGAGTTTTCGTTCCTACGACATTCGACTTAAGCTGTGTAAATAAATCTGCTAGCTTTTTATTTTCTGGCATCAATGGACTCCTTATCGTCTAGCTTGACTTCTAACCCTTGGTCCATATTTATCATGGATCATATTTCTGTATTTATGGTAGAGATCACGATACTTAACCATTCTTTTATATAAGGGGTCGTTTCTTTTTCTTGCTGCAATACTTGAAAGTTGCCCCGCAGCCCTTTTAATTTTTGATTGTCCTGTAATCGTGGCTTTTGAGGTTAGTTTCGATTCGTCAAGTGAGTTTAGATATTCTGTGACCTTATTATCAATATTGCCTTGACTCATTATCAACTTGCCCCTCTTGTTTCTCCATCATGGTATCCATAGAAGATTTCCTGACTTCGTCCGCTTCATAGCGGGTATTGAAATATTCAATCATGTTGAATATCAGCGTATCTTCATCCCCATAGAGAAACACAAATTCTTTATATAAATTTGGTCCTATTAGCTTAATAACCAATCGAGCAAAATCCTGAGAAATTACATTAAAATCTTCGTCATTAACTCTTGAAGCATCTAATGAATAAACTAAAATCCTGTCCTTATGAATAATCTCATATGCTTTATTCATATGATATTCTAAAACTGATGCGTAATCGGTAAATTTTGTAACTATGTTATTCCTTCGTTTGCTTTTTAAAGTTGCCAGTAAAAGATATACACACGATAGAATTGAGATCCCTAAAAAAGTTGTTAAAACATATATTATTGTCATATCAGTCAGAAATTATATCCTCTTGAATTTCTTCTTTCGCTGTCTCTTGTTGTTGCCCCAATTCAAAATTTTCTGTGTCTATATCTTCAACTGTAATGGCGGAAATTTTACTGGGTCGGATTATAGTCGAACATGTTGATGTATGCAAAATAGAAACGTTATTACTTTCTAGAAGACTTGATGTCTTTCTGGTATATTCCTCTATGGGTGTCTTATCATCATCTTTAATTAGAATTGGACTACCCCCGTCTTGATAAATTATGATTTGTTTCATTAGCCGCTCTCTTTCATAAATTTATCAAGTAAAGATTTAGGCTCCTCATTTGATTTATTATCCGAGGGTTTAGACTCTTCTATGATTAGAGGGGGTGTGTCTATCTTCTGTAACTCTACTTCATCTTGTTCAACCTTTCTTTCATTAGGATCTATTACCTCAAAATTTTCAATTTCAGCCATTTTTAGGGCGATTCGCATTTGAATAAGCTCTTTTTCTGAAAGCTCTATTTCAACAGGAGTTCGCAATTTTCTATTTCTAAAACGAATCATCCTATTATTGTCTCTTATTATTAAGATTTTCATATCTTCCCTTTCCAAAACCGACCAAAGGTTAAGCAGGCATCATTACCTGCTTAACCTTCAGGTCTATAAATATAGAGAAAATTTTACTCGTCGTCTTCGATGGCTTCTTTGAAGATTCTAAAGGCTTCTTCATATTCATCGCCTTGATCTTCATTATCCATCTTTCTTTGTAGAGATGGTGGGGGAGCATGACCCGCTCCCGAACCTTGTTCGTTCATCTCTTTATCGACGTCGAGGTCTTCCTCGTCTTCTTCCTCACCACCTTCCTCGTCTTTTTCTTCTTGCTCATTGTAGTTTTTGGCCTTTACCATTTTATCATGAATATCTTTTCGTGGAGGGATTTGGCCTTCTGCATCACCTGTACCTGCTTGCTCTGTACCAGCACCTTCCGTATCTTCTTCTGGGCCTGAAGCTTTCTTTTCTTTTGGAGCTTCCATTCCTGGTTTTGGTCCGTCACCAGTATAGGACATATCTCCCTCTTCTACTTCTTCCTCTCCTTCTTCTTCCTCTCCTTCTTCATCTTCCATTTCAGCAATCAGTTTTTCAATAACTGCATTTTCTAGACCTTCAGTCATATCTTCTTCTTCTTCGTCTTCCTCTTCTTCCTCTTCTTCGTCTTCCTGTTCCTTCACATATTTCTTACCTTTAGGAACTTTCTTTCCAGACCATTCGGCTTCTTCCATTTCTTCCTTTTCGTCTTCTTCGTCTTCTTCTTTCTCGCCTTTTTCCTCTTGTTCCTTGGCTATTTCTTTTGCGGCGTCTTTCTTTGAACCTGAAATATTGCCTGCATCAGAAGTTCCAGCTTGTTCTGTACCTGTTCCTTCACCATGTTTTTCTGAAGCTGTTTTCTTTTCAGTACCATCTTCATTATAGTCACCTTCTGATACCTCAACACCAGCATCTTGTGACTCATTGAAGTAATACCGTTCTAAAATACTAGCTGCGTCCTTATAAACTGGCAACTCGCCTTGCCCGTCCCATTTCAGAATGGGATCTAGCATGGGTCCTTTAACATCGACAGATTTCGATGTATCAAATTCAGAAATTGCCTGTTTCAATAAGTTCTGGTATGAAACTCTTTTTCTACTCATTTTTAGTTATCCTCCTAGAATAATTAAGAAAGTAATAACCAGTTTCCTTGGCATTTGATTTTTGTTCTAAACTACATAACCTATAAAACCCCAGTTTAATTCTTAAAGCATTCCTCCCATTCCTGTGAATGTCATTAATTCACAATGACCATCACTATTCTTTTTATCACTTGAATCTCTATTACTTTTTCTTGTTGCACTAATAAATTTAAACCTTTCAAAATCAACCTTAAAATCAATCGCTACATTACTTTGTCCTGATCTGTTTTTTCCAATCTTGCCATGAACAAGATTATCATCAACTGGATCCTTAGCTAAAAGACCAACAAAATCAGCATGTTCTACTTTTTTGATTGATTCTGAAATTTGATCAACTCCAAGCTCTTTAGAGTCATTAATTTTATATGCAGAACGACCCAATTGAGTTGCAGTTATAATTGGTATATTATATTGAACAGCAAGGGTTTTTAATGCTAATGCAATATGCCCAAGCTCTAATCTATATATATCATATCTAGTATCTGTTTTTAATAAATCTAGATAATCAACATAAAGTCCTGCAATTTTAGAATTTGGATATTGATCAATGGTATCATCAATAACACCCATAAGATCCAATGGACTCATTGAAGTGGGTGGGAAATATTTCATTATGATTGTTGCGCTATTTTCATCAAGACGATCAAAAATCCTCTTTTTAATATCTACCTTTTGACTAATCTCTGTTAGAAATTGTTTAATTGTTACATCAAATAATGGTTGATATGTTCTCATTAAAGATTCTTCAATTGTATTTTCCATAGTTACATAAATGAAAACATTATGAACCTCGCCTTTAACTGGTTGCTTTGCTTCTGGGATTGCTCTCATAGCGGTCGATGTTGCAGAAAATATAATTGAGTTATTTAAAATTGTTGATTTCCCTGCTCCAGACCCCCCACCCCAAACATACAACCTTGAAGGTTCATACCCCCCAAATAAAATTTCATCAAGAAGAGGAAATCCAGTTGGGGTTTTATTTACCCTGTCATATTTCCTAAGGATCATTTCTTTAACACTATCAAAATCATCTTTATATAAATCGAGTGATGCTGCAGCCTCTATTGCCATCGCTCTGTTATTTTCCATCATATTTGAATAAAGCTGTTTTATTGTAACCTCATAGTCTTCAATCAAATCATCAATTGAGTCAAATGATCCATCTTTAATTGACTCCAAAACCTTATCTAGATCATCATAATTTTTAAACAGAGAATTAATTTTCTTTCTTAATCTAACCTGTTTTACAATGTCCTGAAATACTGATTCTTTTAATTCCTCGTGAATTTTTGAATCTAGAAAATCTTTGTGTTGGTTAAATTTTTCACTAAAAGCAATACTGTCTAGAACATTCTCGATAGTCTTATCCTCAAGAAGAAGTTGGCAAATTGTCTTGAGACAATCTAATTTTGATTTTATTGTGACAGGAATTTCAAATGCCTGTTTGGATTCACTAAATAGAAGAATATCTAATAAATCTCGATATAAAGCTTTTGTCTTTTTGATTCTTGAATTTTTATTAAGAATTAATGTAAAACAAGAATTTAGAAACGACTCTGTTATCATTAATGATTTTACCTCTTCTTTTTGATTTTTTGTTCCAATGTCGAATTAAACATTTCCATGATTTTCTTATCTACTTCCTCAGCAATCTTTTCTGACATAATATCTATTATAGATTTTCCCTCTATATAAATATCACTAGCAGAGATAGTATTTGAAAATGCCATAGAATCATCCATAGAAAAAGAAACAAACCCCTCATCTTTTTCTCCTGTGGCATTACTAATCCAATCAACCTTCCCTTTTCCTTGGCATTTTCTACAAAAAGGCGTGATGATATAATTAGAATTTTGATCTACATCTTTTTCTGTTCCTTTTCCGCCACAATGGTCACATATAAGTTCGCCTTCATTGATAACAACCTTTTGACCTTTTGCATTAACCAAATCTTCCATTTATTCCGCCTTTTTTCCCACTGCTTTTTCAATCCAATCAATTTTTCCTGACCCAAGACAATGGTGACAGACCAACATAGTATTGTTTGGTACCTTTGGAAATTTTGATGTTTTAATAAATTTTGCCCTCCTCACCAAACCACTACCACCACACGTTCTACAAAACTCCTGCCCTTCTTCAAGGGCAATGTAAGTTTTGTTATAAGCATTATATCTTTTATTCATGGAAAGGCAATACCCTCGATTTATCATCAAGATCTACAAACTCATCTTTGGATAAATATTTCTTTACCAAATAATGACAATAATCCTCATCTAAACTAGCTAAGACATTAAGGGATCTTGGGATACTATGAGCTTTAACTTTTTGTTTTCTTGTTAATTTTCCTTGGTTTAAAATCCTTGTAGCTTCTAAACATTCTCTATAAAATTCTTCTTCGTCACCAGATTCATAAATTGGATAAACACGTTCTGCAAATTCTCTCATACCTTGTTGAATATCTGTATATAAATCCAATGTATATAATATTGAATAGACCTTAACATCTTCCCAAAATGTATTTCTACTTGGATCATAAATCCCATCAACATTAATCTTTGAAAACCCCCACTTATCGGATAGACGATCAAAAATTCTTTGTGTCATATCATGAACAGATAGATCCTTTAAAAATCTCAGATCAAGTCTATCGCTTTTGATACTCATTTTTCTAATGTAGCCATATTCATCTGCAACATGCATAAACCTTGCGTGCATTACCTGCTTATAAATACCCGATGAATCATAAGTAATGTTCAAATCAATTCCATGTTTCTTTTTAATAACGACACTAAACAATTCATAAAACAATACATCCCTGAAATTTGCACCACCAAGAATATGAAAATTTAAATGTTTGAATCCATGTCTTATGGCTTCATTTACAAGCGGAACAATAGGAAGGATATAAATCACACATGGGATTGACATATCACTAGACATATTCGCAACAATTCCGCCTGTACCATGATACTTAAAATGTCTGAACATATCATGGTCTCTTAGGAGCTTCGTATAAATTTCCCAAAGTTTGGGGGTACGAAAATGATGAACATATATAATCTTATCACGAACATGATCAGGAAGAGATTTGGCTTTTTCATATGACTCAAGATTTAATTTATAAACATCATCAAAATTATGAAAAATCTTGCAACCAGGTCCCGGAGGAATATCAAGAATAAATGCTTTATCATAAACATCTGCATACTCAACAAGCCACTCATAATATAATTTATAAAGCAAATCAGATTCTGCTCTTGTTAATCTTCCAATTGAAATCTGAAAGCCACCACTATCTGCAATCAAATTACAATTATCAAAGAGTCCCCACTCTCGACACTTCCTATATAAATCACCTTCTCGTTGTTTATATTTATCAAATTTTTTCTTTCCGCCAAAATCCTGACCAAATGAATGAAGAAACCCGGCAGTTGTTTTAGAAAGAAAGTTTGATATGTCTTCTCTCGTAAAATTATTGTTAAATCTCCCTCTTCGTCCTTCGATAAAATTTTCAAGAATAGTTGCAAGCGTCTCAAATCCTGCTAGAACATATCCACTTCTTTTAACATCCATTCAAATACCCCCCACCCTCCCCAATTCTGTCATTCCCTTTGAGTATGGACTTGTGGCAGCACCACTAGTTCCCGAAATCCCAGCAAATCCAATTGATCCAGATACTCCCGATGGTCCAACACATCCACTTGTTCCAGATGTACCCATATAACCAGAAGACCCATTATAATCTGGAGGTTCAACTCCAGTAGCTTGTTCAATCCAATCTAATTTTCTTTTTCCCCAACATTTAGGGCAAATTGAAATATTCCTACATATTGATCCATCCTTCCTCGCTAATTCAATTGCTCCACGCCCACCACAAATGGGGCACACAATTTCTCCCAAATCTTCATCTAGTTCAATTTCGCTTATTCCAGCACCATTGAAAGGGGTGCGTTTAGAAATAACTTCACCATTTAGATATTTTTTAAAATTATCTAATATTCCCATTTATTCACCACCTACAATTTTTCTATTACAATACTACCACCAGTGGACGAATCAAATTCCATTGCACATTTTAACGCCAACTCAATTCGTTTTACTGGTTCCATATCATTGTTTAGTTCTTGTATTGCTTTCAAAGATCCCAAAGCATATGTACCGCCAGATCCAATAGCAGTAAATTCATCCACGGTACTAATATGAAAATCAACCAAAATTTCATATAGCTGCTTTTTGTAACCAATAATAAGATTGGATACCCACGCTTCAGTTTGGTCGTCTGTAATAGCAAGACATCCCTTTTCTCGACAATGATTTCTCAGATAATCAGGGAAGTCAAGTATATCTTCTGGAGGGTCAAAAAATTTAGAATGTAAAATTTGACACCCCCTTGCGCTGCCAACTGCACCCAGCAAATAATTTCCAACTCTAAATATTTTTTGGGCTTTAATGGGACGAATGTCACCGCCTTCAGACGATCCTCTGGTATCTGCTCCTATATAAACATTTCCCTTATGTTTTATTCCTACAACACATGACATTTTATTCCCCCTTTAATTTCATATCATCTCTCATCCTAAGACATTTTGCTAGATCAAATGAGTAGTCGTATATATGTAACCCTTTACTTGAAGCAAATATTTCTCCATCTTCAATCCCAATCTCTTCTGTAATATATTCCTTTAATAATTGAATACCAGCAAGATTTGCAGGGAATCCTCCCCATAGGTCCCACGATCTGAAATATGGATAAAAGTGAAGTTTTCCATCTTGAATCCTTGTATCAATGTGTCTTAAACATGGAGGATCTTGTAAAAGCATATCAGTTGGATGTGCAACTTGTAAAACCATTTGATTATTTCTGTAACCTTTATTTTTATATGTCCAAATTAACAGTTCAATTTGATTTAAATGCCAATGACCGGTAGAATAAATAATGCCAAGATCAATTAATTCCTCAATTTCCTCTATGAGAATATTTGGCCAATGACCCTCCTTATATAAATGTAAGGGATAATTTATTGGATACGCAGTTAACCTTTGACCATATGTATATGATTCCCCATCTTTTAATGCTCCAGTCATCAAATACGGAAGGTATTCATCTAGATAATCATCAGCTACAGGGTTTGGAATATTATGGTGTGCTTCTATCTGAGGTAAAAGAGGTTTTGACCAGGGATGTTTAATATGAACATTTACCCAATCAAATTCTAATCTTTTTTGCCCAGCATATGATCCCCGGTCAATTTTAAATACTGAACCTTCTTCAAGGATTCTAAAAAGAGTTTGAAACCAAGCATCTCCTAAATCTCTGGCTTCAATCGTTTGAACATTAAGCATTATCTATTCCTTTCATGATATAATTTTAGAATCTTCTTTTGGGGCTTCAAGGGTAAATTCATCAAGTGATTCTCGAGTTTTCTCATCTATAAGAAAACCATAAATTTCGTCAACCTTTAAAACCTTCAAGAGGGATTTCCCAATTACCACATCCATTCCACCACGAGGATGCATAACAAGAATATCTCCTTTATTTATACCTTCAACTTTTAATCCAACAGATAGAACCTTGCCATATGCTTGTGGATCCTGAACAGTTTCCGGAAGGATTATTCCTCCTGACGATTTACTTCTCTTCAGAACTTGTACTATAACTTTGTCTTCGATTGCTTCGATCATTTTGTTTAGCTCCCTTCTTTTGCTTCTTTTTTTTACGAATGATTTTTTCTTTCAACTTCTCCAACTTTTCTTCTTCTTTTTGTATTGCTCTTATAGATTGGACTTTTTTTCTTCTTTTCCTATCGCTAGGTTTCTCATAATACATCTTTTCTCTAAACTCTTTGGCAATACCACTCTTTGAAAATTTCTTACGAAAGCGTTTTAAAAGTTCTTCATCACTCTCGTCTTTTCTACGAACTACACATATTCCTGTGTGTTCATCAGGATAATAATGTTTATGATAAGTCATAGCTTGAATATTTGCCACCTCCCTTCATTATACAAATCCATAAATTATATGGTCTCTCGATGAAAAGCTGAAACCATATTTCTCGCAAATATCAAAAACAGCTGCAGAATTTTTAATGAGATCTACCCTGGTTGTTCCCTCAGGCATAACCCAAACTCTATGGTTCCAACTAAGGTTTTTATAATTAGCGGAAATATTGGCCAAAAACTTTTCAATCAACGGACTATCATCATATACAACTTTTATATAAACTTCTGGAAAACTTTCTAGAAGTTTAACATTTTGTAGTGCTGATGATAGATCACTATCATTAAAGATTTTTGGCGAATAAACATATCTAACATGTTTATCAGGAGAAACCTCTTGAATTAACTGGAACAATTTATACCCATTTGATTCAACATTTGCAATTGGATAGTCCAGCTCATTAAGTAATAAAGCGGCTTCATCAAAATGTTTTGGAACCGTTGGTTCTCCACCTGTAATCAAAAGTCCTGCATTTGTTCTATAAATTGTATCTTGAATATCTGAAAGAAGATGCGGAGCCTCTGCTGAGATTCTCATTTTTACAGAGGTATCACACCAAGGACATTTCAGATTACAAGTCTTAAATCTGAGAATGATCATTGGTCGCCCGCTATCAATTCCTTCGCCTTGCCATGAAATAAAATTTTCGATTAATTTAACACTTTTACTCATTTATAATTTCCCCTTTCGTTTATTGTTTGTTCTGATTATATAGTTAATAGTTCCGACTTTTCTCTTATATCAGTCAGCGGCTTAAGCATTAGCTCATGCCTATCCATAAATGAAAATCTCAATGCTGCGTTTAAATCAGGGACAAAAAATGCTGGTAGCCTCCTTTCTTCATCGGGAATAGCAATTACCTCAAGTTTATTACCACGCCCAATAAATTTATCATATTTAGCTCTTATTTTTTCTCTTTCTTTATCATCTTGTATTTTATCAAAATCAATTCCTCTAACCCAGAACATGTATGCCTTATTTCCAGGTCTATGAATATCATACATTATATTATTCCAGGCTTCCATAGCTCTAACGCCTTGTGGAATTGTTTTATAATCGCTTAGTTCTTTTCCCCAAGTTACAGGTCGAGCAATAGTTTTATCGCCTTGAATAATAAGATCTTTAAATTCCTTTTCTTTTCTTGACACATATTTTATAACTTTTGATAATTTAAATTTTTCATCTTTCAGGATCAGCTCTGAAAGCTCTGATAAAAATTCTTTTGATTTACTTGGATAATCTGATCTTTTAATTTCAACACCCATATAATTAATCTTATCAACTTCTTTTCCTTCGTTATTTATAACACGAATTGCATATCTCTTTTTAGCCAAAAACAATCCTCGTGAAATAACAAGCTCATTTTTTAATTCAAGGCGATTAAATTCTAAATTAACATTGTGTCGTTTAACCATTTCAACAATTCGATGTTTATTTAAAAATTCTTCAACCTCTTTACACCATCCTTGAATTTTCTCGACTGATAGATCTTTATTTTTAAACCCTCCAAAATAACAGAAAATTGAATCTGTATCGCCTGTTATTATATATTCGTTATTTCTTTCGGGCATTTCATCTGAGTACATTTCTTTTTTGGTTAAGGGATTGGGGTGCTCGTATTTTTCATTCTTGTCTATGTGCCTCATAAAAGCATCACCTTCAATAATTGATGTTTTTAATGCCTCTTGTCCGGATAATGTTACGGCCCCTGCTACATCAATATCAAAAAATCTAAATGCCTTATTAGCTACAACTCCATATAATGTATTTGCAAGGACCTTATAAACTAACTGTCTTGTATAAAAGAAATTTTCGGAATCTTTATCTTTTTCTTCAATCGCTTGAAACATCTCTTTTTTATATCTTTTTCTTGTTTTCATTAACATATCAACGACCTCACCAAAAACAGAAAACTCTTTTTCGTGTGGTAAAAAGAAACATCCGTTGATTGTATAAACTAAATTATTTTCTTTAACTTTTTTCATTAACTGGTCAGGAGTAATAACCATCTCTTTCTTTTCAAACAATGGATCATATACAACCTCAATTTTCTCCGGAAGATTTTCTGGATGATATGCTAATTCATAACCAAGATGTGAGTCTTTAGTTTTCATTACATAACTATTCACGCCAATGTTATATGTAATCATAATACTTGGGTATAGAGATGCAAAGTCAAAGTCTGTAATCCAATCATATGCGCCTGGAATTGGACTAAAAACAAATGCCCCCGGATATTTTCCTTTTTCAGTATGAGGGTCAGAATTTTTTGAACCGAAACCTTTATTTCTAAGATATGATACCATCAACGAATCAATTTGACCAAATGATGATACAGAATCAAATGAAGTATTACAAATTATTCTTAACTCATTAAGCAGGTTAATATGAGCTAATTTATCATCAAGTTGCTCAAGGAGATCTGTATCCCGAATGTTATATTCAATTGTCTTATTAAACATTTTCCAATACATTTCATTGAAAGGTAAGGGCAGATCTATTTTTGTAATCCCCAACTCATGTTGTGCAATAAAACCAAGTTTATAATTTTCCATTTTTGTAAATGTAAATGTCCTATATAAAAAGTCCTGATCAATTGCTACACAACCAGGAATATGGCAAACATATTTTGAACCGTCAACATAAAACTCGCCAAATCTATTGAACATTGATTGCTTTAATCCAATCTTTGGCATTCTGTTATATATATATTCAAGGTCGAATGAAATACAGTTCCATCCTGCAATAAAATCAGGATCTTCACTTTTAAAATCTTTGGAAAATTCCCTCAACAGTTCCTTTTCTGTATTAAAAATTTTAAAATCAACCCCATCAATTTTTTCAATCGGTTCTGTTTTATTGTCAACTACATAATGTGTTTTGGTTTTATTGAATATTGTTGTAAGCATATTAATTGGAAATTTGGCCTCTAGAGGACGGGGGAAAACTCGCTCATCCCCTGTATCTACCTCAATATCGAAAAACATAATATTTGATTTAACTTTTTTAGCTTCGCCTTTACTGTAATGATAATAATCCATTGCATGTTTCGCTGTTATTCTGACATCACCTTCGTATGTTATATCAGGATCTAAATTATATCTATCTCGGTATTTCACCTTAATTTGATTTAAATGATCATAAGGAACAATCTTCTTTCCTTGATGTCCCTTTTTTATTTGATAACAAACATAATCGTCATTCTCCGTATGATATATTTTTCTATTGTCCTTATCACGAAATATATAAAGGATTTGACTTGTTTTGTTAAGAAACTGAACATCAATCAATCTATAATCATCTGAATAAAATTGCTTTGGAATCTTATATCTAAATATTCCAGCCCCCATAGATTCAATATCATGATGCGAAACCTCTATGTCTTTTCCACTCAACATTGTAGAAATTTGCCCCATCGCTTCTTCAAATTTTGGTTCCCAAACTCCCAAATTTCTATTGACAAACGAAGGATGAACTATTATGACAGTTTTAAACCCATTCCATTCTGTAACCTTGCCATGAATTTTTGTTATGCCTGATTTTCCCATTCCAAATGCAGACATAGGACTTCCGCCCATAATAACAACAAGTTTTGGATTACAAATCTTTGTTATATTTATACAATTGATTTTGCAGTTTTTAATAACATCATCATCTGGGTTGCCGGTTGTTCCATCATCATTTAAGGTTTGACAAAGGACAACATTTGTAAGAAGGTAATTGCATTTATTTAAACCAAATTTATTAAAGTATTTTCTAAATAATTTCCCAGCCTTCCCGACTAATGGATTACCTTTTTTAACTTCTTCTTTACCAGGATTTTCTGCGATAAAAACTACATCTACTTTTGATAAATCATCTTCACAATTTGTTTCAAGAATACACGAAGGGAATTCTAAAAGTTTACACTCGGCACAATTTGCAAAAGACTTTTTTATTGAAAACAAATAAATGCCTCCTCAGTTTAGTTTTGATTTTGTTCCGATTAAAAAAATAATTAACCATTTAAAAAAACATTCATCTATATATATTAATAAGTGAAAGTAGGTTGGGCGCCTAATATTTATTACCGAAGAAAGGAGAACAGCATGACCGAACATGAAACGACAGCAATTACCAAGCAAGACGTGGAAAAGGTTGTGTCAGTGATTTCGATCAATGACGCAGAAAAAATCCTCGGAATCAAAAACGAGCCTCCGTACGACATCAAAAAGCTCCTCCATGAGTATCACATCGGTTTTGAAGTTCTCATGGAAAACCGCGAGTTCAAAAAGCTTCGCCCTTTGACGGATGCCAAGAATATCATTCTTCGGCACCTCATCGAGAACCAAGTCGAAGAGAACGGCCGGTTCGACATGGAAGGGGTTATTCCGTTTGAAGATGCTTGCACGTCTTGCCACGGCACCGGGGAATTATATAAATTCTTCCGGCGAGTCGTCACCCTCGATTGCAAATTCTGCGAGGGCGAGGGTGAAGTTACTTTAGAGTGCCGGGCCTGCGGCGGATCCGGTCGCTATATACGAGAGTACGGCGACCTGAAGATCGATGTGGCTTGCAAAAAATGCGACAAAGATCCCGAAACCGGCGACCCCCTTGGGGTTGTGACTTACAAATGCCGGCGGTGTCGGGGAAAAGGAACATTCCGGAAAACCGTGATTGACAGCAAGATCAAATCCACGACCCATTGTAAGGTTTGCAAGGGCCGGGGGTTCATCGTTCCGGATGATCGGTTCCCTCCCCGAAGGGGTCAAACGATTCAAATTGCCAACCCGGTCATCAAGGAAAGCGACCTTGAATCAATCGGAAGCGTCATCAAGGAAAGCAAGCCGGAAGCGGCCGAAATCTCCATCGAGGAAGACAACCTGGAATCACTCGAAAGCGCCATCAAGGATTCCCCCGCAAGCGAATAATTAATCTCTGGTGCCCAACCAGGCAATGAATGGAGGAGCATTTCAAAGCTATTGTAACTCAATAGTCGAGAAATGCTCCTCCATTAGTTTTTTAACAGACATTTTTTCGCTTTTTATTTTTTTCTGTTTTTTTAACTTTTTCTTTTTTGGTTTCTCAATTCCCAATGTATCGAAAACCATATCACGTTCATCTGACTTTTCAATTATATCACATAGTAAATATAAATCATCATTTTTCAAATAGGGAATTTTTTCCCTTAATTTTTCATATAAAATAACCCTTGGCTTTCTTGGATAAAATGTTATATCTCGCCTAGTTATCCGGAAATCACGAACACATCTTTTTATAAAATACAATAACTCTTCTCTGCTTAAATATCTTAAATTAATATCATTAAAATATCTATCTAAATATTTATTCAACGGACCATTCTTTAAAAACATTGAAATAACAAATGTGTGTGTAATCGGAGAATTATATTTTAAAATATCAGGAGTTATAACCTTACCATTCTCATCTGTTTTTTGTTTTGGTATCTTAGTTTCTCTTCTCCCGTCAAACAACCAGTTATTAAAAGTTTTGAATGGCATTATTAATAATCCTTTAAAAATCTCAATAAAATTCCATCACGCAAACCTTTATTACCACAATTATGATTAACTAAAAAAGTATCGTCTGATAAATCAACTTTGATCTTTATATTGTATATATCTAATTTGTTAGGTTCACTATTATCTTCTCCGGCTCCAATCTGACTTCTTAAAAAATTTTCAACAATATTTGGGACTGCCTCTTTTTTCATATTTGTTGAAATATCAAAACTATCTTTGTTAATATCATATTTCAACTCAACAAACAAATTCATTAAATTGCCCCTTTCATTTCATTACAAATCACATCATAGAATTTATTCATTTGTTCCTCACATAACAGTTTTGGAACATCAACCTTTGGCACCCAATCAACATTTGCATTTAGAATATAATCTATTTTTCTCATTAGTTCTCCGGAGGAGTTATACAAGTATTCATCAGGCAGTAGTTCTGGATATGCTAAATCTCTCCTAGCCAAAGGGATACAATTATTCATTACAGCATCAACAATTTGATAACCAAATGTATCCTCATGAGCTGTAATCAATAATATTTTTGACGATCTCAAATTATAAAAATAATCATACCATGTATATGAAATAGGTCTTTTAATTTCACAGAAAGTATCCTCAACCAATTTCTCAAGAGATTCATCAATCTTCTGTGGGTTTGATCTTGAGGCTGACATAATTTCAATTGTTTTTTCTATTTCAGGAAAATCAAATTCTAGTGGGGGAAATGGTAAATAAGATACCATTATATTCCTCCAGTGTGCATCATTTCCAAAGACACTATGGCCACCAACTCTTAGTTTATTTTTATGATAACAACTTCCAACAAAAATCTTATCAAACATTCTACATATGCTTGATTCAATTGGAAATTTATCAGACCTAACTTTTCCATAATAATCTAAAACATTCAATGATGTTGCATGACAAAAAGCATACATTTTCTTTGGGCGTTTGTGAAATAAAACATGACCAAAAATTCCTGGAAAGCTAATATCCGCCCAAAATAAAATATCATCATCCTTCAAATCTAAATTCATATACTCGTTGATTTGAGCTGTTTCAAGTTCAATGGCTTGATTTATTGGAGAGAACATATCTAATCCGCTTCGTCTATGAACCATCTCCTTAATTTTATCTCTCCCAAGAGTTAGTACCTCAAACCCTCGTTTTTCAAATTCTTCTGGCAGTTTCCAGAACCACCATTCAGAATATCTTAAAGCTGATGGAAATTGTGGTACAAAGATTATTCTCACTTTCCCTTCCTTTCATTGATTAAATCTGGAATAGGTAAAGGCTTTCTATATTCACAATATAAACAAAGGTCTTGCATATTTACCACTTTTTCAGCATTACACTTACCTTTAAAAGTACACCAATCATCCCTTGTTATCTGAAGTGAAACCCAACCTCCTAACCTTTTTACAGACCCCCCTGTACAAGTTGGACCATTCGACATTTGAAAAACCTCCTACCCATTTAGAATAATTATATAGATTAAATAAAATTAAAACTGCCATTTGAATTAAGAGGAACCAATGAGTTTTTTGATAAAAAATATATGCTTGGCACAAAAGACTAATATTAAACACCATGAAACCAGCAGGGCGCTTCTCTCCAATGAGATAAAGTCCAATTAATGTTGTGATAAGGGAAACTATTTCTAACCACCTTAGAAGATCCATTTGCAATATCCTTCATAAAGTATATATTTCTTTTCATATTTCCAAAGGGATTTTTGACTGGGGTAAATTTTATTGAGATAGTCTTCTTTTACTGTTGGGAAAGCTACCTTATGAACATAATGAGCAATCATATTAACCGAGTAAAAAATCACATCTTCTTTTGAGCGTCTGGCCAATGATTCTCCAATCGCTCCAAACTCTCTATGATCCGGTTGATATTCATAAACAGGATCTGGAAAATAAAAGGTATTGTTTTGACCTAGAAATCGGTCTGGAATTTTGTCTTCAAAAATAGTGGTTACTTGAAAATTTTTGGCTAGATTTTCTGTTTCTCTTCTTCTTTCATCTGAAGTACTCTTTGGATAAATAACAACAGTTGATCTACTTGAAGTTAAAACCTCAAAACAGCCAATTAATTCATCATCTGGATGTGGTGCAACAATGACAATTTCGCTCATATAAATCTCCTTTCAATTATTTGTTACTCATTATTAAAAAAAGATCTCTCTCTATACATTCTCATATTTTTATGTTCTAACTATATATATTAATAACTGATACAGGACATTTGGTTTGGATAGAAGGGGTTTTCCGGTTTGTAAGGATAGCGCAATCGGATCTTCGGTCTCCTGGTATGGCGGTGCAAAAACGGCGCCGGCACCGGCCCTACTTCGGATTCTCGAGAAGCGCAATAAGAAATCTCATGAAGCATAGAATATTGTGCTTCGGAGTAAGGACCACAGTTCCTTGGTATTCCGGAAACCAAAACTGTAGATGGTATGCTGTGACCTACTCTTCGCCCTCCTGCCGTGTACACAGGCTACATCCCCGGCCTTGCGGATGACTGCCCACGGCCATTCTGGCGGACCGTTTTTCACACCGCCGGCGGCGAGATCAAAGGAACAGAATCCATCCCCCTTCTTTCCATTAACTATTCAAACGGAGGTATAAAATGACCTTAAAAATATGTTCCATTTGCAATGAACCGTTTGAAAGTAAAAGTAAGAAACCTTATAAGATATGTAAAAACTGTTGTATAACAAAGGTTGAAAATGGAAACGTAAAGAATGCATTAGAAAAACACAAAAAGGTCATTGAGAATTTAAGTTTAAAAACAACTAACTAGAGGGGGATCAAGTGAGTTTGATAAATCCATTTTCTGAAATGAGCAGAGAGGAAATTATCACCGGCCAAATATTCTTTCGGGAGAAAGCACTAGCAAAAAAATTAGATTTGACAAACAGAAAGATCTTCCTTATCACAGGGATTATTGCGATTCCTCCTTTCTTTCCATTCAAGAGCGAGCATATGTATGATTGTGGAGGGATGAATACTTCATCTGAAACCTTATTATCAATTAATCATTTAGGCAAAGATATACGAGATCTTTCTTTGGGAAGTACCCCTGATCAGTTAATTACAAAACCAATATGGAGAATTTGAGTTTAAAACTCATTAGTTTCATTTTTATTTTTTAGAACAAAATAGAGAATCATACTTCAAATTATCGGGGCGTGGCGCAGCCTGGTAGCGCGCCTGCTTTGGGAGCAGGAAGCCGGAGGTTCAAATCCTCTCGCCCCGACCACCCAATTTTAATTTTAAAAAACATAAAGGTCGAATAGTTATGGTGAGGGTCATCCATAGGAATTGCAACAAACCAGCTTTTTATTTTAAAAGCCGATTGGATATTGGGGATATTATATATGCCTCAAATATAATTTTCCTGGATGGATCAACTCCAGAACCGGACACCCCTATGATTTGTGGTTCATGCAACCAAATGATTTTATCAGGCGAATTAGAACAAGAAGGTTGGACCGACTGGTTTATGGTCGAAGAATTTCACACATTTGAAAACAAGAAAGGATGAGAAAATGTCGTTGTTTGCAAAGAAGAAAATGACCCATGCTGAAATCGTTGCTCCATTAAAAACCATGGCTGAAACTCTATCAAGCTATATAAAAGATCAAGCAGAAACCATTGGGGAATTGAATGTAAAAAAGAGAGAGATCGACAATCAGATTGAATTTTCAAATGAAGAAATTGAAAAATCAAACCATACAGTTGAGCAGATTAAGAAAATGGTTAACCTTCCCAAAATCAAGAAAATGCCGGCTGATTCGGTTCCTTCGGATGAATAACAATATGCCTGCGTGGCGATTAAATTCTTATATTCGAACCCTAAATTATTTTAGAACAAAAAAATAAAAGGGGTTCGACTATAATGATTTGTGAATATTGTAAAAATAAACACGATGGATCATATGGATCGGGGAGATTTTGTTCTTCAAAATGTGCCAGGGGGTTTTCTACATCAAAGAAAAGAAAAGACATTAACAAAAAAGTGTCGGAAACTCTTAAAGGATATAAAACAATTCCTGGCGGAAAAGTTAAATTATGCGATTATGGTTGTTGTAAAGAAGCAAAATTTCAATTGAAAAACAAAAAATGGTGTTGCTCAGAAAGCCATAATAAATGCTCAGCTGTTAGAAAGAAAAATTCTAAAGGTTTGACAAAATCGCATAAAAATGGGCGTCCTGCTTTTCCAGAAGGAGCTTATTTAAAGGGGCATGAGTCATTCAAAAAAAATCTTAAAGAAAAATATAAAAAGTTAAATTTTATTGATAAACCTATAGCAGAAAAACGAAAAATTATATTAAAGGATCAAAACAATAAATGTGCCATTTGTAATATTGAACAAGAATGGAATGATAAACCTTTAATTTTCCATCTTGATCATATAGATGGCAACAGAAAAAATTGGAGTAGAGATAATCTAAGATTTATCTGTCCCAACTGTCATAGCCAAACAGAAACATATTGTAGGGGAGGTAATAAGAACATATCAAATAAGCAGCTTAAAAAATTACTAATAGAAACAAACTTTAATTTTACAAAAACTTTAGAATTAGCAAACTTATTTCCTGGTGGTTATAACTGGAACCGTGTTAAAAAAATAGCAAGTAAAATGTGCCAGGGTGATGGAATTTGGTAGACATGTATGTTTTAGAAGCATATGCCGTAATGGCGTGGGAGTTCAAGTCTCCCTCCTGGCACCAAATCAAATGAAAGTGAAAACAAAAATGAGCGATCATTTCCTTGAAGCGAGAATTCCATGTTATAAATGCCTTGTTATTTCAGCATGTAAAGAATTTAGTTGTCTTGATGAATACCAAAAGGAAGCATTGAAAAATAATTATAGACAAATATGCCTAATGATTCCACAACCTGATTCACAAAATAAAAACTATAAGAAAAGTCTTTTAGAATGTTGGGCGAATTTAGGACATAGAATTTCTTCAAGTGTACAAAATAGTGAATCAGGCGATGTCAAGGAAGGAGATAGTGTTAAAATAAATCCTTCTTTATCTTTTCTTATAAATGATCTATCTGCATTAACACAATGGATTATAAACTCCTCTAGTTGGAGAGAATCAGAATTCTACGAATTTGATCGTTTTGAAATATCAAGGCGATTGGAAATTCTATTAAGAATTGTAAATTCAAGCCCGAGTAGCTCAGCTGGCCAGAGCGACTGATTTGTAATCAGTAAGTCGGGGGTTCGACTCCCTCCTCGGGCTCCAAAAAAAAGAAAGGATTGAATTATGAATCCAGATGGGTATCATTTGGCATCAACTATATTCCTTCTGGTAAATGGGATTTGGTGGGGTAAAAATACTCCAATAAATCTTTTAATAAAAACTATATTCTGGAGTCTTGGTATATGGGGGGTAATTATTTGCCTTATTGATTTTGGATTGCTAACTCCTTAATTTAGATAAAGCCCCCGTAGCTCAGCGGAATAGAGCATCTGACTTCTAATCAGAGGGTCGCAGGTTCGAATCCTGCCGGGGGTACCACCAAAACAAGGAATTGCTAATGCTTGGAATGAGAGAAGAAATTTCAGAAATGATAGAAAATATCACATGTATAATCATAGGGCCACTTATTGTATTTATAGTTTTAGCAATAACCTCTATTGCTTTTATATTTTATAAAAATCCTTGTAACAAATGTATATTAAAAGTAAGGTGCTCAGAAGTATGTCATCAATCTAAAAAGTGGGATTCAGCTCATGACATTTTTAACGACGCTAAAGAAATGCCAATATTGGCGGCAGCGGGTGCCTGTTATATTTTAGCAGTTGGAATAGCATTATATAATCTACTCGTATAATTTGGTTAACCTGAAACAAGGCAGGAATTAAATGGGAATTGAAAATCTTGAAGAGTTCAGAATAATTAAAGAAATTATCAGAAGGGACGGGGTCGGGATTCCTGATAGAAATGGATGGAAACCAAAAAGAGGTATGATAGTTGAGTTAAAAGACGGAAGACATGAAGTCTTTCGAACTACAGTTAAATCGTCTCTTGAGGAAACTATTATTCCACTCCTACCGCAAATCGAAAGAATAACATTCATTCTAGATGATGAAGAATATGAATTGGCTATATGTGATTGGTGAAAACGCTGCTTATGTTTATACACAAATTATATGGTTGCTTGTACGACTATGGGTATATATAACAGTAAAAGATCCATGTAAAAATTGTTTAATTAAATCATGCTGTACAGAAAAATGTGAAGAAAAAATTCAAATATTAAATTTCATATATCCTGAAGAAAAAGAAGGCGATGCAAAATTTATCGGGGTGCTTTGTCTATTTGCATTGGTCGTTCCTTCTTTTCTTTTGATATACTTTACAATTATGATAATTGCAGACCTGTAGCCAAGCGGTAAGGCACGAGGTTTTGGTCCTCGCATCCCAGGTTCGAATCCTGGCAGGTCTGCCAACTCGAAAGGAAAATAAATGAAAGAAATTCAATTTCATCAAGTCAAAATTGATTTCTATTGTGATCGTTGTGAAGCAAGGGAAAAGGGTGTAAGCGTTCAGGAATGTATTTTCAATGGTCCGCCCATGTGTCAAAAATGTGACGAAGAAATGTCACCGGTCAAAATCTTTCTCGACAAGTGAAAGGAACGTCATGACCGAAGAGCAAAGGTTTGAGCAGTTAATCGAAGATGAACGTATCAAAAATGTTACAACACTATTAAAAAAGATTGACGAAAACGAAGTTCATTTTCAGGATCCAAATATTCAAGCGATTTTAGAAGAACTTTCTTCTTCCGAGAAGAAATTTTACAAATGGGTTTCATTGGCTGATTCCCTTCCGCGCGGATCCAAACTATTCAAATTATTAGTAAAGGTTCATAAACTCGGTATGATGGGGCATGAGAACTATCAAAAAATCTATGGTGACACGGTAGATAAGGACACGGAAGTCAGAGATAAATTATACGAAGATACTCCATTTGATAAGTTGGATGTCGATCAGGCATTTTTTGATTAAAACAATGCCTGGGTGGTGGAACCTCGGTAGACACAAGGGACTTAAAATCCCTCGGGAATTATTCCTGTGCGGGTTCGATTCCCGCCCCAGGCACCAACATTAAGAAAGGAACAGAATTTGTATAAGCTGACCTACTGTTTAAATAACCTTGGTGAATATGAAACATTTGCAGAGGCATTCTCTGTACTATATAAAAAATTAAGAGAAGATTCTAAAGATGGATTTTCATTACAGCTTCTCGAGACAGCAATATGGATCGACCATGATGGATATGGAAGTCCAATCTTCTTTTATGATATAGTAGATAGAGCTAATAAACAAAACTTGCTTAAAGATGGCCAACTTGATGAAAAAGTCGTAAAAGAAGCAATAAATAAAGGGTGAGGCCCGATGGTGGAACTGGTAGACACGCTGGATTCAAAATCCAGTGCCATAATGGCGTGTGGGTTCAACTCCCTCTCGGGCTACCAACTATTTTAGGAGGGAAGTAATGGGTCTTCGAATTAAAAGTGGTCCTAAATGGGAAGACGATTCTTTAAATGAAATCAGTTTAAGTGCACTTGAAAGAGAGGCCAGAAAGTTTTATGAAAAAACAAGGCCTTGGGAAAAGAATTATTGGAAAATAAATCAACGGAAAAAAAGAGATTGGGAAGAAGAATAAATTAAATGGACCCATAGCTCAGTTGGCTTAGAGCCGCCGGCTCATAACCGGAAGGTCGAAGGTTCGAATCCTTCTGGGTCCACCATACTAAATACGAAAGGAATTACTGTGATACCAAGTGTCTTTTTCAAAGATTTCGAACAAGCTATAGATTCAATTATCAAAAAGAAAAACCAACGAAAAGTTACAGAAGAAATTATTGAAAAATTAAAAAGCCACGGATTCCCCCCATCATTGAATAAGGGAATTATAGTTGATGGACTTTCAAAAATTATTAATGAAGAACTTCCTTTCGATTCTTCTCGAGTTTTAACAGAAATGATTACATTTTCAAAAGCTGTACCCATTAAATTGACAAACCATCAGAGATCAAATTTAAAAAAGATTATGGAGTGTATTCTTGAAACTCCAACAGACACAAGTTGCAACCATGACTCATTGGTAATTTCAATATCAATTCATGGAGGCGGCTTTACACCAGTAATTAGATTGCCCGAAGTGATCTGTTTATATTGTGGTTTAAATGTCACTCTTTATTCAAAAGAAACAGAAAAATATGGTATTGAAATCTCCGATAAAAAAATGAAAGAATTATTCAAATGGGCTATGGAAAACAGAGGTAAATTTGCAGAAGATTTTGTAAAAGATCCGATTGGATCATATAATAGCTGTGAATCAAAATGGGAGGGAGATATTCCTTTTAGAATAACAAATATGAAAGCATTCGAATCGCGTAGTGGTCAATAACCAACAACTTTCAAGAGTCAAGACTAAGGAGAAAGAACAAAATGGAAATGACAATAACGGAAGGTTTGAAAAGACTGAAACTCCTTGAAAAAAGGATGGCCAGAAACTGTGGGGAAATCGAAAGATATTCCTCAATTCTATCAAATGAAAAACCTGCTTTCGATACAGAAGAAAAGCAGAAGCAAGAAGTGAAAAGTCTTATCCAGGCAAATATGGACCTGGTACAAGAATATGAAAAACTCAAAGCATCAATCGACTATACCAATCTTGTTATCAAGGTTAAGATTGGTGATCAAACCAGGACAATCCATGGGTGGTTGACCATTCTGAGAAAGACTGGTCAGTTGCTCATTCAAACCTACAATTCCTTGAGCACGAGGGATGCAACATCAAGACAGCCCCGTTATCGGGACCAGAACACAGGACAAAGCCCAACAGTTGTTCGTCTCTATGATGAAAATCAAAAACGGGATGGCCAAAGACTTTGGGAAGACCTTACCAAAGGAAAAGAGGTTGAAGGTCGTCTTGAAGTTATCAACGCAACAACCCAACTGCTGGATCCGCCCGAACCAGTTGAAAGGAGTTAACTCTATGAAGAAGTTTGGAGCATTCCTATTAGTAATTGGTTTCGTTCTGCTCCTTTGTGCTTCTGCAAGTGCTGATGGATTCTATAGGTGTGGCGGATATATGGTCAAGATTGGAGATCTGAAGTTTCAGGTCCTTCAAAAATGTGGACCGCCAGAAATGAGAGAGTTTGTCGGAAACTCGGCAGAAAGACAAACATATAGAAGGGGCAGAACAAGAAGTTATAATTACGACATGCCGGTCGAACAATGGATATATGGACCTGACCGTGATCTATGGCATGTTATCACCTTTAAAGGTGGTAAAGTATATAATATCGAAAGTATCATTCAACGATAAAGTTTGGGTTCGCTGGTCCTCACTGCTGCTTTTGTGCGGTGGGTTGGTATTAAGACCAGAGGGCTACGAGAAGCGGACCCAATACTTCTTTTGGATTCTGTAGTGTAAACAAGTGAAACCGGGGAGCCCTTTCATATTGGGATAAATATGAGACTACAATGGATATAGGTTGATTACCTATAAAACTATTTCAAGTTTCAAGTATAAATTCTCAAGTCTCACTCGTGACCGCGGCGAGGGTAAATAACCATTTGCGGGTTTCAAGTTTAAAGGGGTAAAGAATCAAGTTTAGGGCTTGGAATGATTCCATGCGAGAAAAACCCAGGTTTGGTGGTGCATCTCTCCAGCAACATTGCCACTACTGGCTGCTACACGGATCCAATCAATTTAATGCGGCGTAGAGAAGCGGTCAATCTCAGAGGGCTCATATCCCTCCGGCGTAAGCCTCACGGGTTCGAATCCCGTCGCCGCTACCAAAATGGGGGCTTGGATTAATGCTTGATCGCCCTGACTCAAGAAGCAGGGAGGAGTAGAGTAGCGACCTACTAGCCCCCACCATTAAAAAAGGAATAACCATGATAAAAGAAGATACAACGAATGAAGAACTAGAGAAGGAAAAACAAAAATTAGAAAAAGACCTTGAGTCTTTAAGAAAAAATTATAAAACATTAATGACCAAATTGACAAAAACAACTAATCGAATAAGTGAAATCGACAGCGAATTGGATAAAAGAAATTTAAAAGGAAATGATATTGAAAAATTATTAGAAACATTTCCTGAAACCGAGACAAAAGAAAAATTGCTGCGCGATCTATTGAGCAAGTTTGATCTTTCAGCAGAAGGATATTTTCCCGATACTGGTCAAAGATGTATCCAAATTTCCTTGGAAAAGGACAGTAAAGAATCTCTCCAAAAAACATATTATGGTCTTAAATTACTTTTACCATATCTCAAACCAGTAAAAGATGGTAATATCTATGTAGATATTTTTGAAAGCACTTTATCAAGATTTGGAATCTATACTCTTATTATCAAAAAAGAGAAATTTGAAGTTGAGAAAACAACATGTGGACATCCCGAAACAATCTACTCAAATAAAGATTTGAAAAAAGTTTTAGAATATATTCAAAAACATCATTATTACGAATAAGGAGATAAAAAGTGACAAGTTTTAGAGCAATGAAGGTTTTTGATTTTAAAGATGGGAATTTTTATAGAATCGCGTGTGCATGTGGAAGCTCTGATTGCGATTTAACACTTGAGTTAGAATATGATCCTCAGATCAATCATGTTTATTTAAACATGTATAAAACCCTTAGATGGTCTTCATATTATAATGATGGAGATAAATGGTATAAAAATATTTGGTATCGTTTTAAAGCAGCTTTCAAATGTCTTTTCTTTGGTTATGTAGAAGTTGAAGAATCCTTTATTATAAGTGGTTCAGAACATATGAATGAATATATTAAGGTCCTTCAAGCATGCCAAAAACATGTTGATAAAAGAGAAAAAGAAAGTCTGAACAAATGAAAAAGGTTCATATAACAATAATTTACTTCACGCCAGAAAATGATGGGAATGTAAACTTATTAAAATTTACAAAAACAATTGAAATTGAACTCCCCGTTTTCATGTGTGGAGTATTTATAAAAAATGACGCAATTGAACAACTTGATCTAAAAGATGGTTATGTTAATTTTGATCCTTATATTAGAGAATACTTTGTTACAAATAGATGCTGTGATGGATTACCTAGGTATGGTTATTACTTTGGTCGTGACGGATATGATGACCCAAGAATAATTGATATTATCAATAAATTTGAAACTCATGGTTGGAAAACAGAACGATTGAAAAAAGGGTGAGTTGCCCGAGTCAGGTAAGGGAGCGGTTTGCTAAACCGTCGAGTGTAAAAGCTCCACAGGTTCGAATCCTGTACTCACCGCCAACAACTTCTAGAAAGGATTAAAAAATGAATGATGGAAATTTGGCCCTTTTGATGATATTACTTCTGGCTTGGGGAATCTTTGGTTTAGCATGTAGCCTATCATGTGCTGTTTATTCGATTAAAAATTCCTCAACAACCTGGTATAAAATTGCAGGATGGGTCGTTATTGCAAATACAGTCATTACTTTTCTAGCTGGAATACTCACACACTGAAAGGGGTTGAGATGACCGGTCGATATGTAGTAACTGGGGTCCAACTTGGTATGCTACAAGTTTTTTTTAAGGAGGGAAAATCTTCTGATGGACTAACTCTTCTTGAAAAAATTCTAGATAAACAATTTGTTGGAAATTCATCCCGTGATATTGGGATTGACATAAAACTAATAGAACATTCGAAAACATTTACCAATGAAACTTCTACCTAAAGATCTTCTATATAATCTATTAACTAAATATGGGGAAGACGAACAGCTAAGACAAGCTATGGGTGAATGTGGGGAACTAATAGCTGCTTGTCAAAATTATCATCGAGCACAAACATACGGGCATCGAACAGAAACTCTTTCTGTTGTAATAGAGGAAGCAGTTGATGTTTTTTTCATGACTCAACAAATTCGGATTTTAAACCCGGAGTATTTTGATGAACTTTGTGATAAAAAGCTTAAAAAAGTTTTGGCAAAATTTAAGAATGAAGTTCCTATTAAGACAAAAACCGATATACATAGTAACAACAATTAGAATATCAAAACCTGAATCTAGGTGCATGAGTTTCTATTATAGTTTAAAGAAAGCAAAAAGAGTAGTTGAATCAAATCAAGGTGACATAAATGAGAATGGGCATTATTCATATTGTGTGATTGAAGAAACACTGCCAGGAATGTATTCATATCTCTTAAAAACCAGAAAAGAATGGTGGTTTCGTTTCAACCATGACATAAATAAATATGTGCCATGTGAAAAACCAGAGGAAAAAAGAAACACCATCGCCTTTGGAATGGGATAATGAAACAAGATTAAAGAAAGGTATAAAATGAAATACGAGGAATGTCCTAATTGCGAAAGTTCATATCTTGGAGATATATGGCAGAAAGAAAGAAAGTTACAACAAATCTGTCATGATTGCGGGTGGAAAGGCGAGGTTAGAACACCGGAGAAAAAACGAATCAACTATACAAAATCGGTTCGGGTGGGCCAATTCTATGGCTACCATTATGAAATTTTTGATAAGTATGGACACACGGCAGTAATATCCAGGTATTATGATTCATGGGAGTCTGCGGATGCTGCAATAAAAAAAGAAATTGAAAACGGGAAAACCAACGTCCACGCTGGTCCCTATACTGGCATCCTATGGCCCCCAACTGTAACGGTAAAAGGAACTCGTTATAAATAAGATCTACGGAGGGGTGGTCAAGTATGGCGTGACAGCGGTCTTGAAAACCGTCGGGTGTAAAAAGCCTTGCAGGTTCGAATCCTGTCCCCTCCGCCATTAAAAAGAAAGGTTCAAAATGGAACTTCAAATTATACTAGCAATTATATGGCTTCATTTCATAGCAGATTTTCTATTACAAACTGATTACATGGCTTTAAATAAGTGTAAAAGCATTTCTGCTCTATCTTTTCATTGTATTGTATATTCAATTCCATTTTTAGCATTTGGCCCAGAATACGCTTTGTTAGCTGGAATGTTTCATTTTCCAGTTGATTTTGTAACATCAAAAATAACAGCAAAATTATATGAACAACAACGAATAGGTTTATTTTTCAAAGTAATTGGTTTAGATCAAGCAATACACATGACCGTTTTAGTTTTAACTTTTGAGTACTTTTTCTCATAGAAAGGACCCCTCAATGAAGTGTGTAAAAAAGCATGGAGAGATCAAACGAGTAAATGATAATCTAGCAAAGCAGCTTGTTGAAGAGCATAATTGGTCTTATTGCCCAAAATCAGAATGGAAAGAAAAAATTAGAAATAAAAAGAACTGATAGGAAAAACTAATGGGTATAAGAATAATGATATACTGGGAATTTATGAGTCCACTATTAAGAGTTGCAAAAGGAAAATGCAAAGTTGAATATATAAATATAGGGATTCACTCTGAGTCAAAAACTCTAGTAGAGTTTAATGTTACTAAAAAAGATGGCCAAACATCATTCAGAAGTATTACCAGTGAAGGAATATCTCAAAAATTATTTAAACGAATCGAAGAGTATACAAAATTAATGATTGATTCCTATTTCAGAGGAATGATACTTCAAAATGATACATTTCATTGGATCGAAGATTCATTTGATACATCATTGGAACAATGGTTAGATGAATCCCAAGAAAGGAAATTTCCATGAGTTGGAGTAGCACAATTGACAAAAAGTGGAGTTCATTCAGAAAAACTAAAATATATCATTCTACTATAAAGATGATAAATTCAAATTTTGTGGCAAAGACAATTGCGGTCCTTGTCATATGGGCAATAGCTTTAATTCCGGTATGGATCTATTTAATTTTAAGAGCTTTAATCGATCCCATTGGGTTTTGGCAAGAGCTAGCTACATTCCTTGTCTGCGCAATATCCATGGGATGGATTCAAGCTATTACAGCATTTATTGGTTTCATCGTCAGTGGTTCAATTATATTCGACGAACTTTAATGGGGGCTTAACTCAGCGGGGAGAGTGCCATCCTTACAAGGTGGAAGTCACAGGTTCAAATCCTGTAGCCCCTACCAACCAAAATTGAAAGGTTAGATGATGGCTATGGTCATTGGAAAAATCAAATGTTGTTTTTGTGAAAAGAAGGGTGGCATTTTTCATTCTGTCCACGAACATGGAATATATGGAGAAATAAGGAAAAGAATTTTCTATCATCCAGAGTGTTTAGAATTAATTGAATCTTACCCTGAAGTATATGGTCATAGATCTGTTGATATGGCATTGCATATTCATGATTTAAGAAAAGAAAATATAAAGAGAAACAACGAAATCATTCCTAACTTCAAAGAAAAGGTTGAAAAATTGCAACAGTGTCATTTTGAAAGAATGATGCCAACAAAATCATAATAAACAATAAGGAGGGTTGGGACATGGGGCGAAAGAGGCTAAAACTACTAATCGGAGATACACCATAGTTGAAAAAAATGGTGGGTATCGAGTCAAAAAAAGAATGGGACCTTTTTGGTCTTATGTTAGAACAAAAGGTAAAATTTTAATTTTTGATGATTTTTCAGAAGTTGTTCGTTATATAATTGAAAGAAAAAAAGAAGATTTCAATAGGAATTAATCCGGGGACACTGGACATGTGGCGAGACCAAGTGACTGTAAATCACCCGCGAGAGCTGTGGGGGTTCGACTCCCTCTCCCCGGACCAAATTCAGTTGGGAAATATAAATGAAAAATCCATGTGAAATTTGTGTAATAAAAACTAATTGTACTGACGTTTGTTTTGAAAAATTAAACTATAAAACTCTAATAAAAAATGCAATTATAGCAAATCAAAATTCCCATGGATTTGAAAATCATTGTTATTATATGGCTTTATTAAGACAAACGAATCGAGATGAAGAGTTCATAAGATTACGAAAATCTAAGAAGGAAGGCGAGTTCTAATGTTGTGTTATTTTTAGAACATATAATACATATTTTTGTGTAAAAGGAGATTAAAGGTATGATTCGCATATCAAAAGAAACAGTGGGTCCTTCATGCACTCATAGCGATGATGCCCCCGTTCCTAATGAGGAACAGGAAATATGCTGTGAAGGCGAGGAATGTTCCTATGAACCCGAATGGGATGATTAGGTAAAACGGCCCGATACATAGGTTAATGTCAGAGGGCCTCCTGATGTTTCAGTTTTGAATGAACAATCACCGTTGTTTACAAAAACTGAAACACGAAGGAGACTTTTGTCATGACCTACAAAGAACTAAAACTTAAGATCAAGGAAGAGCAGAAAGCTCTTGCAAAGCAAATCAAGGAATGTAAACCACTCAGGAAGCCACGGAACAGAGTTGACGCTTCCGAAGAACTTCTAAGATCGTGTTGGTCAGATCATAGTTGGGAATATCGTCATAAGCATATTGTTTATTGTTATATGTTTAACGGTACTCCTTACGAAAAGATTGAGCAACCACGAGAAGATAACACCCCAAGTTCAGGTTATCTTGAAAAAATTAAGAATGAGTGGGAAGCATTACTCGATGAAGCTATACATAATTGTGCGTAAAGACTTATCAGCTTCTCAAAGGGCCGTGCAAGCAGGTCATGCGGTTGCGGAATTCCTGCTTCGCGGCCCTTTTTCCCGTTGGAACAATGGTACCTTAATCTACTTGGGGGTTAAGGGACTTCGTCAACTGGAAAGAATTAAAGATAGATTTGATAAAGAAGGAATTGATTATTCAGAATTTATTGAACCAGATATGAATAATGAAATTACCGCGCTTGCCACCGACGTTCAAAATCAGTATGTGGAAAGGTTGAATTTGTTATGAGAATATACATAATCACATCCTTTATTCTTATTTTATTCTTTAATATATATGACTCATATACAACAATAGTATTATTAAATAATGGTGGGGTAGAATCGAATCCATTGCTGGCATGGGCAATGAGCCATCTTGGGGTTATACCAGCTGTTGTAGTCGTAAAAGGAATTTTTATAACAATTCTTTCATATCTTTGTTTTAAAGCAGTTGTGAAGAAGTTAACGAAAAGAGAGCTAATAGCAATGCATGTCGGTTTATTGATCTTATTAGTTTTCTATTCATTCTGTATGTATAACTACAACTACAAACAAATGTTACTTTTGACTCAATGATGGTATGGCCCAGTAGCTCTAGTGGTTAGAGCAGGTGACTCTAAATCACCGTGTCATGGGTTCGAATCCCATCTGGGCCTCCAAACACAACACTCTCTTGGAGATAGTAATGAATCAAAAACTACAGGAAGAAGCTGAAAAGATTTTCAGTTCTATAAGCATTGTTCTAACAGAAACGGGGTACATATATCCTACCGTATTCGTTGCTCAAAAAAGCGGAGAGATAATACCAATTGTCTCCGAGGAAGCCCCAATACAAACCCTTTGCTCTGCTGCAGTTAATTTTGCAAGCGAAAATGACTCAGATGCATTGATGTTCATTTGTGAACAAAGTGTTGTATCTGTAGATAAAAGCGATCCAAGATTGGAAGCATTTGCTGCCGGACTTTTAAAACCATCAGAAGAAGTTGATGCTGAGGATTTTTTAACCCTAATTTTTATGTCAGCCGAAGGTGAATGTAAAACATTGATGGGAAAGATTTTTAAAGACCTGGCAGGAACAAGATATACAAAAGAATCAAAATGGCTAGATAAAGCAAGTACAAATATATTCACGCCGTGGAGAACAAATGACTTGCAATATTTGGAGACAAAAATGCCAACCCACGATTCCAAAGGGTCATGAATTATGCCCTCATTGTAAAGGGCGAGGATGCTTCTTTTTACATGCAAGTTTCAAACAAGGAAAAATAAACCTAGCGAGATGCGTCATATGTGAAGGCAATGGTTATGTTGATTGGATAACATATGCTAGATTTGCTGGAACAAATCCAGACCTGAAAAAAACAAATTATAAAAGAAAAAAAATAAGATTTAAATGCAAAGATAATTGTAAAGTTATAAAACGGTGGGTAAAAGAAGAAAGGAAACGGAGCAGAGATCCAGATCCTCCTTGGATATAAAATGAAATTAAAACCGAAACCACAGAAACCAAAAAGATTAAAAGTATCGAAAAAACTCAGGATATTTGATGAAGACCCAGTCCAAAACATATTGGATTTTATAAAGGAAAATGATGTTTCACCATCAGACTGTAAATTTTATGTTGACTATGGTTATGGTGAAACATCAGATTCATACTATGTATGTTTTTGGAAAGATGAGTCTAATGAAAAATACCAAAAAAAATATGAAAAGTACAGAAAAGACTTAAGAGAATGGTATGAATGGTATAATGAAAATAAAGATGAAATCAAGAAAGAAAGAGAAAAGCAGAAAAAAATTAAAGAACTCCAAAAAGAATATAAGGAGAGGATGATAAAAATACAAAAATTGTAAAGGGGAAAATATGAATCAAGATTTGGTTGATCAGGTTCTGGAACAAATAAAAAGGGATGTTGAAATGGATGATATGACAGCCATTGAAGAACTTATAAAAGATATACCAGAAGAAAATTTAAACGCTTATTTGCCAGAAAAGTTTTGAACTCTGAGGGGGCGAAATGGCTTCGACGTGGATGAAGAGGTTGGCGATGCGCTCCGTGGAGGTCCTGTTACACGTTAAACCGGGCTCTAAAACAGTCGCAGACGACTACTACACTGAAGTTGCCCTAGCGGCATAACTTCCGTCCTTCCTTGACTCCTCCGATCTTGGAAAGGGCGTCGACTAGGAGGTATAGATCATTTCTGGCGTCTTGGAATGATCCGAATTGGAGAGACGCGACCCCCTTCCAACAGGAATGCTGGCGCCAGCGTATGGAAGGTGAGTAAAAAGACCAGCTATGAGCGTAGTATCAAGAACTAAACTTTCGCGGACGTCGGTTCGATTCCGACCGCCTCCACCAAAAACAGAATGGGCGCGAAATTTCACAAGGGCAACCCTGGCCAGGGAGTGGGTTCGATACCCACCGCGCCCACCAAACTTTTGAGGGAATTCCTTATGAACCGTGACGCTGGAAATCGGTAAGTGTGGACGCACACAGGAATGGTCAACACAGCACTTAAAGATCTGGGCACAGATCAGGCCCCCTCAAATTAAAAAAAGGAAATTTAATGGTTAATTTTACATTTGTAATTCCCAAAATAATTTTCCCTGCTAATATCATGGGTTCAGCCTTAATGGATGAAATTATTGGTTTAAGACCAAAAGATATTGATAATGAGTCAATAACCAAACAACTACACAAAAAATATGGAAGTCGATTTCCAAAGATAAAAGATTATACTTTTGAGTTAGTCAAAGAAAGCACAGATTACCTGGAAATTCTATGTGATATATATGAATTTTCTGTCAATATAAAAGCTGTAAAGAATGACAGAACTTCCATGTAAAACTTGTATAGCATTCGCATTATGTAATGCAAAGGGGCCATTTAATAGTTGGCCAGAGATGGATACCTTATATCAAAAATGCAATATACTTTATACCTATTTACATCATGATTCACCAAAGAAAACCAAATGGCTGGATAATAAAAGATTGTATGAAATGTTATTTTTCTTTAATCCCAAATTGAAAGGATAAACTAGTGAGTATTCTTTTAGTAAGTTTGAAAACAGATCTTCAAAAAGCTATGAAACGTGAAATTCAATGCAGAAAAAAAGGGTTAATAATAGATCCAGTTGATATTGCAAAAAAGGAAGTGCCAAGAGCAATCATTAGCATGTTTCCTGAAATTGGGATAAAACCAAATAAAGCAACAGATGATGATGTAATCAAATTATTAAAGAAATATGTAAGTCAAGAAAAGGAACGAGAGATTTATAACCAGGGATATTTGAAAGAAAAGGACGTTGAAGGTAAAAGCCCACAAGAGGTAAAAAAATTAGTCAATGAAACAATTGTAAAATACGGTTCAGAACTATCAACCCCGAACATTCAATTCGCTGAATCATATTTGCCAAACGAAGCATCAAAAGAAGAGATCATTTCTTGGATAAAAGAGAACATAGACTTTTCACAATATAAAAATAAAATGCAAGCCATGGGACCAGTTATGAAAAAGTTTAAAAGTAACGATGGGAATTTCGTAAAAGAGATCCTAATGAGTTTGTAGGAAACTTGGGGAAATGGGGAAAATGGAATACCCGCTCCTAAAACGGAAGGAGAGCTCCCTATGGGAGGCATATGAGTCCTTGGTTTGTATGGTTGCGGATGCACCGGGATTGGGCCTGTCAGTTCATAGCTACAGGTTTGGGAACCTTAACCCCCAACAGGGAAGCGCGTTTCCAAGAATCAAGGAGCCAAATTTGGTTAATGTGTTTGTCAGTTCGAGCCTGACTTTCCCCACCATTTCATTAAAGGAGTATAGAATGAAAATCAAAGCTGGAATGTTGGTGATTCCAATTTCTTTAGAAAAAACAAGACGTAAATATGGGTCAGCTCCAGGGATGCAAAGAGCTATTAACCAAAAGAAAAAACTAAAGGTTCAATCCCCAAAATATGAATATGAGGAAGCGGACCTAATAAAGGCCGGTGGATGGTATTGGGATCCAAAGGATCTCCAGGTAATAATAACAAAGAAACAAGTCCACAAGCCGATTCATTTCTCTCCAGAAATGCTAATGGAGTAAAACATGGATAAGAAAAAGGAACAAAAACTTTTAGAAGAGTTTCCAGATATATTCAGGGATTATTATGAAAAAGATATAACCCAAAGTTGTATGCCTTGGGGCATTTGCTGTGGTAATGGGTGGTATGATTTACTACGCCTTCTCTGTCTTGAAATTACGATATTAAGTAGAGATAAGAACATACAGGTAATAGCAGATCAAGTCAAAGAGAAATTTGGCGGATTGAGATTTTATTTTCATATTAAAAATCCATCTGCCAGTAAATTTTGGTGGGTGTTAAGAGAATTTTTTTATAAATGCAGATTAGGAAGACAATATAATTTCATACTCGATTTAAGAAGGAAATTCTGGAGATCAACAGAAGAAAAGATATTTGATATTGTCATGAAAGCAGAACAAGACTCATATAAAATATGTGAACAGTGTGGCCAACCAGGTAAAACAAGAGGTGGTGGTTGGGTCAGAACACTTTGCGAAAAATGTGAAAAAGATTACAAAAAAGATTACATATGACCCCGTAGACTAGCGGCCCAGGTCAACAGCCTTTCACGCTGTAGCTCGCGGGTTCGAATCCCGCCGGGGTCACCAATTTTATTTTAGGAGTAAAAGTGAAACCGAGAATAATTACCACAGAAAATAAAATTGTTTTACATCTTGAAGACCGCATTTTGTCAGTAGGGTTTTCAGATAAAGAAATCGTTATGGAAAATACTGATTTACCTTTGGATTACAAAAAAAGAGTAGAGGAACTAGAAAAGAAATTTTCTGAATCTAAAAAAGAATCTTTAACAAGTCCATGTAAGGATTGTCTTGTTAAATCATGTTGTAAAGATGAATGTGAATCCCTCTTTCTTTTCTTAAATCATTTAGCAGACTATGTTGGTGATTATACTATTGATGAGATTTTTTATGTTAGAAACAATATTTCCCCAAAACTATTTGAATTAGCAATAATTATGAGAAAACGAAACGTTCGAATTGACACTTCGTGTTATGCGCCGCAGTAGTCTTAAACCTGTGTTGGTACCAGGGTTGGGCTCCAAACCCAATGACCAAGGGGTTCGATTCCTCACTGCGGTGCCATTAGAAAGGTGAAAATAAATGGCGACAAAACCTGTGGTATTTCCAGAATCATTTGAAAGGGATGTTCAAAACAGATCATTTAGTAGATCAATTGTCTATGCTGATCATCGAGTAAGAAAGGCATTTTTTGAAGCACTCCCCGCTGGGGCAAGAATACATTCATATATGGCTGATTATATTGTAAGAGACGCTGCCAATAAATGTGGTTATAAAGTAAAGAAAAATCGAAAGTTAAGGAGCCTTGTTTTAATCAAACCAGAATTTAAAGAACATAAGATGGACGACCATCCATTATTTGATCCAAATATGTTAGAACTGGAAGATTCTAATGAATCAACCGAAGCGTCTGACAGAGAAAAATAAAGATATATTTTTCAAACAAAAATTTTTAGATTATGAATTGTGTGTTTATTCAATGAGTTTTTTATTTCGTGACGTAAAAAGATTGTCGTTGAAACATAATATTAGTATTTTATATTGTCCGCCGAAATCCTATGGGTATATGGTAAATGGTAGTACGTGTTTTATGATTTTACCAACACCATTGCCAAAACAAAAGAAAATCCATATGTTCAATATAAATGAATTAATAACTTAGTATGGTCGCGTAGTGAAGTCGGGTCGATCACGCCGCCCTGTCAAGGCGGAGAACACGGGTTCAAATCCCGTCGCGACCGCCATTTTTATAGTGGGCCGGTAGTTCAACTGGGAGAACGGCGCCCCTGCACGGCGAAGGTTGAGGGTTCGAGTCCCTTCTGGTCCACCAATTTAAAATAAAGGAAAATCTAGTGAATCTCAGAGAAGTACCACAAACACTTGACTCATTTAAACAAATTATCCTGAATTATAGCTTTTATGATATAATCGAAGGGGGATTTTTTGATAATCGAAAAGGTTATCCAAACCCCCCCAGATTAAGTATCTGTCCAACGTGTGGATCAAAATATAAGGATCCTGTAAAAAAAGCAAGGTTTGATAGACAACGCAAAGAATATAACGAAGAACAAGCGCGAGTTGAAAAATTATTCAAAGAAGCTCTATATCATTATTTTAGAATTAGTGACCATCCAAAAGCAAATGATGTATTTTGGCTAGCCTGGCAAAAAGGGCACTCCTCAGGTTTAACTGAGGTTTATAATGAATGTTGCGACCTTGTAGAACTTATAAAATAAAGGATACTCGAATGAAAGAAAAAGACGAGTTAAAAAGAAATAAAAAATTTATGGTGTCGATTATTGCGTGGCCCATAATAACATTAACATTACTAATGTTATTGATTCTCTTGTTTACATCAGGAGTAGAATTAAAGACAAAATACTTTATTGGATCTTTTGGGGTATTCTTCTGTCTAGGATTTGGATGGATAACATATCTTGAATATACAGTTGGTAAAGCATATTATAGAATATATTATCGTCCAATTGATAAATTCATAGTTAAAGAATATTCAAACTTTATGGCCTTGGTTGATTCAAATAATTTTGCACATGTATATAGAGAACAATCAGTAAGAGAAAAAATTAGAAAATTAGAAAAAATTAAAATTTATCAATATTATACACTCAAAAAGAAAACAATTTCATATGAACTTGCCATACACGAACAGTAATAGATGGGAGTGTAGCTCAATTAGGTAGAGCAGCCGACTTATGATCGGTATTTGCGCCGGATTAGCGCGAGGTTCGGGGTTCGATTCCCTGCACTCCTACCAAAACACAAAGGAAATCAAATGGTCCAAAGAAAGAAATGGAAGGGATTCAGATTAGGACAAAAAGTAAAATTAAAGCATGGCATTCCCCATACTAGAAGCCATGGATGGCAAAGCCCAGATACTGCAAAAAAGCTTTTCGGGCAAACTATAACTGTCATTGATTTTCACTCTTCTGTTCCCGAGGCAATTAGGGTAGAAGGTAAAGTTCGGGGTGCTCCTTATGCTCGTTATTTTCATTATAAAGATTTAATAAAAGCTTGCGCGGTTAAAAGAAATTTGGATCCTGTTACCTTTAATCCAGAAGAATTGGAACTATAAACACTGGCACGTAGCTCAGAAGGCAGAGCGGGTGGCTGTTAACCACCAAGTCGTAGGTTCGATCCCTACCGTGCCAGCCAATAAGAAAGGGTTGAAATGACTGAAAATTCAAGAAATGATTTGAATATCGGAAGTAAGATTAAGGTTCATAAGGAAGTGCCTTATACAATACAAAAGGGTTGGCACTCAAGAATGGGCGATGTATTTTTAAATAAGACTGGAACCGTTGTTTCATTTCATCCTCATATCAGCGAAGCAGTAAGAATTAGAGCAAAAATAGATAATGAGTATAAGGAACGATTTTTCCACTATAAAGATCTAAAAAAATTAGAAATAATAAGAAAATCAACCTCCGTTACTTTTAATCCAAAAGAATTAGAGATATAACTATTACTGGCGTGTAGCTCAGAGGCAGAGCTGGTGGCTGTTAACCACCGAGTCGCAGGTTCGATCCCTGCCATGCCAGCCATATCAAAAAATTTTGTTTAATGAAGGGAGCCTATAGTGAATTTTAAAATAGGAAGTATGGTACGAATCTCTAATGGCGATTGTCGAGAAACAAAAGAAAGATTTTCAATGCCACATCCAATGCCCATGATGAGAGGTAAGGTTTACAAGGTTGAAAATTGTCAACCTAATGACAATGTTACTTTAAAAAGTTATACTTGGGATATAAGAGATGTATTCCCCGCTGAAAATGAACAAAAAAAATTCCCAGAACCCAAACTGTTCAATATAGACGAATTAGAAATATAACAAGGAGAAATTAATGCGAGAATTTAAGGCGAATCAATTAGTAAGGATAACAAAAGATTTAAAAGAATCGCAAACTGACTACACATTTGGCTTAGACGGTAATGGTATAATGTTATCAATGCAAGGAAAAGTTTTCAAAATAAACAAGCTTGGTGGCAATTTTAACAAGGGGGGAATATGGATAAAAAACCCCATTAACGATAACATATATATTTTTCATGAATCGGATCTAAAACTAGTTTCAACTAAACCAAAAATAAAAAAAGAAAAGCACGTTTTTGACTCAAACCAATTGGATTTTTAAGAACAAAATATAAATAGCGGCTTAGCTCAGAGGTAGAGCATCTAATAAGGAATTTCAAAATGATATGTGAATGGTGTAAAGAAGAACATGATGGTAACTATGGGTCAGGAAGATTCTGTTCTAAATCTTGTTCAAAAAAATATGCTTCAAATATTAATTCCAAACAAAAAGGAATAAAAATATCTAAAGCAATGAAAAATAGATGGAAAAATGGTGGTCATATCCAAGATAGAAAAAAATTAAAATTAATGATTAAAAAAGCAGCTAAGATTAAAAAGTTAAGAAGACAGACCTTACTAGAACATGGGGAATGGAAAGATTTGCCCTTAACTCTTAAGAAAAAAAGAGTATTAAAAGAGCAAAATGGCAAATGCTCAATATGTGGTATAAAAAGTTGGAATGAGAAACCTTTAATTTTACACTTCGATCATATAGATGGAAACAACAAAAACATTGACAGAAAAAATGTAAGATTTATTTGCCCAAATTGTCACAGTCAGACAGAAACTTACTGTGGAAACAAACAGAAATTACCACAATTTGAGTATCTTAAAACCACAAAAGAAAATTTAAAGCTCCGTAGCTCAATAGGTTCAGAGCGCAGGACCGATAATCCTGAGGTTGTGGGTTCAATTCCCTCCGGAGCTACCACAAAATTCTTAAAGGAGTTTTTATGCCTGAGAATTACGAAGAATGTGAAATAATAATAAAATTCAAATGTGTATCATGTAAAAGAGAAGTATGGAAAAGGATGAATCCTGACTCCATTGCTTCTGCAATATTAGAAACTGGAGAAACAAATCCTCCATCAACAGGATTACATATTTATTGTCCTGAATGTGGATATCGTAACTATTTCAGATTTAATTAATGCGGACGTTGGAGAGTCTGGTACTCCATCAGCCTTCCAAGCTGACGCGCAAGCATCGCGGGTTCGAATCCCGCCGTCCGCTCCAACTCTTTCTAAGGAATTGTAAAATGAAACCAAAAGAAATTTTAGAACAAATGGAACAATGTAGAAATGCTATTGGAAAAGAACGAGATAAACTCAGAGATCTCGAAATTGAATTGGAGAGCCTAACAGAATCAATCGACGAGGGGTATGAAAACCTAGAATCAGCGATCGTGGAATTTAGAGGAGCAATCGAAAATTTAAGCGAGCAAACATAATCTAGGCGGGTGTGGCTCAGAGGTAGAGCGCCTTGCGCCCAGCGAGGAGACCGAAGGTTCAAATCCTTCCACCCGCTCCATTTTCAAATGCGGGAAAATGTAACGAAGAAAGACAGGAAAATGAAACATCCATGTAAAAATTGTATTGTAAAAGTATGTTGTAAAAATCAATGTCCAGAGTTTGATAAATTTTCGACTATTGTGGCAAAGTTAACTGTAATTAGTGGTATTACTCTTTCATTGATTTTGTTCATTCCATTATTCTATTATATGACTAACAATGGATATGCAGGAGTTCCAGTATTAATGGTATGGACATCCTGTATGTTTTTTAGTAGAGTGATACAATTCATGGTATCAAAAAATTCTGATATTGAAACACAAGGCAGAAAAGACTTTTTTATTTCATTTATATTCGCTCCACCAATATTAGTTACATTTATTCTTATATTAATTTTAAAACCATTTGTACAAGCGGGTGTAGCTCAGAGGTAGAGCATGACGTTGCCAACGTCAGGGTCGTCGGTTCAAATCCGATCACCCGCTCCAGAAAGGATTAACGTGAGTACATGGAATACTTTAAAAAATAAGTTTAATGAAGAAAAAGAAATTTCAGCAAGTATAATATATAACAGATTTTCAGAAGCAAAAGGAACAAAGAGCTACAAAGACCTAGGAACAGTTACAGCATCAACAGTTAGAAATTATCTAAAAACGCTAGTGGGTTGTGGTTTTATTTCTCGAGAATATAAACATCTTTCTGATAAAAATTTATATGTTCCGGCATCTTCTGTATATATTTTAAAATACAAAATACCAGATAAATTAACCTATAACGAAGCAAGAAAACTATCGAAGAATCCCTGGATGATTTGGTTTAAGTATCCAGAAATCCACATGACCCAAAAAAGGAGAGAAGGTGAATAGACTTTTTCGTAACTTTTTTAGAAATATAAAATGTGGCGTTATTAATATTTTCCTTTGGCTTCCAGTAATATGGAAAGATAGATATTGGGATTATACATTTATTTATCATATACTTAGACGCAAACTCTATCTAACAGAGAAGAAATTCAGAAATGCAAATTTTTATGTTGGTCAAAAAAAAGACGCCGATAAAATGAAGATTTGCATTAACGCTTTAGATAGACTTATTGAAGATAGATATGATGAACATGCTTTTAAAAAACACGATGAAAAATGGGGAAAAGCCGAATTTAATTTTGAACCCAAAGATGATAAAACCCCCGAGTATAAACAGTGTATTATCACCCACAAAAATGTCCAGAGTGAAGAAGATGATAAAAAGGAAAGAAAGGATTTCAAACGAGCAGTTGAACACGAAGATATGCTGAGACAACAAGATTTGGATCTTCTGTTTAACACCATGCGAAAACATATTAGAGGATGGTGGGAATAATCATGGAGATCAATAATTATGGAGACAGAACAAAGAGGTGAGGACGATATTGCCCTAGATAAAGCAAGGTGGAAAAATCGTAGACGAATGGCGTGGATTTCCCTCATCTCAATGTTAATTGTAACCGGCTTAATTTTGTTTACTGACATTGTTCCTGAATCAAGATTAACAATCCTCACAGAAGTTATTACATGGTTTTATTTTAGCTGTGCATCTATAATTGGGATGTACATGGGAGCAACAACTTGGGCAAACATAAAAGGGAATAGATGAAAGAAAACCCTGTTGAATTTGAACTAGGAGAAAATATACAAGTATCAAAGGACGAAATATTCTTTACTAAAAAGGATACACCATCCATAGTTTTAATAAATCCGAAATATCCTCATAATGTAGGAGCAGCATTAAGAGCATGCTCTTGCTTTGGAGCAAAAAATATTATTTTCACAGGGGACCGCGTTTCGTTGGAACCAAAGGGTGTTAAAGGATATAGGTTACCCAGAGAAGAAAGAATGAAGGGATATAGTGACGTCAAAATTATCAATGATAACTACCCCTTCAATAGGTTTCCTAAAGATGTAGTCCCCATTGCTGTAGAAGTAAGGGATAACTCAGAAAGATTACAATATTTTGATCATCCAAGAAATGCAATATATGTATTTGGACCAGAGGATGGAAGTATTCCCCAAATAGCTTTAAAACACTGTCACAGGTTTTTATTGATACCAAGTAAGCATTGTTTGAATTTGGCTGCAGCGGTTTATCTTATTTTATACAAGAGAGCGGAACAGTGGGGGTTTCCAATAACTTGAGTCTTCAAGCTAAATCCCTATATGGTCAAGCTTCGTTGGCAATAGTCCAGTGGCAACCAAGGCCAGAAATGGTGACGTAACCAATCGTCTTAAATAAGTGCTAGCTACTCAGTGAGTAAACCTGGCAAGAGGGTGGAAGGCCCTCAAAACAAAGAAAGGATCAATCATGAAATGTTCATTTTGTAAAAAAGATGAATCAGAAGTGTATAAATTGATTGCTGCATCTGAAAAAGTTGCAATATGTGATCAATGTGTGCTCCAATGTCTAGATACATTAATTTACCCTGACTCAGTTATTGAAATTGATCTAGACGAAGATAATGATAAATAACTATGGGACTGTAGCTCAGTCAGGTAGAGCGCAAGGTTGAAGCCCTTGGCGTCGGTGGTTCAATTCCGCCCGGTCCCACCACTCTTTTGAAAATAGAAAGGTCAAAAATGATAAGGATAAGGAAAAGTGAAAAATCTTATATAATTGTTTCAAGTCAGGATGTAAATTATTTAGAAGAAGAAGTTAATGTTTTTATCGAAAAAGGTTATAAACCTAAAGGTGGAATAGCTATCTCTGATGATCATGGAGATTTTTATCAAGCAATGTATAAAGAATTTAAAAGATAAGTAAAAATGAAGACAAGAACAAAACAAGGAACAATCAAAGGGAATAGACGAATATCTGTAAAAAACGAAAATGGTAATTGGAGTGTTCATATAGTGAAAACAAGATATGGAAAATCTATTTGGAATCTACTTAGAGAATATATAAACAGTCTTGATATTGGAACACAATTTTCAAGACTAGACGCCAAATTAAAAATTTATTCAACATTCACTGTTGCTAAAGCAATGGTTTCAAGAGTTGGAACAGAAGATAATTACTTAAATTATTTATGTAAAGTTGGGATATTAAAAAAAGTAAAACTAGGTGTATGCGAAAAAATACAAGATGTTCCTGAACAATTAACAGTTACAAAATTACGAGAATTGGCTACTGATCGAAACTGGAAATTATGGTTTATAAAACCTGAGGATTGGTAGTTATGAATAAACGTATAGAGAAAAGTTCTTGGAGAAGAATAAAACGATTTATAAACTCAAAAGAAATAGGTTATGTTTTTACAAGGAAGGAATTCTTATCTGAATTAAAAGAAGTTATCCCAGGAACTCTTGATACATATAGGGGTTATCTTGAGGGATTTCGTGTATTGGAAAGAGCAGGGAGAGGAAAATATAAACTAATCCAAAAAATTCCAGAAAAAATGAACACAGCATCATTCACTTATCTAATGTCACAAGACAAATGGAAACGATGGTTTATTCCATTACAAGAACAAATAGATAGGATGGAACATAGGTATAAATAATTGTATGTGGTGTGGGTACTCGAGTGGACTCAGAGGCAAGGTTGTGGCCCTTGTTACGCGGGTTCGAATCCCGTCCCTCACCCCAATAACGAGAAGTAGCGTTCGCCCGAAAAGAGAGGATGTTTACATCCAAGAACAGATGCAGGCAGGATCTGTCCCGGGACCCTGTCGGTGGTGCGAGGCCATCCTTCTCGGCCAAAACAAAAGGGAAAAAGAAATGAATAAAAGAATCAATATTTCTAAATTCTTTAACCCATCTGTAATATCATTTGGTGTTGAAATAGAATGGTCACCAACATATAAAACAATTGAATTTTTATTTTTCAAATATTCAATAATTATATACTTTATAGATTAAACGGAAGGAGCTTTTTAAATGCTTTATGAATTTGAGTGTAAAAACTGTGGGAAAAGGTTTGAAGAAATAAGAAAGCTAAATCAAAACTCAGATAAAGCAACATGTCCTGATTGCAAAGGAGAATCAAAAAAAGTAATGTCAACATTTGGATTTAAGATCATTGGTTTTGCTTCAATCAATGGATATTCACATGCGAATAAATAAAAATTGCTGAGAGGAGAAATCAATGGCAGCAGTTGTTGCGAGAATGCGAGAACGTTGTGTAATAATTCATCCAAAAAGAACGATTAGGGTTAAATCAAAAACATGGACCAGAATTTTTGGTTCTCGTGAAACTTATGTTGATATTGGGGATCTATCTATTGAACCAACAGAAGATGAAATAAATCAATTTTTAGAAAGAGAAAAATTGATTCAACTTTAAACAAATCAGGGGGTCGCAGATTCGAATCCTGTCGGGGGGTTCCATTCATTATAATGAATGAAACTCAAATGAAATAACAAAAATAATTCATTATAATGAAAATCTAATTGAAAATAGTGGAGAATCTCTCAATGTCGAGTTATTGATGTTTAACGCCCCTGTAGCTCAGCGGAATTAGAGCACCTGACTACGGATCAGGGGGTCGCAGGTTCGAATCCTGTCAGGGGTTCCAGAAAGGAGATCCTAAATGGCACTTGGAATTGGTTCTGCAATGAAAGAGGATTTAGAACGTGAACAAAAAGAAAAATACGATGATGGACCATTAGCTATTTCCCCATCAATGAAAGAAGATCTTAAAAGAGATTTAGAAAGAGAAAAATTCTTATATGAAGAAACAACAACAATTGGTTCAGCAATGAAAGAAGATCTAAAAAACGAGGAATAAAAAATGTCTGAGGAAACTCAACAAAACGGGACATCGGAAAAACCTTCTGATGCCCTAAAGGACTTATTAGATCCAACATATCCAATACTAGCAAAGTTCAAAGAATTGTGTCCTGGATCATATAAGCACTCACAAAATCTAGCATCAATTATTGAAGGAATTGCAATTGATCTTAAACTGGATGTTACATTCATGAAGGTCGCTGCAACTTACCATGACGTTGGGAAAATGTTTAATCCTAAATATTTTTCAGAAAATCAACTTGAGGATGAAAATCCTCATGAAAAATTAGATCCAAAAATGAGCTTTCAAATTATAAGCAGACACGTTTCTGATACTGCGCTTATCCTTTTAAATGACAATAACTTTCCCCGAGAATTAATCCAAATTGCTTCTCAACATCATGGTTCATCAGTTATGAAATATTTCTTCGATAAATCAGGAATTGACATTGATGATTATTTTCGTTATAGATCCGAAAAACCAACCTGCGTTGAAGCTGCAATTCTTATGATTTGTGATTGTATTGAAGCAAGATCTAGATCCGAAGTACAATCCGGAACGTTTGATCCTACAGAAATAATTGAATTAACTATTAACGATTTGCTAAGCGATGGTCAGTTAGATGATGTTGTAATGAGACTTGGGGATCTTCAAAAGATCAAGGATGCCCTGGCAAGGGAGTTGGAAGGATCATTCCAAAAACGAGTCGACTATCGAAAAGCAAAAGAAGAGGTAAAGAAAATCGAAGATAAAAAATCACAAACAGAAAAAGAATGAAGAACAAAATAAAAATAATGGAGGCAATATGAAATATTTGTTTGTCTACAGTGCAGGAGGTTCTCATGGCTAAGTAACTAAAAGGAGGTGAAAAGTCATGAGCAACAAATCCAGCAAAGGCGGTAATAGCCGTAAACACGGACGTGCCGGAAGAAAACCATCTCACAATCGCTATAATGTTGACCGTAGATGGGAAATCAATAAAGCACGTAAGGCCGCAAAAATCAAAAAACAACTTGAGAAAAAAGCTACCCGTAAAACTCGTAAAGAAAAAGGAAATTATTAATGGCTTGCATTGGGGTCTTCGAAGCCCGGGGATACTCCTTTGAATGGATAAAGTGTCACCCGAAAGAAGGCCCCAGTGCAAAAATGCCCAAGAAAGATTAAGTATACTAAATGGGCGAGGGATGGGATAGACCTAAAAGGTCAATGGAGGCAGTTCAGGCCAGAACTGGTGTAGCCCATTTTAACCTAAGTCGGTGTGGCCAAGTGGTCTAAGGCGGCAGGCTGCAATCCTGTGATCGTGGGTTCGAATCCCTCCACCGACTCCATAACGAATGGTGAACAAATGAAAAAAGTAATCCTTTCTTTTATAATCCTATTATTTTTATCAACCCCATGTTTCTCCATAGATCTAAACTCAGAAACTTTAGTTGATACTGTAATAGAATCGTTAGAAAAAAATCCTGAAAGATGGATAATAACATCTAATGATCTATGTTATTCTGATGTGGATATTAAAGAACTAAGAAAAACATCATTTCCTGACGTTGATGATCGAGTAATAGTTTCTTTATCTTATAGTGTTTTAGATTCATTAAATTTTGTAAAATTTGATAAACCAATTGAAAAATGGGTTGACGGAGAAGATGAAAAAAGGTTAATAAAAGCTATCAGGTTATATATTTATAAACGTCTCCACAATGAAATTTCTTTATTTGATAGAATAAATGAACCTCAAAAATATAAGACAAAAGACGAGGAACCTTCAAAAGAGGTTACCTCCGAAGTTCCTGAAATCACTTCAAAAGACGGATCTAAAAGATTATGAACAAAGAACCAAAACAAGTTATAGTTATTAGAAAAGATTTGGGGATGAGAAAAGGCAAGATGTGTGCTCAAGCAGCGCATGCTTCAATGAAAGCCATTCTTGATGAACTGTATAGAATACCATTTGGTATTGATGATTGTCAAATAAACTTTCAAATGTTGCTAAAAAAAGACGATCCATTAACTAAATGGATTGAAGGAATTTTTACAAAGGTTGTTGTTAGTTGTGATTCTGAAGAAGAATTGTTAGCTTTGAAATCTAGGGCTGATATTTATAAAGTTAGAAATGCATTAATCCAAGATGCAGGAAAAACAGAGTTTCATGGTGAATCAACATATACTGCTCTAGCAATAGGTCCTGATTATCCTGAAAAAATAGATAAAGTAACAGGTCATTTAAAGCTCCTATAGGTCCGTAACTCAGCGGTTTAGAGTACCTGCCTTTTAAGCAGGGAGTCGAGGGTTCGAATCCCTCCGGGCCTACCAACCTTTACTCAAGGACAAAATGAACTGGTTAAAATTCCACCTTACAAAGGCAAGAGAATATATTGATAAGGCAAATCATTATTCAAAAAAAGAAGATCAACAACACGTAATGAAAAATTATATATATGCTGCTGAGAAAATGATTGAATTTGCAGAAAATGATTTGGATTCACTATCAAAGCAAAAAAGGTTATAACTCGGAAAATCTCTTGCGGCACTCAGGGCATCTATCTAAAAGATCCTTGAGTGCCGCTTCTCTATCTATTATTTTTGTCCTTTGAAAAAATGGCAGGCAGGTAATATGTTTACATTCACATTCTTCAATTGGAGTTTTATGATTAAAGCCTCTCCTGACCATTTCTTCAGCTAGTATATCGTGTCTATAAATTAAACCCATCGGTTCAAATAAATTATTTTCAATATAACCATTGATTTTTTTGTTCTTTTTTAGACACCCCATGAACATGTGTGTCTCCAGATGTTCCCCACATAAATGTTTTTGACAAAGAATTTTAGGATTCACCATCCACATTCGCATTTCTAGCTTTTCTCCTCTCTCTTTCTCTTTTCTTTTTGTTCCCCCTTTCAACAATTATTTCTCTTTCAGTTTTTAACTTTTCTCTTACATGTTTTTGTGCTATTTCGATCCAGTCAGGTTCGTCCTGAAAATCAACTCCAGAACACCGTGGACATTTAACAACATTATCTGGATACCACTCACCACAGAACATACACTTCCAGGGCCTCATTTTACAATACTCCTAAAAATTTATTTTTATTAATCTACGTATTCCTCTTTCTTTTGATAACCTTCATTTATCATTACCTCAGAGAAATTTTGACCGTCTTCTAAAATTATAGTTGCTCCATATCGTCCATAAATTCCAACATGTTTTGTTGTTCTAAAAATTAGTTTTCTTCCCCATAACAACTCAACTGCTCGCTTTGTTGCTTTCTTGCCATGCTCAAATTCAGCCTCATTTCTAGGTCTCCATGTTTCAGGAGCATCATAATTATCAATTCTAAATCTTTGACTAATTTTTATTCCAAAACCAACATCAATTTCTGCATCAACCGTATCACCATCTACAACCCGTTTTACAATTCCTTTATATTCATACATTTTACCATTCCTTTTTAGCTTTTCGTCTTTTTATTTCACTAGATAGTTGTGTCCTTAATTTTGAAATACAAGGATGTTTAATTGTTCCAGTCCTAAATCCAGTTCCTGTTAAGTAATTCATAACAACCTTGATTTTATCATTAGAGGTAGACGAAATACTTCCTAAATATTTTTTTAGTTGTGAACAACACCATTCTGGTCTCTTTTTCCACTGGCCAAGTAAACTCTTTCTTACTGCTTGCCACTCTTGAGATCGAACCAAAATATTTTTTGGATTTTCATCACTCATTTTAGCACTCCATATTACTACTAAATTTAATAAAAACTTTTTCAAAATCAGCCATTTGAAACCTCCCTGTAATCAAGTAATTGACCACGGTTTGATAAAAAATTTTTAAAACTACTGAATTTCATTCTTTTTTTTGCAGCCCAAATAAAACATGGCGCAGTCATCTTAAATGTAATAAAATCATTATCATCAACAGAAACTGCACCACAATATTTTTTTGTGTTTACCCAATACATAATGTTAGGCATCAATCCATTCACCAGTCATATTATTTTTATAGCATCTATAAGAATCTTCATCTGAATGAAAGGTCGAAACCTCAATAAATTTACATCCAGTTACAGTATAGGATGTAAAACGATGTTTAATATTAGGAGTCACACGAAATGTTTGATTTGGAAGTAAAGTTATAGATTTAAACTGATCGTTAGAATCAATATAATCTATATGTAATACACCTTCAAGTATAAAAAAGGTCTCATCCTTAATTTTATGATAATGAAATTTCATATTAGATGACCATTTGTTGTGTTCTACATATAATATCTTTCCACAATAATTCTTATCATCTTCTTTGACGTTGGCAAACCAAAGTTCCCAACCCCACTCCTTTTTTACAAACTGTGGCGGTAACATTAGAATTCTGGCCTCCCTTCTTTAAAACCGGGACATTCCCACACAGGCAATACTAAATTCTCCAAAACACATAAAGAATAAACCATGTTTGAAATTAGACAATTGTTTTCTCTATCTGTTGGTTTAAATTTTTGGCAATGAAAACATAAACATACACTCCGATGTTTACCTTTTAGTGCACCAATAACCCAAGTCTTTTTCCCATGGTGTACATATTTCTCAAAAATCTTATTGTTTTTCGCCTTCACTTTTATCCCCATAATATCCACCTTCTTTAAGAAATTCAAGAAGCCCTCTATATATTTCGATATCTTCAACAACCTCTTTGCCTTTAACATAAAATTTCCCTGTAGAGGTGATTCTAAGAACTTCTTCGTGATCTCTGACACTAAAAATAATCTCTCCGTGTTCATTATTTTCATCGCTCATTGTCTCTCTCCTTATATATGCGGGAGGGTTTGAATAATCGAAAATAGTTCTTGTTTGCATGATGCATGAACCATAAAATCTCCATAGAGACTTGAGATAAAACATTTATCCCAATAAGCTAATACTGCAACCCCCTCAACACATCCTCGCTTTTTCTCGTCATAATGTTGGATTAAAATATCGCTTAAAAAACCAACAAAATTACGAGCAGCTTGAATATCATTTGCAATCAATCCACCGGCTTGGGCTTCATCAATTGCTTTATAAATAATATTATCCAAGTCAGATAAATTTGCATCACAAATAAGACCAATAAATAAAGGCCATCCCAATGCTTGATATTTTCTTACAATCAGCGGCGACCAATTCTTATCAAGAAGCCTGGTTGAAGTCTGACTATCATCCATAGTCATCCCTTTGTTTGCTTCTTCTCCCATATTCTTCATTCTCTATTCATCTCCTTCCATTCAAGTATTGATTGTATGACTTCTTCTTTATATTGATGTGGAACATAAAATCTAGTCTTGTCCTCAAGCGTAATCCAAACAGAGTTTGGAAATTTAGATAAAACAAATTGCTGTTCTTTATCAGAATTGGTTTCAATCTCAAAACATTTCCTATATTTCATTTATTTGTTACCTCGTTTAAGAAATTATTCTAACCCATCATATTCAGATGGATTATTTTCCTTTGCAAATTTTTTCCATAGATCAATTCGCCTTTTTTGCTCTTCTTCACCAATCATATCAAGGTCATACGGATTTCTATCATCCTGACCAATCGAATATTTTTCGTATATCATTAAAGCAACACATTGCCAAATAACCATAGCAAGATGATGGCAGTTGCTTTCTTCATCAATTTTTTCTCCTCGTAACCATTTATTTAGATGTCGTTGTAAGGGACCAATGACATTCTTTTTCCATGCTAATCCCTTTCTCCAATTATCATCGTCATATTTAATTGTGCCGTATGTATATACTTTAGCAACTTCCTCTATGACCCAAGGAGGGATAAGATCGTGTCTAACCTTACCTTCACTAAATCTTGCAGCAGTTTCTTTTCCCATTTGCTGCTCTTCTTCTTGTGATCTTTTATATTTTTTAATCATCTTTTTCTCCAACACAGGAATACTTTCAGTCCCCATCCTTACAAATCTATATTCCTTTTCTAGTTTATCTAATGTTCTTTCTGTAAACAATCTAAGATCTGATCGAATACCATCGTCATTTATATGTTGATCCATAAACATTAAAATACGATCACCAACTTCATATTTATCATAAACAGGGATAGATTGTAATTTCGGCAGTCTTTCCTCAGATATCGGCTTACTATCTTCTAGTTGCTTTTCGAAGTGTTCTCTCATTGTTGCTTCTTTCCTTACCATTCATATTTAGTATCATGGATTAAATTCATAATACTTTCAGAACAATTTTCAAGATGTTCTTCTGGATCTGCTTCCATAGGATAATCGGTGTTATATACTTCACCAAATTCCCTCAAAAGATCTTTAATTTCTTTTTTCATTGCCTCATTAAATTCTATATCTTTTTCATATACCTCATCTACAAACCCATTATATTCTCTTATTTTCATTTTACTCCCTTGTGAAATATTCCATTAAAATTTCGCATGCCTCATACTCATTGTTACACCATGTATGGACAGTTTTTTGTACGAATGGATGTTGGCATTGATAGTCATCTAAATCCTCTGCAAATGCGATTACAGTTTTCTCTGGATTCATGAAATACCAAGCTAACTCAAAATAACTACCCAATAGAGGTTTCGATGGATCATATTGATTCATATTTACAATGGCAATAGTAGAGCGAAGCACATAAGTGAGATCTTTTGGTGGCAATACATCAATGCCATTTATGCGTCGTTCTTTTGATACAGCGTATGTCTGCTCTTTTAACACCCTTGCATTGAATGGGTTCTTACAAGGATCAATAATTTTGATTTGATCGCCTGTTCCAGTTTCTTCTATACAATTCGCTATATTTCGTCTCCATTGATATGTAACTTCATACTTTGGAGAAATCTGACCAACTAAATAAATTGTTTCCATCATTCACTCCTTTTTGGTGGTTCTATTCCTTCTTCAGAACATGCCCATCTAAATCTCAACCACAATTCTCCCGGAAGATTACGAACCTCATAATCTTTTCCCTTTTTTTCACAATCTTCAATTCCAAGCTTCATCCCACTACTAATATCAAGATCAACATAAAAGACAGTTTTTTCAGAAACGTCCCTCCAATAAAATCCAGCATCAATTCCCAATTTTCTTTCTTCTGGAATATGATCTCTTAAAACGTATTTCCTTGTATAAAGTAAATGAGAAGCGTAGGGACTTTCATTATGATTTACTATACAATCATGCATACAAAATTCGCCATAAATTTCATTTAGTTTGACGTTTCCCGCATACGGGGATTCAATTATTACCCGCTTCATTTTTTGTTTCTCCAATTCAGCTTGCTTCACTATTTCTTTTTCCTGGTCTAACCAATCTTGATCAGCTGGAATATAATAGCCGCTATCCATTTTCTCAACATCCTTTCTCTTCAATCAATTCAACTAAAACATCCCCATGACAAGCACTTGGTTTGCACCAACACCCAAGTGTTTTTCCCTTTAGTTCATGTAGGTCATTTAATAACTTATCGTTTGATAAAATATATTCACGATATTTTCTAATCACTTCTTGCCTATTTCCATCTTTGCCAATCATAAATGGATTCCCCCATTTAGATGGTCGCCCAATATAAATATCATATTTTTCTCTTTTACAATGTACAACCCTTGTTTCATTCATACTAAATGTACCTTCAACGGATCATTTACTCGTTTCGTAAATTTTCTTAACGTATCTTCTGTTCCGCCTTTCTTTCGTTTTAGGACTTCATCAAGTCCATCTTCCGGAGCTACAACACACGCAATTATTTCATCAGAATTCTCAGCTACATGGCCATTCCGTATGAATAGAGCAGCAGGACTTCCATGCTTTTTATACGCAGGCGGAAATCTTAACATTGGGATTCCTTCTTTTTCTGAAATTTTATCTGCAAATCTATCGCCGCCCTGCTTACAACCACCGGAACAAATCCAATCTCCATCTTCGTATATTTCATCAAATTTAGCTTTAACCTTCTTGTATGCCTCGGTTGAATCCCTCCGGCGGGTACCAATAACCCCGATTACCTTCATTCTCTTCTCTCCTTCTACAATATTGATCAGGTATAAAAAATTCATTTGCTAAAAAAGATGTTTCTGGTTGAGATGCATGACTGAACTTAAACAATTTCATATTACCGTGTTTTGTAACATCCTCTTTGAGTTCAATAAATGGCCAAACAAGATCAGAAAATACAGTCAAGTCCCCGGTTTTAAAAATTAAATCATCTCGTCGATAATGAAGCATTGCTTTAACCAAAGATTTAAAATCATAATCATTAAATCTTTCTCGTTCGGCATGATTATCAAAAATCATAAAGGGCAAGATTTGAGGGTCCTCATATTTAATCTGTTCAATAATCCAATATGATGGTTGCCAGTCCATCCCATCTTCCCACATTTCTGCATAATAATAATCATATGGTATACCAAATCTATGATACGTTGGATGTGGCCAATTCTCAGATGCAACCCGAAATTTCGTCCTGGCATCTACAATGAGATCAACACCTCTTAGAAAATGGGTTGGATGGTTGCTTGTTGTGTTTGCGTAGATCATTTTTTCACTCCATTGAAAATTGAAATATCTTTTGTTTTAATATTATGGGATCATCAAGTTCATATTCCCAAATAATAAGAGTTTTATATCCAAACTGTTCAAAATGTTTGGTTCGTTCTTCATCTTCTTTCTTGTGCCAATATAACCCAAAATATTCAATTATTTTCTTCTCATTGTAATTAATAAAATCTGGATTCTTTCCTCCAATCCAAACTTTAAAATCCCCAACATAATCAAAATCAACATCAAGTTTAGAGAAAAGATCAATTAATTTTTTCTCGTGATTATTTGGTTTTGTTCTACATCCCTTTAAAAATTTCTTCAAAAACCCTTCATCTTTAAAATTATTTATACCTCGTTCTATAGCATCTTGTAATAATTTTTTATCAGACCATGCTTTCTTAACAGATTTACTCATCTTTAATCGTTCTTTTTTTGAATAAACTTTTCTATAGCAAGGGTTCTTATCTCCCAACATTTCCCTTCTTCGGCCCTCTTTAAATTTATCTGTATGTTTCATACCATAAAATGGATTATCCTCACCAACTCTGGTCCCCTTTAAGCTTCTACTTTTTCTTCGTCTAACAGCAGGGCAGGAATTATGAGATTTAGAACAACATATATTTCCATTCTTCATAGTATATTTTCCTACCTTGCCACAACCATATTTACAATAAATGCTCAAACACCCGTACCTCCAAAGATGAATTATCAAGCAAATACTTAGCTGATGAATCATAGAATGTCATTTTTGTAATGATAATCTCTTCAATGCCAGCATTAATTATTTCAACTAAACATGGTGAACACGGAACTCCACACGACATATAGAGCTTTGCTCCTTTCGTTTTGATTCCATGACGACCAGCATTGATTAAAGCATTTCTTTCAGCGTGGCCAGCCACACACCATTGAAGCCCTTCTCCAGATTTAAAGCCAGCAACATAACGAGGGCATATTTTATGATGTGCTTCATCATCTGGATTAATTCCCTTATTTTTTAACATTGCTCGCATTTCTGGATCAATCTTAAATCGTTCCCAGCAGTGCGGAATTCCGCGTGGCGGACCATTATAGCCTTGGCTGATAATTGTTCGATCTCTTACAAGCAATGCACCAATATGCCTTGATAAACAATTGCTTTTTTCGCCAACAACATTGCACATATGTAGATACCAAGGATCCCATTCTAGATACCGTTCTTTCATACCAGCATTCTCCTTTTACCGATGGTCTCCATCTCCATGAAGCACATCTCTTTTTTTTCTATCGCTCAATTTTTCATTGTTTCGTTTTGGAATTTCGTTATAGTCTATTCCAAGCCAATCACAAAATCTAGCAGAATACCAATGATAATCACCCATCTCTTCTATGATTGCCTGCTTAAACTCGTCATCAATTACACCATTTTTATCTCTAAATAGCTTTTTAACTTTCTCAGTAAATTCTCCAACTTCACCAACAATTCCCAAGACATAATATAACCAACCAGGGTCTAAACAATCTTGGGCTGAGGTTCCGACATCAGTTTTCCTACACTCTTTTTGATATTCATTAAAGTCCATTAGCACCCACTTTCATGATGGTCACATGTACATTCGGATTTTCCACATGCGCAAACGGGAGGTTCATATCCACTATGAATTTGACTCATAGTATAACCAAATTGATTTTGAAGGATTTGAAGAATTAATTCTTTTGACATACCAAGGAGGGGCGCAACAATTTTGATTGGTTTTACTCCGCTTATTGCACTTACTTCATTCATCTTTACAACATATTCTTGATAACAATCTGGAAATAAATTGATTCGATCTGAATAATCAGGGCCATACCATACTTCATCTATTCCCATATTTTCTGCAACGCTCATAGCAAGTCCTAAAAATATAGTATTTCTTGCCGGCACATTCATTGGATGAACATTTTCCCATCGAGACTCAACGAGATCTCCAGTCAACCCACTATTAATATTTAGTCCATTAATTTTGATTATCTGATATTTAACATCTATAGAATCTAATTGTTTAACTGCATAATCTAATTCTTCAATGTGTTTTTGTCCATAATCAATTAATAAGCAATAAGGATTTTTTCCTGCCATTTTTGCAAGATGAAGCATCAATAAACTATCAGCTCCGCCGCTATATAACATTACTACATCAACATTAAGAACTTCATTTGCTACATTTTCCATTAAACCTTCTCCTTTCACAATTTGGTTTTTGTTACTCATTAAACAGTTTATCATCTCAAAAAATTTTATAGTTAAATTCTCATTGTCTATATATATAAATAACTGAATGATAGAGCATTTGGTTTTCAAAAGAAAGGAGAACTGGGTGGATCGTGGATCAATCTTTACAATAATAATCGTATTCGCTCTATCATTAACTGGTGCTATTATAGGCATGTTGGTAGGCGCAATTGTTCTACCAACTCGTTTCCTTGATGGAAAAGTAAATTCCATTGGGGATATTTTAACCCCGCAAGATGATCGGGATAAAATTTAAAGGAGGAGAAAATGACCGACTCGTTGATGGACAAGGCTTATCGATCCGGAAAAGGCGAAATCAATGAACCCACATCAAAAAAAGGATCCCCCATGAAATCACCGAAAAAAGGCAACGTCTTCAGCAACATGTGGTTCGGTATCAAAACGATCGCGTTCATGGTCATCGTGGCATTCTCGTTTTACTCCGGGATGTATGTGGTGTCGAGTCATCACACCGACCCCGAGGCCAAAATGACCGCCAGCATCGAACGCGCCCTGGCCAGCACCGAGAAGCAGCCGGTTATCGTCATCACGCCAGAACCGTCAATCATCGAACGAGCAAAGATGATGGTCGGCGTCGAAATTGAACGGCCCGTGGTTCACATCACCACGCAGGACGCGACAAATCTTCTCGGTATCGTATCCGATGAGCCGGGGTTTGTCAAGGCGGCCTTGACCGGCACCAAAGACCTGGCCCAAAAGACCTGGTCGGGAACAAAGGAAATTTCGGCGAAGACCTACAACTGGGCTAAATTTTGGGATTAAGCAATCCCAACCCCGCCTCGTAATCCTGCCAAAAATTGGAAGTTTGTCTGCGTGAATAGATGGGATTCGCAGCCCTACCCTTCTTTAAATATGAGCTTGGGTTCTCCAATGCTCATATTTTTTGCCACTCTTTATAATTTTCATTATTTATATTGTCAAAAGACAATTTATTATAACATGAAAATAATGCTGCAGTTCTCAATCTATCATAATAATCCAACCCCCACTTTATTTTTTTGTCTACATTATTTTCAGTTACATTTATTACACACTCTTCATCCTTAAAATATTTCAATAGTCTAACTGTATCTCTTAATATTAAGGGCGTTCCTGACCGTAAAATTTCTGTAGAAACCCGCGGACATCCATCTTTCAAATTACTAAAATTCAAACCCAATTTACTTTTGTTTAAAACAATATTTAGTTCAGGACGAGATAGGGGACCAAGGAAATCAATATTTGAAAGGTTATATTTTTTTGCCAACTTTTTCCCTATTTCTGGCTTGTTTCCACAATGAGCAATTCTCAAATTTTTTAAGTCAGTTTTGGAAACAATACTCATAAATTTCTCTTGCCCTTTATATTTAATTTGAGTAAAATTGCATGGCCAGCAAATATCATAGACCTTTTCTAATGGAAGGGGTTTGAAGATTTTTGGTGATGCAGTTTTATAGAATGGAATAGTTGAGTAACCTGATTTTATATCTCTTTCATCTTCAATAAGTACATGATCATATTTCCCGCCGTACTGCGGATATTGTCGAATTCCAGCACCCAAGTATAATTTCATACCAAAATGATTCGGATTCATTTTAGTTACTTGATCATATTCTTTGAATCCACCTCTCCAAAATGAAACGTCAGGGGATGGATAATCTAAGGTTTCTCTAAAGTTACAAACCCATCGCTGGATATACTTTTTACCATTTACATCAAAAACAATATCCTCTTTTTTATCTTTAGTTAATCTCCAAATTATAATTTCATTTGCTAAATTATTGTTTAATAGCCAAAGAGACAATAACATATAATAATCATGACAATTATCTTCAAATGATTTTAGGTCTTTATATTTATGATAATATTCAAGTGGTATTAAATTACTTCTGAACAACCAAAAACTTTGCATGATATTCCTTTCTTCGTGGAGATGGCGGGGAAGTAGGACGATTGTACATTACCTGAAAGGCACATGTTTTTCCATTTAATCCAGGATATAATATACAACACCTTGCCCCAAGACCAAACAGACTTCTTTTTATATTTTTATTTTTACACCATGCACCACAGTCATTATATTGACAATTGATATTAATCATTCACATTCCTCCAAATCAATTTCTTCAACGATAGGTTCACATTCACGAAGGAATGATTTAATGGATTCTTCTCGGTTTTTTAATCGTTCTTCTTTCATTTTCTTAGCTGTTTCCTCATCCAAAACAACTACTGTCTTTGAGTGTAACATTTATAGATCTCGCTCCCCTTTTAGCATATCTCTTGTAACAGAAAGGTCATTACAAGTCCATGCGTCCCACATAAAATCATTGATATATGAGTATGGAAGATATCCGTATCCCCCTTGTCCCCAATATGGACCCCAGCTATTCTTAAATTTAATCAACTTTCTGCTATCATCATAACCAACAGCACAGATAGCATGACCGCCGTACATCTCATTTGGGTTTGCAGGATAAGGTACAATTCCATCGCTTCCAACATAAAAAATTTCTCTAAAACATGCTACTCCGATTGGAATTGGTCTTTCAACTAAAGCAGCCTTGAGTTCGCTCAATGATTCAATTCTCCAATAGGATTCAATCATGTTCCATCTTGCAGTCATATTAGCCCAGCTAGCGGGTTTCCCATAATCACTATCATTGTAAGGCCAAGCTTTTTCTTTTGGAACTCCAATTCTATTAAGAACCTTCATAGCAAATCTAATTGATGTTCCTTCTTCGTCTGGCCAATAGTCAATCTCCTTACACTTCCAATATACCCACGCCTCAGAAAGGTCATAAACTTCTCCCTTTCTATGATCTTTTTTACCTTCCAAAACTTCTTCTTTATGTTCTTTTGTTTCTTGCCATTCTTTCATAGCTGTTACAGCAAATCCAACACAGCTCCCCAAATATAGTTGGTCCTTAACTGGAGTCATAGCTGGAGTATGATCAACTTTAGATGGCAATGAAAGAAGTACTTCATCAACAGAATCAACTGTTTTAAGAAGTCTTGTCTGAAATTTATAATCTCTCTCGTCTTCTGGATCTCGATAATATGTAAGAGGTCTTCTAAAATCCTGTGCTTCTAATTGACGATTTATGATCCTTTTAAAAAATTTTTTTCCTTTGATAATTAATTTTTTATAATAAAACATGTTTCCTCCTAATATGACCATTCAGGTATTTGTTCCAACCTGACATCATATTTATTAGCTCTCTTATCTGGCCGTATTCTAAGAAATCCAGGATGTGAAAATGTTATTGATTTGCTGCTCCCAATTAAATTATACACACCATTTTTAAACTCGTATGTTGGTGTTGGTGTTATTCTATTTCTAAAATAATTTACCTCAATGATCAAATTTGGCTTTACAAAAAATTCACCCTTTTTAGAATACAAGGTGTTGTCTTTAATAAATTTATAAAGTGCCTGTCGTCTTTTCCTTTTAAATCCAGTACCAATTTTTGAACTACTTCGAAATTTACCATCTCGATCTATAAATGATGTAAGAAGATAAGATACCTCATCCTTACTCCATGCTTTCATATCCTCATGCCCGGCACCAATTACAACAACATCAGCAGAAGATACAAATTTGATTTTGTAATTTTTACCATCAACATTTCTTCCGATAACACCATCGAATCCTTCAGCATTTAATGTTTCTTCATATAAATCTCTAAACTCTTTTAATCCACCAACAACCATTTTAGGTCTTGTAATATGTGGTAACCCATATGAACCCAATGTTTTATCAAAGAAATGCAACGATTCCCTAAAGCTATATTTTTTATTATTTATTTCAATAACATCAAGCGGATAGTGATAAATCAAATCTTTGTTTTGTGGTTCGGCAAATCTTTTAACAACGCTTTGTGTTTTATTAAAAGGGAGAAGCCTTCCAGAAACTTTGGCTATCAATTCTCCAGGAATTTTGGCACTTTCAATACCATTCTTTTTAAATAATGTTTCATACTCATTTATGGCTGGAATATCAACAATTTCCCTGGCTCTAGTAGTTTGAAAAAATGGTTTTGATCCTGCTTCATAAACTAAGACTCCGAGCATTCCATCAACCTTCTGAATAAAATACCCACCAGAGAATTGTAATGAAACAAAATCATTATAAGAAATCTGTCTTAATCCAATATCTTTTTTCCATTGTTCAGCATAATTTTTCATATCTTGAGTCTTGCCTCTCTTGGGTCAAATCGAAGAATCTTCTCATATGGAACTTCCATACACTTTAGCCCCCAAATTGATAATGAGTGAAGTCCAATATAATTACCCCTAACTTTATTTGGAGCTAGATCTAAATTTGGTATACCGGGACGCCTTTTCATTTCAATTGTATAAATCTTTGCTAGTTCTGACTCACGTAAAAATTTACGAAGAAGGAATCTGATAGCATCAATTTTCATCTTTCTGCCAAAATTACAAACAACATGAAATGATGTTTTACCAGTAAATCTTATAGACGCAGTTTGGACTATAGGCATTTTATCCATAACATAATTATAGACATCATAAGCCGCTTTTCTCGCCCATCTAAATCCATCAGAAGGATCTATATCTATATCTATAATCCCAAAATCCTCATAGCTTCTCATTTCAGGAAAGAACGATACGGTTCTTCCAGTGATTACTGTATCGTAATTTCTATGAGTTAACTGTATGTTTCCACCTTTCCCTTTTCTGCGAATTATTGGTTTATTCAAATCGACCATAATCATAAGCATCACATCTCGACCCAGCGTTTGATTTAATACTTCATTCTTCACATTTTGATAATAATTCCAAATATCTATTTCTCTCAAACCACGAGGGTAAAATTTATTCTTTAAAACTATGGTATCTGGGTGCTCTGGATAGCTCATCCATAATCCTCCAAATGGTTTTATTTATATTTTGTTCTATTATATATATAAATAACTGAAAAGGAGTTAACCTGTAAATTATTAATCTACCCCAAAAGAAGGGAGGAACTATGTGTTATACAGGGAGACTATTTGAGTTCGATTTTTGTGGTAAAGTAGTTGATTGTCACAAAGGCGGAGCCGAATACCAACCATGGTATTCATCTATGAACCTTATCCGTAACAGATTCTCCAGAGAGGTAGATAAAAATCCAGCCCATTGGGATATAAGTGATCCCGATGGACTATGTAGCAACCTGTTCTATTATGTCGCTACAGCATTACAGGTTAACAACATGGAAGAACTGAAGGTCTTTCCAGCATTTGGATCGGCCTTCGATATCTACCACGGTATTGATCTCTTCTTCGAATATCGTGGGAAGTTCTGTACCATTGACCTGTCTTGTAATCCGAATAAGGATTCATATAAGGCAGATGTTATGATTTGCCCCGAAGACGAATTGGAAGAAATTGCAGCGGAGATTGCAAACGTATTGCTCAATAACTGAAAAGGAAGTAGCTGGTTCTTTATAAACCAGAGAATGAGGAGGAATCAATGTATGAGGGCAGAGATGTAATACTTCGTTCGTTCAAGGAAGAAATCCTTGAACTCATCCGAGATCATCGGTTCGTCGAAGCCGAGATGGTCTTGGCCCAAGCACCCTGCTCAGAGCGGCAGAGGTGTATATTTGTGCGTAAGTTCATGCCATGGCTCTCTATGAGCTATACGGCTACGGACTAAAATCCACGGGGCTCTCATGGGGTGTCTTTCTCGGAAAGGAGATGTGAAATCTACATCTCCTTTTTTTGCTAACTTTTTTTATGGTTATAAATATGAATAATATTCAAAACTACAAGATCGCCCTTTAAAAACGGATGGTCTTTAACTAGATCTGTTATGACCTCAACAACAACATCACAGGAGCATATCTCTACAACTCGTCCCCAAATTCTTTCACCATTTTGATTAAACTCTAATAGATCACCAATATCAACATATCTAAGATTATTCAATGGTTTTGGAGACTCGTTACAAGAATAATATTTCTCAAGATCCCATGCATCTACACAGTCGATACAATTATAGTCATACTCATTACAGAACACAGGAGTTCCTCACACGGTCACACTCTCTTATATATTCGACCGGATCATTATCAAAAATACAACATTGAAGTTCATAGCTACTATCCATTAGATTTATTTTATTTGTTAAATATAGGTAGGCTTCCCACCTGTCAACATTATAAGAAAGCATTGCTGCAAGGGCCTCATGAGCGAATGAAATGAGTTCTTTTCTGTTATAATACATTCTGGCCCCATTTACTTATCATATTTGACTCCATCAATTTCGTTAAGAATATCAAAAACACAATCTAAATCAAAATCAAAATTTAGTTTTTGTTCTTTTTTATATGCAAATGCTCGACTAGGATCAATCTTCTGATATTTTCTATTTTTTATTGTTCTCATTTTTTTGCGAAAATTAATATCTGGCTTTAGTCCACAATGCTTATAAATTTTAAATAGCATATCATCAGGGTTTATTAACAAATCTTCATATTTAAATGTATATGTGTTATTCATCTTCATTATTTTCTTTGTAGCAACTGGAACAATCCCTTTATAGGTTCTTATTGGCTGTTCTAAATTTTTAATATATTTAAATTTATTTACATTTGAAACAGCAACATCATATGGATGCCTGATAATATGCAAGATTCGACTTTTACTATTAAAAAATTTATTCCACTTTTCACAATATTTGATTATTGGAAATTTCCTTGCAGAAGGAAAATAGGGAACTTTTTCTCCCCAATTATCTTTGGTAACATCAATGCCACGATTTTCAACAAATTGAATAAGGGTCTGCTTATCCTTGCAAATTTTCAAAAGAAAGTTTTCATGATAAATCCTTCTAACTTGTGGGTGTAATTGTAGCAATCGTCGAAGAAGAGTCGTTCCGCTCCTTTGGAAACCAACAACTAAAATATTCATTAATAACCCCCACCATCCGCCTAGCAGATTGTCCATCATTCAACATACGAAGTTGATCTGGATAATTGCTTTTGGGAGGATTCTCTAATAAATTTATTACAGATGAAAATATCTTATCGCTATCAGGTTGACATAATCTAGTTGTACCATAATTAATCGTATATTCAATATTTGAAGTATCCCTAATTGCAACGCAGGGAACGTCCAAAATAGAAGTTTCTTGTTGAACCCCATCAGAATCTGTTATAACACAGGATGCATTTTTCATTAACTTAATAAAATCAAAATATCCAAGAGGGTCTAAAACATCAATCATTCCTGTGTGTTTCCATAATCCAAATTCATCAATCATCTTACTTGTTCTTGGGTGAACAGTAAATACAACATGATGTTTTTCAGACAGTTTCGATAGCCCGATTATAATCTCTTCTAAGTTATCTTTTATATCTGTATTCACAGGTCTATGTATTTCAACTAATAAAAATAGGTCGTCATCATAAATTGGAGTCCGTTCAGTATAAAATAAAAGATTATCAATCATTGGATCTCCAACAAGGTGAATCTTTTTTGAATCAATCCCCTCATTTAATAAGTTCCTTCTATCTTGTGGAGAAATTGGAAACAACAAGTCTGACACATGATCTGTTACAATTCGATTTATTTCTTCGGGCATTTTTTTATCAAAAGATCTCATTCCAGCTTCCTGGTGGGCAATTGGTATGTGTAATTTAGCTGCAACAAGAGCACAACCCATAGTTGAATTTACATCACCAACAACCAGAACCATATCAGGTCTTTCATCAAGACAAACTTTCTCAAATCGATCCATTATCTTTGCAGTTTGTTCACCATGATTTCCGGAACCAACTTCTAAGTGTTTGTATGGCTCTTTTAAACCAAACTCTTTAAAAAACACTTCGTTCATATTGTAGTCATAATGCTGCCCAGTATGGATAATTTCATACTCAAAATCTCGTAAAATAAGCTCTCGCTCAATCGCAGCTATTTTCATAAAGTTCGGTCTTGCTCCGCCAATCAAGTAAATCATGACTTCTCCCTTATCTGTTGTACTAATGCAATGGCATTAAAAGAATCCTCGATACCATATCCACTACCGCTCAATATTCTCTTATATGACTCTGTATGGAGTTCAGAGAAGACATTATCAAATCGTACCTCCTCTCCATTTACAACCATACTTCTATAAAACTGTTGGTTTTTATCGGGAAGATCATTTCTATCTAATGATAAATTCCACTCCACGTTTGCTAATTCCAATTCTAAAATTCCTGTTGATTTCATTTCATTTCTGTATGTTATTTCAAATGATTTTGGTTGACCAAATAACCATATAAGCATATCGAAAAAATGGATACCAATGTTTGTTTCTATCCCTCCCGACTGTCCCTCTTTTCCTTTCCAGCTTTGAAAATACCAGGGACCCCTTGGAGTTATATAATTCAATGTAACAAGATATTTTTTTCCTTTGTCAATCATATGCTTCAATAACTGGATGCTTGGATGTAATCTAAGCTGTAAGATTGAAAATACTCTCCTTGATGTTTGATTTTCAATCTTTCTTAATTGAACTAAATTTTCAGTTGTTGTGGTTAATGGTTTTTCACATATTACATCAGCACCCAATCTCATTCCCAATTTACAATGTGCTTCATGTAAATAGTTTGGAGAGCATACAGCCAGATAATCCAAGTCTTCATATTTTATACAATGGCGATCAAAAGCTTCTTGTGTTTTAAAAAATTTACATTCTGGAAAATATTTATCAAGAATTCCAACCGAATCATTTGGATCAAATGCAACAACTAGATTGTTGCCAGTATCTTTTATTGCTTGCATATGCCTTGGTGCAACATAACCAGCAGCTCCTATTAGTCCAAAATTATACATTTCTTATTTCCTCATGGTCAAATCCAAATATTAATGTATGGTATTCATTTAGTTTATCACATATTTCAAGGCAAACAGGTTTTAATAAACAAACTCTGCAAGGACATTCTAAAACCTTTCCATCCATTTGAATATCACAAAATCCACTTCGTAGACAACAACTCATTATATAAACTCGTCTTCTGGAACTAAATATAAAATTTTGGCGGGGTTACCAACATAGATATATCCAGGTTCTGTACTTTTTGTTACTACAGAACCTGCACCAATTACACAATTTTGACCTATTTCAACTCCTGGAAGAATCGTTACTCTTGCACCAATACGAGCGGCACGTCTAATAATTGGTGGTTCAGCAATATCCTTGTATGATCTTCTATATGCAATTTTTCTTGTATTGGTTGTCATACATCCCATTCCAACAAATACTTCATCCTCAATAATACATCCCCTGCAAATATTTGAAAATTGCATTACTTGGGTGTCATTACCAATTTTAGCACCAGCAGCAATAAAACAATGTGCTCTAACATGCGAACGATTTCCAATAACTACACCACGCCTTATAACAGTATAATGACCAATATAACATCCATTCCCAATTTTTGCTCCTTGTTCAATAATCGCTGTTGACTCAATTAGTGTACTCATTTCTTTTCACCCCTAAATAAAAAAGCTCTTCTATTTAATTTTTTCGGGTTTTGAATTACATACCCACAATCAAAGTCAATATATGGAGAAAACCTTTCTTCCCACCCATCAAATTCAAACCATCTTACATGACCCTTATATGGGCTATTCGGAACAGAAATAATAACCTTTGTTCCAGCTCGTAAAGAATTTATAACATCTAAATCTTTCTCTATATGTTCTAAACATTGAAAGGAAACAAATGTTATAGCTCCTTTAAGCAAATATAAATTTTCAGTAATATCACAACATATAAAACTCATACCCGGTAATTTATTTTTGGCTTCTTTAATTTTATCCTTTAAAATATCAATTCCCATATAATTTCTAAATCCATTCTTATGTAATAGCGATGCAAAATTGCCATTCGAGCAACCAAGTTCAACAATTAATTTATCATTCTTATCTAACCACGGAACAACCATTTTTCTCATTTCATCATGGTTGATTTTAAATATCATATTCCAAACTCCTTTTGTATTATTTCGGTCATTTCTTTTACCCGTTTTTCACAACTATGATTTTTCCTAACAAAATCCATTCCGTTTCTAGCGATTCTCTCTCGTTCCTTATCATGCTCCATATAATACTTTGCCTTTCTAACCAAATCTTTGGGGGTTTTATAAATAACCAAATGTTCTCCATCTACGAACCCTAATTTAGTTAAATCCTCTGGTCTATCAGCAAGCAAAAACCCACCACATGCTAATGTTTCTGTATACCTCATACTCAATGATTTAAATATGTTATTACTAGTAACGGTTATTTTACATTTGTTTATTGCGTTAATTAGAGCTTGATGGATCACTCTTTTTGTTATCAATCTAAAACCCGCTTTTTTCAAAGATTTCCTAACAACAGAACGATTGGGATAGATATCTTTCCTGGCTGTAAATGATGCAAGAATAATATCCTCTTTTTTTAACTTATTCTTTTTATAAATATTTGTATCAACAGAAAATGGCAGCATTCTAATTTTATCACAAACCTTATTTTCTTCTAATAGTCTAATAGCATTTGATGTTATCCCGAAAACTAAATCATATTTATTTTCTTTGAAAAACTTATTTTGTTTTGGTATTCCAGCAGGTCGTCCATAATCAACTGTAATATGGACTTTTGGAATATTGATAAGACCAAGACCATTAAACTCTTTTGAATATCTCCACCCGTAAGTAATAATCAAATCTGGATTTGAATTTTTATACTTTTTCTTGATAATTTGTTTGGCTGACAACTTCTCGTTGAAGCCAGAATATCCCCTGCCATAATAAACAACATCATGCTGTCTACCAATTTCATTTCTAAATAATTGATGCCCCCAATTATATCTACCAATTTGATTAGGGCTTAGTAACAATATCTTCATTTTATAGTCCACCAAACATAAAAATCTTCAATGTGTAATTTATCTTTATTTATAAATTCATCAACTGCTTTCTTAACCCCTTTCCATTTACCACCATAATCATGACCAGAAATAATTCCGCCAGGTTTTACTTTTTTAGACCAAAGATATAGATTTTCTTTAACGTATGGATAATCATGATTAGCATCAATAAATACCCAATCCAAAATTTCATCTTTAATAAATTCAATGGCTTCCACGCTAGTCATTTGATATACTTTAACTTTTTGTTTATAAGGTTTAATTTTAAAAAGGAATATCTCTTTTGCCTGATCCCATGTTTTAACTTTTTTATGCCCCGGTTTTCTATACATTTCTCCATCATATTTTTCATATGATTCCCAAGGATCTACTGCATAATATCTTTTTATTCTGGGTAGATTTTTTAAAAGAGTTAATGTTGTATCCCCAGTATGAACTCCAACCTCACAACCTATCTCATGTCTTCTTTCTTTTAAAATTTCCAACAAAACATCAGAATGGGTTACAATTCCCATTTTAATTTCCTCGCAACAAAACCTTCAGCGTATACGTCAGGTTCATCTGTAATTAAAGAAGCCCAATAAGCATTCTTCTTTTTAACAATATCAATATTTATGGCACCACAATTTATCTGGCTTGCAAAACAATTTAAAATTTCAAGTTTTTTATTGAAATCGACCACCGAAAAAACATTAGGGTGAAAATCATATGTAGATCCACTATCATAAAACAGCATTGTAATGTGACGTTTCCTACCCACGGCTTGCGCAATTACTGATGATCTTCTATGATGTTGATGTGTATCATGCTCAAATGGAGCAAAAATTATATCTGGTTTGATTGGATCAAGACACTCAATCATCTGTGAATCACTATCAGTTTCACCCAATAAATAAATGAATCTTCGATTGATTCCAATTACATTGGCAGCCTCATGCTGTTCACTCAAACGATAACCAGGAGCTCCTGTCCTGTATTCATCTGTGTGGGTAATAGCATACCATATTTTATCGCCACGTTGAAAATGTTTCAAAATAGTTCCAGCACACCCAATTTCTATATCATCATAATGTGAACCGATAGCTAATATTTTTTTCATTTTAAAAATTCCACCCTTCTTCAACATCTCTCAAATATTTGGCAGGACTTCCAACATAAATCCCTGATTTATCAATATTCTTAGTAACCACCGACCCCATACCAATAACAACATTATCAGTTATAGTAGTATAATGCTTTACCATAGACCCGGAACTGAACCAACAATTAACACCGGTTGTAACCCCACCATTAAAAATCACTCCAACTGCCAAAACTGACCCAGCCCCAATATTACAATTATGTCCAACGTTATTTTTTGCTCCCATTTTGCAACCAGAATTTATTACTGTGGATCCCATAGTTCCCCTATGAATTACAGAATAAGGACCAATATCAACATTGTCCCCAATTAAAATATTGCCCGTATGCTTGAATTGAATCTTTTGCCCATCCGGACAATGAACTAATTTTAATCCATCAACTTCCATAATAACAGTTTCATGAATATTGCAATTCTTTCCAATAATTGGGGTATGCCTAATTCCCTTATTTATTTCATTATGAAAAATAGTAAACTCAAATTCAGGCCAATCGGTATAATAAACCTTAGCATTTGGATAATAGTATTCACAAAATTCATTGACCAAACCTTTAATGGTGGTTGGAGCTATTAACCAAAAATCCTTTTCAGAATATATGTCAGAATATATTGTGGGGAAATATTTAGTATCTCTTATAAATGTTACAGACCTATCTTTAATGTTTGTTATTGGACTAGTTCGATAATAGTTATCGAATTTTCTTAGCAGGGACTCCAGCATAAACTCCCTCCATACAATCCCTATTTACAAAAGAATTGGTTCCTATTATAACATCTTCCCCAATTATAACGCTCGGTCCAATAACTGCAGCAGTTCCAATGAAAGCACCATTCTTTATAAATGTTCCTTTGCTCTTTGATCCATCTGGTAAACTAAAAACAGTCATTACATTTGGCGAAATAAAAACATCATTCCCCACAAAGACTTTTCTTGCAATAGTTGAACCAAACCGTAGCGTTACATTATTTCCAATTATATTGTCGCCTGAGGACCTTACATAACTATCAATGTAACAATTATTGCCAATCCTTGTTCCTTTCCTTAACAATACGTAATTTTGAATTTCAACATTATCACCAATTATAACATCTTCTTCGATAATACAAAATGCTCCAATTTTTAAGTTCTCGCCATGTTTAAAAGATTTATGAATAATATTTGTTCTTACAGCATTGTAACCATCATCAGTGCTAAATAGTTGTTCCATTATTTCTCCTCCCATCTTATAAATGTTGTTCCTTTTGGTTTATCAATACCAAGTTCATTCTTCCATTTTTGACCTTTTCTTCCATCAATCAATCTTGGGTCTCCAGGATTTGAATAGATTCCATATTTCCATTTTCTAATTAAAGGTCTCATATATTCCTGTGAAAATCTAAACTGTTTCTCGGGGTTCGTTTTTACTCGCATCCTTTTTACTGCTTCCTCAACAAATTCACGTTTAATTAAAATGGGATTTAGACCAAATTGCTTCTTCCAATCAGACGCCAAATAAAAACCATCTTTAAAAGTCCATACACAATTAAATACAAAAAAACTTTTCTTCTTGGGTGTTGCCATTTTAAATAATCTCAAACTACATAGATCTTTTTCTCTCTTTAATATATCAATCATATTATCAACATCTATTGGATAAAGTATATTTACATCATCCTCCCAATGAAAAATATATGGGGCATCTGCTTGACTCCATACCCATTTTACAGCTTTGGGAAATGAAGGGGTGTTTGCAATATTATATATAACATTTTTAAAATTCTTCTTGGCTACCTTTACAACCTTAAGTGGAGCAATATTTTCCCCAACTGGGTCAATATTAATAATCAATCGGTATCTATCATCTTCTCCTTTACAAACATTCTCCTTTATAGAAACCAATGTCTCGGCTAAAATAGAAGGTCTTAATACCGCAGTCATTGTAATATCAATCTTATCCTTAGATATATGGCTCATATTTTTTTCCTTCTCTGGTCAACTTTAATTCTAGCCTGCTAGTTTGAGATTTGAATAAAAACGGATGAAATCTAGGGTGAATATCCCAATCAAGCCAATATTCAACTACGAATCCGATATCCAAGGATCGACCACCACATTCCTTAATCATTCCACTATACACACGCCCAATCTCACCAGCAGCGACCAACCAAAGATCATAATCTTTTGCTGTATGTTTGATTATATCTATTACTTTATGATAACAACAATCATAATGATTTTGCCACTGTCCCACTATTTCAACAACATTAACCTGTGGAAATAATTCTTTTATTTCGGGCCTTGCAGTTATTATAGAAACAGTTTTGTCCTTAATAAAATCAACTAAATTTCGTTTTCCATCTATTGAAACAACCATTAAACAATTGGATTCCGGATTACAATATGAGTCATTATCAAACTCAGCTCTTTCATATAAATCTTTCCAGTTCCTTAATTTTTGATCTGTTTCATAATTGATTGGTTTCCCAACTTTTTTTATCCTTGGCCAAAACTCTCCTGTATAGTATACTTCTGGTGTATCAATAAAGTCCGCCCTTCTTGCATAGTAGCCCCACATCTCATACAAATCTATTATCTTATGGTGGGGTATCCCTTCCTTTTTTAAAATGATACCAAGCTGTTCTAAATCTTTATAAAGAATCGAATGTATATATTTAATACCACCATCTCCAAATCTAATATGCGAAAACGGCAAATTATACCTAATACAATTTTCAAGCTTATTCAAAATTTCTTCAACCTTAAAAATTTTCATCGAAGTGTTTCCAACAACTCTATGAATTTTGACATATTGTGTTTTCTGTTTCCCAAAGAAACAATATATGATCTTGAATTTTTTCCTAATTCTTTTCTTAGATTTTCATCCGTAATTAATTTCTCAGTATTTAAAACAAATGCATCTAAGTTATTTTCAGAGATCAATCCATTATGATTATGGATCAAATAATCTGTTCCGGCCAGTTCTGCATCAGTTCCAACAACAGGGCATCCAGCCATCATTGCTTCGGCAGGAGGCATATGTAGTCCTTCTTGGGTTGCAGGAGAAAGCCAAATATCAATTTCATTATAGAAATCATTCTTTTCTTTCATTGTTGGTTGTTTTAAATATTTATCATATAGTTTTGGTGGATTCTCTGCACCCAACAAATAAAGTTTTACAGGATAATCTTTTGATTTAAGTTTTGAGTAGGTACTGAACAGCCACTCAACTCGTTTAATTTTCGAGTGTTTCTTATGATAAAGACCACCAATAACAACATATTCATTTTTCTTTTTTTTCACTGGATAAATTTCATCTAGATCATAACCAGGCTTAACAATATGTGAGTTAGTTTTATACCCCAAAAGTTTTTGTTGAAGACCAAGGCTATTTACAAATTTTATCGTTGGGGCTTTTAAAATTTTATTAACTATCTGACTTTCGGGCATTTGCCACGTTTCCCATGCCCTAATCCAATGACATTTTATTCCGCATGCTTTTGGGGAAGCAACAGTTGACAAAACAGATTTATAACCAGTTGCGATAATAAAATCTCCGCTTGGTGGTTTAAAATTCTTACCCGTAACAACATGCTCAAACTTTACATCAGACCATGTATGCATATTCTTAAATGAGTCAATAAATATAACTTCGTGACCCAAATCAACAAGGGCATTTCCTGATCTTATAAGAGTTAAAGATCCGCCGTTATTCCCCAGTCCAACTTTTCTTAAATCAAAAATTATTCTCATATATCTCAATTCCTTCCTCAGCAGAACTACATCTTATAACTGGCGTATTTAATGGATTTATCAAGTGAATTTGATCATCCGACAACTCTTCGTTTACAGCAATTAATGGCGTTTTTAATAACAATGCTAATCTTGAAATATCACCTTTCAAATTACCAACTACAAATTCACTCCGTTTTATTGCATCGAGATAACAGCCCAATGTTGAATCTTGTATGCCGCTATAAACATTAGAAACTTGACAGAAAAAGTCACTCCCAGTTTTTATAAAATATTTATCTGAACTAAGGTCACAATTAACTGATATAGAATCCACAAAAATGATTCTTTCTTTTTCATGAAAAATCTTATCAACAATTTGTATATTGCCATTTCTTGGCTGAAAATCATAATCCATCTTTGACCTTGGAAATTGCCATTTAACTTTATAGTAAAACGATGTAATATCAGGATATATTATGTCCTTAATTTTAAATCTAGTTTTGAATTTATTTATAAATGCACCAAGAAGTTTATTAAAGTCTTCGCCTGTTATATTCTCCTTTTTGAAGCAACAGACATTATTCTCATCTAATCTTAGTGGAACAAACACATCTGCATAAATCCCATATAAATCAAAATTATGTTGGCGAGTAAAAATAACAAATGTATCATGTGGCGATTTCTTTTTAAGGTAAATAATATAGGGCGCAAAATGAAAATATTCCCATGATAACTCGCCAACAAAGGGACCTACAAGAACCACCTGTCGTTTCATATTAATCCTTTAAACTGGTTGAATTGTACTATCTTCGTTTGGATCTGAATCTGGTTCTGGTTTTGGATTATCGGTATCTTTCATAACTCGTTCAAGTTCTCTAATTTTATTCTTAAGTGCATCATTCTCATTCTCAAGTCTTGTAAGTTCAGACTCAAACCCATTCATGATATATTGAAATTTTTTTATTGGAAATTCTTGATACATTGGTTGATAACTAGCCTCAATTAATGTTCTTTTTAAATAGTCAACAACTCGTTTGTTTGTACTAAGCCAAATGTTTTGCATTACCTTTTCTCCTTCTTTTTCAATAGTTTTTTAAATTCTGGAAAAATCTTATCTACAGAAATATCATATTGCTTATTCTCGATGAAGGTAATAGGAGTGTTTCTAATATTATAGGTTTTTGTGTGGAGTTGTTTTTGGCATCCAAACTCTAAAACTTCAACTCCATATAATAATGATATATTTGGAATGGCGCTTTGAGAACCAAAAGTAAAAACCGATTTCTCCATTACTACAAGTAGCAATCCTATTAATGAAGATGATTTTCCAACTGTAATATCATTCATATCATAGAATCTTTTCTTTTCATCGGGGACATATTCTCCCGGCTTTCCACAAATAATAAAACGAAAATTATCATTTAAAAATTTATCAGCAGCCAGTCGATCATAGAAGGCTAACCAATTCCCCCAATTTCTCTTAAATCCTTTCCTAAACCTTGGGGCCAAAATAACCAGTGGTTTGTTGTCTGATATATAACTCTCGACTAACTCATAATTTTCTTTTCTTGGTTTATATTTAAAGATCATATTTTGTTTTAGATATTGATTTTTATTCAAAAAATTCTTCTTAGAAACATCTGGATAAATATGTTTTATAACATTAAACCTTTTGCTATAACGATTTTTAAACTTACTAGCTAATTTATGATAATTCTCTATTGGGTAATTATTAAGCCGAAAACAATTTGGTTGTTTATTTTGATAATCTCCTTCAATTCTAAGGGGTATTAAAATGTCTGCATAACAACCATATAAATCAAATCTTTCTTCTCTCGTCAAAATAATAAATTTTACATTTTTTCCTTTATATGTATTCTTTTTATAAAATGGTAACATAGGTGCAAACCTTGCGGCTTCCCAATACATTTCGCCAACAAAGGGGCCAAACAAAACAGCTTTTTCCATAATTACCAGTCCCTGATAACAGCCCTATCATCTTTAATTTTATTATAAAACTCCTCAAACTTCATGCTCGCCAATCTTTTTTCAGCGTCTTCAAATTTGATTAGATTATCTAATTTTTTATCATTCTTTTGTCTAGTCAAAACATTACATACAGATCCAGCATGTTTTCCACAATGGTATCTTAGATTAGTACTTAATCCAAGGATGTAATGTTTCCCCTTTGATGATTGGTCTAATAGTTTCCAATACATCTGGTCATGTTTTTTATCATGCCCAACCAATTGTTTTAAATTAAGAAACCCAACATCACGAAAAAAATCTGGTCTAACAGACCAAAATCCCGACCCTCCCAACTTCCCTGTTTTTCCCGATAACTCAGTACTTATTTGAATTGCTGGTTCGTTTCGATATTTAATTCCGCCTGGCACTTGCCCAATAACCTTAATATGATTTAGTTTGTTTTTGTGAATATATTTCCAAGCAGATAAGAGCTTCTTATCCCATTCTGGCGCAACAATTATATCATTGTCCAACATAAGCAAAAAAGCATATGAGTCTTTCTTCGGATCCTGTTCATGTTGCAAACCAAAAAAATTACAAGTTGATGCTTTACTAAACGCACCAAATGTAGAATCAGTTGAAGTAAATGTAATCTGTGAGATTAACCCTTTAGAATATAACTTATGAAAATATGCAAAATGATCTTCTAATAGATGATTTGTTTGGTTATCGTAAACGTAAATTTTATGCGGCAACGATGAATGAACCTTTAAGGCATGGATACACTTCCTGGTGATTTCTAAACGATTTCTAACGCTTAAGAAAATTTTAACCATCCTTAGATAACTCCTCAATATTATCAATAGTTTCTTTTATATTAATTTGGTCATAACATGGGCTGTATCCATCAGGACCTGCTTCTGGACATGGAGTATGCCCATGAATAAAACATGGAACACAATGTCTTTGAGCATCAACCCAACGAGCTTTTGGGTAAGTTTTTAATCTGATATGACCAGGAAATGGTCCGTATATTCCATAACACGGAACATCAAGAGATGCGGCAATATGATTTAGAGCAGAGTCGGTTGCAATCACACATTTAGCAAGTGAAGCAACAGCAATTGAAAAATCTAGAGATAATGAATGTTGACAAAAATTAAACACTCGATGTTTATTTTTAACTGCTGAAATAAAATTATCAACATTATCTTTTTGCCTGGGGTTATCTGTGATAAGAACATCATGACCACGATCAGTAAGTTCATCAATTATGTTAATCCAAAATTCAGGACGAGGGGTTCTAATGGGAGAACTGGCTCTAAGTTGAGTTAACATAAACCCTTTTGGTTGTACGCCCCACTCTTGTAATTTCTCAAGACAAAATTCAACTTTATCATCTTTTGGTTTTTGTGATGGAACCAATTTATCATTGGGTAAATCAAGTCCTAACCATTCACTAAATAAATTGTATGCATTTACCTGTTCTGCTAATTTACATCTTTCAATAACTCCCTCAAACAATGCATGATAATCAGCTCTATTCAACTCAGTCAAATTAAACGGCAAATCCACAACGCGATCAACACATTCCCAAGTTTCAACCATTGATTGGTATTGCGGACCACAACAAAAATTAATAGTACATGAAGGATATTTTTCTTTTAGATAGGATAAATTCGGTTGGATAAACAAAAGGTCTCCGATACCTCCTGTTCTAAATACAAGGAGTGTTTTGTTTGTTAAATCCTGCCCGATATACGGAGTATATAAATTTTTGAATTGAACTTTGGCTGGCTTTAAAAATTTTCTGCCTCCTCTTGGTTCCCGATGTAGTTGTTGATAAACACCAAGACCCATAACATAATTATTGCCCTTCTTTAATTTCTGCTTTTTAAAAAAATTCTGAATAAATGATAAATTTTTAACCGCATGAGCAATAACAATATTCGGTGGCGAGTTTCGTAATTCTTTTAGATCGCTAACAATTTTAGTGGATTCGCCTACCAAACCCAACTCTCTCAATTGCATACTTGTTATCTGTCTAAATTCTCTTGTTGGTACTTCGGACTCCCATTTTATCCCCGTATTCAAATCCATCCTGATTTCCTTTCAAAATTTTTCGTTAGTCGGTTTCTTTATCTGCCTTCCATGCTTTATCAACAGCATCAAAAAATTTCTTTTTCTTCTCGTCACTCAAATCCTCAATGCTATCAATATTCCAATTCTTCATCATTTTCTTAAAGAAGTCTCTATATTTTTCTTCCCTTATTAATTTTGAAATGGATACAGCAATCGCTTCTTGGGTAGGGGTTAATTCGTCTTTTGTAAGTTGATCAACAACTGATTTATGGAGCGACTCTAAATCTTGATCGGGTACATTATCAATCTCATTTTCAACTTCATCTAGAACAACATCAACATCGTCGATTGCTTCTTTGATTTTCTTGTATTCAGTATAATCCCCATTAAGAATAATATCAACTAAATTTAATGCTTCTTTTATATTCATATCTCTACTCCTTGGTTTACCCATTGGTCCTTGTGTTTTACCACGAGCTTGTCTCTGTCCTTTACCTTTTTCCTGACCCTCAGGAACACATTTTTTTCTGATTGGTCACCACCGGGTTCCTTCCGGGCATTTAGGTACTTTTTTAGTTTCATAACCAATTGGTTTTGGCATAATTATATTACCCCCGTGGCTCTACGTCTAAATTCAGCAGCCTTTGCGCGAGCCTTATCTTGTGATTCCCTGAAATTATCAATCCTTTTTTGGTATCTTGTTGCTGCTCTTTTTAAAACACCAATACAACGATTTGGATCTGGAGCTGTAGTACATTTTCCTGTAATACCGTTCAATCTTGTAATCGCTCTATTTGCTGCAGTTATTTGACAAGTCGCCTTACAGAATCTACGTTCATAATTATTTTCTAATCTTCTATGGCATCGTGTTTCATAACAATCAGTCCATTCATCTTTAAAATCACCATCAATATCAGTAACTGCAATGCTAGCATCAAACTGCTCAAAAAGTAAATTAAGGTACTTGTCAATCTTCATTTATTTGCCCATCCCTTTAACGTCTGCAATAGTGCGAATTAAAAGACCATTTGCAACCGTTGTTAATGGATTTTTAGCACGTCTAATCTCTGAAACCTCAAATGGCAACTCGTGTGTTGAAATGACATTTTTAAACAACTCAACAAAACCCTCTGGAATACTTGTCCCGCCAGAAACAACAATTGGAATCTTATCATCTATTTCAATATCAACTTTTTCATCAAACTCTTTGATAATTCGTTTTACAGTATAGTCAATCAGGGCTTTATGATAATAGAAAAGAGCTTCCAAAACCCTCTTAGTTTTCTTATTTTTAACTTCAACATCACCAGATAATTTCATATATTTCTCTTTCAAATTTGTAACCCTATTTGGAACCATTGCTAAATCTGCCGCAACCTGTTGATCAATCCAATCGCCAGCTCGAGCGGTTGAGAATTTTAATGCTTCAACGCCCTTATATGAAATTGCTATATTGGCCATACCAGCACCAAAGCTAATTCCAATCCCACTAAAGTTCTCTTTGGCACATTCAGAATAAATAATCGCCATCGCCTCATTGACAGATGTATGATTAACACCCAAACGATTAAGAATTCTTGCAAAAACATTTTCATGATATGTAACAGAACGTCCCTCGTCAATCGCTTCAGCGGGTACCGAATACGAACAATAAACCTCTTTATCTTTGGTCTCTCCAATTAGTTCCTTTAGCATCAATGTCAAAACATCAATTGCAGCAATTTCTTTTGGAGAGATAAGTCCTTTTTCCATAGGTCGAGAAATACTTGTGCCAAAAATATTCGCAAACTCAAATGCGTCAGAACCAATAATAAATAACTCTCCATCATCGCTTTCAACATAACTAATATTACTTAGTTGGTTGAGCGAGACATCATCCTTCTCTACTTTAAGAAATACATTCCTTGTAATATTAACATCATCTGAGTCAGAACTTGCACATACCAGATGCATTGTTCCGACATCAAGCCCCAAACATTTAACTTTACTATGTTTTTTCATTTCTTTGTTATTGTTTTCTTCGTTCATATTTTCTCCTTATAAACAAATTACATTTGCCAAATACCCAGTAGAACACTCGCCACTATGACCATATTTATAATGACATTCTTTACAGACAGACCAAGCCAAATCTGGATCTAAAGCAAAAAATGGTTCTAATTTTTGTGGTCTTTCATGATGAACATGTTCTGCTTTTTTGCCACAATATTGACATTTGTAATTATCCCGTTCTAAAACATATTTTCTAAAGTGATTATATTCTTCTTGTGTATAACCATGTTTAGTTTGCTTAAATGGATCTGATTGTAAATTATATAACGGGCATTCGATTTTACATTCATCACAGCAATAAAAATAAGAATTATCACTTCCGTTTTTCTCCAAACATCGTATTCTTTCGTATATCTGTCTCTTTGTGGGTGTAAACCAACCAGTTTGTTCTTTTGAATTTTGACATTTGTGATTTTTACAATGTACTTGTATTTCCCTTTCTTCAATAGGTTTATTAGGATTATACCTCATCTCTTCTATTTTAGAAAATAATTTATATTTTCTTTTTATTTTAGAAATTGTCATAAGACTATTTATACTCATCTTTTTCTTGCTATCAAGAGAATGTTTTTTTCCAAGCATTGGATGAGGTCTATCACTAAATGATTTTTTTAAGCTATCAACATGTTGTTTGCTTAAAGGGTTTCCTTTTCTAGCTTCACTAATCTTTTTTCTTGTTTCAAATGAGTGAGGTTTTCCCTTATTCCATGGAACATAATCTTTTTTTGCATCTCTCATTTTTTGTAGTGTTTTTTTTGAATAAATACCTGTTTTACCTTTATTCCACGGACTCATTATCTTTATTTCCATTTCCTACTAAATTCGATAGAATATCAGCACTATCATTAACTGAGGAACTATCCTTCTTCATTGTTTTTATTTTGGATTTAATTTTCATATCACTAATATCAATCTCAGGAATAAATGAATCTAGCTCCTCAATTACAGGTTCTTTATTTTTATCAGGAATAAATCTGCCAACCTTTTCTTTTTTCTTAGTATCATTTGAAAATGTAGAAATCAACTTTTCAAGACTAGATAATTTATTTGTTATTTGTTCTGAACCTTCAGAATTATTACCCTGTTCTTTTTCTAAAATTTTCGCCATCATCATTTCAAGATTTTCTAATCTTTTATCTATCCCACCAGAATCATCTTTTTTCTTTGGTTTTGGTTCATCAAAATCTCCCTGTTTATAAACCTCTTTTCCGCCCTTTTCAGTTTCAGCAACAATTTCATAGTCATCAATCCCTGACGTAACCAAATACATATGAACCACTCTTATATCAACTTTTGATATATCCACTTTAGCTGGAGTTCTAAAAGACGGAAGACCAGGAATGGAAATAACATACCCGGGCTTTTTTATCTTTAAAAGAATCATTTCTATTCCTTCTTATTCAAGCGGTTAAGAAATTCATCAACCGTATTAGTTTTTGTAAATGAATTTTCTGGGTTTGAAACAATTGGATTTTCCTTACTCAGCACATCCCCAAGGATCCTCTTTTGATCAGGTAAAACCATCAGGTCAGCTTCCCCCAATTGAGTTATCCATTTATGCCCTTGATGTTCTTTTGACAATTTAACTTTTTGATCTGGATTCTTCATAGAACACAAAAAGTTATAACATATAGTTCTTCGTTTTCCACCTTCTGCAAGATACTCAAATTTTTCAATAAATTTTTCGATTTTTACATCAAGTCCGGTTTCTTCTTTGATCTCTCTTAATGCACATTTATCAGGGGATTCTCCAACTGGTTTATCACATTTACCACGAGGAAACTCAAAATGTAATGGCCAATGATCGTCTTTTGATCTTTGAATCAAAAGAACCATCTTCTCTCCATTCTCACCCTCTTTCATTATTATGCCCGCCGCAGCGATCATCGTCTTTTCAACTTTATCTTCTTGACCAATGGTCATTTCGATATAGCCAATCAACTTCTTCATTATAGGATCCATTTAACCATCCTCACTTTTTTCATAAACATATAACTCAAGCACCATCCCAGCTTTTAAATTTGTTGTGTCTTTTTTAATAACTAAGGTCCAACCATTATCAGTTAACCAATAATTTTCACCAAATGCAAGTTCTCCATATGACGCATTAACAATCAAAGCTCTAGGAAATGTAATTTGCTCAGGTAGATTAATGATAATATTTGAAGTTGAATCAAGTTCGCTTTGTGTAACCTCATGAAAATACCTTATCTTATAAATGAAATGACCAACATATGTCATTACATTAGTTGCATCAGCAGGATCAAGATACCCAAGGTTGTCACTATTTGTTTCAGATTCAAGACCCCAGTCCCACCTGTAATTAGTCAACCATCTATTATCAGGTGGTTGATAATCGTTATACATTGAGTAAACAGATTCGTATCTTATTTCTAGGTTAATACCCTGAGCCAAATAATCAGATTCCATTACCAAGTAAGTTGGCATTTCAAGTTCATAATTAATTGTAGCATTTAGTTTCCACTCGGCAATATTATCTGCTCCACCATATCTATTACTTGCATCTGACAGACTTGTTAAAGTAATTTCTGGTTTGATGTTCAGTGGTAACACTAATTCATTTCTAGCAGTTGATCGTACAAGACGGTCCGAGGCATTTGCAGATGACCAATCAATTTGATATGTTTGTCCTGTATAAGGATTTGTGTACACATAATTTACAAACGAATCTGGAAGTATAATAAACGATGAAAAGAATTTTGGATAAATAATTCGATCTAAACCACCAAACATATTAATCATCAACATACGAATATCACAGTATTCATAAAAACTATTACATAACATGATCAACTCAATTTCACCCTTGACCCTTAGAAATCCTGGATACATCAAAACCTGTTCATCTCGATATATTGGATCAAATAATCTCTTTGCAAGGGTTGGAGCTAAATTTGGATATCTCCAAAGTTGCTTTCCGCCAGCATTTCCATCAGCAGGTAAAAAATCCCCAGTTGGATTTAAAATCAATGCTGGCAAAAGAGGCATGTCTGTTTCTCTATTATATTGACATTGCTTTCGAATAAATTCTACAGCTTTATCATAAGTTCCCACAACACGATATTCAAACCTTGGATATATACCGTCGCTGAGCCAATCTAATGTATCCTTAAAAAAATTGGCGAAAACATTGTGAATAAAATGATACCGTTCTCTAAGCTGAGTCATTCTTTATAGCCTCTTGTTCTGCTTCTGCATAGTTGATTAGATCACCAGAAGCATCTCGAGTTTTCATATGTGCCTTTCCAGCCGTTTTGCTTTCAAGGTTATACTCGTCCAATAAATTTAGCGCTGAAGTTGTTGTAATCTGAAGACCACTGGTTCTTACAATCTTTTTACCTAATCGTTTCAAAATATTATGTCTTTCAGTAATCAAAAAGATATATTCGTCTACATAAGAATTGATTGTAAAACCATAAATATTGAGTGTATCAAATACATCTTTATCATGAAGTTCAACCTTTGATAATACTATTGATTCGTTAAGTATGAAAGAAACGTCATGTGTATATTCGTCTCTTATCCCTTCAAATTGGTTAGAAATATCTAAAGTATCTTTCTTATAGTTATGTAATTTAATAAAAGTTTCACAAAATTTTGACGATTCTAAATTTTTAAACATGTTAATCTTTATACTTTTTTTGAAGGTTGAGTGATCAGAAAAATCGGGATCAACTCTAAATAATAAAAAAGTTGATTTCTTATCGAAATATATTCCGATATTATAAAACCCATCTAATACTGGCAACCTAAGAGTATAACTTCTGTTAAATGATTTTCCGAGTACAAGTGACATTCTTATCCCCTTTATTCAAAATCAAAATTCATATCAGCAAAACTACCGTCGCCAGATTCTTCTTTTGGTTTTTCACTTACAATTAAAATACTATCCTTAGTCATACTTTCTTCATCGACCAGGACAGCAAAATAATCATAATCAACAGCCATCTTCTTATCTGTCTCTGGATTCCAGATATACAAAGCCTTAATTATATTTTCATCAAACTCTTTGAGTTCATCTAAACTCCAAGGATTATCAGAAAAATCAAATGGTTTATTTCCCAACTTCTTGACGTATTCTAAAACATCATCTCGATTCGATTCAGGGATATCTTGTTTGAAGTTTGTAAGATATCTTTGCAGGGGTGTTATCTTTTCAATGTTTGATGTTTTTTTAACTTTTTTGTTTCCAACAAAATATTTTACAATTTCGTCAGAAACACCTTTTTCTTTTAATTTTGAAACAATTTCAGCGTTTTTTAGATCATAACCCAACTTCTGATCTACTTCCACCAAGATAACCTCATTTACAATTTGTTCTAAACTAAACTGATTCTTGGATGGCAAACTCACATTTTTACTAAGATATAATTTTTCATGAAGTTCATTAATTGGTTTGGTTTCACTTATAATATTTTCATTCAACTCTTGCACAAATGTCTCTATGTCTCTTTCATCAATTCCTGTACAATTGTTATCAACTAAAACTCTCTTATATTTATCAAAAATTCCCAATGAGTCATAGTACTTATATCTTCCAACTACAGAAGAAGTTATATCATTCTTATCCATTTTATCAAGATATGAGAACGCATAACTATCCATAAAACATCTCAAAAACAAATATACCATTGACTTGTTCTCATATGCATTTTGAAATTTAGATTCAAGTCTTCTTCTTAGAGTTCTGAAATAACCAATTATCATTAAGACGTCTTTGGCAAATTCAATATTTTCTTTTTTGTCAACTACATCACATTTCAAAATTGGGATGCTGATTGGTATTGGTGCCTCTTTTTCTGTGTAACCTTTAGAATAAAGGTAATGAAATAGAGTAGTTAAATATACAAGTGACTTTTTATCATCGTCAGTAATCCCTCTTAGCGGATCTATCTCAATATTGGTTTTAATGTCATTAGCCAATTCAAGAACTGCTCCCCGAGTAGCACCAAAACTATTTAGTTTGCTTTCAAGTTTTGTCAAATCATTCTCGAGCATTTTTCCAATAAAAGGACTATCGTATTCTACAAGGGTCTCTTTCTTTTCTGCCTTCTCTTCTTCAATCTCGGGAATCTTTATATTGTTCATATTATCACCCAAAAACTTATCAAGGTCCTCAATTGTCGACTCAGTTTTGCTTTCATCATCATACGACGGTTCTGCGGCGCGGGAATCTAGGATAGAATCCGGGATAGAAATTTGAGAAGAGATTCCTTTGATTAAAGAAGGTAGTTGCTGAATGATTTGTGTCTGCTCACCATTAATTGAATGGTTAAGAAGATTTACACAAAGATTATCATAATTTTCAACAAATTTTCTCAACCTTCTTAATACTGATTGAAATGTTGGTTTGAGGGGGATAATAATTTTAGTTGCATCAGACTCATTTGAAATAAGCTCAATGACAACTACACGTTCTTGACTTGATTGTTCTAATGCAAATTTGAAATAGATTTTAGTATCTCGTTGATATTTCTTTTCAACTACTGAACTATCTCCATTTAATTGTTTAAGGGCTTTTTCAAATGACTCCAAAAGATCTTCAGCATTTGAAATGTTTAGATTATAAGATTTTTGATAGTTGTTTGAAATTGAAATGTTAAATATTGGTGGGTTAAAGAATCTATTATCTGCTGTGTTTGTTGATATTGAAATTCTTAAATAACCATCTGTTCCATAGTGCTTGTCCTTATGTGAAAGCACCGTTTGACTAAACCACTTTGTGTTCTCGTTCATTCATGACTCCTTTAATTTCCTTTGAGGTGTTGCTCTCTACATTTATTTGTTACTGTTAGCTACTGGATCAACCCGAAGGGTTGCGCCGTCCGCGTAGGACATTACAAGGGTACCTGCGCGCCAGCGCATTTCACGTTACTTAATTTCCTTTGCTTGTCTTTTTTTTTATTTTAGAATTTTTCATCTGGCATATAGTGCTAATATATGAAATATATTAGCGCTCGATATCCCTAAGAACCCTAAGAACCATAAGAAAAATAACCATGAAAATGCCCCTGATTTTTGGAGGTGCTAATATATATATTAGCGCTCGATATCCCTAAGAACCCTAAGACCGTAAGAAAACTCGTAAGAACCCTAAGAGCTAGAATAATCTTCAATTAGAATAACATTATGTTTGGTTTTTACAGCTCTTTTTTCTCTCATATTTTTTGCGAGTTTTTTATTTTCATTCTTATCTCTACATTTAGCATTGTGTCCATTTATAAATCTATTTCCTTTTTTAACTGGATGCCCACATCCACAAGCACATAAAACTGGCAATTCAATTTCTGGCTTTTTTGCTTTTCTCATTTCATCTGTAAATCTTTTAAATTCTTCTTTACCATTCTTAACGTGAGCCTTTCGTTGCCTGAATACTTTTCGTAAAAACTCAACTTCTAATTCAACCCTATATTTCTTTCTTATCTTATTAATGGTTTTGTTAATTGCGATTGATTGTTTGTCGCCTTTTCTCCTCATTAGATAATCAATTGTGTTTATAGCATCTCTTACACAATCCGTATAGTAATATTCCTTTTTCAAAACATAAAATTCTAAAAATGAATGCTCTCTATTTAAACTAAACATTCAAACCTCCTTTCAATAGATTCCCTCAATTTTTCTTATGTTCTCAAAACTAATAATATGAACCATATCACCCTGAAATTTAGCATTCTTAATAATATCTTCGTCATCATATCTAACCCAATTACAAAGTTTATATGTAGAAAATTTTGTAACTTTGAATCCAAGATCAACAATCTGGCCAGTCCAAACATCATCTTCTTTTTTTATTGGGGTAATAAATACTTGATCGCCTAATGCATTAATCATTTGACTCCTCTAATACCTTGGTTAATTTTACAATCACATTTTGAAAATATTTTTTTCCATCTTTGATTCCCTTTTTGCTCATATTGGTAAGAATGATATTTCTCATATCAACCAGGTATTTATTAATGATCCCATCATCTAGTCCAGTATCGTTTTTCTCATCTTTTGAAATTGACACATTAGGACACTTCTGACCTGGTTTTAGAGGGGGGTGAACCAACCCACATTGCTCACAAACATTTGATGGGTTATATGTTTGAGGTGGTGGTCCTGGTTGGACTCCAGATGTATTAATTACATTTGCTGGTGCAGGTTGCGGTTTTGGTGCTGGAGGTCCTGGTTTTGGACCTGGTGGAGTACTGTGATAAGGGCGCTCTTGTGGGCCTTGATTATCAAACATTCCATTGCCTTCTGTTTGAGCATACTCTCCACCTTGATTATCAAATTGACCTTCTGGGTTAAAATTTTGGTGGGTTTGTTGTGGGGTTCCACGTTGTGATTCCTGTAATTTTTGAATCTTTTCCATGAGCTGTTGAATTTCTTTTTCTTGTTCGTTCATAGTTTTCTAACCTCCGAGTTCGTTTTGGTGTTTGTTCTTAATGAAAGTTAATTAATCTTGAACTATATATATTAATATTTGAAGATACAACAATAGTTTTTAACTTTTTTTAAAAGGAGGTGTTTAATTGGCAGAGGAAAAGAAAAAAACAAAAAGTCAGGCACCACTCATTGGTATTATCGGCAGTTTACTTCTTTTGGTAATTTTTATGGGGGTAATGTATGTTCGGCTGAATATAAAATATAACAAAGATATTGCCGAATCTAACGAGATTATTCAAAAATTTGACGAACAAAACAAAGAACTACAGACAAATCTATCAAGTGTCAAAGATGTAACCGATTCTTATCGGTCACGTCTTGAGGGTATCAAGGACAAAGATGATTTACTCAAACGAGATATTTTTGTCTATGTTGATACAAAGTATGTAGAAATTCCAAAATCTGTGGCTATTGATATTGCTGAAAATATTGTAAACCTTAGTAAAAAATATAATATTTCGCCTGAGTTAATTGTAGGAATTATTCAGGTGGAATCATCTTTTAATCCAATGGCAGTAAGTTCAAAGAAGGCCAGAGGATTAATGCAGGTCATGCCTGAATGGGTCAAAAAAATAGATGGAGTTAACAAAATAACAGATCTTCATGATATTGATACCAATATCAATACTGGAGTTCAAGTTTTGTTGATTCACATCGAGGAGTCAAATGGTAGTTTATCTAAGGGGCTTTATCACTATGTTGGAAAAAGTACTTCGTATGTAGATAATGTATATCGAGCAATCGGCGAATTTGTTGCTTTTAGATCAACAATTGACGATAACAAAATATCTAACAAGAGTACAGTGGAGGAGGAAAAGGGAGAGGAACTTGAACCTGAACAAGGAACAGCAGAAAATAGTTGATGAAATCATTGCTGATCTATTGACCAGCGGGTATCAGACACTGCCATGGGCACCAAGGAAAACATTCACTAGGGTAATCGGTGGGTATGCTGGAACCGGTAAAACCACAACAATTTCAGAATTAAGAAAGGCAATTTATCAAAGAATGCCGAAGGTAGATGTTGCAATTGCAACCCTAACTGGAAAGGCTGCATCTGTTCTGAAATTGAAGCTTGGTGCCTATGGCTCGTTGTTTACACAAGATTATCTTGGAACTATTCATGGACTTATATATAGTCCAGAAACTGTATGGGATAAAAAATTAAAAACATTTGTCATTGTTGGGTGGAAAAGAAAACCCAAAGATCAAATGGTTGCTGACCTTATTATAATTGATGAAGCATCTATGGTTGGAACCGATATATGGAATGATCTTAAATCATATGATAAAACAATAATTGCCGTTGGTGATCATGGGCAATTGCCACCTGTATCAGAATCACAATTTAATCTTCTATCTAACCCTCATTATATGCTAACAGAAATACACCGTCAAGCATTAAATTCCCCAATAATTAAACTCTCTAAATTTGTTAGAGAAGAAGGATATATTCCTTTTGGTTTCCTATCAAAAGATGTTTTTAAACTTAGATGGAAGGGTGATCTTTGTCAAAAAATATGGAAAAATAAATTGAAATTTGACGAAGATGATATGACCGTCCTTTGTGCTTTTAATACAACAAGAGCCAATTTAAATGACTCGATTCGGAGACATTTAAAATATAAAGAAAAGGTGCCTTATCCAGGAGAGAAGATAGTTTGTCTTGTAAACAATCATCATCAAAAAATAATGAATGGGCAAGTAGGAAAAGTTTTATGGTTGATGCCCGAGCAGGATGGTTTATATCGTGTCACCTTAGAAATTGATGGTGAGATCTATGAAGTGATGATAGCTGAAAAATGTTTTGGAGAAGTACAATATACAATGTATGACAAAACATCAAAACTAACAAAAATGAAAGATTATGCATTTGATCAAGGATTTCCAACTATTGGGTTTTTTGATTACGGATATTGTATATCAGTTCATAAATCACAAGGGTCTGAATGGGATAAGGTTGTAGTTATAGAACAGAGGACAAAAAGGTGGGATGACGAATATTATAAAAGATGGTTATATACAGCGATAACAAGAGCAAGAGAAAAACTTTTCATCATTGGGGATTTTTGGGGTTAACTCAACTTAAGGAAGGAGGATGATTTGGCAAAATCAGCAATCCATACAAATCTTGAAATTGAAAGACTGAAGAGAAAAAAGGAGAAGGTTATCCCAAACTGTTATGAAAACACCAAAACAGAAACAGCTCATATCTGTTCAAGAGTTATGAAAGATAAGACATGCTCTGCATATGCGTATCCTCAAGCCAAATGGCGGGCCGGCGATTGTCCTTTGGCAGATCTTGAACTACAAACACCAATCATCAAAGAGGATACGAAAAAGACTCGGGTTGGGCAACAGAAACAGAAAAAACGATAGTAGAAGATGGGGAATGGGGGAGATAAGTCTCCCCCTAACCTCCAGCAATTTTTTTTATCATTTGGAACATAATATAAATTCATGCTGGAGGTTAATGGTAATGTCTAAACTTTCAAAGTCTGTCTCTAAAAAATTAGCAGAATATGGATATAAAATATTTAAAGAATTTGAGGAAGATAAATATGATATTATTTTCGCGGAAAATATGGTCGTATACGTTTTTAGAGAGAACACCTTGGGTGTATCATTTCAAGCAACTGCCAAAGCAGATCTTGCTGCTACTAATGTAATGATTTTAAACGAAATCCCTGAAGTCATGGATATTGAGATTATGGATTCTTTTATATATAACACAAAACATGAAGTTGTTCAGGGCGATGCAGCTTATGAACTGATCGAAGAAAACATTAAACAGGCAGCAATTAACGAGTACGTAAGGAAACAAATATATAAGAATATGCTTGAAGACGTAGAATGCTATGATTGTTAAAGGAGAAATGAATGACTGAATTGGTTGACTCTTTATGGATTGAAAAGTATCGTCCTCGTAAATTAGAGGAGTTGGTTTTACCTGAAAGCTATAGAGGGGATTTTGCTAAGATAATTTCAACAGGTTCATTACCAAACCTTTTATTTTCTGGTCCTCCTGGTGGTGGCAAAACAACATTAGCCAGAGTTCTATGTTCTAAAAATGGAGTTTTATTTAATAAACATGACAATCTCCTTTCTGCAAATGGTTCGGCAAAAAGGACAAGGGGTATTGATTATGTGGATAAAGTAATTGAACCTTTTCTAAAACATCCGCCAGCAGGCGATAAATATAAGGTTGTGTTTATTGATGAAGCAGATAAATTAACAACAGATGGATTTGACTCGCTTAGAGCTATAATCGAAAAATATCACGTAGCATATGGGCGATTTATTTTTACTTGTAATTATATTTCAAAAATACCAGATCCTGTTCAGAGTAGGTTCATTCCTTATACCTTTTCACAAATTCCAAAAGATTTTATTTTGAAATATTGTAAGTGGATTCTTGATAGTGAAGAGATCGATTATCACGAAGATAATATTAAGTTGGCGATTTCAAATTTATATCCTGATGTAAGAAAAATAGTCAATGCCCTACAACGAGCTTCTTGGGGTGGGAAATTAGACATCAAAGAGTCTGATGTTATATCAAATGAAAAACGAATAATTTCTTTCATTCTTGAAATTATTAGCAATATTGAAAAAGGGCAAGACAAAAAACTTGGTGGGATTGTAAATTCAATTGTTGAAATTGTTTCAACATTAGATCTTGAATATAGGAATATTTATACTGAGTTATTCTTTTCAACAATACCTGCTCCAGCAAAAATTGTTATAAATAAATATTCAAACGGTCATCAAAATTGTCTTGTTCCACATATGCATTTTATGGCGATGGTATTTGATATTATCAAAGCATTGCAAGGATATAGAAAAGCTTTAATGGGAAAGTAAAATGTATTTAGATGATACTCAAGAAAAGCGGGCTCTGAATCTGTATGAGCATTTGAAACGACAAGATGTAGACTGTTTGAAAACTATTGGTATAGAAAAATGTGAAAAATGTAGTGGTACTGGATTATCTAAAATTTTTGGTGTAGAGGGAGATATTGGTTGGATACCTGGAAATTACTGTGAGAAATGTAGTGGGTTGGGGTTTGTTGGTGTTTTGGATGAATGGCAAGTTGATTTAATACATTACGTATGTAGAAAATGTGGAGGGTCTGGTTGTTCAAAATGTAAATATAAAGGTGTAGTTGATTGGGTAGCACACACAATGGGAGAATGAAATGAAATGGTACTGGGTATGTGGGGGAGATCCAAGAAATGGAAGGATTGTATTTAATGTAATTAAATGTACTAGAAGTAAAATTCGTGCACATTTGCTGGCAGCCACTAAAAAAAATGAAGACCCAAATTTTGATTATTGGGTCAGAGAAGATGTTGAACATTCAGATCCAGATTACAAGCAGTATAAATGCCCGGCCTGTGGAAATGAAATGAGTAAAAGAGAGCTTAGTGATACATGGGATTGGGCGGGGCCACATTGTAATGAATGTGGTTGTACGGGTATGGCCATGTTTGCTGCAGTAACAAAAAAACCAATAACCACTGGGTACCAGGCATTAAGGGCAAAATTTGCTTCGATTCTTGGATGGGAAAAATTAGAAGAAATTGATAAGGAAGTTAAAAGAGAGAGAAACGAATGATCGGAATTTATCATGACGATTTTATTGATTATTTAAAGGAAAAGTTGGGACCAGTTCGAACTACCTCCAAAAATATAATCACACCCTGTCCATGGTGTGAATACGGAAAAGAAAAAGATCATTACCATTTATATATTTCTTTGGAAGCTCCAATTTTTCACTGTTTTCATGCTGGATGTGAGCAGAGTGGAATATTAAGAAAATTCCTAAAGCGAATTGAAGGGCATGATATCTCAGATACTTTCATTGATCAAAATAAATTATCTGAGTTTAAAAGAAAAGAAAGAATATTAACTGAATATGATAAGGGTTTAAAAAATGTTATTCTTCCAGAAATAAGATCAGGACAATTTACTTTAAAAGAAATGTATTTAATGAAGAGATTGAAATTTGCAAATATACACTTAAGTCAAATAAAAGGTTTGATTTTTGATGTGTACGAATTTATAAAAGTGAATCAAATCCCGAAAGACGAAACTCTGTTTAGACTTGAAGATTACCTTCATAACAATTTTATTGGATTTTTAACGGAACATGGGACAACAGCAATATTTAGAAACATAGATAATACCCATTCAATGAGATATTATAAACTGAAGATTCAGCAATCAACATTCGTTGATTATTATAAATTACCTGGCAATAATCCAAATTCAAGGAAAATTGTTCTTTCTGAAGGAATATTTGATATTTTTTCAGAACACACATATGATAACCTAAATATTAAAAATGGAGTAAAGTTATATGCATCAGCCTTATCTTCAAAATATAGTATGCTTGTTAAAAGCATAGTTTATTATGAACAGGTATTTAGACCAGAAGTTATAATCTTATCTGACCGTGGAATCAAATTACAAGATTATGAAAACCTTAAATTCTACAATAATCATATAATTGATACATTGAAAGTTTATTATAATAAAACTGGAAAAGATTTCAATGACTCTCCAGTTACTCCAGTAATGGAAGTTATAGATAATAAAAAAAGAAGGAGACGACCAAATGACAGACAGATCTTACATAAGTGAAAAGTTAAAAGAGATTTTTGAAGATACAGTTGAATCTGGTTTGATTTATGAAGGTGATTTAGATCAAATAGATTATTATTCTCTTTTTTGTAAAACAGCAGCAAATAAGAAGCTGTATAAATTAATGGGTAATAATTTATGCATGTTAAAATGTAAATACGAAAATCAAGATTCAGTTTTGATAGTTTCATTTATTCCAATTAATGTAGATGAAACTGGAGCAAAAAGTATTGCCGAAAGAGTCATTGAGGTTGTTTCTAATTTGGAAAGTTGTTTTGTAACCTTAGATAGTTTAAAATCAGAAGAGGTAAAAGAAGATAAATTCATCTATGTTACAGCAGTAAAAACCATAAAGGGAGACTAAAATGAACGAGAAGAAAGCTAAAAGACTGAGAAAATATATATTAAAGAATATGGATGAAGTATTGTTTTTAATACGAAATGAATTTGGAGCATTAACTGAAGAGATGGGTCCCAGAGCTGTTTACCAAAATGCTAAAAAATTATACTACCAAGGGAAACTAAATGTCTAATGGGGTTTATGTGTGCCCGATTTGTGGTGGTGTCGGATGGCATTTGAATAATGATCATTATTATGCCTCATTGTGCTCATTATGTAATGGGAAGGGAGAAATTGATTGGGTAACAAAAATAATGAAACCCAAAAAGACAAAGGAACATGAAAATATATTATCCTTACATGATTTCATAAAAAAACAATATAAAGGATTTAACAAAACAAAAAATGAAGGAGAGACGAATGACAAGAATTGAATTGGACGCAGAGGACTTTAATTCGTTGTTGAGATGTTTAATGAATCTAAAGGATCATTGTAATGATGTGGATATTAGGGGTGGATTTGTAAGACAAAGATCAAATGATGTAACCTCTGTTTTTGAATTTGATCTTACCTCAATAATTGGAGATATTAGTCTTCCCATTTCTGACCTAAAACAGAAACTGGATCTATTGAAAATTTTTGCTGGACAAGATGTTAGTGTTGAGGTTGAAGAAGGGGAAGATGAATCCAGCAGCTTTTTTACAATTGCTGATGAAATGTCTTCAATCAAATTTATGTTTCCTACCCTTCAATTTATGGATAATAAATATATGACAACTCAAGAACTTGAAAGTATTTTTAATCTTGATGATAATGATACATTTTTAAGTACAGAGATGACAAAGGTTATTACTGACAGAATTAGAGTTATTTCTGAAAACTTCAATATTAAAGCGATTCAGGTTAAGTTTGAGAGAGACAAAGCTAGGGTCGTCTGTTCAACTCAATCAAAAGATCAGTTTGCATCATTTACACAAGATATCCCAACAACAATTGATTTTGAAGAAAACTATCTATCCAATTTGGGAACAGTTCCATTTTGTATTGACCATGATACACCATTGACCTTTAAAATGTTCAAGGTCCCGGATCAAGAAATTTCATATAATAAATTTGAAACAGAACTAGGTTCAGTTGAGATAAAAATTTATTCTAGATCATCTCTTGTTTCCGACGAAGAATAAAGGGGTAAATAATGCACCCATCTAGTCTTTTGTCGTATTATCCAACCTATGCAATTTTAGATGAAATTGTTTCTTATGGACCATATAAAAAACTAAATGTTTTTATTGATTTGAAAAACGCATTACAAACAACATATATGGAACATGCGATCATTAATATTGTTGAGTCATCTAAAAAGTCAAAATATTTAGACACGTCAATTTTCTCGTCGTTAATATCCTTCCTTTCATTTCATAAAATATACGGGATTAAACGAGGAATTGATATTGATTTTTATATCTTTTTTGAAACAGGTCAATCTTTATATCATAAAAACATAAGCAAAAAATATAAGATTTCAAGAAAGATTGATAGTTTGTATGGACTCGAGAGAGCAGATCGAGATTTGTTTTATCGAGTCCTACAATCAAATTTTAGATTGATTGAACAAGCATGTAATAAGATGCCTTCATTGAAGGTTATACGGATGCCAAATCTTGAGGCTGATTTTATACCATACTATTTAATCACAAGAAATAAAGTGATTCAAGGGGAAGAGGTTGCTAGTGTAATCTATTCTAACGATCACGACCTTTGGCAGTGTGCGAATAAAGATGTTTATATTTTTTCAAAATCTGCAAAGAGAAAAAGAATCATAAAATGTGGAAATATAATGACCACCTTTTTAGGAAAGAAGTGTGAAATCAACGATTCATTTTTTCCTTTAGCAATGAGTGTAATAGGTGATCAAGGCGACGATGTTGATGGTATTAAGAATGTTGGTCCGTCAAGATTCATTGAAATTTTTTCGCAGTTGATTTCTTTAACTGGTGATATGGAATCAATATTCAATAAAGTTGAGAACAAACAACCCTTGTTGGATTCAATTCCACCCAGCATCTCGAACAAACATTTGAAGAAAGTAGTAGATGAAGAAATTGCGAATGAGGTAATCACAAAAAATTTGAGATTGGTTTCGTTTGAGTTGATTTCAAGAGCATTAGACAATCCTGATAAAACTGAAATGATTGAGAAACGAACCATAATTGAGAATATAATTAACAACGATCAGATATATCCCGTCGACGCTTTAAAAACTGCATTAGAAAAGACAGGGGTGTTTCTAGAAGAAAGTTCAATAGATTTCTTATATATATGAGGTAAAAATATGCTTTCACAAAATGAGGTACTGACTTATATAAAGGATAATTTGGGGTGGCCATTTATGCACCTTGAACTTGAAGACGAAAAGATAGTTGAGTATACTACGGAACATACGTTGAAAGAATTTACATACTATGTTCCGCAGGTTTGGAAAACCAGTTTAAATCTTGACCTGGCCAGAAATAAGGTTCCTGGTGTTGCGAATGAATGGTATATTTTTGACGACCAGGGATTAGAAATTTTAAACGTGATTGATTTTTATACGACATCTGGCGAGCTTTATCTTCATGGTCATCCACCTCTAGGGCCAATGAGTATGGGCGAGCTTCCTGACTGGGCACTGTCAGTAAGTAATGCTATGACTGTAAAGATGTTTTCATCCTTTGATTACACCTTTGAATTTAGACATCCAAATATAATCCGAATATCTCCATTACCATCTTCGACTTTGGGGATCATAACTGTTGAATATGAGAGAGAACAACCTCATGATTTAAGTGGTGTACCAAATGATTTACATGAATATTTCAAGAAGTTAGCGTTAGCTGATATAATGATGGTTATCGGTAGAATCCGAAAACGATATGGTGGTGGAAATTTAAGAACTCCATTTGGGGAAATTCCGCTTGAAAGCGACATCTATGACGAGGGGAAAGAACTTAAAAGAGAAGTCATTGAAGTACTTGAGAGGTTGTACATCCCAAATGTCAGAATTGACCACGGGTAAAATATTTATATTCACAAGGATGAATACTATAGTAGAAATCTATTAAAAAAGAAGGTATGTTAAATCATGGTTAAGAAAAAGGTTGATAAAAAGAATTGTATGTTTGTTGGACTAGATCCATCTTACAATGCGTTTGGTATAATTGTCGTTGATCAAGATGGTGAAATTGTTGAGAAAAAACTCCTGAAAAGTAATACAAATGATGAAGCAGAAGATCGAATAATAGAGATGGAAAAAGAATTTAAATTCATCCCTAATATTTATTGTCTTGAAACTGTTTACATTGAGGGGCCATCATACTCAAGCACTGGAGCATTTGTCTTGCAAATGGGGGCTTTGCATTACTATCTGAGAATTTTTTTTCGTAAAAAAAATATTGATTATAGGATTATTCCTCCCGGAACACTTAAAAAATTTGTTGCTGGCGAAGGAAAAGGTAATGCAAAAAAAGAATTGATGTTACTCAAAGTCTATAAGAAATGGGGGGTTGAATTTGATGATAACAACCTTGCTGATGCTTATAGTCTAGCCAGAATGGCACTGGAGGATTTTAAAAATGGGAGTTGAAAAATATCTAAATAAACTACAAGAAGCCATTAAAAAAGGCGATCACCTAAAATGTGAAATTTGCGGCAGAACTGTAACCGTAAATAAAGCAGGTAGGGGACCCTTAATTTGCTGTGGTGAAGCAATGCAAAAAATTGGAATGGTTGTTGAGGCTGGATGGTCTGGAACACCAAAGGGTTGGGATGAAAAAAGCATAAAGAAATTTGCAAAAAGTCTTGTAAAGGGTGGCGCGAAGAAAGAAAACTTTTTTGATAAGTGCGTAAATAAAATGAAGGATGAAGCTGAGTTCAATGAAGATCGTGCGAAGAGATTTTGTGCGGGAATTAAAGATGAAGTGTATGGTTCTACTTATTGGAGGGGCAAAGGAAAGACTCCACAAGAAGTAGGCAAAGATGTTAAAAAACATAAAAATGTTGATTAAGGAGTAATGAGATGAAATTAGTTGGTAACTATTTATCATATCTATATAGTGATCTTAGACCACAAGCTAAGGAATGGCGTGGTGCAAACAGACCCTATGGAGACGATAGTTGTAGGCCCAATTTAATAATCAAATGCTTTGCACTTGAAAGTAGTCCGGCGAAGATAAGATGTTTGCGTAAACTACGAGATCAGGTAGCAATGAATCCATTTTATCAACATCGAATAGATCGGTTTATTGATGCAATAACACAGACATATGAGCCGACAGATTACCCCGGAACGATCCCGGGAAATGAATTTAAATATCCAGAGGGCAAGGAGTAATCATGACTATAGTTGATCGTTATTTAACTTATTTACATGAACGAGCATGGGACTATGATCAAAATTGGGAAAACCAAATTGATATAAAACTTATACGTGATCTAATTGGCAAGAAAGATATTGATCAGGAAAAACTTAACAAAATTAGACATATAATACAACCAATGCTTATACAACTATTTATAAATGCGGGCGGTGATTACCGTGGACGAGCAACAACAAAAAATACAACGAGTGGTGATTTTTCTGGAATGGATTGGTTAGAAAAACAATTGCCCAAAGGATGGGAAGAAAAAGCCAAAAAATACATTGAGAAGGTTGCAAGGAAACATCAATAATGGCTACTAGATCAGAGTTCGTAATTATCGAGCATAAAGCAAAGAGAGCGGGCCTACACTGGGATCTAAGGTTTAAAATGCCAGGATCCAATATGTGGGCTTCATTTGCAGTAAGAAAAGGTGTACCAACAGATACGGGTGTTAAGAGGTTGGCTATTAGAACACATGATCATTCAAGAAAAGAAGCATTAATGACAGGCAGAATTGAATCTGGGTATGGTGCAGGAGATTTGAAAAAATGGGATAGTGGTTCTTGTGAAATTATTAAATATTCGATTTCACATATTGCAATTGATTTCAAGGGTAGAAAAATTAAAGGTATTTATCATCTTGTAAATACTGGTTTAAAAGATAAAAAATACGAAGGAAAACAATATTGGCTTTTCAAGGGAAAGATAAAAACTGAGTCTTGTGGAATGATAAGTCGAGTACCTCATACATGGGGTGATGAAGTAGAACGAAATGAAATTGATGATTATAGTAAGAAATTACCATGGAGTAATACAAATTCAACTGTTGGTAAACCACTTTATAAATCCCTCTCTAGTGAGGATGAGCAGGAGGAACCATGAAATGAATCGGACCATAGTACTTAATGGAGATTATACATTCCTTAATACTGTAAATTGGAGAAGGGCAATTACTCTAATTATGGCTGGCAAAGCTGAGGCCTTAAAGTATTCAGATAGAATTCTCCGATGTGCAGATGGTTCGTGTATTCGTGTTCCTTCAGTAATGAAATTACTAAAAGTAATAAGAATGATTTATAGAAATCGTGTACCATATAGTAAAAAGAATGTTATGGTTCGTGATGGATTCAAGTGTGTATATTGTGGAATAGATGATGGTTTAACAATTGACCATGTTATCCCACAATCACGAGGCGGCAAATCTAATTTTGAGAATTGTGTAACCTCTTGTTTTAATTGTAATAACAAAAAAGGAAACAGAACTCCAAATGAGGCAAATATGTATATGAAGCGTCGTCCTTATGCACCCACAATATCTGAGTTTTTTAGGATTAAAATGAAACAACTTGGCTTAGATAAATTTTTGAAAGAATTAGGAGTATTTTAAAATGGAAAAAAATGATTATTTAGATATACTTAAATCTACTGACTTAAGACCAAAAAGAATTAATGTTGAAGATAGACGTGAAACAATCATAATGGAACAAAAAAATGGAACTGATAAAATTCATTCAGATATAATTAAATGGTTTATGGAAAATCCTAATCCATCGGATAAGATGGTTCATACATTTGCTGATCAACTTGGAATTGCGCCAGATGAATTAGAGAGTCATATCTATATGATTCTAAGCGAAATTTTATCTGAAGGAAAATCAAAGGATTATAAAGGAAGCTACGATCCAAAAGAACTCGAAATGGGAATTAAGGTTGAAGTTGAACACACCCCAAACAAATTAGTTGCTGAAAAAATTGCAAAGGACCATTTAGCAGAAATTAAAGATTATTATTCAAGATTAAAGAAAATGGAGGGTGAAGCTGGAGTTGTTCATGAAATTTTTGTTCAGGCAAATGAAATTGAATCTATAGAACCAGGTCCAAGACGAGATATGCAGATCCTACGTTTATCAATTATAGCTGAATATGACGCAACAAATCTATATGAAAAATTTGCAGAGTTGACAGATAATATGGACATCCGAAGAGTCCTGCTTGAGGTCGCCAATGAAGAAAAAGCTCACATTGGAGAGTTTGAACTTTTACTTGAAGATATAGATCCTGACCATGAAGAAAATAAGGAGGAAGGCGAGGAGGAAGTTGAAGACTTAACCGATTTGGGAGCGATGCCTGAAGAAGAAGAGTAAATTAAACTTTAGTATATTGTGAACTTTTTTAGAACAAATATATCTATAAAACGAATAATGAAGGGGGAAAAATGAATGTAGTTGAACATGTATTTGAAATTGCTGAATCTTTTATGGAATGCCCAAGAGATGTTGTTATAAATGATTGGCAAATAAATTCTATTTCTAAACAATTAAAAAATTCTCAGAAACCAAAGTTTCCGACACCTGAAATTAATAACCCATTAGTTGGATGTATTCTTGAATTAACCGCTGCATCTATTAATTATTGTTATTGGTATGGTAAACATAATATTAGACCAGGCGGTTCGTCATCCACCTTGATGTATGAACTAATGCTTGAAAGTTTTAATGATTTTGAGCCTTGTCTTTACGATTTTAATAGGTGTATCAACAAATTCAAAGAGACATTGGCTTTAAATAGGTTTCCGCTTTTAGAAAAACGATGCCAACATCTAGATGAACTAGTTCAAAATGACGCAGTAGATTATTGCTCTAAAATTATTAATGACCATGAATCTATAATGCCACACCTTAATGAATTAATTAGATTATTCCCAGGATTTGCATCAGATATATTTCTAAAGCGAGCCTCCCTATTCTTTATTCAATTATTTAGGAGATTTGGATGGTTTAATCATGACCTACACAAATTGCACGTACCTGCCGACTATCAAGTCCCAAAAATGCTGGAACATTTTGGCTGTTTCAGTTACTCACCTGAGCTATACAATAAGATTGAAAACGGACAGTTGATATTAAAAACTTCGTGGGAAGAGTGTGAGATTCGTTCGGCAACTATATTAGCAATTAAACAATTATGTATAAACACTGGATGGAATGTTGCAGAAGTTGATGCGTTTTTCTTTCTAAAACGACGGGAAACTCAACGACCATTCCACCTGACTATAACAACAGATTACTAGGAGATTAAAATATGAAGAAAATTAAGCTGTCTGAAAATGCTCAAGCAGTAGCTGAAAGTAGATATTTTTTAGACGGGGAGGATTGGGAAAAATGTTCTCTTCGTGTAGCAAATACAATATCAACTCCAGAAGTAAACAACCGTGATAAAATCAGAGACATGTTTGGAGAAATGATTTACAACATGGATGTTCTGCCTGGAGGTAGAATTTTAAGAAATTGTGGAAGACCCAGAGGATCATTATTTAATTGTTATCATCTTCCAATTGGAGATTCAATTGAAGAAATTGGTCAGTTTATTAAAGACTCTTTAATCCTTTGGTCGGAAGGAGGTGGGGTTGGATGTAATTTTACACCCCTAAGACCAAGGGGCGATACAATTTTAGGGAAGGGTGGGAAATCTTCTGGTCTTGTTAGTTTTATTGAGGCAGCAGACTCAGTTGCAAATACAATCGAAAGTGGTGGAGCAAGGCGAGCAGCAGCTATTGGTCATGTGGATGTTTCTCATCCTGAAGTTATTGATTTCATTGATGCAAAAATTATGCATGGGCGTCTTTCACATTTTAATATTTCAGTTTCAGTAACAAATGATTTTTTAGAAAAGGTTGAAACAGACGGCGAATGGACATTTAAATTTAAACAAAAAGATTATAGCACTGTAAAAGCAAGAGATATTTGGAATAAGATTGTTTCAAATATGGTTTCGTGTGCTGAACCTGGTTTAATAAATTGGACATATTTTCAGAAGAATAACTCATATTATTTTGAACCTGTACTTGGAACCAATCCTTGTGGAGAAACTACACTCGGGCCATATGGTGTTTGTGATCTTGGCTCATTGGTTCTTCCTAATTTCATCACTGGTAACATCAATACAAACTGGAAAAAACTTGAACTTGCAATTTCATTATTGGTAAGATTTTTAGATAACGTAATTGAGGTTAATAAATACACTTTAAAAGAGATTGATATTAATGCACATAAATCCAGACGAATCGGCATTGGGGTAATTGGTCTTGCAGAATATTTATTTGCTAAAAAGGTAAGATATGGTTCAGAAAAGGCGGTAGCCGAAACAGAAAGACTAATGAGATTTATCAGAGATGCTGCTTATAAATCATCAGTTGAACTAGCAATTGAAAAGGGAGCATTCCCACAATTTGATCCAGTTCAGTTTGGAAAAGCATCATTCGTTAGAAAACTCCCTGCAATGATAAGAAAAGATATTAAGAAATTTGGTATAAGAAATTGTACATTGATGGCACTAGCTCCTACTGGAACAATTTCATTAATTGCTGATTATACAAGCGCAATTGAACCATTGTTTGCTAAAGCAATGATAAGGAAGGATCGAGTAAGCGAAAGGATGTATATTCATCCGAAATTTCAAGAGATGATTTTAAACAATGAAGAAATTCCTGATTGGTTTGTTGACTCATTCGATCTTGAACCAAGAGATCATTTTGAAATGCAAGTTGCGTGTCAGCGTTATTGTGATGGCTCTGTAAGTAAAACTATTAATCTTCCAAAGGAAACAACCGAAGAAGATTTGAGTTCATTAATGCTTGAATATATTTATGATCTAAAAGGAGTTACAGTATATCGTGATGGCTCAAGAGAAGGGCAAATCCTAAATAGGGCTACAGAAGAACAAGTTAAGAAACATTTAATGAATGATAAAGCATATGAAGAAAATTTGGAAGTTGAAGATGTAAAATGTGTAAATGGAAAATGTGATCTATGAAGGGGGATTAACAATGTCTGAAAAAATAGCTCAATTAAAAGTTTGGTTAAATAACCTTATATTTCCAGGAAAATTTGATAACTTCATTGAAGTATTGAAGGAGTATGAAAACGACGACGAGACTTTTTTGAATCTTTGTTTTTATACAGAAGAACATCAATATTTCATACGAGCAATTGATAAAAAAGGCGACGATGGATATTTGGGATGCATGGCTTCTTGTAGAAAACCAAGGGCGGGCGAAGACTGGACAAGAGGTAATGATCTCCCCGATGGACCTTTCAATGAGGAAACTTGGCGTGATATTGTAAGAGCAATTGTAAGATATGAAATAGTTAAGCTTTCTGATTTTAGAAGACAAGATCAAATTCCAGATGAAGTTATTGAAGATAATAGTAAGGAGGACTAAATATGACAATGATTTTAGAAGCTGGGCAAATTTGTCCTTATGGGAACGTTTGCCCATATAACAACAATTCTGTAATGTCTGGTCCCTGTTATGGTACTGTGGGCAGCAGAGAATCAAGATTTATTTGTGACTTTGTTGTAAATGGAAAAATTGTTGAAGGTAATGGAGTAAGGTTACCCGAAGATAAAACTGGGAGAATGAAAATCATTACAGAATAATTTTTTTTGGAACAAAATAATGAGTAAATCAATATAGGTTGTGAGGTATAATATGGAATTAAATGAAGAATATATTCATGAGCAAGAAGAAAAAATCGACGCTCTGTTAGGTGAATTTGAGTTACATCGTAATGAGATAAAGAAAATGATTAGCGAACTTGAAGACATTAGAAATAAAATTGATACGTTGATACCAACGTCTATTGATAAAAGATACGTTAGATTTTTTGAAGAGAAGGTTAAATCTCTAACTAGCTTCTTTAATTCTTTACTAGAAATGAGAAAAGAAATTGCTAAAAGCGTTAAAGATGAAATTGAAATTCGACGTAGAATTTCAAGAAGTGAAGATAAGTTAATTGATGTTGAAGATATGCTAGATGTAAGAAGCTTTGCAAATAAAATTGAAGAATTTAAAGGGGAGACAATTAATCTTAAAAAGAAAAGAAAAGAAAAATTTGGGAAACAGAAAATTGATCCTGAGATTGACATCCCTGGTTTAACAGGTGAAAATGAGGGGGTATAATGACTGAAGAAGAAAAAGAAATTGGTGTCGGCGAAGATCTAGAAGGAGATGAAGTTCCTGAGGTTGAAATAGATCCCGACGAGGTTTTAAAAAGCGTATCTATTGATGTTGATGATGATGAACCACCTCCAAAGGACGATACCGCAAAGGAAAAAAAGAAAAATAAGGTAAAGGCCGAAGTTAAAGAAGTAGATGAGAATGAAAAAATATCTCAAGAGTTATTTAATGAGTTTAGTTCATTCCTTGAAACAAAAGCTGATATTAAACCTGACCGAGGTGTAAAAGATACAATCCCAACAGGAATAGATCTTGTTGATGCAATTCTTGGTGGCGGGTTTGCCGTTGGAGCATTGAATATTGTTGTTGGGCAACCGGGAAGCGGAAAAACAATGATCGCCATGCAAAGTCTCGGTCAAGGTCAGAGACAATTCAATGGTAAAATGTTGGGGGGTGTTTTAGATTCAGAAGAAGCAACAACAAAACTAAGGTTGGCAAATTTAGGTGTAAGACATCCGCCATTGACTCCATACGCTGATATAACCGTTGAGAAAGTCTTTAAATTTGTTGAGGGGTTATGTGTTTTCAAGAAACAAAAAGATATTGTTGATACCCCTTCAATGGTTGTATGGGATAGTATTGCAAATACCCTATCACAAAAGGAACGAGAGACAGACGATCCAAACACAGTTATTGGTTATAAAGCAAGATTGCTTTCTATCTTGATTCCAAAATATGTTGCTAAATGTGCTCAACATAATATTTGTTTCCTTGCAGTAAATCAACTTAGAGATGTTTTGGCGATGGGTCAATTCGCTCCAGCAAGAGATTTAAAATTTATGAGTTCAACAAAGGATATGCCCGGGGGAAACGTATTGAAGTTTAACGCATTTCAATTAATTGAGATGAAAGTTAAATCTGCAATTGTTGGAGAAAATGCAGCAAAATATGGTTTCGAAGGTATTATCTCAAAAATCAAATGTGTAAAAAATAAATTATTCCCACCAAATATTGAAATTGAAATTGTTGGTTCTTTTACAAGTGGGTTTTCAAATTTCTGGACGAATTATAACTTTTTGGCAACATCAAAACGGTTGAATACCGGGGCATGGAATTATTTGGTTTCATTACCTGATAAGAAATTTCGTACCAAAGATGCACCAAGCCTTTATAAAAATGACGAAGAGTTTAAAAAGGCGTTTGATGAAGCAGCAAAAGAAGCTATACAAAGCGAAATTATTGACAAATACAATCCAGCGGTTGACTAATATTAATCTAGAATTAGAACAAATAAAAAATATAGTTAAACATGGAATTTTAAAAAGAAAATGGAGAAGGAGAAAACTACCATGAGCGGAATGTCAGATCTACTTCGGGACTATGTTGAGGAAACAACCAAGAAAATAGTTGATAAACCAGATGATGTTGAAATCGGTTCATCTGTATCAACGAAGGCAATAATTTTACAGATTAAGGTTGCTCAAAGCGATTGTGGTAAAATTATTGGCAAACGCGGAAGAACAATTGATGCGTTAAAGGTTCTGTGTTTAGCCATTAAAAACACAAATTTTCCAGAGGACTCAAGACGAGTTATGCTTGAAGTCCTAGAAGACGAAGACAGTAGTTTTTCGTATAAATAATGGGAGGAAACTCAAAAATGTTATCAAAGGAAAGTAAAATTAGAGTCCTAGAAAACTTCTACGGTGTTGACTATGTTCTCTTGGGCAAACCTGTGGGGAAAGTACAGAATTGTTGCCCGATTGTAAAGGAAGAGTATATCTCAATTAAGGGTGCTTTACTTTCTGTATTTGTTGAAATGTTGAGACTGATGGATCATTCTCCACAAAAACTGAAAGAAAAAGTAAATTCTTCAGACTTAAGAAGAATCGCAAAAGAGAACGCAAAGGTTTCTAGACTCGCTTCTAAAAAGATTGTAACGACAGAGCAAGCTAGACAGGATATTAAGGGAGAATTGAAAGCAGCTTTGACCGAAAATAAAAAAGCTGACATTGCTTCCTTAGTCGAAACAAAAATCCGGGAGAAAGCTTTTAGGTTGGCAGTTGATCACCTATTGATTGCCAGAGCTTTAAATGAAGCCAAAAATTTGGAATCTATGAATGACTGGACAGGAAGGATCGTTGAAGATTCGTATAAGATTTTAAGAGACAGTCTATGCGAAACTGCAATGATGCTTTTAGACGATGAGGAACCAACAGATAACTAATGAGTATCAACAACTATTAGATTATCTTACAGCTCAAGAAAAACCTAAAAGAAAACCGCCTGTCAAGGAAAAGAAAGCGAAAAAGGAAGCGAACTCTGTAGAAATAAAAAAGCTCATTGAAGAATCAAAAATTCATAGCTTTGTACCCGGTCAAACGGAAATTATGCCGGCATCAGATGGGTTTACGGTCAGAAGATTTGAATCTATGATGCGGGCTAAATTGATTGAAGAACATAAAAAAGTCCAAAGTTATGAAAGACCATATATTTCTGTTACTGAACTGATTGGTTGTGTCAGACAATCATTTTATGTTAGATTAAGATATCCTGTTGATCTAACCAAAATGTATCAGTACCCATATCTATATTTAATTCAAAAGATTGGGAATAGAATACACGAGGTTATACAGGAGTTATACGATTTTGAAGAAATTGAAAAAACAGTTGTAAGCGAACGATTCAAAGTTAAGGGGAGAGTTGATGGGATACGTGAAAATTTTATAATTGAGTTAAAGAGCATTGATACAAAGAAATTCGATAACAAGTATCAACCAGAACATTTTTTGCAAGCTGACATCTATGCTTACATACTTAATACTGAATACGATTATAAAATCAGGACTGTTACAATAGTTTATGTTACTAGAGATTTAAAAAGAATTGTAGCATTTGATTTGCCTTATGATGAAAAATTGGCAGAAGCGATTTTAAGTCGTGCACCCATCTTATTATCTTCCCTGAAAACCTCACAAGTTCCCGATCCATTTGGTTCTACTAAAGAGCACTGTAAATATTGCCTTTTTAAAGAACGATGTAAAAACGATAAGGGAAACGAGGTCTTGCCACCATTTATGAGAAAGAAAAAACAAAAAGAAGAACCAACCAAAGAAAATAAAAAAGACAATAAGAAAACGGCCTTTTTACTATAACGGGGGAAAAGTTAATGGTTATCATTTTTCCGATGCTGGTTTCTGAAGCTGTTTCTGAAAACTCAATACCAGCCATTGCAAAGACAGTTGAGGTATATCTCATAGGTAATGAGATGGATAGAATTATTAATCACCCCGACTTTGAGCAAAAAACCAATCTCAACTATAAGATAAAAGGGGGAGAAATAGTTGCTGAGCAGGGTGGACCTCCTGGGGCAACATCTGGGACAAAGAAACGAAGCCCTCAGTCACCGGCGTCCCCCCCAACACCAGCAGAAAAGGATACTGAGGAGAAAGATAAAAAAGCAACAGCCAAAATTACAGTCAGTGATTATAAAAGTATTTCGTTGGAACCAACAACTATAACAATTAATGTTAAAGATCAACCTTATCGTCATATTGGTATAAAGGTTTTACCTCTAAGGGTTGAATCAGATGTTCGTCTATCACATCTAATCTTATATGATTATCATTTAAACTATTTTAATGCTAAAATAGTTTCTATTGGGCGATCTGTTATGAGATTTATTTGGAGGATGACTGACAGATGGGCAAAGAAATTGAGAATAGGAGAATTAACCCCCACTGGTGATCCAAGGAAAGATGTTCTAATGGGAAGAAGCGGACACAAAGGTCCTGCTTTTATCGTTCTAAACAAGTCAGAAGATATTGATGATGTATTTCTTAAAAATTATAAGAAGCTTCGTCGACTTTCAAAAATGGGATGGGGTAATTTTATCATAGCTGATGATATAAACAGAATTGCATACTTTTGCATGGAAGAATTTAAAGGGGTCTGTAATGTCATTAGTTACGAGATGATGTATAATAAACTAGGACAATTGAAGGTTTATGAATCTTTAGAGGATGCCAAAAAGAAAAGTAATTCGCTTTTCAAAGTCAGACAAAGATTTTCAAAAGTTATTGGGGAGTGGATTGCTAATGATAAATTATCTAAATATAGCAATTTACAAGAGAGGATTAAATAATGGATCTATTAAATGAATATATTTCAAATTTATATATTAGTGATGAATTAAATAATCTTAATGAATTTGAAATCGAAAAAATAATGAAAAAGTTAATGCCTAAATCTAGGGGAATTTCATTAACCAACGAATTAATTAGTGCAGCCAATAATAAAGATCCAAAATCTATATTAACAATTGCTAATAAACTGGGAATAAAGAAAGTTAAGCAAAATACAATAGATGAGATTGGAAGTAAATCTGTAGATAATTATCAAGAAAAGAAAGAACTTGCAATAAAAGTTCTTAAAAATTCCTTACGGGCAAAACCAAAAATTATTGAAGCGGCAGCGGCAACTTTAGCTTTTGCTAGCATGATCAAACGACGGGGCGAAACTATAGATGATAATAGACGATTAAAATTGCTATTGAAAGACGTGGTTGAAAAGGCAAGGTCATTTTATGATGAAGAAGAAACGGAAGATCAAAAAACAAGGCAAGCAATTTCTTCTGATTGGGTTGTAGCTTGGGCAACAATAACTGTTACAACAGCTCTTCTGGGTTCCGTTCTTGTTTTAATTTATCTATTCTGGCCATTTGTTTTAGGAATTTTTCTTGGTATAATTTTGCTTGTGACATTCTTGGTTATAGGTAAGATTGTAGGACCAAAATAGAGAGGGTTATAATGAAAACAATTGAGATAAATCCATCTGAAGTTAAATCCAATGTTGAAAACTTAGAGTTATATAGTGATGCATACCCATTTCGCCTTTCTCTAAGAATCAAAAATTTTGAAAATGAGGCTGAATATAAAAAGTTTGTTAAAAACTGTGAGATGTTAGTTCGTCGTTGTAATGAATATAGATTATGGAAAAATTATATAATTGAGGTTCTACAAATTAATGAGTGTATGGTAACCCACGAAACATGCGAGGAAGTTTCAATTGAGGTTCATCATCACATTCCATCAATGTTTACTCTCGTTTCGGCAATAGTAAATAAGAAGATTGAAACAGATGAAGAATTTTGCGGTTTTGATATTGCGTACGAAGCAATTGAGCTTCATTTTAAAAATAAGGTTGGTTATGTTACTTTAATCAAATCTATGCATGAAAAATTCCACAATGGATATCTAACCATTCCAGTAAGTTTTGTTAAGGGTGACTATAAATATTTTATGGAAAACTATGGTAGATATTTAGATGAAACAGATATTGATACAATAAATTCAAGATTAGCAATAAATGAAAGTAACTGTACATGGAGTAAAGATGACTATCCAGTAGCAGCGTCAGGGAGTTCTAGTTAATGGCGATTTTTATAGATGAAGAAGCCATACGAGGATTACAATCTCCATTAGACATAGAAAAGTTTGGAGAACGATTTAAAACCATAAATGAGTATTATTCGTTTCCGGATCCAAATCTTGTAGCAATTGATAGAAATCTTTATTATCTTTTACGTCACTCAGAAGAAGTTCCCTTTGAATCAAAATATAGATATAGACCAGATTATATGAGTGCTGACTATTACGGAACTACTATCCTATGGGAACTTTTGATGTATGTAAATAATATTTTTTCGTTAGAAGATTTTGACCTGGAAACGATTATTGTTCCTTCACTCGATGCAATAATATTTACAATTCAAGACCAGTTTCCAAGAGAAGACGTCGATGATTTAAAAGCTATTGAATGGTAATGAGGAATCATAATGGTAATAAAAGATAAGTTTAGATTGGTAACCAATGCCCCCAATATCCTCAACCTTTCGTCGTCAATAATCAATGCAAATTCAATAGAAGAAAATAATCCAAGACATGTTTTTGCAGTTTTGGAATTGAAAAAGAAAAGTATAAACCATTTTACAAGCAAAAAGATTTTTAATTTAATCGGGGATGTAAATCGACGAGACTCAATTCAGGTTGTAAGATTGGATGAGTATCCATTACATGTTTCATATAACAGACCAACAAAGGGACTTCTTATCAATTTAAAACTGTTTGATATTGATGAAGTATCAAATATGAACCCAAACGATTTATATGCTTCATTAACATATGCTTATGCTTTTTCTCTTTTGGTTAACAAAAAATTCAAGATATCTGAAGCATATGCAAAACCAATAATCGACTATATGCTTTCATTTTATATTCAGGTTTTTGGAAAGGAATATGGTCTTGTTGGGATATATGCATCTGGTATACCAAAATTAAAATTCTTGATTGCTTGTTATATACTTTCGTCATATTTTGGTTACCCAACAAACAAGAATTTATTTAATAAGGTCTCGTCCTTAGCACCATATTCATATTCGGAAGAATATGGAGATCTGTTAAGATATGATTTTAGCAAGGTCGAAGATTTTATAAAAGCATTATCAGAATTGAAGGTAATGCCTGGATTGTCAGTTACAAAATTTACTTCAAAACTGTACAGATTTTTTGGAATAAATATACTTCCTGCGATTGAGGATTGTTCTAGATTTTTCTGTACAATTTTAACATCAAGCATATCTGGAAATAGTATGGTACCAAAATTCTTATTTAAATATAATGAAAGCAAATATCATACCCTAATTGATATTACCCGGAGGATGTTTTAATGGGTTATGATCTAGACAAATATCTTGATGAAATTCAAGGTGATGTTGTTGTTCAAGAATTTGAACCCATTACGACAGGACTTGCTATTTCGACAATTGCCGCAATTGGAAGTATGGTCTCTATCCTTATAACTGTTGCATCTATTAGAAATTCTGTTAAGGTTGATAAAAAATGGAGCAAAAGACTAAATGAAATTTTAGAGACAAATGATTGGAAGGTTCATTTGATTCCAGATGATTCTTCAAATGCTTTTTCAGTTGGCGGAAAACATGTTTTTTTGACAAGCGGTTTAATAAAATTTCTTAAACAGCGAGAGATTGAGGCCGTAATGCTTCATGAGGTTTATCATAGTGAAGCAAAACATTTACAAAAATCTATTGCATATAAATTTCCATTTATCTTTATGTTATTCTATTTGGCTGTAACTACAAGCATTGCTGCAGCAACTCCCATATTGGGAATTTTGATTTATGTTATGTTGAAGGGAGTTCCAGATGCAGCATATGCAATTATTGCTGGCAAGAGACACGAAAAGAAAGCTGACGAATATGCTGTTAAATATGGGTATGGAAATGAATTAGAATCATCATTAAGAAAAATTGAGGATGCACAAAAGAGAGCCAGTAGAGGAAGACCTTGTGGAATAATCTGTAAGGCAAATAATAAACTTGAAGAAATATTCGATGAGCATCCCTCAACAGCAAAACGTATTGAAAATATTCTTAGAAAGAAGAGAGAACTTGAACAGGCAATTAAATCAAAAAGTTTTAAGAAAATCAAAGCCTTCGTCATGGGAGAACTTAAAAAATAAATGGATAAGGGTGTAACTCAACGACTTTTTGGAAACTATAGAGCGAAAGTCGTATCGAATCGAGACAATGAAAAATATGGTAGGGTTCTTGTTTGGATACCCGACCTAATGCCAGAAGTATCTGATACGCAAGGTATTTGGGCACGCCCTGCAAATAATCCAATTGGCGGACGAAATAAGCAAAGTGGTTCAGATGAAAATTATTATATGGGAACATCATATATTCCAAGAAAAGGAAGTTGGGTTTGGATATTCTTTGAGGCGGGAAATATAAACAGACCATATTATTTTGGAGCATTGGATTTACAAAATGCAAAGGTGCTTCCAGAAAATCAACTTGGGAGCAACTATCAAGACAAATGGACAATTTTTAAAAGTCACGAAGGACGAACAATTGTTATCTCTGATGATCCTGATGATGCAAGAACAGAAATAACTGGAAAGAAAAGAGAACTAAAAGAACCACCTTCTGGAGATACAGATTCAGTTTATAAGATTGATGATAACCAGACAACAATTCTTCTTGATGAAAGAAATGGGAAACAGAAATTATTAATTAGGACATATCAAGGAGATTATCTCAACATTGATATTGATGATCGAAAATTATACGCTGAGTTTGAAAGTGATATTGAGATCAAAACAAATGGTTCATTTAAATTAACGGCTAAAGATGATATTGACATTAAATCAAATAGTGCTGTTAAACTAACAGCTCAGGATAATATTGACATCAAATCAAAAACTGGAGATATTTTTATTCAAGCTGAAGCTAGTGAAATCAATCTAAAAGGTGCCGCAGATATTAAAATTACAGCAGGCGGAAATTTGGATTCAAGTGCAGGCGGGAATTATACATATTCTGGTGGTGGCAATGTTAGTGGTCAAGCAGGAGGAACAATGGCACATGATGGTTCACAATTGCTTGAGCAACAAGGATCATCAACTCCAGCTCAACAAGCATCAAATGCAACTGATGCAACTGATGCAAACCCGAAAGGAGAACGTGATTCCTAATGGCACTGACACCAACTCAAACATCATTATGTAATAGTCTTTCACAACAATATGATACTCTTGTGGCTCCAGTGAAACTTTCAAAAAGTACCATAAGATCAAAAGTTAGAAATTTAGAATCATCTTTAAGAACTACTTCGTTTTCTCCTTTGAGTCAAGTTGAAAGTGCAGTAGATGATCTATTAACAGATACTCAGGCATCATTGCCTGGAGATACAGATGCTGATATGGAGGAGTTGAAAAATTTTATTGACGCATGTGATTTCTTTGGTACAGCATCTCCTGTATCTGCAGTTTTAGGAGCTGCAACTGGAGCATATGATGCTATTGATAATCTAGTAGATAATACATCACTTACCACACCAGAATTTGGTCTAGGAAGTATTGCTGATGAAATAAATAAACTTTTATCTGGAAGTGGTTTTCCAGGAGGTAGCAATCTCTCTGATCAATTGAAAAAAGCTGATAATCTATTGAATTGTCTATCAAGTCTTTGTCCCGGTTATAGCAGTCGTGTTAGTCAAATAGCTGCTGACCTTACCGGACTTTATACTGATCTTAATATAGTTGATAATCCATTAGATCCAAATTATGGAAATCTTGATTATGATGCAATTTATTCAAACGCTGGAATTTCATCTGCCGATCAAGAGAAAGTCAATGTCGCAATAAATGGGATTGCCAATGCAAAATCTGCAGCAAAAACAGCAATTAGTAATGCTGCAGAAAAGGTTAAGGCAACATTGAAGATTGGAGGATTATTCTAAATGGCAGCGGCTGATAAACTACGAGAAATGATTAATGTTGCTCCAGATCAAGTTGAAAATCTAGATGGGAGCATTGATCAAATAAACAATTTAATTGAGGACTTCAACGAAGAAATTGATGCAATTACAAACGCGTTATGTACTCCAGCTAAAAATGAACTAACAGACTACTTGAATAACACCAAGTTATCAGAGATTGAAGGACTATATGGGGATCCATTTAATACTCCCTTTACAGTTGATTATGGACCGAATTATGGCACTATCGCTTATTCAACTGGTGGGATTGATGATTTTAAAATAGCTGATTCAAGTGGTAATACAATGTACTCTTACGAAGGAGTGAATTGGGATGGAGATACTACAATAACCAAATTAGTTGAGGATTATGCTTTTGGTAATGACTATTTAACAAGACCATTAACAACTGGTGCTAGTTATGGCATAATACCAAATCGTGATAATCTAAGTACTGCTAAAGCACTATTAACTGCGAACAAAACTAAAATTGATGAGTCAATAGATGTATTTGAGGACTATGCCAGTTAAGGAGACATTATGCCATCTGTAGCAAGAATTGGAGATTTGTGGACTGGTATTTGTTGTTGTCACCCACCCATTCCATGTATTGGTATGTCAGGAACAATTATTACAGGAAGTGGTAACGCAAAATCTGGAGGTCCATCTGTGGCAAGACTGACTGATATTGTAATTGGGTATTGTGGTCATACTGGCGTAATTGTAACAGCCAGTGGTGTAAACTTAACAAATGCCTTAGGAAAAGCTAGAGTCGGAGATCAGGTAACAGGTTGTACAATTGGAACAATTGTAACAGGTAACCCAACTCATATAACAGGCTAAGAGGAAGTTTAGAATGAAAATTCAATTAAGGCCATCTTTATTAAAAGTTAGAAGACAAAGTATAAAATGGATTGTTATCCATCATACAGTTGAGATCTATCCGCAACCAGCAGCTCGGATTGATAACTCACAATATCAATTGCCTGAGTTGTTTAAAGGTGTCCTTGAAGATAAAACTGGAGATATTAATTATCACTATGTCCTTGAAAAGATTAAAGAAGATTATGTTCCTATTGTTACAAGACCCTTCGTATACTTGTGTGATTGGCCCGATATTGATGTTAATATTAATAACCGTGCTATCCATGTTGCTCTATTAGGAAGCTATGATTTCAAGGTACCCGAGAAAAGACTCTATGAGGTACTTGCATACCGCCTTCTAAATCCCTTCATGAAAATGTTTCATCTCAACCCAAAAAGAATAAAGTTTCACCGGGATGTTTCTAGTGAAGATATAACATGCCCCGGAGACTTTATGGAAATGGCAAGAGTTGAAGCCCTCGTCCGTAGATTTGTTATCAAATAATTTCTTTATTTATTCACCTCTTATCTATATATATAAATTAGTGATAGGCAGGGTTGGTTCGATTTTTTAGTTACCCATCAAAAGAGAGGTGATCAATGTATCAAAAGATCATCGCGATTGTGTTGGCGTTGTTCATCGTGGGCTGCGCAACACAAAAGTACAATGTTGTTGACCCCGCAGGTCGAAAATTGCCAAATCCACATTATGTTTTGAATGGTATTGGCAATGACATCTCCGTGATGTTTTACTACATGGAGGTAAGCGAGGTCAGGGATATCGACGGAACCTCTCTCAAAACCCCATCCTTTATTCCTCTCCATGAAAAGAAAATTTTTACATGGGAAGAGGATCATTCGTTGTTTCTCGTTACAGAGGTTCATAACCCAAAAAAGGTTAAATACTCTGTATATGAGAAATGGCAAATCAAGTATTGGAGTTTTGATCTGAGGACGGATGGGTTTTATCATAAGATTGCTGAAAGCCAAGCCCAATTCCGTCGGTATCAAATTCGTCTTCCTTATGTGGAAGATGGAATCAGGGAAGTACGCCATCATCTAGAAATACGTGTTGGTGATGGAGAAATTCCGTCTATGATGATTGGCGACTTCGTCTATCAAGTCAAAAAGAAAGGGGGTGAACAAACTAATTAACATCGAGAGGAGAATGAGTATGAAAAACATCATCATCGTTTTACTGGCCCTCATGGTGGGCATCGGCACCGCCGGATTCGCTTTTGCGGATGAAGTTCCCGCGACAAACGTGGATCCCGTATTGCTGCAGAATGTGCCCACGGATGTGGATGATGAAACAGTGGCAAGTCGGTTGATTCATGACCGTGTGCTCCCGGAAGAGGCAAAAATGAATCTGAATCCGGAACCAAGAGCACTGGATGCCCCGTCCACATCGAAGAGTTCAAGAATCGAAAAACCTGTACGACCAACCAAACCTGCCCCCTGGTAGTACACAATTGATTGTTTAGCGCTAAACAACCAAAACAACAACTTACCAAAACACAAGGAGTTTTCAATGAAGAAAATGTGGAAAGTATTTGCGGTATTTGCGGCAGTCGCCCTGATCAGCACCCCGATGGCGTTTGCCGAACCGCCTCACTGGAGCGGCATCATCGGTGGAAATCCCGGAAACTTTGGGGGAAATCCCAACAATGGAAATGCCTTCTGGAAGGGCGGTCAGGATGAAGGTCCAGGAAATGGCCCCAGCGGTCAGACCGTGGCCTTCGGTGCCCTGGATGTGAAGTCCAAAGCCAAGGCGAAAGCCTTTGATGGTGACCTGGAAGTGATCCCCAACGGCGCGGCCTTCGGGATCAGCGGAGCCAAGAGCAAGGCCGGCGCGGATGCCGATGGTTTCGTGCTCAATGGCGAAATCGAAGGTGAGGTCAATACGACCGCCGGCGCCCTGACCAACACCACGGCCTATACCTGGTTTCCGGGAGCGGGCGACCTCTCCATCGGAGTCGGAAGCTATACCCTGAATCAGACCTTTCTGGGTGCGGATGCCAAAATCAAGGCAGATCCGGATTTCGGTCTGGCCTTCACCGATGCCGATATGTATGGCAAGACCAGCCAGTTCTCCCTGAACGCCTCCGGGTTGGGCGAATCCCCGTTCTTCTTCCGTACCGATGGTTTTACCGGTGGTATTGCCACCCAGAATTCCAAGGGCGGATTCCATGGCGATGCCCATGCGGTAGATTTTATGATGGGAAAATCCGGCGCCGGAATGGGTGCTGAAATCGACATGCTCGGTCAGACCTGGTCCGAATCATATCGCTACGTGGACTGGAACAACGGGGCCAGAACTGAAGGAATGGGCACCGTGGTCGGAGCCACCACCGATGTCGAAACCAATGGTTACGACTACGACTGGGATAAGGGCATTTTCAATTGCACAGACGCCGATGTTCATGGCGGTTTCAATGCCAGCGGCAACGTCGGAGCGATCACCGTCCAGGATACCCGGGGCGGCAAGGGAGTGGCCACAGCGACCGGGTTGTATGAAGGCGCGGGCCGTCTCGACGACGACTACAGTGGTTCGGCAATCGGCGGCACCTACACCAATATCACCACGGTTGATGGCATGAAAGGTTCCGTGGTGAACTCCGGTGCCAACATGACGGTCCATAGTCAGATCGACTAACCGGATCATTTTCAATTCGATTAACCCGGGGGCCTGATCTTTAGGCCCCCATTTTTTCAAACCTCAAGATACACGAAGGGAGAAAGTACAAATGAAGAAACTGTTTGCGGTATTGGCGCTCATTCTGTGCGTCGCTTTTGCCACACCCGCCATGGCTCAGGCCAATGACATCTGTTATGGCGGATGTTATGATGAAACCTACATGGATCAGCAAATGCTCGGACCTTTCAACCTGGTCGTCACCGGTGTCGAAATTGGCGGGATCGAAATGATCGACAACGACATCCGGGAATACTGCTGTGGATGCAAATACGACTACACCGAGTCCTTTACATGGGGCGGCCTTTCGGTGGATGTGATCATGCTTCAGGGTGCCGTCATGATGCAGGACATGCATACAACCAGCTGCTGCCCGGCCACCCAGATCCAGGGATACGATGTGTCTCAGACCTTTACTTCCCCCGGCTTCACCGTTGAAATGAACGCGGAAGCCTTCCAGGTCCAGCACACCGGGTATTCTTACGGGTATGGAGATTTCGGCCCCCGGTAACAACAATGTTACTAACATTTTGTATTTTGGTAACAGTTTGAACAACCTACACCAAGGAGAAATTCAATGCGGAAACTTTTCGTGATCGCAACAGCAGTAATGTTTCTTTTCGCAATCCCCATGATTGCCCTTGCGGATTCCAACCATGCAACGGCAACCTCGGGTTCCAGTGCCAACGGATACAACAACGGCCAAAACCAAGGACAGGATCAGGGTCAAACCCAAATGCAGGGTGTGGGCCTGAACGATGTCGGGAACATCAAAGACTCATTCAACAGCCAAGGCATGCGCGGATTCGCCATCCCCGGCGAGATCATGTACGGCCCCTTGCTCAACTACTACCAGCAGGGAACCGCCAGCGGCTCCTTTCAGCGAATCGAAAACCTCATTCTTTACAGCAACGTGTTCACCGAGGGATCCCTTGAAAGCATCCTTTCCGGGATCGATCATGTGAAAGCTGAAATGAAAGTCGCCGCCGATGTCGCCCCGGCCAAACCGGCCAAACAGGATGGCGCGACCCGTTTCATCATGGTCGTTGTCACCATGCCGGATCAGTCCGGAAATGTTGCCAAACTGGACAACGTGAAGTTCAAAGGCTTCGTCAACGCCTGGAGCAGGGACCAGTACACCGCAATGCCTGAAGTCATGGCGGCCGCCGCCCTGGAAGCCCTGAAAGCGGGCTGCAATGTGATTCAGTTCACAGCACAGGGCGCCTCCCGAGACACCGTATCCAGTGGATGGGGTGTTGGGATTTCGGCCACTTCCGTGAGCGTTTCTGGTTCTCAGAGCAGTTCAACCACCGGTACCGCCGGCATCGGTTACTCCGCCGGTCAGGCCGGAATGCGGGACAAACCCTGGCTGCAAGCCTTCGGACTGGTCGCCCCCGAAATGGATTACCCGGGTGATCTGACCGCCGCTGCAATGCCAGCAGGCAAACCCCAAACCGGTAACCACACCAAGTACGGAAGCGCTCAGGCCAAGAAGTAATCAACCGGCCTGGTGTTCTTAGATGCCATTCCGGTATCCTAGAACAAAATGAAAATGCTAGTCCCGATTGGGCTAAAGGCCGACGTCCGTGGGCCGCTGCCGCCCCGAATAAAAGCATCTGCGGCTTTAAGGTAGGGTGAAAGGGTGCTGCTAGCATTTTCAAATCTGAGGGGGTGGGAAGCACCAGCGCGTCTTCGCGACCCCCTCAGATTTTTTTTGGTTAGAATATATGAAAGGAAATAATTATGAAAATTGAAGACATACAAGTCCTAGTTGTTGGTGATATTATGATGGATAAATACGTGGTTGGAAAAGTTGAAAGAATTTCTCCCGAAGCTCCAGTTCCGATTGTTAAAGTTACAGATGAATATGACACACTTGGTGGCTGCGGAAATGTTACAAGGAATATTGCTGAGCTTGGAGCTAAAGTTGATTGTCTTGCATCAATTGGTCCGGATGAAGATGGTCTAATTATAAAGGGTGAATTATATGACATCGGCGCAAGACCACTATTATTTGAAGGTGCTGAAAGGACAATTGTAAAAGAAAGAATAATCTCTGATTATCGAGATGTTCAAATGTTAAGAATTGATCGAGAAGAAATTAAACCGGTTGATCCAAAATTATCAATTAATATGTTTAAGACAAATAGAAAAGTTGCTTATGATATTGTAATTATTTCTGATTATGCAAAGGGAATGATTACTGATGGATTAATGACTTTTTTAAAGAAAGAATTGAAATGTAAAATAATAGTTGATCCAAAACCAATAAACAGACGACTTTATGATAATGTCTTCATGATTACTCCAAATGAAAAAGAATATATGGAAATGGCAATTCATAGTGACCCAACTCTCAAAAATATTGAATATATATTAAGGACTAGAGGAAAGCATGGAATGGTTCTTGAAAGTAAAGGACAAGAATGGAACATTGAAGCTGAACCAGTTGAGGTTTATAATGTTTCTGGGGCCGGAGATACTGTTATTGCTACAATGGGAGTTTGTTTATCTCTTGGATTGACTCCTATTCAATCTGCAAAAATTGCAAATAAATGTGCTAATTATGTAGTAACACAACCAGGGACATCGGTGGTTCCCAAGAACAAATATATGACCATCTTAGATAAGTGTTTATCGGAGGAGTAAAACTAATGTTTAAACTACTACACGAAGAAAGATCATATTTACAAGCATTGAAAGAATCAGAACCAAAGGTTAAGATTCCGGTTGAAAATCCAGGTGTTCTTGAAGTTCCTGAAGGAAAAGATGTTGAAGATATGGGAGAGAATCATTTCAAAGGACTTATTAAAAAAAAAGTTGGGAAGTGATTTCTAAAGCATTAACAAATCTTATTACGTGGAATAAATCAAAAGATCCAAAACTGTCAAAGTGGGCTGACAAGATGCAACAAAAATTGTCAGATTGGGTCGATAAACAAAGAGAAGAAAAGGATGACCCAGATCTATATGCATAATGGATACATTTGTTAAAAATTCACTTAAACTGTTCAAGGCTTTTAGGGATGTCAAACCTAGGTCGTTGGGAGATAAATTACTATTAGAATACCATAGAAAATGTCATATGCTATATGCAGGCAATATCAAACGTACCCCACCAAATAAAACCTTCATAAACTCAATTGTTGAATATCACGATAGTTTAGTGAAAGAAATGCTAAGGAGAAATATGAGGCACAATTCCCCCCTTAAAAAGATTTAAACCTTTAATAACCTACCACTATATATATTAATTTATGGAAGGACTATCTTGCATATTTTTTTATTGAAAGGAGGTGGGTTATTTCTAAGTTTGAAGTTATACCAATTTCAATTTTTATTACCATAATTGTTATTACTATCAATTCGTTGTTGGTCTTATTTTTTGGAGATAATATAACAGAGATTGGAATACCTTTAGTCGAAGAAGGTGCAAGATTAATCTCGGTAATTATCGGTCCCCCATTATTATATGTATATACTACAGTATTTGTGATATTTGAAAATATTGTTATATTAAGCGAGTATCCAATTGAACAAGGATATGAATTTAGTACTATAACTATTAGAATTTTTGTTTCTATGTTTCATTTCTTTTTGTTATGGATACAATATAGATGGTATAAAAAATATAAGGAAACTAATGATAAAATGAAAATTTTTATTGGATTTTTATTAGCATATATTATACATGTTTATTGGAACATTGTGATTGGTCATAGAATATTTAATATTCTAATCTCATTGTAGGAGGAAACTTTTTGCTAAAATTTGAGCAGAACGGACCGAAAGAGTGGTTGCTTTCTTATGATGATAGCGAACCAATAAAACTTTCCCTTGAGGCCTCCTCTGTTACAAATAAGTATTATCTTGTAACAGATTACATCACAAGGGTTGCTGAATTTCACGGAGAGCCATTCAGCAAATGGTTCATCAAGCTAGTTAATGACTGTGCTGACTCTGAACAACGGGCAGAAATAATTTCTAACAATCTTGAATTATTAAAGAATTATTCAGATGAATATTTGGATTCATTGCAAATTGATTACAGTCAGTTTGTTGATGAATCAAAAGCAAAGAAAAATTCTATCTTATTCAAAGGCGATGAAATAAAAGAAATCATACGACTTTCGTGTTATTTGAAATTATATTCAGTATTTTCAAATAATACTACACTATCATTAAGTCTTGGGATGCACCGAGAAATTTATAACACTCTAGCATCAACTGTTGTCACATCAGATATTGCTTCAAAGATCTTTGATGTTATTAAAACAAAGACATTCAGATATAACATGACAGATAGGTTTATGTGGGACTATATTAAAACAATCCAATGTAAAGACATTGGAGTTCATATAATTGAAATATTTAATTTTATTATGAATAACATCATTATTCTATGTGAAGAAAACAAAAACCCAATCACTTATTTTGTTGGTGTAATTGATGAATCGGTTAAGTGGTTCCTTCGTTCAGTATATAAGGGAACTATCGTATATGATGATGAAATTTCAACTGAAGATATTCATGGTATACATATTAACAATCTTCGGACATACAGTTTTAATGATACATTGGGACGACTAAAGGGCATTGCATTTAACAAAATATATAATACGCTTGAAAAAGAAAATGCGATGTCAACAAAAGATAACACTGACCAATACATAATTGATTTTAATGGTCGGTTATCTTCTATAAACTTTATTTCTCCATTGTGTTCATGTTTGGTATTTCCTGTATTGTCAAAGATCACACAGATTTCATATGTTCATTTTAAAACAATTTCGCCTGAGCATTCTGCTGTTTTATCATATTATCTAAACAGATTACTTCAAAAGGTATTTAAGGCAGACTACAAACATTTATTTTCGTTGTTGGATTTTTATCCTGAATCACAACCATCATTAAACACAACATATAAGATCAAAGCAATTCATGAATTTATAAACATGCAAGATAACACTAAAAATTTCTTTGGGTTTAATGTCAAAATTCCCCCTCATAATTTCATTTGTCATTATGTTGGGCGTGTTTCAAGAATTAACTTTAGAAATCTATTAACTGGTCAAAGACTTTCGGGTATTCCATTAAGCAAAGTTGAGACAGATATGGTTCATTTTTACACTTTGTTTTTCGCTGGAAAACTCGATGACAAATTAGACCAATTAACCAAATTGGTAAACGAAGATTTTTAAGGAGTTGAAGATGATCAAAAAATTCAAAGTAAACCGAGACGTTACAAGAACCGAATGTGGGTGGTTAAGTGAAACAGTAGAGAAAGACTCCGTTGTATATGAATGTATAATGACCACATACGGATGTATTAGTCCTTCGGGAATTGCAGTAACCATAGATCAAGATGGAGGTTATCCCTTTTTTGAATTGCCATATGATTCTCTAGAAGAAATGGCGACCTCATAAATATCTATGATGTCTGGGGCGGTGTTATAAAAATCACCCCCCAGACATTTTTTTTGTAAAAAAAATAGAACAAAATATAAACATGCCTCGCAATCAGGAGGGAACAATGGCAGAAAAAAAATTACAACAACTTGAAGAGCTGATTAGAACAGCAACTGACCATCTACTAACTGTAGATGAAAAAATTGGTTATCTAAAATATCCGGAGCTTAAAAAACGTCTTCATGGAAAATTTCCCGAGTGCTTTATTTCTCTAAAACGAATGGGACGAGATACTTCAGATTATTTGCTTCCATTATGCAATAGAGCGGGAATCATCGATCCAAAGGTTATCCACATTTCAATTTCAGCAGTAAAAAAATTAATGGCAGACACCACAGGCATGTATGATACAAATGATCTTCAATCAATACTTAGCAAATTGGATCGAATCAAAGCTAGATACCAAAAAAATATACCAAAACCACCCCAACAAGCAGGGAGAAAAGCAGTTGTGACAAGAATGTTTAACAACATCAAAGGTCACCTTGTAGTTCATGCAAAGGATTAATAGATGAAACTTTTAAATGTTGAAAGCTTTACAAGGGGGCTAACTCCCGTAACTTCCACTGAATTAAAAACCAGATCTGGAGAACCACATCCAGAAGGATTATTTAGTGAAAAGATTTTTGGTGTGGAAGGTTCGTTGGACCGAAGCAAACGATATTCTTACATCAATTTAAATTCAAAAATCGTTCATCCTGCAGCATATAAACTCTTGAAACGTATTGACTCACGAATTGAAAAATTCCTTAACACAGAGGAAAGTTATTCAGTAGATTCGGAAGGGAAAATGATAGCAGATGATAATGGAGTATCAGGAATTTCAGAGTTTATCGAAATATTTCCCAAAATAAAATTAAGGGGCGGAACAGCGGCCAGAGATAAGATTAATAAGGTTATAACTGATAGCTACAAAACAGGAACTCTATTCATTGATAAACTCCCTGTTGTTCCGCCAGATTTCCGTCCGATGTACACAGACGAGGGAGGTAACTTAATTGTTGATGAACTAAATACATATTATCAAAAAATAATTAGAAAGGCTGCTCAAGTTAAAAGTGTTGGATCAGGAGGAGCACTTTTTAATCTATTGAATTTTTATTTGCAAATTGCAGTAAATGAACACGATGAATATGTAAGGACAAAAATTGCAAAAAAGTCTGGACTAATTCGTTCTAACATGTTAGGAAAACGAGTTGATTTTAGTGCCCGTGGTGTTATTACTCCCGGACCACAATTAGATGTAAATGAAATAGGCGTTCCACTAAGATCAGCTGTAACTCTTTTTCAACCTTTTCTTATTCATTATTTCTTATTCTCAAAAAAATATCCATATAAAGATATACTTGAGGAAGAAGTTAAAAAATTTACAGACTCCGAATTATCAGTTGATACACTTAACCGAGTGATTAAATCAATAAGAGTTGGAGATAAAGTTCCAGATAGACTTGAAAATTTATTTAAGCAAGCCGCTGAAGTTGTAATGAAGGGACGAGTTGTATTAGCAAAACGAGACCCTGCTCTTCATGAGGGTTCATACAGAGCTTTTAGACCAGTATTAGTTGATGGGCATACCATTCAAATGTGTACTCTCCAGGTTGGAGGTTTCAATGCGGATTTTGATGGTGATATGATGGCATTATATCACCCTCTAACTAAAGAATCACAACAAGAAGCCAAAGAGAGAATGATGCGTGGGGTTGGCAGCAAGAATAGTAGACATGTAACATTTGAACTTTCAAAAGAAATGGCTGTTGGACTTTATACTATGACAAAAAATGTTAGACGAGGGTCATCTCCAATTGCAGTTAGTGAGGAGGATCTTGAAAAAGCCAATGATCCATATATTCCCGTAAAGTATAGAGGAAAAGCTACAACAATGGGGCGAGCGATTTTCAATAGTGTATTTCCAACAAACTTTAGATTTATTGATCAATTAGTAACAAAGAAAACAGTGAATAACTTGATACCTGAAATTATTGATCAATATGGCGATGAAGTGGCTGAAAAGGTTTTTTCAAAACTAGAAAAAATTGGCTTTAAATTTGCAACCATTATTTCTCCCACATTAACACTTGATATGATTGATATGCCTGATAGTATCGAACGAATCAGAGAAAAATTAAAAAATTCAAGCCCGGGTGAAGCTGATAAACTACTTCGGGATGGCGAAAAAATAATGATTCAACATTTAAAAGATACTGGTTTATATGATCTCATTGAGTCAGGAGCAGGAAAGGGATGGGGACAACCAAGACAGATATTAGTTTCAAAGGGTGTAATATCAGATCCAAAAGGAAATGTTCTTCCGCCAATTGAAGGATCATTTGCTGAGGGTTTGAAAACAACAGAATTTTTTAATGCTGCATCCGGTGCTAGAAAAGGTATGGCGGACCGTGCATTGAATACAGCAGACACTGGTTATTTTACAAGACAGCTTGTTTATGTTTTATCCCCAGTTGAAGCAAGCCCAACTATAAGAGATTGTAAAACAAAAAGAACTTTAAATTTAAGATTGACAAATGATCTAATAGATCGACTATCTGGACGATATATAATCGAGAGAGGAAGAGTTGAAAAATTTTCGTCAAGATATAAGGCTGGGGATACTATTAGATTAAGAACTCCAATATTTTGTGAAACAAAAAAGATTTGTCATACCTGTTACGGAGATCTTTTAAAGAGACATAAAAGTCCCTTTGTTGGAATCATTGCTGGAGCATCAATTGGCGAGCGTGGAACACAGTTAATCATGAGAACATTCCATACTGGTGGTGCTGCAACATTTGCTCAATATGATGTTTTACAAGATATTTTTGACAATGATCCATTAATTGAAGTAGACTTGAAGAAATACCTTACTCAATATGAGGATAAACTTATAGCTGCAAAACCATGTAAATTAACAATTGATTTGACCAATTATGATATGAATAATAATATCCAAATTAAAAGAGATTTAGTTTGGGTAAATCATTTGTTATCAAGAATTGAATATGATGATACAATCTTTAACATATCATTAGATTATCCCGTTGAATTAACAAGAACTACAATGAATCAGATTGGAAAAGAATATTTAGAGTTTACATTTGCAAAGGATGATATAATGCTTGAAATTCCATTGCAAACTACAGAAATCAAAGAGCAGGTAAATTATGTTGGCAGGTTGTTGGGAGGAAAGGTTGTTTATAAAGATCCATCCCATTTATTGACAAAGATATTAAAAATTTATGGTGGTAAGGTTTCTGATTTGGACCTTGTACATTTTGAGGTCTTGCTTTCACAAGTTTTACGAGATAAAAGAAATGATATGTTGCCAGCTCGATTGGGACCAACTTGGGATCCAGTAATGATGAATATTAAAAATGTAGTATTTTCTTCAGGGTTCCTTCAGGGGTTGGCATTTGAAAATGTAAATAAGGCGATAGAGACTGGGCTCATTTCAGAAGGAGAGCTTGAACCATCTATTCTCGGAAGGGTGTTGACAGGCGAGGTTATAACAAGATAACGGAGAATTTGAATGATCAAATATGACTCATTAATTCAGTACACAAGAGTTGTAGATTCATTAAGGTTTCCTCTAGATCGAGACAAGCCATTTTTAATGGTCTATTTCTCTGAAAACTCCTTGTTTGCAAAAGATTATCCAAAGCTTAATTTGAGGAGAGTTGATTTTCGGCATGTGATTGTTCCGTTTACAAGATTGCCTGTCACAAGGTTGACTCCAGAAGTACGCGCAGCTTATAAAGAGTACAACCTTCGTCCATATAGTATGCAAATGAAATTCCCCAGTGATAAAAATCTTATCTTTGATACTACATTTTATACCAACACAGTTGATAAAACATATAAACCAAATACATACAGACAAAGAGCTGGATTCTTAATTCAAAATATTCTTAGTAAATCTTTTCAATCATTTCCTGATAATTATAGAAAGATTCTTGCATATGCGGTCGATAAAAACGAGCCTCTCAATACATTTGTAAATAGAAAAATTTTCCCGATTTTAAGACAACTACGTTCAAAAGAAATTTATTTTGATGATCTTCTTTTGATTGTCATTGGTGATACAGATGCCAGATATAGACTTTTGGTAAAAGATCAAGATTATAAATTTCAACGCGTGGTTCAGTATGTAAAAACAATAAAGGCTGATGATACAGAAGAAGAAAAAGAACAGGAAGTTATCAATGCAACAATGAAGATAATGAAGCATGTAGGGTCCGATGTTGCTAAACCAGATACTGTTAAATATGCTGTTAAGGATTATCTTGACAAGAATCCAAGTATGGTTGATAAAATTGCTAATGGTGAATTAAGTAGCGAAGAGATGGAAAAGCTTACTGCTGCATCAATATTTTTTAGAACAAGTGGGGATTTAAGCAAAGCCAATCGGTTGGCAAAAGCGATACCAGCAGGAAAGGCAAAGACAGCCGTTCAGAGAATTAGCAGACAATATGAAGATGACCTTCTTAAGAAACAACCATCAGAGAATTTAAGCGACTATATTTATAATCAAACTGAACCTTTGGCAGAAATGGTTGATAAAAAAACACCTGAGCATATCTTTGATAAACGGAGAATCGACTTTGAAACAAATTTGAAAAAAGATATGTCTAATGCATTTAAGGTTCTTGAGAATAGGGATATCCCGTTATCATTTCAGTCAATATCAATTAAACCAAAACCTCAAAAGGCCGGGGAGCTTTCAAAGTCTGATGAAGCCTTAGTTGAAATCAAACTAAAAGATAAGAGCGGTAGGGTTCACGACGTTCAACTTTCAATCCCTAGAATTGATCCGAATACAGGAACATTCAGGGTTAATGGTAAACGAAAATGTATGATCAATCAAATTGTCCTGAATCCAATTAGTTTTCCCAAGGCATATGACTCAAAATTTGAAAGTTCGTATTCAAGTTTTCATATTTATAGCAAACGAACCAAAAAATTAAAATACCTTGAAGTGTATATGGGTTCATTTAGGATGCCTCTTATGATCCTACTTTGCTACGCATTTGGTTTTCAGGAAATCTTGCAGCAATATGGAATAAAAGCACAAATAGTAAAAGAAAAGCCAAATAAAGATAAATATTTTTCAGAAGTTCCTAGTTCATATCTACTTTTTGAAAATGTTGATACAGAATTAAAAGAAGAATTAGTATCTTCATTTATCCATGCAAAGATTAATCAATATGAAATTGATAAGGAATTTTTATCTAAAAAATATTTTAATGATTTGATTATGAAGATGACTGGACGTGTTGATGCTACATACCTAATTTCAAATAACATTGAAAATATAGTTGATCCAATAGTAAGGCAGGTCTTGATAAACCAACAATTACCATTTGAGTTACCACACATCATTCAATATATGTCAGAAAAGGTTGTAGCTGGTTTTGTTCAAGATAGAAACGATCTGACAAATCAACGAATACGAAATTCGGAACTTCTTGTTCATTTGGCTCAAAAGCAATTATTAACAGCATATACTGAATACAGGCAACAATATTTAGCAGGAAACAAAGATGCAACATTAAATGTTCCAGAGGGAAAAGTTTTAAGACAATTCGTTGGTCTGGAAATTGTACAAGATATGGAGTATGCGAATCCTGCTGAGGAGATGGCTGCTATTACAAAAACGTCTCCGGTAGGTAAAACTGTTGGAGGTATTCCCGATAAACAAGCTGTCCAGTTAGATGCAAGAAATGTTCATACAACATATTTCGGAAATATTGATCCGCTTGATACAGCAGAAGGACCAAACATTGGTATTACCCAACAATTAACTGTTGATGCATATGTCACATCGGCTCGTGGATTGTTTGGAAGAAAGGCAATGTTGGATTCTGAATCCTCGGGGATTCTTTCAACATCTTCAGCTCTTGTCCCATTTATTGAAAACAATGAAGGTGCAAGAATTATCATGTCTTGTAACCAGGTTAAACAGATGTTGCCTTTAAAAAACCCAGAGCCACCAATAGTCCAAACAGGTTATGAGTCATTATTAACAAATGTTCTATCTGACAGCTTTGTTAAAAAATCACCATGTAAAGGAAAAATTGATAAAATAACTAATGATTATATTGACATAATTTGTACTGGCAATAAGAAACAGAGAATAGATATTTCGCCTGTTCAATTGAAGTCTGGTAGCGGTAAAAACACCTTAAGTACATTCAAACCAATTGTTTCAAAGAATCAGTCTGTTAAAGAAAAGCAGATTATTGCTGAGGGGAGTTGTATCTCTGGCGGAACAATTTCAATGGGTAGAAATTTGGCTTGTGCATATATGCCATACAAAGGATATAACTTTGAGGATGGTTTAGTAATAAATGAAAAATTGGTTAGCCAAAATAAACTAACATCGCTTCATGGTATTGATGTTGAGGCAACAGTCGAAAAAAATGATCGAGTAATTAGTATTGTTGAGCTGGGAAAACACACAGAAAAGGGCGACCCACTTTTTAGAAAATTTCCTGGTGATATTGATGAACTATTGGGTTATGACCAAGAAGAGGATGAAAGTGTTGATACATATGATGGTCAAATTATTATCAAAAGTCCAGGTGGTCGTGTAGTTGATATTGATGTTTTCTCTAATCTTCCGCCTGATCATTTTCCAGCATTAAAACCTTTGATTGAAAGAACCAATAAAAAATTCAAAAAGCCAGCAAAAGATAAATTTACAGATAGGGGTATATCAATCAAAGGTATAAAAATAGTTTTTAAAGTAGAACAAGAATTGCCAATTGGAATTGGAGATAAACTGTGTAATAGATTTGGTAATAAGGGAATAATTTCTTTAATTGAAAAAGATGAATTAATGCCAAGAACTCCTTGGGGTGAAAGGCTTGATATTATTCTTAATCCCCTTGGGGTAATAAGCAGAATGAATATGGGCCAAATTTATGAGTTGTATTGTGGGTTGATTTCAAGATATGTTGCCAATCAAATTAAACGAGGAGCAAACAAATCTGAAGTAATCTCAATGTTTAGCGCAGTTGTAAAGGGGCTTGACACCTCTCCAAATAATAAATTCAGTACAAAATTTTTAGCGAATTTGAAAAAATTAAGTACAGCTCAATATAATAAAATGATTGATCAAATTAAAAATGCAGGATATATTCCAATTATTGTACCTCCATTTAAGGCGCCTTCTCACAAACAAATATTGCCCTTACTGAAAAAATTTAATCTGAAAACTGGATATAATTTATCATTGCCTGAGTTTAATACAAAAACAAAAAACTCTGTTCCGTTTGGTTATTTGTATATTGCAAAGTTGGAGCATATTGGTAAGGATAAATTACACTCAAGATCAACCGGACCAACTGTTGGGAAGATATTACAACCAACCGGAGGGAAAAGAAGGGAGGGCGGACAAAGAATGGGAGAAGGTGATACATGGTCATTAGCATCATATAATTGTCCACATTTATTATCAGAATTCTTTGGGCCACTATCAGATGACGTGGTAACAAAAAATGAAATCCTTACTGATATAATTCAAACTGGTGAAGCTGATTTTAGAGCTACAAAATCATCACCAACCAAAGATTTACTAAACGCATATTTCACATCGTTGATGTTGGGGGGATAAATGGCTGATAACTCAAATGAATTATTAATTGGAAATTCGATTCCTCTGCCAGGACCTGGAGATGGTCCAGAATTTAATAACTATTCAGAGGGGTTGATTGAGCAAGATCAATATGCCATTTATACATCTACAAAAGATGCTCTAATAAATAATTTGGGTACAGAAAAATTTAAAAATTTGTGGCAATCGCTTAATGATGATATTAAGTTTAATACTCATGAACGTCAAAGAATTTTTTCAGAACAAATATTAGACAAAATTGGTGAAGTATATGATTTTCAATTTCCGACGAATATTTCATTAGAAACTGAATATGAAATGAAGGATTTTTATAAATTTTTAGAATTTTTGGAGTATGATAATATCGAATTTATTTCATCGGTTTGGAGATTCGTTAAACCTGTCAATCTAATGAGATTTGATATTGAGAAATTTTGCAACGAAAACAAACAAAAGATTATAGATGAAATTGAAGAACAAGTTGATGCTCACCCTCAAACAGAGTTGATTACTATATTTTCCAGAACATATTATAAAGATGGAATGATCAATTGGTTTATTAAGAATACAAAAAGATCGAAGATTGATATAACGATCAATATCTTTGAAAGCGAGGGATAACGAATGTCAGAGATTACAGTAAAGGTTGGAAATGTTAGTTTAACCGCATCGAACAATGACTTGGTTTCTGTTGACGAAACACCAGATGGAGTTTCGTTTAGTTTTAAAGGTGGCCTTCAACTGCTCTTTACCGACCCATACATGCCATCTTCAGCAAAACAAATTATCAAAAATACTGCAGATAACATGAGCGGAAAATTGGTTTTTGAATTAGACAATGCAAAACGTCCTGCCAGAGTTGAAGCAGTTTAAATTTCATTTAATCAAATACATCTATATATATAAATAACTGAGATAGGTGATTTATAACTAAAAAATTGGAAGACTTGTTTGTAGATTCAGGAATGCCACCGTTGAGGTAACCAACTCCAACTACAACAACCAGCTTCCAATTTTTTCACTTTTTTAATCAGAAGACTTTGTGTAATTTCAGAGGTGATTGGTTCACCATTGCTCTACAAAAGCGACGCACCCGTTCGACTCGGGATAATAATTACACGTTTTACTTCTGATTTTAATTTTATTCTAGAAGACTATTTGTAGTTTCAGAAGATACTTGAACGTATCACGCACTTGTAAATGCGCAAACCTACTACATTCAATTCTTCTAGAATCCTTTTCAAACCTGAAAGACTGTTGGTGGTTCCAGACAAAGAAGCTCGATTGGTTGAGCATTTGCTTAATGTGCAAACGGTTGTGGGTTCAAGTCCCATCATTGTCACCAAAAGGTGTAAACCACTGTCCTAACTTTCAGGTTCCATTTTGATTGATGGGCTGAGTGTGATTTTAGTGATCTTTCGGGGAGGGCTTGATCACATTCAGACCCATTAGTCATAACACAAACCTTTTAGCGAAAGAGGGTTCATTTGCAACATTCTAATTTCTAAAAAAATTGGATATAAGAGTTTTACGTCGAAATTACGAAAGGAGGAAGGCGAATGACGAGACAGCAGTTATCTATTGATTCTGGGATACTTCAGTTTGCGCCAAAAGGGGCGTTCTATGAAGAAACTGATGAACAATTCCAACAGGTTTCAAGGATGTGGAATGAGCTATTCAATTATGACAGAACCCTTTTTTGTTTAATCACTCTTCTTGGAGGGACAGGATTTTCAAAGGGGGTAATGAGCCACATTCTATTGTCAAATCCCCAAAGCTCCACAGGAAGAGAACTTATCCCAGAAGGTCTTTCGGTTGATTATGAAACCGAGGTAATTCTATACAATCTATCAAAGGAGAAAACCCCAAGAGCATTAAAAAATCTTTTGATGTTGACCGGCCGTGAAGGTCAAACAAAAGTAAATAATGCAAGAACAAGGAAACTAATCCTTGAATATATCTTTAATCGAGGTCATGATTCCCTCGACAATTTGGCTGTAAATTATAAAGGAAAATTAAAAACTCTTGTTCGTCATGCCCTTGGAAGACAAGATCTGGCAAAGATTCTAATGGGCGACGACCAACTTTTTCAAAAGTGGATTGGTCGTTATCATAAAAATGCACTTCCGGTTGTTTTATACCTTTTCGATAGACCAATACCAAACGATCAAGTGTTTGCATATTATAAGAAAGTTGAACAGGTGTTAAAGCTAAAGGAAGCAGCACAAAGACGTGACGTTGAAGCGTTTCGACATTTCATGGATGGGCTTCCGAGACTAACAGTTCTCGGATATCGAAATACATATAAGGTTCCAATCGAAAAAAGTGAAATTTTTGAAAAAACCCAAATGTCAAATCGTCAAGCCATTCAGATGGAAGCAGCGGCGAAACGATCTGGCACAAAGGTCAAGGTAAACTATAAAAACCAAGACGTTTATGATTTATGGAAAGCATTGTATTTTAAGCTACAGCAAAGCGACGATGAAAATTTGGATAAGATTGTTGAGGCAATCGGAGAGAAGGATGGAAATAAACTTGACATCGGCGAAGTGAGTGTTGTATTTGATGTGTCAAGATCCATGGTTGGTAGCGACCAACGACCCCTTCATCCATTCCTTACAGGGTTATCCATATTGTCTGTGCTGGATAATATCCAAAATGTTTTCTATGTTGGCGGAACATCAATTCCAACAAAAATCAATGACAAAGAAATGTACTTTGTTTTTCCATCAAACGAAACAGCATTGTGGAAGGGACTGGTAGATGCTGTAGCGTCTGGGTCAAAGAAAATTATTGTCATTTCAGATGCTTATGAAAATTCTCCAAAGGGTATGTTTCAACATGTATATAACCATTTCAAAGACAAGGAGAACATAGAGATTATTCATATTAACCCAGTATTCTCGGCTGATTCACAACAAGGGTCTGCTAGAAAATTAGCAGATGATATTGAGCCGCTTCCTGTCTCAAGTTATAAATTTCTCGAGACAGAAATTATTTTTAAAAGAATGTTGGAAAATAAGGATCTCGTGAAAAACTTACTCGTTGGGAAATACAGAAAACTGATAGGAGGTTAATTATATGGCAAATATCTTTGAAACCCTAAAAATCAAAGGAGTTGGAATCGGTTCTATTCAGAGCGTTGATGAAATGACAGTCATCCCTTTGATTGGTGAAGACCGTGGGGATGTTGCCAGTCCGTCCAGTTTAAAATTTCAAAGAACCACAAGTTATGGTTCAATGCAGTTTAAAAATGAAGACAGTCGCCCAGCTATTGTGCCATCCAATTTCATGATACGAGGTCGGGGAGCACAAGATCATGCAATGGCCTCATCTGGAGTTCTGAAATCAAGGGAAGTGAAAACATTTGAAACTGCTTGTTGTATTGAAGAAACACAGGGCGGCTTCCTAACTCATGAAGGAAATGAAGAAGATATTCTACCTATAGAACTACGTCGAAATCTCTTGGATGCAAACAAGAGACGAGACAGAAACTATGGAAAATTGTGGAGCAATATTAAAGATTGGCTCAATGGGCTTACCCTACAAAGAAAAAGTCATGGCGCCCATTTAAGAAATTTCTATGATGATCATAACGTAAGAACAGCACTTGAAGCATTTGCTGCTGAGTTTGAACCGGTTGATGGTCAAATCGGGGCAATCATTATGTTTTCTGGGATCCCTGTCGGCATTGAGATTATGCCAACAGCAGATCATTGGAACTCATATTGGCAGCAGCTTCTGCGAGGGTGTTATGGTTCAGAACTTCTAAGGATGAAGATGTTGGGCAAAGTTTCACAGTCAACTCTAATTTTGCCTGATATTCCAGATGATGCAAATCCTATGGAAGTCAAAAATATTTTAGAAACATTTATGAACCACATTCAACAGGAAGTTCTGCCTGTAATTCAGAACATTAATATCACATCCAACACAAGAGTATCATCAGATGGATCACTTAGAACTCAGTTAGTTAGAACTGATGGCGGGGGTGGAGGAGATGTTATTATTCAAGAATCAACCCCAATTTATGTCTCAATTATTTTATAGGAACGGTCCATGAGCGAAAATGATGAACTAACTCAAAAACAATTAAAGAATCTAAAAAGAAAGATGGTTTCATTTATTTGGGAAACCACACCATCAAAGATTATTGAGTTGGCAATTATTTGCAAACTTAAACCACCAAAGCACTTACTTGACAAGTACTTGTCAGAGGATTTGGATGAATCATCCTAATTCAGCGACAACGCTTGTGTCAGAGTAAAGGAACGCCTCTCCACATAGTGGTGATCGGCAACACTTTATTTAGATCATTTAAATAATGTGTTTGCTGATCCCATTGTGTGCTGAGGCGTTTCCCAAATTTAACCCTGACCATTTTTTGTTTAAGGAGAATTTAAATGGAACAAGTTTCTACTGAAAGATTTATTGAAAAATTAGGGGTGGATGTTTATCCAATCACAATTGTAAAGTTTCTATTGAATAAGAAACGAATTTTGTCTTATTTTAAAAAGGCAACCGAAGAAGATTTTGAAATTAGAGTCAAATATTTAGTTGATCACTCTGACTGTGAAACCTGCAAGGAGAAAGCTCCAGAAGGAATTCTATGCAGGCAACACACATCAATCGATCGAGTTTTAAAAGCTCCAGAGGTTATGTATGATCTGGATACAAATACATATTTTTATAAAAATGAGATATTTAGAATGGTTGGAAAACGTCTTGTTATTGTTTATTGTCCGCATCCAAAATTGATTTCGGGTGACATCACAGATTCAAAGGTAAGAAAAATCAATCCGATTACGATTGAAGATCCAGCTTTAACAGAACTCCCGCCATATGAACGGGTTCAAGAGTTTATTTCATCTGAGCTCTTAGATCAGCATTTAAGATGTTGGTTTAATTATGAGTTTTCGATTGTAACTATCCCAAGGGATAGGAACGGGCAAGACTGGTGCTTGCTATCAAATAGATAATCAGGAGGATTACATTCTATGGGTTTTGAAGAGTATACCGATCTAGTTGACACAGGATTTCAGGGTGGGTCTGGCGCAGAACAAGTTCCGCCAGAGGAAGAATTTTTTCATAGTGTTTATGTTTCCGGATCAGACAGAAAGAATCATATTAACATTACCGAGAATGCCGGAAAGCTACAAATCAGAGGCGTTCAGTATAATTTAGATGAAGTTCATTTGGTCATTACACACACCAAAGAAATTCTGTGCAACGTAAAAAATGAAAAAGGGAAAGAAAGTATTGTTTGTTTCTCGTTTAAAGAAGGAGCTCCCCCCTGGTTTGGTACCACAACACTTCCAGATGGGTCAAAGCGGCAATGTCCGCAAACTTCCGCTGAACGAGCTATCAATGATTTCTGTAGTCCTTGTAGGGCACAAATTCTTGTAGCTGGTATTTATTGCAAACCAGATGGTTCCCCAATTCTCACAGAAGACAAGAAACCAATTTTTGTCTTTATGCGCGGCAAGGGAATGAGATATTCAAATATATCAACGTATCTGAGTGAAAGATTCAACGAGGATCTTCCTCCTATTTTTGAGCCTGTCACAGAACAGAGCAAAGAATTTGAAAAACGAGTTGTGAATAACAAACGATTCGTTATAAAAGTTACAAGGGGTCAAGAGCAATCCAGTTATGGAAGCATGGTAAATGTCTTTGTATTAGAAAAAGGATCCGAGCTTCCCAAAGAATCAGTATTCACAATTCTGAAGTTATCGAAACAAACAGTAGGAAAATTCAATGAAAAATTCGACTGGTCAAAAGGGAAACAGGCAGTCGGCTATGGAAGCAATCAAGCACCAGAAGGTGTAATGAGAATTGAGGATGAGCAAAAATCAGGCGAATCTAAATCTAAAGATGAAGGTTCTTCTGAGCAATCTTCAAGTGGCGGTGAACAGGGAAAAGTGTTTAGTTTCGATGATATTAATTTCTAACCTTTTAGAGAGGGATACTAATGACCGACGACACAGCCAAAGAAGAATTTAAATACCATGAACGATTGAACATCCCCGTCCTTACAATCGAAAAGATCAAACAGCTTTTGAAGAATGATATTGCTGACACGCTACATGCGTGGAAGGAAGGGAGAAAAGTAGACAAACAATGTTACAGGATCATTGGCCCTGCTGGTGTCGGCAAGACACAAATTTGTGGTCAAATCGCTGCTGAATTGACAAATGAACTATTCGGGGAGTGGAACAAGGCACGACCCACTCCAGAACATAAACTATTTGATATGATTATGGTCAAAGCTCCTGTTCTATCAAGGGATGACTTTATCATTCCGTTTCCGGTAACAGATGGCAAGGACTTTTCATTCAGAATGCTATATTCTGACTTTGTTCCGAAAGAGGTTGGATCATTTGGAATATTTGTCATTGATGAAGTATCAAGAGGTGATCATCAACTCCAGCAGCTTCTATGGCAGGTCCAAAATGAGTACGCCGTCCACAATCTGCAATTCCCAGAAGGATGGTTTGTGATCTCAGTAGACAACCCTGATGACTCAGAGTACTCCATGGATACGCTTGAAGATGCTGCTGGTTTACGAAGGCAATTGCATCTATACGTTGAGGTAAGTCCTATCGACTTCCTCAACTATGCAATTGCAAATGATTTTCACCCTCTTGTCATTGAGTGGATTCAGATGCGTCCGGAATATCTATACGATTTCAACGCTCAAAAGGTCGGGTCGGTTTATGCAAACCCAGCCAGCTATGAGAAGCTTTCGGATCATTTGTGGAAAATGCAAATGAGACGAGGAAGCTTGGATTATGATGAAATCGAAAACAAAGCATCTGGGCTTCTCAATACCAATATGTCCCAACTCTTTGTCTCGTTTGCAAGAGACAAGAAAGACATCAATCCAAAAGATGTATTCTATGAATTTGATAAGGTTGAAAAACAAATCAAGGCTCTATTAAAAGAAAACAATATGTCCAAATTGGGCGAGCTTATGATCGGGTTCTGTACGTTTATGACAACATCAATGCCCGAGTATGACGATAGAAAGTTAGAAAACGTCTATAAGTTCCTATTGATGATGCCCATTGATACAGCGGCTCTTTTTATCTCACAAATTGATGGCTTTGACCGGTCATCAAAAGCATTTAAATACATGACTCAAATCCATCTCACTCTTCTGAAAAAGCATCCACAATACAAGAAAGAGTTCTATGATCCAATCGTAAGAGCTGGCGATGGACGATAGGGGGAAAACATGCAACCCTCAAGTTCAGTTACAAGTGAACGAATAAAGGTTCTGATTGCCAAATTCGTCCTAAAATACAATTATTGGGGGTATCTATTTTCTCGAGTCAGGAGACAGGCGGATCCAAACATGCCATCAATTATGGGCATTGCACCTGAACCTGACGGATCAATTTGTTTATATTATAACCCCCCATTGATTGATAATACAGACGATGAAAACATCACCAAGGTGATTGAGCATGAAGGACTGCATCTATTAAATAAGCATGTTCCAAGGCTTATTAGAATTCTTGCAAATGATCCTGATCCATTAAGAAGGGAATCTAAAGCAGAAATATGGAATATTGCAGCTGATTGCTGTGTAAACACACAAGGGAAACTAGGTGAAAGTCTTACCATTAATGGCAAACCCTGGCCCATGTGTCTCCCCGCAAGATATAAAATGCCTGAGGGACAAATAACCGAGTTTTATTATAACTGGTTGCTTGAAAATGCAAAAAGCCAACCTATGCCAATGATCGGGGACCATGGAAAATGGACCAAAAATCTAAAGGGAGTTGCTGATCTTAGTGCTCTCAGTAGAAAAGTAGATCAACATATAAGATCAATAATCAAAGAATCAGCAAAGACCTTCAACAAGGATCGTGGAAGGTTGCCGTCACATATTGCTGATCTTATTCAGGGAGCTCTAGCTCCACCAAAAGCACCATACTATCAAATCATTAGAAAATTAATCAAGGGGTCAAGATTAACAAAATTCAAAAGATCCCCAACCAAAATAAATAGAAAACGAACTTATACATTTCATTTGGCGTCAATGCCAGATCTCCCTCAAATTTCGCCCTTTCCTGGAAAGAGTCGAGATTTTACATTTGATATTGTCGTTATGATTGATACATCAGGAAGTATGTCAAACGATGATATAAAAGAGGGATTGAGTGGTATTAAAAATATCGTTGAAAATGATAGACATTGTCATACCACAGTCCTGGAAGTTGATGCTGGCGTTGAAAAAGAATATGAATGTAAAAAAATAAGGGATATTCAATTTAATGTAAAGGGACGAGGCGGAACAACACTAACCCCTGGTTTAGAAAGAGCCAGAGAACTTGGTTGTGATGTTTGTCTTGCATTTACGGATGGGTATACCGAAAATATCAATGCCTTAAGCAGAAAAAGGCTACCTAAGAAACTTATTTGGGTTATAACCAAAGGTGGGTCGCCTAATCAGATTAATAAAACAGGATTTGTGGTGAAAATATGAATCTATTTATATTCCGATTTGCTTTGATATGGGTTTGGATAACCCTATTTCAACTCGCTGCAGCAGCAGGAAAAATGGGAGAACCAATCTATCTATACTTTAGTATATTTATGGCATATCTATTATGTGTAAAATATTTTCCATTCTATAAAAAATAACCGGAGGTCTTGATGACGAGTTCGTATAGTGCAAAAGATGTTAGAGTTCTAGAAGAGGTAGAACATATAAGATTGAATCCTGGGATGTACATCGGCGAGACAAGTAACCCAGTACATTTAATAGAAGAAGCCCTTGATAATGCACTAGACGAAGCGTTGGCAGGCTATGCAAAAATAATTGCGGTCATGATAAACTCGAAAGAGAATAAATTCTCTATATTAGATAACGGTCGGGGTATACCATTATCAAATGATACCCCGATCGTTATCTCCACTAAGTTATTTTCTGGAGCTAAGTTCCAAGATAAAAAGGCTGCATACGAGATCAGTTCTGGTCTTCACGGAGTTGGTCTCGTTGCAGTCAATGCTCTAAGCAAATTTTACAAGGTTGAAATATATCGAAATAAAAAGAGGGCAATTTATGAGTTTCAAAATACAAAATTAAAGAAAACAAAAATTGACCCATTTACAGACGAACCACCTTTTTCAACCAAAATTGAATTTATTCCAGATAAGAAATATTTTGATGATCTGTTTCCTGATACAGAACGAATTAGGGATCGCCTGACAACTGCTTCAGCAGAAATGCCAAATGATGTAACATGTGTTTTGATTATTGATGATAACCGCGAAGTAATAAAACGTGATACAGTAACTCATTTCGTTGAGGAATGTTTAGCTGAAAAGAAAAGCTCAGTTAATGTTACTCATCTTCATTCAGAGAAAAAACCTGAAAAATTTGATGTAATGTTTACATATGAGGATGCTGGACCCGTTTCTCCAAAGATAATATCATCAGTGAATCTACTTCCTGTTAAATCAGGGGGTACACATGTGAATGTATTTTATGATGTGCTAAAAGATTTCTTCTCTGCAAAGGCGAAGAAACATGGTTTTCGATTTCAACCAAATGATTGTTTATATAGGTTGAGAGCGTATCTGATGTTAAGTCTTGTTGAACCCAAATTCTCTGGACAAACAAAAGATACTCTTATAAATAGAAAAGGTTATTTTGATAAGTTTGCAAAGGACTTCAGACAACAACTGGACGAATTTGCACAACAATTTGAACCATTGATGATTGAGTATCTTCAAAGATTTCATGATTACAGAACCAAGCTAGATTCAAAGAAAATTACAAAAACCGGAACGAATGGGAAACGAGCTTCAACAAAATTCACTAAACTACGAGATTGTACAAGTCGTAATGGTGAGCTATATATTGTTGAAGGTGAATCTGCTGGTGGTTCTATTATTCAATCTAGAGATCCCAACAAGCACGCAATCCTGCCATTAAAAGGAAAATCTATTCCTAATGCTATTACCAAAAAAGATATTATCAAAAACAAAGAAATATCCGAATTGATAATGGCTTTGGGTACAGGAGTAGGTCCACATTTTGACATATCCAAAATGAGGTATGACAAGATCATCTGTGCATCAGATGCGGACCCCGATGGTGGACATATCACATGCCTTGTAACAATGGCGATTGCAACCTTGATGCCTGAAGTAATCAAGCAGGGAAGGTATTTCATAGCACAAACACCACTGTTTGCGATAAATGAAAAGAAAACCTTCTTGCCATTGTGGGATGAAAAATCTCTAAAAGAAGCCAGAGAGAATAACAGATCAATAACTCGTTTTAAAGGATTGGGAGAATTATCACCCTTTCAATTAAAGATATGTTTATTAGAAGAAAAGACAAGACGAATAGAACCAATAACATATAGCGAAGACATTAATAGTCTTGAAAAGTTGTTTTCAGAAGCGAGCGAAAAAAGAAAGTTGGTGAGCGAATGAAAAAGATAATTCTTCTGATGATCATTTTTCTATTATTTGGATGCACTGTATCAATGAAACCGGATGGTTACGATACAGAAATGCGAAATACAAAGCGAGAATATATTTATGATAGGCATGGATATTATCAAGGCTACATTGAAAAAACAGACTATGGAACAACCTTTTATTATGATAAAGATGGAAGGTTGAAAGGATTTTCAAGAAAGTAGGAGGTAACATTAAGTTGAATGGAACAGAAAATTCTCTTTACTTAGCTGATTGTATTGATCTTTTGAGAGAATGGTACTCAAAAGGTCAAACAAACTTTATTGATCTTATTTATATTGATCCTCCGTTTAACAGCAACAGAAATTATAATGTTCTGTTCAACTCAAAATTAACGGAGGAAGCATTCCAAGATACATGGTCAAGTGTATCATATTTGGATGAATTAGAAGGCATCGCTACAATGTCCCCAAATCTATATAACTTTCTGAAGATGTTAGAAACAACAGGTCTTCCAAAATCATATATTTCATATTTAACAAAGATGAGTATTCGATGTTGGTATATGAAGGAAATGTTGAAAGATACGGGAAGTTTTTATTATCATTGTGATCCAACAGCTGGTCACTATATTAAAATAATTTTAGATTATATATTTGGAATGAATAATTTTAAAAATGAAATTATATGGTGTTATAAAACTGGTGGACTTTCTACAGAATATTTTCCTAAAAAACATGATACTATATTTTTCTATACAAAAACAAATTCATATACTTTTAATCCACAAAAAGAAACGAAATTATCAAATGAGATGCAAAGAGCTTTAAAAATACACCCAGAAGAATTTTTTGATGATAACGATGGAAAAGGTATATACACATGGTATTATAGACCGGGACATAAAAAATATCCAAATGGACTAAAACAATACCTTGAAGCATACGTTAGAGATTATTGGGACATACCTGCTCTAACAAATACATCAAAAGAACGTCTTGGATACCCAACTCAAAAACCAGAGAATCTATTAGAAAGAATAATTTTAGCATCTTCAAATGAAGACGATCTTGTAGCAGATTTCTTCATGGGTGGAGGAACAACAATTACAGTTTCTGAAAAGTTGAATAGAAAATGGCTGGGTGTTGATATTAACAACAGATCAATACAAATAACACATGATCGAATAACATCTCTAAAGAAAATTTTGAAAAAAGATTATTTTATATATGGCATCCCAAGATCATCAGAAGAATTACGAAAACTTGTTGATGAAAATGTTTTAGGAAAAGAGAAAAACAGCCGTTTTGCTTTTGAAGATGTTATTGTCAAATACTATCTTAATGATGTAATTGGTAATGAAAAGAAAGTGGGTGATCATTCTATTGATGGTCGCTTTATGTTTAAATACAACGGAAAAATGAGAAATGGTCTTGTTCAGGTAACAACTGGAGCAGGTATTGGTCATTTCAAATCATTCTGTTCTGAAATTGGAAAAGGTACTGGAAATCTTGGTGTTTATATTACATTTAAAGATAAAGTTTCTTCTGGTATGATCCGTGAAGCAAAGAGTTATGGAAAATTGGGTCATGTTGATAAGATCCAAATATTGACAGTTGAAGAACTAGTTGATGAACGAAAAATGTTTGAAGTACCAAAAGATGTAATGACAATTTAAAAGGGTGATAAATGTCGATTGAAGATTGGCCATGCGAAACTTGTATAGTCCAAGCATGTTGTGGCAAAAGCGTATTTTTTGAAGATTGTGATCTTATCAGGGATCACTTTGCAAAAATAGTGTTTGGAAAGCCTGCGTATAAAGGAGGAAATATTTCCTTTGACCCGCGAAAAAATATGGTTCAAAATAGTCGAAAAGAAAAACGGTCAGTATAAAACTCTTTATCATGGAGTAAATAAAAGTCGAATATTAGAAATTGGCAAATGGATTGCCTCTGAACAAAAAACAGTAAAAGATGGGCAAAGTACAAATAGATATACATCTGGGTGGCATATACTACCAAATCTTGCTGAGACATTAGAATATTTGAAAAAATTTAAGAAAGAGCGTGAGCTCAAAATAATGTTATGTAAAGCCAAAGGAACTTGGAAAAAAGAACATAGCAGGAATGATGTATATTTGGCAAAGAAAATTTACATTTTGGGAGAATACGATGCAGCATTGTCATGTGTCGATTTCGTTTGATCTAAATAAATTAGGGCAAGAAGGACTTGAAAAATTATCTAAAATTGAAAAGTTATTTGGTGAACTTGGAATCTATTTCGATACCGGATCAGGTTTAGGAGGTAGAGATTGGGAATGGGATTGGAGTTTGACTGGACCTATAACAGTCCATTTAGTAGATGAAAGTATTTTAGACAGATTAGAAAGGGTTAAATAATGGGGCATAAAAAAGCATTAACGTCAGATTGTCCTTCATGTGACTTATGTAAAGTCGATGAAAATAATAACTTTGTATGTCATTGGGGTAAAGGGAAACCAAAAATCATGTTTCCAAAAAAGGGTAAAAAGCCCTTATTCTGTAAATTAGAAAGGAAATAGTAATGCCGTATATTAAAGACGAAGATAAAAAAGAAATGCATAAAAAAGAAATGACAGCTGCAATTCATGACCTAAGCATATGGATAAAATCAAAGGGTGATTTGAATTATGCAATCTGCGAATTGATTGGTCAACTTATATTAGACACTAAAATTTCATATACACAAATATCAGAGTGGATTGATACTCTTCCGGATGCTGAAGCAGAATTAAGACGAAGAATATTAAATCCATATGAAGATCTTAAAATAATCGAGAATGGCGATGTTCCCAGCTTTGTTAAAATTCTTGAGAAAATTCAACCCCCAAAAGTCTAAGAGGTTTCACAATGAAAGCTGATTTCTACAATGGTCTAGAATGGATTGGCAGTATAAAAGAAGGTGGAGAAATATGGAATGTTCCCCTTTTAATATTAATCCAGGTAAATCCAATAACTTTTGAAGAAGATGTATTTGATTACATTAGAAAATGTGATGGAATCATTGCAAATCATCCTTGTCAATGGCCTTGGGATTGGCCAGATAGTCGTATGACAGATTATACATATATCTTTCATCCTTCATATGGAAAGGTTTTTGTAAGTCTTGAAGGTAGCGATTTATTAGATCCCATTAAAATATATCAGGGGTTTTCAATTGATGAAGCTGAAGCAGGAATAGTTGCATTATTCCCGACTATAAAAGAGGTAATGAATGGACAAACATCTTCCACGGTTGTATAAGGATTATGGATCTTATTCAAATTATCGGAATTTTCCTTTAGATCTCGATGGTTTAAAACCAGTTGAACGTCGAGTTTTGTTAGCAGCATTTAAGATTTCAAAGAGTAAATTTGTAAAATCAAGACGTGTGGATTCTCATACAACAGGACATTATCATCCTCACGGTGAATGTTACGGAACAATTGTTCAATTGGTCAGACAGGGATTTCTAGACGGTCAAGGAAATTTCGGTACAAATGTTGGGGTTGAACCTGTGGGTGCAGCAGCACCAAGATACACAGAATGTAAAATTTCAGAAAATACAGTTGATCTTGCTTTTAAATATGTTAATTTCGTCCCGTGGGGCGACACTGAGTTGGAGGATAAAGAACCATTATTTCTTCCGACAAGATATCCACTTTGTCTTATGGGGAATGATTATACTCAGGGTATTGGGTTTGGGTATAAAACATTTATCCCTTGTTATAAACGAGAGGACCTTTATAAAAGATTACTTTGGCTTTTGGGAATCAGAAAGAGAAAACCGATCATTCATCCGATAACAGATTGTACAATTGTTTCTGACCAAAAGGTTTTAGATCAGCTTCTCACAACTGGTTCAGCAAAAATTGATGTTGAAGGCATCATTGAAGAAATCCCAACCAAAAACAAAGTGGTTTTAAAATCATGGCCTCCAGGAAAAAGGTTTGCTTCATTTTTAAATAAATTTGCAACAGAACTTGATTCAAATATGATTGGTTTCACTGATTTGTCTGTCTCGGAAACACAAATTGTTTTTCAAGTTTTGAGGGAACGAAATCGAGATAAGATTTACAATGAATTTGTTGAGAAATTAAAAGAGGTTATAAAAGGGACAATTTCATTTGAAACAACGGTTGTTGACATTGACCACAAAGTTTTGGTAAAACCAATCGACCAAATGCTTCTCGATACATTCAAAATGTTTTCAGAAGCAAATGAAGCAATGCTTAAATATGAGATAGCAAAGTTTGATGAAAAGATAAACGAATATCAAATTCTTGAAAAGATTAGACAACCGATAAGTCATTGTGTTAGCAAAAGTTTGGATATAAAAGATACATTAAAATTTGTTCAGGATAAGACGGGAATATTACAAAAAGAAATATTGGAATTAATAAATAAATACCGAATAAGTAAAATGATGTCTTTAAATACTGATACAACAGAATTGAAGGAAAAACAAAAAGAGTTTAAAAATAATCTTAAAAATCTAAATAATTTTGTATTGGAGCAATATAATGAGTTTTAATGAAAACGGAAGCACCACATGTGGTTTATGTAATGGTTATAACGCTATTGAAAAAGAAATTAAGATATATCAATGTTGTCCAAGATGTAATGGCTTTGGTACTCTTGATTGGGTAGAGAACGCAACAAGAAAAATAAAAAGAGCAAATATGGACGTAAAGTCTAAAATTGCGTATAACAATATACATCTATTAATGCAGGCCATTAGAGAAGAGGGACAACATATAGGGGTAGATATAAAGGTATCAGTAGAAAGGGTTAATCTTATGTATGATCCAATAGAAAATTATCACACTTTTCAACCATATATGATCAAGCCATATACATTCAACGGGAGCTAAAAATATGTATAGAATTGAAAAGAAGTTTTCATTTCCAATGGGACACAGATTGAGCAAACACAGTGGAAGGTGCCATTCGATCCATGGCCACAATTTTATAGTTCTGATTGGGGTAAAATCTGAACAGTTAAATGAAAATGATATGGTTATTGACTTTTCTCACCTGAAGGCTTTGGCATCTAGTTTTCTTGACGGATTTGATCATTGTCTTTTACTTAACGAAACAGATCAGGAAATACATGATCAATTTGAGAAACTTGGAATGCGAGTAATGACAATTAAAACTGATCCAACAGCCGAAAGGTTATGCAAATTAATCTATAAAGCACTACAGGATAGATTTGCTTATGATAAGTTGGATATACTAATGGATTATGTAACAGTTTATGAGAACGAAAATTCAAAAGCCACGTATTCGGAGGATTAATACCGAGGTATAAAATGGATATCTTAAAGCGTTCAGGAATTCTAATTCCTACAAAATATAGAAATAATAGATGGTATGTGAGGATTAAGGATAAATTAGAAAGACGAACGCAATCATACGACAGAAGTAATATTCAGTTTAATATATTTTATCTGGAGTCAGAAAAATTCCTTTTGATTCCCAGACACTTTCCATTACATAAATTTATTTTCGAACCATATGAGATTCATGATCATAGTCACACCGGCGAGAAAATTAAGATCGATCACAGAATCGAACCGAGAGATGAATTACAGAAAAATGCGATGGAAAAGTTAATGACATCTGAGAATTGTATTCTTCAACTTCCGCCTGGTGTTGGTAAAACGGTAATATCAATCTATATGATTGCAGAGAGAAAATTAAAAAGTTTTATCTTAGTGCACCGAGATGGTCTTGCTGATCAATGGAGAGATCGGCTATTAACATTTACAGATCTAGAAGAAGATCAAATTGCAAGACTCACAAGCCAAACATTTGAAGATGATTTACAAAAACCAATAATCATTTCTACAAATCAGACATTTACATCGCTATTAAAAAGACACAGAAGAAACTTTCTTACTAAATTGAATGAGGCGAACATTGGTATATTCGTTGCAGATGAAGTTCATACATCAGTTGGAGCGCCTACCTTTTCTGAATGTTCGATTCATATCCCTGCAAGGTATACATATGGATTAAGTGCAACTCCATATAGATATGACGGCAATGGGGATATTATTGAATATCACTTAGGTCCAATATTTTCAAACGATGACTCATCTGGAACAATGGAATCAAATGTAACAGTTATACTATTGGATTATGAAATAGACACACCACGCAGGAGGATGTATGTGCGTTGGGGAGGTGAGTTTCAGCGATCCCGATATCTTAATCTATTAAAGAAATCAAAACCCTTTAGAGAGGTCCTCCGGGGTTTGTTGAGGCGATTAATAAAGGATGACCGGAATCTTCTCTGTATTTCAGAGAGAATCAATTTAATTGATGAGGTTTTTAACGAAACAAAAAGTAGTAGCAAATCTAGATTCTATAGAAATGCAAAATTAGACGAATTGAATCATAAAGTTACGTTTGCAACCCCAGGAAAATGTAGGGATGGTATTGACGCACCATGGAAAGATAGTGTGGTAATGACTTCGCCAATTACGAATATTGAGCAATTAACCGGAAGAGTTGTTAGAAAAAAGGAAGGAAAGAAAACACCCATAATAATTGATATGGTTGATTTCGGATGTGATGATATGTCGAAATCGTTCTTTCCAAGAAAAACTTTTTATGAAAGAAAAGGTTGGTCAATGCAATATATTCTATATCACAATAATAAATTAAAACAAATTGATGAGGAGACAGCATTGGCAATCATCAGGAGAGAGCAGTGAAAATCAAATCTGATTTTGTAACTAACAGTAGCTCAACCGCGTTTATTATAACAAATCTAAGCGATAAAATTTTAACAATCGCTGATTTTGTAAATGAAAATCCTCAATTATTAGAAGAATTTATTGACACATATGGTACCTATAGCACACATGAACTTACTCAGGAAAATCTATTACAATCGGCAAGAGAAGAGGGTATTGTATTTAAACCCGGGGAATCAAAATATTGCATCTTCGGAGATGAACAAGACACCTTGATTGGAAGCGTCTTTGATTATATACTCAGAGATGGCGGGGTATCTAAAAATTTTAGATGGAGATTCGATGAATATCTGAGGTAACATATGAAAATTAAAAATGATTTTGTTACAAATAGTTCATCAGCATCTTTTGTTATTTTACGTGAAAAGTTAACTGATTTTCAAATTCATGCAATTGAGAATCATATAGAAGTTGCTTTAGCTATAATGAAAGTACGAGATATATCATTCTATGCTCATAGGCACGACAAATGGGATATAAAAATGGGCGGGAATAAAATTACCGGATATACAACCATGGATAACTTTGACATGCTTGAGTTTTTAAAAATGATTGGTGTCAAAGAGGAGGACATGGACTTTGACGAATCAAACTATTAAAAGCTATATGGAGTTATTTGTAACAAGAAAAGGCAGTCCGTGTATTAAATGCCTCGTTAGATCTACCTGTACTTACTCATTTATTAGTGGATCTGGATGTAAAAAATTAGCAGAATTTATAGTCGAAACTATAGAAAATGAATCTGGAAAACCAATTAAGGATAAAAAGGATTCAGAATGAAAATAAAGCAGGACTTTGTAACAAATAGTTCATCCACATGTTATATAGTTTATATCCCTCATGATTTTGTTATTAAAGAACAAGATATTTCAAAAAAAATAATAGAGTTACAACTATATTATGGACCTCCAAAGATACCAGATAAAATATTCTATACCGAAATACCAGAAGCATTTGAGCATTTAAAACAAGGGCGAGATATATGGTCAGGGGGAAAATGGAACGGAAATGTATATCATACTTTGGTAGATCTTTGTAACCATTTTGGTTTTATATTGAAACAATTTGAAATTTCAGGCGACGGAGAAAATAGAATAGTTCCAATCTCAACAAAGGAAATTGAAAATATAATCATAAACCAAACCGGTCTTTGTAACCTCATACAAACCTTTTCTGGAGGAGTCAATGTTACTTCAAAAGATTCGTAGGAAAGCAGGATTTGCATTTATAGAACTAATGATTGTAACTGCAATTTTTGGAATTTTAGCTGCAATCGTTATCCCAGCTTTTTTAGCGGCAACATATAACAACAATGATAATGGAGATAAAAATATTACTGTACAAGAGGAAGTCATTCAACAACCTCAAAAGGAAGAGCATCAACAGGAGCAAGTTCAAAAAGACGAATCAAAAGGAGAATCAAACAAGCTATGATCTTTGCCTTTATCGCTGATATTCACCTTTCACGCTACAGTCAAGACAAGGTAGAGGACAAAACAAATCTTCCTGAGCGATTGCATAGCATTAAAAACGCAATTTATGATACCGCCAAATATTGTGTTCAAAATAATATTTGGAATATCGTAATCGGCGGTGATATTCTTCATGGGAAATCAATAATATATGCAATCGCTCAGGATATTATGTTACAATACTTTGAAGATTTTAAAGATAAACTAACCTTCTATGTTATAGATGGAAACCATGATTTGTCTGGTAAAAGCGAAAGTGTTGTATCAGCACTAAGACCACTGAAAAATATATCAAATGTAAAATGGATACCACACTCAGAGATATATCATAAAGAAGACGACGATATATTATTTGTCCCTTATTCAACAAAACTTCCAGAAATCATTAAAGATCAAAGAAGCAAAATTTTAATTTCTCATTTTGGATTAAGTGAAGGAATGCTAAATTCAGGAATGAGTATTGTCTCTGATATTAGTTTAAAAGATCTAATTGGAAGGTACCGGTTAGTATTGCTTGGCCATTATCATAAACCCCAAGAAATTATAAGAGATGACATTTCTTTATATTATGTTGGTTCTTCTGTTCAATTGGACTGGGGCGAGAAAAATGATGAAAAACGATTCTTGATAGTTGACTCTGATACCCTTGAAGTGGAGAGTATTCCAACAACAGGATATAAGAAACATGTTGAAATTGAGTTAACCGAAAACTCCAAAGAGGAATCGTTTAAATTGGCTGAAGCAGCAAGGGCTTCAGGCGATCATGTTAAACTTGTAATGAAGGAAAAAGTTGATTTAACAGATATAGATAAAGACTTCAATATTATTGACAAAACAGAAAGAGATATTACAGATAGAGGCATTACAAGCTCAATGTCAGAGAACGATAAACTAAATAGATATCTAGAGATTAGAGAGATTCCAGAAGCAAAAAGGGAGCAATATCTAAAAGTAGCCCTAGAAAGCATTCAAAATTGTGAGGTATAAATGCGAAATATAGAATTTCAAGAAGTCGGGATGGAAAATTTTGGACCATATATAGAACCGATGATTCTTAATTTTAAAAATGACTCCCTTGTATTAATGACAGGCCCAAATGGTATTGGTAAAACCATGGCACTGGATGCAATTCCATTTACATTATACGGAGTAACAAGCAAAAAAGCAAGAGGCGATGATGTTGTAAATAATGTAACAGGAAAAAATTGCAAAACATGGGTCACGTTTAAAATTAATGAGGACCAGTATATAATAACAAGATACCATAAATATACACGTCTTGGTAATACAGTGGTTTTAAATAAAAATGGGGTTGATATTAAAACCGGTCACAAAGAAGTATTGCCGGAGATCGAGAAATTAGTCCGTCCACAAAAAACATTTATGAATACATTATTTTTCGGACAGAAGGTTAAGGATTTCTTTACTGATTTGGTAGATTCAGAAAAGAAAGAAATCTTTAGGAAAATAATTTATCTTGATAGATATTCAGAATTTTATAAAGAAATTGATTCTCGGTTGAAAAAATTAAACGAAACCATTTCAGAAATAGAGAAAAAGATCGGGATCAATGCTGGTTTGATTCAAGATTCCAAAGAAAATATTGAAGAGTTGAAGAAAAAGCAAGAACAGTTTTATATTGATAAAGCCAAAGAACTAGAAGAAGTTAAGAAACAAGTAAGGGACAACGAAAGACTTTTAGAAAAGTGGAAAAAGTCTTTGAAAGAATTTAACATCGAATATAACATTGACGAAATTAACCAGTCAATTTCAGAAATATCCAACCAAATAAATCAACTTGAAACAAAAACTCAATCAAAGCTGCAAGAATTACAAATTCAAAAACAACAAAAGATATCTGAATTGAAGGAGGTTGCATCACAAAAGATTGAGGAAGTCCGAGATGAAATTTTAGAAAAAGAAGAGAATTATAGACACGCAATACTTGTATTGCAAACAGAACAACATGGATTCGTTAAGAAAAAAGACGATGAAATCAACAGCGTCAATTCGGAAATTACAAAGATCAAAACTGATATAAAATACTTCAATGAAAGAATTTCTGAAATTGAAAGTAATATATTAGAAAAAGATATTTCATCATGCCCTACATGTGAACAAGAGGTAGATGAAACTACAAAAGAAAAGTTGATAAAAAAGATAAACAAATATAAATCAGAAATTGAGTTATTATCAGAATCAATACCACCTTTGGAACAAGACATCATGGTTCTGAAAAATCGAAAAGTTGAAGGTAAAAACGAGTATGAGTCAAAGATACAAAAAATAAATGATGATTTAACAGAAGCTAAAGCCGAGAAAGATCGACGAGTTAAAGAGGTAAATGATAGACTCAATGAAACAATACAGAAGGTGGAGCTGGTCGAGGATTCACAAAAGAAAGAGATCAGAAACGAAATCGAGGAAGAAAAAAATTCTCTCCTTGACCAAAAAGACAAGCTATCTAAGGAAAAAGAAGAAGCAACAAAACAGTTAACCGAAAAAGAATCATATGAGAATTCTTTAAAAGAATGTGAGACAGCAAAAAATTCGCTAGAATTAAAATACAATTCTGTTGAAGAGTCTGAATTTGATAAAAGCTATCTTGAAAATTATCAAAACAAATTGCATCGTTTAGCCGAAACGGCATCTTCTCTCAACATGGAATTAAAAGAGAGCAACGAACTTGCTGAAATCCTTTTGTTCTGGAAAACCGGATTTTCTCCATCTGGTATCCCATCAATGTTGATTGATGAAGCGATTCCTTTTATGAATGAGAAAATTTCAGAATATTTGGATATGATTACAAACGGAAGATATGTTGTTTCATTTGATACATTAGCTGAAACAAAAGCCGGAGAATTTCGTGATAAGATTTCTGTTCATGTTTTAGATACCTTTACAAGGGCAAATTCAAGAACACAACTTTCAGGCGGTCAAACTAGAATTATTGATATTGCTACAATTTTGACTCTGGCGGATTTAAATTCAATGATTCAAGATGTCAAAATAAACATCATGCTTTTTGATGAAATCTTTGATAGTTTGGATGATGAAAATGTTGGTTATGTTGCAAAAGTTTTAAATAAGTTAAAAATAGGAAAATCAATTTATATTATTTCACACCAACATCAAGATCATTTGGAGGCTGATGAAACGCTGAGATTTAACTAATGAAAATAAAAACAGATTTTGTCACAAATAGTTCATCAACATGCTATATATTTTCATGTAAAAAATATATTCCCAAGGAAGAATTTGGGTTTAAAAGATTCTTAGCCTTTGATAGCTTTATATGCACAAATAAAAGAGAAGAACTAATTGCATATGCAGATTGTATCCCCGTTAAGAAATGTGATTGGATAATGTCTGCAATAGGACCATCGAATTTTTATCAACTTTCAGAAAAAGAATTTAGCATGTGTATTGATCTAATAAATGCAGGAAAACACGTAGTTACCGTAAGATTAGATCGTTCACAAGAATATAATATTAACTGTCTTATAGAAAAAATGGAGGAAACAAATTCAGTATTGGTACTCAAGGAGGAACATTGAAATCATTAAATACAGCAAAGAGTCCGATAGCAATTGTAAATTGGTTGCTTACAAGAAAATGTAATCTTGAGTGCGACTATTGTGCAATTGTAAAAAATTATCCAGACATGCCAAAAAGCTATCCGTTTGTGGGGCATTATTATCAAAATGAAATGTCAACTGAGGTTGTTCTTAAAGCCCTAGAAAAATTTCATAAATATAATCCAAATACTTTTCATATCTTTTATGGAGGGGAACCCTTATTAAGAAAAGATTTAGCAACAATAATAAGTTTCTGTAATAACTTGGAGATTCCATATACAATAATTAGTAATAACAGCGAAGCTGTGCAGCCTCTAATAGAAAAGCTTTTTGAAGAAGTTGGATTTGTTGAGGGGTTTACAAGCTCTGTTGATCCTATTGTCTATACTCAAGAGGATTATGTTGATCCCTCAAGATTACACAAAAGCACTGAAGGATTATCTCGTTTAAAGCATATGAAGAAATGGGCAAATGTTAGGGACGTGGTTGCTGAAATAACAATTTCACAAGGCATGGAAAATTATTTAATTCCTTTAATTAAAGATTTGAGCGAAAACCAAATTTATAGCGATATTACTTTCGTTGATATTGCTAAAAATGACTTTTACGATTTTTCAAATGTTAGAGACGAGGAGTTTTTAGTTAAACCAACATTGAAATTAGCAAAGATTTTTCTGGAGTTACTTGAAAGCGATTATCTAATTCATATGAAAGATCTTCTTCTCCCAGAAATGTTTGATACACTCCCATCAAATTTTGATTGTGATCTTGAAAATCGAGTCCATAATGTTACAGTTGATGCAGATGGTAGTATGCGCTTATGTCTTAGAATAAAAGGTGAGGTAACTCCAACAATCCATGTTTCAAATTTGTTTGACTCATCAGGAGCCGTATCAAAAGATTTTTACGATTTAATGTGTGTTGATAAGAGAAGACATTGTGAATTATGCAATCACTCGTGTTTAATGATGAGCAAACATATATCCAAAAGACCATCAAAGAAAGATATAATAGATAGTTTATTCCATAGGGAGGACTAAAAGATGCCACAAGCTGACCAAGATGTTATTCGTAGCGCCATTGAGTTTTGGGAAAAGGTATATCAGGCGGGAGAAGCAAAGGTAAAATTTACTAAGAAAACAGATGGAACAATCAGAATCATGCGGTTCACTCTTGATTTTAGCAGGATCCCAAAAAAGCAACATCCAAAAAGTGTAAATATGGCACAGATCCTAAGGTTAATTCAAAAGAGTGGAATTATCCATGTTTATGATTTGGACAAAAAAGAGTGGAGATCGGTTCCTTTTAGAAGCGTTGATTGGCTTGAGATCGGAGATGAACGATACAAGATAAGACCATTTAAAAGGGGTGAGAAATGACAGTTATAAATGATATTTTGAAAGAAATGAAAACAACAGATCTGACCCAACAGGTCAGACAATTTTGTGATATAATAACAAAAGAAGAAAGAGAAAAATTTAAAAATCCGGAACTATTACCGAGAGGTGCCAATGTTTTCCTTTCAATTGAAGTACCAGGGAGAAGCGATAAGGAAATCGGTTTTTTAACATTAGAACGTGAAGGAGAAGAAGACTATTTAATTGTCTATCATACCCTGGAAAAATATAGAGTTTCATCTGATCCAGAGAATATGATACCACCAAGACGAAGAAAAGTATGGGCAGTTAATGAAAACAAGGCTGAAAAAATTTTAACCCAGTTTGCTAAAACCGTGAAACTTTTAAGAGGTGAATAAATGAAAGATGTTCTGTTAGGTACTTCGAATCTAGGAGAAAATCGAGCAGTTGAAGAGATAAGGATTAGCCCAAATTATGCAAATCTGATAATATCAACATTCGAAGGTACAAAGGAGGATGATTCTACCCCAGCTATTAAACGAAAAACTATATTCACTAAAGATTATATTTCCAAATTAAATGAGTCAAATAAATTATTTACTGGAAATGTTATGCCTCCGAATTGCAGATATATAGAACCAATCAACAGAGGGGTCATTGCAGTTATTGAAGAACCCCCTTCATTTAGGACAATTTTTGTTGATAGAGACCTCCGGGAGGAATTTAATGTATTATCAAAACAAGGACGCTTGGATGAATATGAAATACCAAAGAATTTCTTAGAGAAAAACAGACAACCATACTACCTTAATTTAGCAATACCTTATACCATCTTTCTTATGTGGATAACGGAATATTTCAGCGTTGGAATAACTGAAGTATATTTTCGTACAAATCAATTGATGGGTCTTTCAGACAACCTTCTTTTAGCTCCATTTTTAAATATACCAACTGAGCAACGAATTTGCTATCAATCTGGAAATAAATGTATATCCCTAACTGCAGCTATACAACAAGGGATTAAGGCCTTTTGGGAATCAACATTTAACTCAGATTATACACACAATTATGAAAGTTATAAAGAAACCCCAGTCGTTGGAAATTATCTTGAATGGCAAGCTATGTCTAAAATAAATCCATTGTTTATCTATAACGCAGACTGGCAAGTTAGGCCTTATAATTTAGGTCAAAGAATTAACAATTTAATTGAGCAGGCAGGAGGAAGGTCAAAAAATAAATTCGGTTATGCAGAACTTGCTGACTTATTTTATTCAAGACTAGATTCAGGCGTTGATATAAAACCTTCTCCAAGATCTAAAAATAAATATAGATTGTTTTTTGATATAGCAAATAGTCTATATTTAGATGATATACTTCATATTGAAGTTGGCGATACATTTAAAACACATGATGGAAAGATAGCATATATTGACTCTCTTGCTGGATTTTCAGATGGGAGCGAAATTAAATATATCCAAATAGATATTAATGGAAAAAAACATCTGATGAAATATACAAAGGAATGTAAAAAATTCCTTTTTGATAAAGTAAAAGAAGACCGATTTGCCAAAGAATATACGTTATCAAATGGCCAGGTGATTAAGGAAGGTGATATACTTATTATAAAACCAACTAAATCTATGGAAATTTTCAGACGAGTTGAATATATAAGAAAAAGCCGTGGCCTTGAAGAAGATGCAGAAATAAGAGTTGGTCGAAATTATTACCTTGCATCAAGATTAAAAGCTGAAAAGTTAGATGCTGATGAACCCATATATAAAGGTGTAAAACTAATAAAAGATAAAGAGTATATTATCTCTACTGGTGGAGGTGGTATATTTTCTGAGGGTTATAGATGTAAATTTGAAAAACTTGATGCTCACAGAGATTCGTTAGTAGCATCATTTATTCAAAGTGGGGGACGAAGACGAACTCTAAACCTGTCGGTTCCAAGACAAACCCAACTAGCTTATCCACTTGATCAAACTAAGCCACTTAAGACAGGAATCTCAAAAATAGGGAGAAAAGTCTTCACAGTAACTAAAAATGGATCTCATCCAAGCAAAGAAGGAATGTGGCAAGTGGGTCCATCTCTAATATTTGACGGCAGTTATGCAGTAAATGCTTTAACTGTTGGGGATTTTATTAAAGAACTATATGATGACGATAAATTTCATATATCCGGGGTAGATTTTGATATTGATTTTGCAATTGGTGAAAAGGTTGTCGTAGCCAATTGGGAAGACCCCCTTTCTGTTCTATCTGTAAAAACTATTCAGGGGTTTAAGGAAACAGATAATCATTTCGATTTTGTCCTTTCAGATAAAGCAGGCAATTTAACAACAGAGCAATTTATTGATCCCCAATCAAATATCTATTCTGGCAAAATTAGAAAGGTTACAAATAAATGGGGACGATTATCAGTTGGTACAAAAATTATTGCTGATGTACCAGGAATCCCCAACTTTCCGAAGAAGGACGTAAATATTATTGTTGCTTTCATTATTGATATACCAGACGAACCGTTAGTATTGTGTTCAAATGGTTGTACGTTATGGTATAACGATGTCGTAGAAAAATTTAAGAAGATAAAGATGGGATCAAAACAATGGGAAAAGCTACAACATGTTCCCCTAGATTTATCAAAGATTAAATTTCAGGCAGGGGATGTGGTTAACGGATTCTCTGACTTTAGAGAGTCTGGTGGATACCTTTTATATGACCCATCACCAACCAGATCACTGAAAGCAATGCCAATGAATGTTATGCATATTGGAGACGAAGGATATCATTATGTTGCTGATAAATATTTTATGAATGATATGATTTTCGATTGTATTCCAGCTCCAAGAGTCGCAACAACTAAAGTTGCCGATTCTGATATAGTTAAGGGATATTTAAATATTAATAGTTACCAGATTGAAGAAGATGATAGTTCAATATTTTCATTTCTGAAACCAAAGGAGAATTAATGTTTACAGTATTCGTGAATGATGGCACACAGGAAATGCCAGACGATGATATTATGTATATTGTTGGGAAAGAGGGTATATTCCTAAAGAAAAAAATGGGAATTATGGAAAGCATTGCTCCCGTTAAAAACATTTCTATTCTAGAGAGTGTCGGTTCAATGGCGAAAATGCATATTCCGCCCATTCCTGGTCCAACATTTGCAAAGGCGGTTTCCTTTTTCAGAGAAGTTTATAAAGAACATTTTGGAGAGTCGATTGTTCTTATATTCTTCAATGAAAAAAGTGGAAGATATAAATTATTTCCGCCACATCAAAAGGTTACATCTGCATCATTAGATTACAATAGAGGCATTACCATCGAAGGATGGACTATGGTTGGAACAATTCATAGTCATGGAGGTATGTCAGCATTCCATTCGGGTGTTGATGATGATGATGAAAAAACATTCGATGGATTGCATATTACAGTTGGAAATGTAAAAGATGAGGATGTAAGCATCTCTGCATCTATTGTATCCAACGGCTATCGCTTTATGATTGAACCAGAAGAATATATAAAGCAAGTCAAAAAGACAAAAGAAATTGATGAAGAAAGAACAAGCTATTCAACCAAAGTTTATAAATATGATCCAGTTCAAAAGAAAACTGTGCTTGATGTAGAGGCAAGCAAAAAAAGAGCCTATAGCTGGAGAAAATATGATAAACGATATAGAGTTATGGTTCCCGAAAGCAAAAGCAAACATCCAGAAACATGGATGAACAATGTTGAAAAGGGGACTTATGCCTACAGACGTGGTGGATATTACGGCGGTTATTACGGCAATTATGGGGGATGGGGACATCATTACGATAGAAGTGCATGGGGTCAAAGATTCCTGCCTGCCAAAACCCCTACCCAGACAACAAAACCAGGATCACCTCCGTTAAATGTTGGTCCATCGGCCAATGTAAAACCCGTTGAATTTCCAACTCATGATATACCAGTAGACCCAGATATGCCTTGCCTTACATGCAAGCATAGAGAGTGTAAAATTCTGGGTGAAGCAGAAGACGAATTTGATGAAGATTTTTATAAATGCGAGAACTGTGGTACCATATACCATGGTGAAATTGATATTTGCGATAAGTGCAATACAGATGATCATTTAATTCTTATTGAGGCCAAAGATATGAAAGACCTATATGAGCCTCTTGTTCTTGATGAAATTGACAGAGATGCAGCTATAGCAGCACAACCAGATCAGCTTGGCTTTACATCATGCCCAGTTTGCAAAAGCGTATTTATGCGATTGGAAACTGATGACGAATGCCCATTTTGTAGTGCAGCGCTTGAAGGAGACAATGAATTATTAACAAAACAAGTCGAATGCCCGTGGTGCTATCAAGGGGTATATGAAACAAAATTAGATCATCAACGACGGTGCCCATATTGCCGAAATGAAATCCCTTTGGATGCCAAACTTTTGACCATAGGATTTGATCCAGATGATGAAATTGAAAATCATATGAGATCTGATTCCGGGCCAGAAGATGAACAATCTGAAGATTTTCATGAAGAGGTCTTGCGTCAAGCTAAGCAAGCCGACGAATCAATCGAACGAATCCCCGATCCCAGTAAATCTGAAATTCCTATTTCATCCAGATTTACAGCTAAAAGGATCAAAGATATGATGCGTAAAGCATTTAGGGGGAAAGGTCATGCCTGAAAACCTAAATATTGTTATAATAGGGCTGGGAGGTATTGGTTCTGTTTTATCAGAAAGATTAAGTCGATTTCTAAATTATAATAGAGAATTGAAAACAAATATACTATTAGTTGATGGTGATTCATACGAGCCAAAAAATCAAGATAGACAAGATTTCCTACAATTCGGAAACAAAGCCGAAATTAAGGCTGATGAATTAGCGATGAAATTTGGCGAGATTGAATTTGATGCCGTTGGTGAATATATAAACGACGGCAATATTTCAGAAACAATACGGGATGGAGACATTATCTTCATTTGTGTTGACAATCACAAATCCAGAATGATAATTAACAATTACTGTAAAACTTTAACCAATGTTATTTTAATTTCTGGTGGGAATGAGCTTACAGATGGAAATGCACAACTTTATGTCAGAGAAGGAGGTGTGGATAAAACTCCCGACTTGTGTACATACCATCCAGAGATAGCAAATCCCGACGATAAATTACCCGAAGAAATGTCTTGTGAAGAATTATCCCAGTCAGAGCCACAGTTGTATTTTACAAATCTAGGAGTGGCTACTCTTATGTGTTGGATGTTTTATAATGCGTTTGTCAATAAAGTATATGATAGATCCGAAGCTTATTTCGATATTCTTACAATGTCTGCAGACTCCAAAATCCGAGTTACAAAGTGAATTGTGAATCTCGGATCAACCAAACTTTTTCTTTCGAAGGGAGAAATGAACAATGGGTGCAACTTTTACTCGTGATCAACTGGAAGTCAAGACCGCAGTCGAACTGAAACGTATGTGCGTGGACGAGCTGGGAATCCCCGGGATGACCAAAAAGCCGAAGGCCGTGGTCATCAACGCAATCATGGAAAAATTCGGGACCAGAACCGTGGCCTCCGGCGGCACCATCTCCAAAGATGGTGGCAAAATGACCGGAATGGAATGGCAGGCCCGAAGTGTCATGACCAAACCGGGTGCTCCTACCGGTGCCAAAACAACCACAACCATCCATGTTTCCTGCGGTGCCTCCGCCGGGAATTTCCCCGTAGCGGGCCGCAAGGTTTCCGAAGTCGGGGAATTCCTCCGGGAAGTTCTGAACGTGGATCGCCTATCGACCGGCCTGGTCAACGGCCATGAAGTCGACGCCGGCTATGTCCTGAAACCCGGCGACAATCTCGAGTTCCTCAAACCGGCAGGTAAAAAGGGATAAACTGCCATATTAAGCAGTATGTTAGAAGGGGGGCCTCCGGGCCCCCCAATCTTAAAAAAGAGAGGAAATGTATTAGTGCTTCGTAAAGTGACAGTAATTGGACTTGGAACTCTTGGTGGGTTCCTTTGCAAGCACATATCAGAACTAGAGAATATAAAAGAAATGGTTATCGTTGATAATGATATTGTGGAAAGCAAAAATGTTTTCTCATCTATTTACAAATATTCTCACATTGGCGAATATAAGGTCGACGCTCTAAAGGAAATAATTGAGGACGATGTTGCTGTCACAATCAGGAAACAAGATTATAGAGAAGGAAGTACAATTTTACCACTCAGCGATCTAGTAATTGATTGTCGTGATGTGGTTTGTGATAGAAAAGGCGAAATTGATGTAAGATTATTTATATCAGAAAGAATTCTTATTTTCGATTGTAGAAAATTTGTCAGAAATACTTGTAGTTATGATGGTAGTTATTCTTTAAAATTGAACAAAAGCGAAATAAACAAAGCAGCCTTTTTCGCTGCTCAAATAATAAATAGCGAAGAACTCCCCGATATGATAAAAAATAATATGGTTCAAAGAATTGATTTAAATCTATTGCCATCTGTAATGAGCAGAGCAATAAGAAGAACCCTTGAAAATAAGATAGATATAATTTATGATCTAACAGAGAATGCAAGAAGGTTACATTGCATTGATGAAAATATCCGACCAATCTTAACATTAAATAAACAAAAAGATACAAAAGTTTTTGTTGGTACAAGGGATGATACCAGAAAATTTCCAGAGGTAATAACGAGCAAGTATCAAATAATACCACAAAATTCATTAAAAGATTCTTTCGATGTAATTCAAAAGTTAACTGAAGTTGTTCAAAGACAACCAGGCGTAAGAAATTTCATAGTTACAGTAAGGAGCGAAAATGGGGAAGATTTTGTCGAGTTACTGGAAGAAACAGGAGCCGCGTGAATTTATCGAAGATCGAATAACAATATGGGGGTATAACCCACACCTACCAGTAGTTGAAGAAGCCCATGTATACGAAGGCATAATTGTTCCTGATAGGATGATAAAAGACAAAAATGTTTATCAGATTGTACAATTAGACGAGCTTTATTATATAAACGGTTTCGTAGTAATAACAGAAAATGAGTTAGTTAAAAATGTAATTTTATTTGGTTATCATCCAAATCGAGATCCAGAAACACATCTATATTGTTTACCCGACAGAAAAAAGAATATTAAATTTACACAAGAATATTTTAGTTTGTTGATGACTAACATCAAGACATATTATCTTGATGATTGCTTTTATATGCCCGGCAAACATCAGGTCAAATATAAAAAATTAAAGTCGTTGTATGTTCAAATGAACGAAGGAGAAAAACATGGATGAAGAAAAGAATAATATAATGGAAGACTATATAAGGTCCTTGATTAAAGATGAGTTAAAAAACATAGATGTAATATTAAAAAAGGAAGAAGCCAATGAAATAGTAAAGGCAATTATGCCACAATTAGATAGCTTAATAGCAGATCGTATAAAGCTGCATTTTTCAGAGCTGGCGAAAATGGTCCAGCAAAAATTTGGTGGAAGTGACAAAGGAGAGTAGATAATGCCAAAGTTATTGGATTATTCTGCATTTTGTGAAAACCTAGAGGAAGTTTCCTCTCTAAAAGTGTTTGGAAAGAAAAAGTTTCATCCACATGGTCTGTTCTCCGAGCAAATTTTCGGCCCGATAAAAAATTATACTTGCCAATGTGGCATCTATTATGGAATTTCTAAATCGGGCGGTAAATGCGACCTTTGTGGGGTCGATATTGTTAATAGTGATGAACGAAGAAAAAGATTTGCAAAAATCAAAATACCAATACCAGTTGTCAATCCAATCTTTTATGATTTGCTTGCAGAGATTGGAGGAAAAACATTAAAGCATGCAATTGATGAATTGATGCGTAATGACAAAAGCTTCCTTTATATGGATGGCGGTGAGCATATTATCAGCACAGATGAACCCCCAGATGGAGTACGAATATACGAAAGAACAGATGCAATAATGAAGCTAGTGAGTGATCTAGCAAATCTGTTTGCAAACGATGGGGTAGAAGAATGGAAATTAATTACAAACAATATAGATAGCCTTTTGATAAACCAAATAATCGTTTTACCTCCGGATCTCAGACCAACATCTGCTTCTGGTGGCGGTAAACATTTGATGGATAAAATCAATAGGTATTATGTTCAGATATTAACAAAGAAAGAAATTATGAAAGATACAATGCTTGATATTATACGAGACAAGAAATTATATTATACCTACTTCAAGCAATTGCAGAAAGATGTAAATGAATTATACCATCGTATATTAGAAAAGATGGCTAAAAAAGAAGGGTTGATCAGAGGAAACATTTTGGGGAAACGAATTGATTTCTCCGGTAGAGCAGTCATTACTCCTGATCCAACCCTCAACCTTGATGAGTGTGTTTTACCATATACAATGGTTCTGGAGATATTTAAACTTCCGATTGCAAAACGAATCATTCAGCTTGGTAAATTTAAACTATTGAATAAAGCTATTGATTTTGTTGATAGATGTATTGAAACAAATTCTCCAGTATTATGCAAAATCTGTGAAGAGATAACCAAAGATGAGGTATGTATTCTAAACCGTCAACCATCTCTTCATAAACTTGGAATGCTTGGATTTAATATTAAACTAACATTGGATAAGGTTATAAAAATACATCCGCTTGTTTGTCCTCCATTCAATGCAGATTTCGATGGAGATCAAATGGCAGTTTATATCCCAATTACAGAAGAAGCAAAACAAGAAGTTCGTGAAAAAATGTTTGTTACAAAAAATCTAAGTAGTCCGGCAAATGAGGGGTTGACAACAACACCGAGTCAAGATGTAATCCTTGGTATTTATTTTATCACATCAGAAGATTATCCAGATCGAGAAGAAGGTTTTAAAATTTTCAATGACTGTCTGCCTTCTGATTATCCAGAAATAAAAGAAATCATAAATAAAAATAAATTGATGGTTATTTTAAATGATATTAAAGATAGATATCCAGAAAACACAACAATGAAAGTACTAGATTCAATTAAAAGAGTTGGTTTCAAATATGCAACTCTTTTAGGTTCAACAATGTCACTTGATGATTTTGATATTGCTGGCGTCGAAAAAGTGAAGAGTGATATATTTGGAAAAGATGATGTAAGAGAGCAATTAACCGCTTTTTCTAATCCAGAAGTAACCAGTTTTCTAAAAGATAATTTTCCATATGCTTACATGATCGAATCTGGAGCAAGAGGAAGCTGGGATCAAGCCAAACAGCTAATATTGGCAAGAGGGTTCATCTCAAATTTTGAAGGCGAAATTCTTCCTGTACCGATTAAACATAGTTTGGTTGAAGGGTTAACTCAAGAGGAATTCTTTTATTCAACATATGGATGTAGAAAAGGTCTTCTTGATGTTGCGTTGAATACAGGTACAAGCGGATACTTATCTAGAAAATTAATTTTTACATGTGCGAACCTTCAACTAGATGAAGGACTTGATGATTGCGGAACAACTGACCTATTAGAAGTCGATGTTAAAAACGAAAGAAAAGCAAGAATGTTAGTTAATCGCTATTATCTAAATGGCGGAAAACTAGTAAAAATTACACCAGATAACTATAAAGATATAGTTGGAAAAACAATTGAAATAAGAAGTCCGATTTTATGTAACTCGCCAAAACTTTGCAAGATTTGTTACGGCGATCTTCATAAAAAATTAAACAGTAGGTTTGTTGGAATCATTGCAGCTCAAACATTGGGCGAGCGAGGAACTCAGCTTGTATTAAGAACCTTTCATACATCTGGTTCAGCGATTATCAAAGGGGTCGATGATTATAAAGATCAATCAATGAGACAAAGTGATATTATTGGAGATCTTGCATCGGTCGCAAGGATGCTACATAAATTTACAGGCAAGACATACGTTCAAATAGTAGACGAATTATTTGAGGTTTACAATAAAGATATTTACCATGTCCATTTTGAATGTGTAGTTGCACAGCTAATGTGGCACAATAATAAAAAGTGGAGATTATTGAAAAATAGAGATACGGTAAAACCAACGTATTATAGTATTCAATCAGTGCCAAATCAAGAGAGTTGGATATTGGCAATGGCATTTTCAAACCCCAAGCGTAGCATTTTACGGGGTATTGTATATGAAGGTAAATATTCAGGGATAATGGACAAAATTCTCAAAGGAGAAAAAATTGAATGAAAATAGTCAATCCTACCTACAAAATTCAGGATGAAGACAATAGCATCTTCACTCTGAGAAAACGGGACTACGAAAATATTTTACCCTTAGCGAGACAAATTCTTGAACCAGTAAGAGAAATTGGTTTCGAAATTACAGAACTTGAACTAAGAGATTCAAGATTTTCTTCCGGTGAACTTTCAAGAACGATAAAGCAAACTCTTGTTATTCGCCTTCAAAAAGGAACCTCAAATATTGATCTTTCAATATTCGTTCCAAAATTAGTTGACGACAATTATATATTTATCAATGGAAGGAAAAAGATTCCGTTATTTCAATTATTTGATATTCCTGTTGTAACAAGGGGCGAGTCGATAAAATTAAGAACTAATGTAGCAACATTGATGGTGGTTGTAGAAAAAGAGGAACCAAAAATTAATATAAGTTTTCTCGGAAAGAAAGTGCCTCTATCATTATTGATGTTAGCATATTATGGCCCAGAAGTACTAAACAAACGATTTAATTTATCACAGTTCAATATAAAAGATACAAGTAATTTAATGGAGTTGTTAATCGAAGATATAAAACTATTTTGGATTGAGTCAAAGGGTTATACCCAAGATGATTTTATAGTTGAATTAGGACGCGATTATTCAAGATATAATGCAAAATCAAAGGGCGAAGATGTTGTATATGCCCTAGATTTGATTCCAAAAATTGATCCAATCACAGCTCAATTTTTACAAACCGGATCAATTATCGAAGAGTTATTATTGGCATTACAAACAGGCGATATAGATGATACGTTATTTACAAATAAGAGAATTAGATGTTTTGAATATATGATCTTTTCTAAACTATCTAAAATTGTTTTCGATCTTTGTTTTTCAAACAGGACAAGCAGACAACCAAAATTCAACATTAACTCAAATCAAATTATTTCAGAATGTAATGTTTCAGATATTGTTCAGTTTGATTTTTCAATCAACCCAATTGAAGAATTAACTAAAATGTCAAGAGTTAGTCTTTTGGGTCCAGGCGGATTTAAAAGAGAAAACATTCCAAGGCATTTACGAGATATTTGCCCGTCGATGTTTGGACGGATTTGTCCGGTTGATACACCAGATCGTGATAATTGTGGTGTATTGCAAAATTTTGTTTCAAATGTGAAACTTGAGGAAAACATGAGGTTCTCAGAGGAAATCTCTGAACAACCAATATCAATTCCTGTTTCGATGGTTCCGTTCTTGAAGAATGATGATCCAACCAGATTACAAATGGCATCATCACAAATGAGACAGGCGATTCTTTTAAAAGATTTTGATGAACCCATGATAAAATCTGGATGTGAGGGACTATATACAGACAAAACCCAATTTGTCAAAAAGGCGAAGAAAAATGGGGAAGTGATCCACGTTGACAACAAGTATTTAATTGTAATCTATGATGATGGTGAAGCAGAAATCTTTGACATAATGTATCGAAAAATTTATGTTGAGCACATGGATTTTATGAATATCTATGTCAAAGCGGGTGACAAGTTCAAGGCTGGGGATATACTTGCTGAAAGTAATTTTTGTAAAGATGGAAATATATGCTTTGGAAAAAATCTCTTGACAGGAGTTATGGTTTACTACGGTAATAATTATGAAGATGGAATTGTTGTTTCAGATAGACTTGTTAATGAAGATGTTTTAACATCAGTACATTTTAAAGATCTATCATTTACACTACCACCAAATAAGGTCTTGTTATCATTACAAGAAGGAAGATACAAGCCGTTGCCGAAAGCTCTGGAACAATTAAGCGCAGGGTCTCCTTATGCAAAGATAAAAACTCTTTCTACCGATGATATGTATTCTGTATTTTCAGAAGAAATTTCATTGGAAGCTGAAAAATCATTTATTATTCCTGAGGTAAATATCTATGCAAATACATGGAATGATGAAATTCCTGAGTTCAATGACTGGATTGAAAAGACAGTCAGTGAACAACAAGAGCGAGATGCAGGATTAAGAAAAATTATAAAGGACAAACTTCCATCCGAAATATCTAAGAAATTCATTAAGGAAAGCGGATTGGAACTGTCTTCATTTGTTGGAAAGTATAAAATGAAGCGAGAAAAAATAAACGGCATCCATATTGAAATGTATGGTATTCACTTTAGAAAAATAAAAGTGGGTGATAAAATAGCGAACAGGCATGGAAATAAAGGAGTTATTTCCAGAATTGTTCCTCATGAAAAGATGCCAAAATTAGAAGATGGAAGACATCTTGATATCTGCATCAATCCATTGGGTATTATCTCAAGAATGAACATCGGACAGTTGTTCGAATTGCAATTATCAATGTCTTTATATGATTTACAACAGACATTGCTAAAAATGATTAACGAAGAAAAACCCCAAGACGAGATTAAAAAATATCTTATGGGGTATATAAATACTGTGGATAAAACAAAAACCGGATGGTATTCAGAGCAATTTGAGAATCAATTACCAAAAGAAATCACAAACGAATTTGTTGCAACCTTAGTTTTAATTCAACCACCTTTTGAGTCATGTAAATTAGATGATATTAAAAAGGCTCTTGAATATACCGGTACCGAATTTAAACAAAAGGTTTATGATCCGTTATCAAAAACCTATTTTAAAAATCCCATTGCTGCAGGTTACATTTATTTCCTAAGGATGGTTCATATTGCAGAAGAAAAATTAGCAGCGAGAGGCATTGGAGCATATGCAAAAAGAACCCTTCAACCATTAGGGGGAAGGAAAAATAAAGGTGGCCAAAGATGCGGCGAAATGGAAACAGCTTGTATTATTGGTCATGATGCACCAATAAATCTATTTGAATTTCTTACTACAAAATCTGACTGTATAGATTTGAAAAATTTGTACATCAGGAAGTTTATTGATCCAAATTTAGTTGACGAAAGTAAAGAGGTTGATTCCATTCCGGAATCTGTAAAATTGTTAAATGCGTACTTAACAGTTATTGGAGTAAAACAAAAATGACCTCATCGACAGCCTTTTCAAATTACAATATGTATTTTACTATCAACAAACTTTACAAGTCATCTTCTACTGAGCCAAATAAGGCTGAGAAGCAATGTACCGAGACAGATACGCCCAAAGAAAAAATAAAGGAAACATCTTTTATGTTCGATACCTCGGAGTTAGACATATGAAACCAACATGTCCGATTTGTGGTGGAGAAATTTTACTTGAACATATATTAAATTTATCTCATGTATATAAAATAGATAAAGATAAATTTATAAGAGAGGACAACAATGATTTAATTAATAGTGGGGGATGGGTTCGTTTAATCTGCGAAAATGACAGAGAGCATCAATTAGAACCCACCCCCACATCAGATATACCATATAATGATTTTATAGAATGGAAAGACGCTATCACTGATAAATTTTATGATTCTTGTGATAAAAAAAATATTGAAGGAGAACTAATTCATGGAATGTTTGCCAGATATTCAGTGTGACTCTCCCAATGTCCCTATTCCAATTCAGCAGGTTGGAGTTGAAAATGTTGAGGTCCCTTTTAGAATCGAATCGAAATATGGGGGATATTATCAACTCAACGCAAATGTATCAATGAGGACAAATCTAAATGAAAAGACAAAGGGAATTTCAATGTCCCGCCTGCTCTTAACATTGAAACCATATTTGGATTTGCCTCTGAAGCATACTCTTATAAAACAAATTTTAATTGATTTGAAAGACAATGTTGGCAGCGAAGCAAGTTATATGAAATTTGAATTTCGAATGCCAATTAAAAGAAAATCTATTAAATCAGATAATGAATTTCCAATCTATTACAAATGTAGGTTTGAAGGACAACTTATTCAAAATGATAACGGTTCAAATGACAGTTTATTCAGATTTTACCAAGGAGTTGTAATTCAATATGCTTCGTATTGTCCTTGCTCAGCAGAATTATGCAATGATCTAACAACAAAAGGAAGTATTGGTTTTCCTCATAACCAAAGATCATTTGCTGATATTCTTGTTGAAGTACAGGAAGATTATTATGTTTGGTTAGAAGATATTATTGAAAGCGTTGAGTCAAAAATCAAAACTCTTCCATATCCTGTTATCAAAAGGGTTGATGAGCAAGAGATTGCAAGAGTTGCAGCCGAAAATCCAATGTTCGTTGAAGATGCGATAAGATTGATTTCACAATCATTAAACCAAAATGAAAAAATCCATGATTGGATTGTAAAATGTAGTCATCAAGAATCAATTCATACATCTGAGGCAATTGCAATTAACTGGAAAGGTATTAACGAAGGGTTTAACGGAAGGCGATATTTATGATAAATGTTGGGATTTCTTATAGATTTTTTGATAATTACCCAGAGTTTCCTATCCCGAAAGATATCCAATTATCATATAAACTATATGAGGATTATATTAAAAATCGAGAAATCATCCTACATTCCATAGAAAAAAATAATATAAACTTACTAGCATCACACCTGCCCCTTGATACATTAAAAACAGAGTTTGAGAAAATCGGTGAGATGATCCAACAAATTGCCCTTTCGACAGGATGCTCAAAATTTGTTATTCACCCCAATAGGAATATTGAAAAATTCCTTGACTTTTTTATAAGATGTGTCCCAGCTCCAATCACATTATGCATTGAAACATTCGGATGGAAAAGCAGGAAGGTGTTCAGAACTCCGCTAGATATTATATGGGCTATCGAACAGTTTGGCAACGGAAGAATGTCAATGGTGATTGACACTTCACATATTGAAAGTCTTTGGTTTGACTACAAAATAATGCCATCGCTTCTTAGATATACCTCATTGATCCATCTATCAAATAGGGCAAAAGGACTGGGACAACATCTTCCGTTTAATCATGGGGAAGGGAATTTAAATTTAGTTTCTTTTATAAAGGATCTTAAACATAGATATAATTGGTCAGGTGATATTATTTTGGAATATATGCCAGAATATAGACACAAACTATTAAAGAACGAACAGTATATAAAGGAATTATTAAAATAAATCTTGAAAGGATTGTAAATGAATCAAAAGAAGCTATTTGATTTATATTTAAAAGAACGAGAGTATCAACGATGTTGTTTTGGGGAATATTATGATGTAAAATCTTTCAATCTTGCAAGTTTTTTAAATTTTATTGATACGTATCTAAAGAAATGCCAAACGGCATATTCAGAAAAATGGGATACAGAGACGCCACCATGGTTGATAAATTGCAAAGAGATGCTCCAGGATGGGTCTGCACCAATTCAAGCATATGAAGACCTAATAAAAGTTTTTGCTCTAGCGGGTGCCGCCCTAGAAACATTTTCAGACATTGATATTGATGAGTGGCGACGAAACCCTGAAAATGATATTAGACGATGGCGAGAATAAAACATGGAAGGAGAACTTTTTAACATGAACGAAAACCTATCGAAAATGGTCAAAGAAGGTGGACCACAGGAGGAGGAGCATTTTGACTTTCCTGAAGACATGAACGAGGAAAATCCAACTGAAAATCAAGAACAACAGGCGCCTGATATTACAGCCTCATCTATTGAGATTACATCATTATCTGACTGGTTTGATGATAATGTAGAAAATTTTCCAAATATCACAAAACCAACAATTACAGTTCGTGGGGTTGATCCAAACGAACAACTCATTATTACAATCCCGGATGGGGAAGACCAAGAAAAAAGAAAGTTGCTTGTTTTTGATGACGCAAACATTCTGCCGGTTTTAAATATTCCGGCGATAGATATGCGTGTTTATAACAATGGATTTAGAATTGTTTACAATCTTGGAAATGGGATTTTCATTAAAAGCTATGGAATAAGAACAGGGTTGATTTCAGTATTTTGTCATGATGTTGACGACCTTTTGATTCCATATGCTATTGTTAAATCAAAGAAAAAGGATTCTGAAATTCAGATACAAACTCGTGATATTTCTGAAGTCACACAAAAAATTGCAGAACCACTTGATTATGAAGCATTGCAAATCAGGTACAAACAGAGTTCAAAAGCAGAGGGACTTCAAACAAATTTGGATGCAATCAAATGGTTGCTTGAACGGCAAGGGTCAATTGAAGACATTAATCATCACCTCCAGATAGATAATGTTATAATTGATACCTTAGCCTAAGGGAGTTTGGCAGTGGTGAACAGAGGCTTTGGAGCTTGGCGGCTTATGCATCGTAGTAGCCACTGCCAATTTCTTTTATAATGAAACTTAATAATCATTTAAGATTAATTCTAAGCGATGTTTATGTATATGATATTGAGGCATGCCATTATACCATCTTAAAAAATATGGGGTTCGATCTTTCTAATATCGATCCATCTGATAAATTAGGAAGAAATATTGAGATCGGAAAGATGATGCGAGATAATCCGAGAATTACTTCATTGCTAAGGACAACAACAAACTCATTGATAGATGATTATATCAATGAAAATAACATAAAAGAAAATGAAATAGTCATAAGACAATACGATGGAATCCTTCTGACAAAAAAATTACATACTACAAATATAGGACATATACCATTAGATTTAAGAAAGACATTTGATACTTTTATTTCATCAATAAACCGAGATATGTATATTGCGTTGGATAATAAAAATAATGTAACCGCAAAAGGTATCTCTCATTTATATGATGAAATGAAAGAGATATATAAAAAAATATGTAAGGTAGTTGAAATGAACAAAAGTTCAAGATTCAAACATTTACAAAGGATAAAGGATGACTTCTTTACTGTAGATAACCCAAATCTTTTTGGGATCCCAATTAAGGATAAAAAATTCAACGTATTCTTAATTGGTTATGGCGAGCTTGAAATCTCCAAGTCCACTTTAAAAATTATGGACTGTGATGATATTGACAGAAACCAATACTTTAAACATTATATTGAACCTTTTACAAAATCAATCGTCTTTGAAAGTGTGAGGTGACAATGCTTGTATTAAATGTAGCCGCTGGAAAATTTGACCCACTTCCCGTAAAGTCAGAAGAAGATTCAATGATGCCCAAGTTTATATTGAATGTTGATAAAGCATATTATTCACAAGAACTACCACATGTAATTGAACATAGGGCAAGTTCGTGGGAAAAAGATCCAGATCGGATAACTAGAAGAGAATATCTAAATCGAGATGTAAATGACTTCATGGAGAGAACTCAACTCAAATTTGATCGTGTTTGTATCTATAGATACCTTGAGCATGTATCATTCACAGATGTCTTATATTTTATTTACCTGGTTTCAACCGTTACAAAAAAGGGGGCGTTGGTTGACGTAATCGTCCCTAACTATACAATTTTGGCAGAAATGTTATTAAACGAAGATTATTATAGAGAAAATTCAGATTTTGATTTTGAAGCTCACAATATCCTTTTAACTACCGAGCTTCTCAATGAACCATCTTGCCCCCATGCATCTATTTGGACAGAATCAAGAGCTCGTTATTTTTGGACTTTAGAAAAAAGGTTCAAAATTGTTGATATTAATAGAGGCTTTAAATTTGATGGGCGAGATATCTATTTAAGGTTTGTTGTAGAAAGGATTTAATAAGTGGCACCAAAAAAATTCGATGGTTATGATATACATGTATTACGGAATCCCTGTGTATATTCAGAAAGAAAAAACCCCACTGAAATCATCAGGTGTAATATAGCATTTGGTATGATGAATGATAATAAACTACGTGTCATAAAAAATAGGTTTTCTGGTATAGTCGGTGCTATAGATCTCAATCAAACAATTGAATTATTTGCCGGCCTTATAGCAACAATAAAATTTGATGGTAGGATGGACCTATTTCATGAAGGAATGAGAAAACAACTAATAGAGAATATAACCTCGATAGTAAACGCGGAAAACTTTGAGAAGGGTGAGTAAATGTCAAGAGAAACATTCGATCAACGAGCAGTAGCAATGGGATTAACCCCAGTTGCTTATAAAGGACTTTATTCATATTCAGATAGATTCGGAGAAATCATCTATAGGAATTTTTCAACAATGGTAAGTGCAGGCGCTGGTCTTTCAGACGAGGTTCATCCAACGGATGGTTTTATTTCAAATCTTATGGGTGTATTCACAAAAGGACCAGAGGATGTTGATTATAAATATTGTGGATATGTATCCTCAATTTATCAATTCATTGGAAATGAAACCTTAAACGAAAATGTAAGAGAAGCAATCAATTCTGTAGGGGTTCCTGTTCTAGAAGAGAACCCGATCCTATGGCGAGATTTAACCAACATGAGGAACGAGATTATTATCAGAAGTAATAAATCAATTCCAAATGTTGGGGATGTCCTTCCTGTTATTATCGTTAACAATAGTTATGATGGGACAAAGGCAGCAAGCTTATCTTTTGGAATCGCGTTGGACGGTCCCGGAAATAGCAAAACAATTTTCGGATTCAATCTTGGAGAATTAAAGCAGGTCCATATAGCAGGATCAAATACACGTCTTTCATCAGCGGTCTCCGGTTATATGCAAGTTTTTTCACAGGATATCCATTCGATGATTTCTGACTCCTTTTCAAGCCAATTATCGGAAGATGATATGTTAGCATCGTTGGACGTTGTTGAAGAAATTGGTGGCAAAAGAAGAAGAGAAAGAATTTCTTCACTCCTTGCTGAAATAAATACCCCTCAGTATGAAGATCAACCACAGTCGTTACCTTCTGCATGGCAAATCTTTTTGGCAATTGCAAGGTATAGCAGCTTAGAACCAAATTTAAATGTCAGGCGGATGCTAGAAAATGCTGCAGAAAGTGTTTTAGTTATTCCTGAAAGGATGTACGGAGTTCTATCTCGGCTCCATTCATCATAGCCCACACCAAAGCATGGGCTCCTCCACAACAGAGAGGGGGGTTTGGAACCCCCCCTCTCATTTTTTTTGGAACAAAAAATAAAAGGAGTGGATAAATAGAATGGCTCAAGATAAAAGCAGATATTGGACTCCATCAAGAACGTACGAATTTGCATTGAAAATTGGTAAGAAAGATATTACTCCTGATTTATATAAATTGACAATATTAACATCAATAGACGTCCCTTATCAGACGTTTGTACTTGAGTTATTTTTGGACCCGGCTGATTTTTTGTTAGAAGAAATTTATGGGCAAACTCCGCTAAAGCTATCAAGTAAATTATTTGCAACTTCAGAGCGAACACCTCTTGAGCAAATAGATTTTGACCTGATGTTTTTAACTGAAGATATACCAATTGAAACACAAATGCAAAGTTCTCAAGAAGGTATACATGGAGAGCAAAAAGATCGAATACCAATTACAATAACCGCTGTTGCTAGAAAACCATATATAACAATGAATACATTTGTCAATGGAGTTTTTAATGGAAGCACAATCAATTCAGCGATTTCACAGTTAGTTTCTAATACTAATGCTTCATTAAAATATGATACAAACGGTCGAAATTCATTGAAGATTGATCAAATATTAGTTCCGCCTGCAACTCTATATAAAAACCTGATGTATCTTAATAGAACATTTGGAATTTTTGATGGCGTTCCAGCTTTCTTTTGTCTATATGATGATACAATATATATCAAAAATCTAACAAGAAAAATGAAGGAATCCAACTTATTTACAATTTATCAATTAGCATTGGATGCTAATAACGATGAAATTTACAAAAAAGCAAATGATGGGAAAACATTCTACACAGTTGATAAAGTCTTTACTGATTATAAGGGAAATGCTGCATTTGCTTCGATCGGACCAAGGATGCGTCACAGAGTAAAGCCAAGCGATAGATTATATTACGACATTGATATTTCTTTAGATGGGTTTACAAAAAATTATGGATTAATATCAAAACAAAATAGAATCTTTTATGATACTGAAGCTATTAATCCCGCAAAAAGAATTGCTTTTCATAAGGACCATACTGGCTATGAAACTAGTGAAACCTTTATTCGTGGTAATCTATCTAAGAATATTGCTTCTCTTTCTGAAATGAATATCATATTGAAACAAAGTATAAAAATATTAAACTTGATGAACGTTGGAGAATCTGTTCAATTCAATAGTAAGAGCGATGAACCCTCTAGTTTAACAGGAAGATATATCCTTAAAGCTAGTGAACTTTCTTTTACAAAGGCAAAAGATTGGGAATCATCTGCTGCATTGAAACTAATTAGAACAAACAGAACAGTAACTTAAACAAAGATATTTTTTAAGAACAAACAATAAAGGAATCCTTTATGGCGACAAGAAAACCACAACAACTAAAACAATTAGCAAACAAATATGTTGCGGAGTTCTTGCGTTGCCGAGCCAACTTTGAATATTTTTGTCGAACGTATATTTTCTTAGAGTTGCCTGGAAAGGATGTTCTTTTCAATCCATATGGAAAACAAATTGAATTAGTTGATTTAATTGAAGAAAAGCGGCATGTATTAGTTCTCAAGAGTAGGCAGATTGGTATATCAACAGTCATTCAGGCTTATGCAGCTTGGTTAGCAGTGTTTTATAACAACGTTGTAATTGGTATTATTTCAAAGGATGGGGCCGAAGCAACCGACTTTGCAAGAGTTATTCGTGGAATGGTTGAAAAACTTCCGGAGTGGATGAAACCTCTTGGAGGTCTCCTTGGAAGAGGTTTCGCAAAAAGAACTGAACGTTCTTTTATCTTGACAAATGGTAGTAAAGTATATGCTTCACCAGTTAATCCAAACGCACCTGATAAAACACTTCGTGGTAAGGCAATTACCTTTTTGGTAATCGACGAAGCAGCATTTGTTCATCATATAAGTTCTGCATGGACTTCTATGGTACCAGCCTTATCAACAAACCAAATGCAAGCAAGAAAAGCTTCAATACCATACGGAACAATTGTTCTTTCAACACCAAACAAAACTGTTGGTGTTGGCCAATGGTATTTTGAACGATATATGAAAGCTATTTCAAGTGACGATATTTTTGCACCATTTGTTATTCACTGGAAAATGATTCCAGAATTAGCAGATGATCCAGACTGGTATCAAACACAATGCTCTCTATTTGATAATGATCCAAAACGAATTGCTCAGGAATTAGAACTTAAATTCCTACCAACTGAGGGATCGTTCTTTGAAGCTGATACTGTTGAGGCAATGCAGTCAGCATGTATAGACCCATTTGAAAGAATCAAAATTTACAATGGGGAAATTTGGAAATTTGCAAATCCCATTCATGGAAGGTTTTATATGATAGGGGTTGATACTGCACCTGAGCATGGAACAGATAAATCAGCAATTAGTGTATGGGATTATGAAACACTTGAGCAAGTTTGGGAATATCAAGGAAAGTGTAAGGTTCTTGATTTTGTTAAGGTAGTCAAAGTTGCAGCAACTGAATTTCCAGGTGTAATTGTTGTTGAATCAAACTCATATGGAAATCAGGTTGTTGAGCATCTAAATGCAAGTGAATTTTCCCATATGTTATATAAAGAAAAACGTGGCAAAAATACTTATGTTCCTGGTCTTTCAACTAACTCAAGAACAAGACCATTAATGATTGATGCTCTTTACTCATATATGACTGAATTTCCAGAGTCCGTTAAATCACAAAGATTAGCCTTAGAATTAACAGGATTGGTTTCAAAAGCTAGTGGGAAGGTTGAAGCTGACTCTGGTTGCACAGATGATATTGCATTATCTGCTGCGTGCTGTATGTTTGTAAGAAAATATGATCCTCCTCTTATGATTGATACACAGGCCTATACTGCTCTTTCTGGAGAAATGACTGATATTGTATCAATGAACTCTGATTCCCCAATGGTTGATTTTACAAACCAAGGAATTATGAAACACCTAAGAGATAAATATGATGAAAATACTGGCTTTGTAGATACCTTATCATTTTTTAAGGAGTAATGATTTATATGGATATTAACGAATTATTTTCGGTTCCTGTCGGATTAAAACCAGTAATCAATTTGGACGGAACTAAATTTTACTCATCCCCAAAATTAAAGGCAAGTTTTTCGTTAGCATTTAAAAAATCATCCAAGGGACGTTCGGTATCAAAAGAGGTTGCTGAGCTTGTTGATCGTGAAATAATTGTACCATGTTATAAAAGTAAAAATATATTTTCATTTATAAAAAAGAAATTAACTAAAGGTGATATAAACGACTATATACTTGCTTTTTATAACGTGGACGAAAAACGAGTTGTTGTAATTATTGATAATAATGTATCAATTTTTGGAACTGCAGCAAACAATGAGTTAGTATCTACCACAATGCATGAATGTATGCACTTATCAGCAGGAAAAAATCTAAGAGGATTTTTAAGATATTTTGAATCATATCTACAAAGATATTATATTGAGTTTTTATCTGATTACTTTAAATTAGAAAAGGTATCAAGCAATCAAATTGATGATTTTATCAAATATTTAATAAAATATGAAATGCGCGGACCAAGATATGCCAATAGAGATTTAGCTAACTATTTCAGATTTATTGAAGAAACATTTAAAGGATCTAGCAAATTAGAATCACAAGACTTCCAACTTAGACTCACAAATTATATAGTTGCTGCCAAGCTTTTTATTGTAAGCCCAAATTCTCTATTTAAAAACCATAGAAAATTTTCTATGGTTTTCACTTCTTTAAATAGAGCTTATTGGGAGGCATTTGGCGAAAAAAATAAATATACTACCCCTATACAAGAAATTATTACTCTCTCAGAAGTAGCTTGTGTATTATCTGAAATGAAACCAACTGAGCCTGTAATAAGAAAATTATTTAAAAATGCAAAATAGAGGTAATAAATGCCAGATAAGTATGATCCCAACGAACCCGGCAGTATAACTCAAGAAGCTGATAATCAAGATGAAAGAATATCAGGAATTAGCAATGTAAACCGTACGATCTCAAACATGCAAAGAAATGTTGATACACGATTGCAAGAGATCGATGATGAAGTTGGAGACTCTGAAGCAATTAGTGAAGTTCAAAATTCATTACGAAAAGTTTTAGCTTCTATGAGCGGAACTATTGGGGATATAGGAAGAGGTTTTAGCAATATTGCAAAAACCACTGCTGAGACTACAAGTCAATCAATTAAACAATATTCACAAGCTATAAGTCAAGACATTAGTTATAACAAACAGAATATTGTAGCAATGGCTTTATCAAGATCAACGCCAATCTTTGGTTACTTCGCTGCCAAATTTATGGAAACCGACGTTTTCAAATCAGCAGCAGAAAGAATCAAAGCAAATATTGGTGATATGCTAAGTGGAATTGGCGGAAGAATTAAAAGTGCTTTTACTGGTAGAGGGAAAGGGGAAAGAGAAGCAACAGAAAGCGGTATCCCGAAAATGCAGAAGGGTGGGTATGTTGAAAAGGGAGGTATGGCATATCTCCATCCAGCAGAAGTTGTTATGCCAATTGAGAAGGTACTTGAAAAAATTGATGAAAGTATTTCGGTAGCCCAAGACCTAGCTAAAATTTCAAAACGCGCACAGTTGAATACCATGGCAAAGTTGTCAACTTTTGTTGACGAACAAAAGAAATTTCAAAAACAAGGTATTATTAAAGGCTTCATTAATGCTTATGCAACAGTCCAAAGTAGATACATGGAACCTTCAAATATGCGAATGTTGCGAGCTGTGTTGTCAATTCAAGATACTCTTGGCGCAACAGTAGGAACATGGCCACAAGTATGGCAAAAATTATTAGTTGAACATCCAACATTTAGAAATATAATGTTTACTCTAAGGGGTCTATATTCTACAATTGCGCTCCCTGCAAGACTAACATATGCTCTTTTTAAAAGACGTGGTGGATACGAAGGACATCTCTCAAGAGATAAAAGTCCAATGGCTGCAACAGCTTATAATGTTGGATTAGTATATACAGGTGGAATGTGGCGCCTTGATAATATTGCACTCTTTACTCGAGCAACTGCTGAAGCAACAAGAGATCTATCATCAGCAATAACAGGGAAACGATATCCACAGCTTCGAGGTGTCGGACAGGGATTTTTCTCTCTAATAGGATTAGGTCGAACTGTTTTAAATTTTGCCACTAAATTTACACCAGCCTTAACTGGAGCTTTTGTAGATGCGTTAACTGGCGGGACCGGAAAAAAGGGATGGTCAATAGGAATGTCAATTGGTGAATCTCTTACTTCTGAAACATTTATAACAAGACTTGGTGAAAAAATTAAAATGTTGATTCCCAGCCTCAGACAAGAAGAGGGAATATACGGCGCTGGAGGAATAGTTGAAGCTCTTCCAGGGCTTCATGCTGAAGCAAGAAAACGAGGAGCAATTCCTGTTTACGATGTTACATCTCAGAAATTAATAGAATACCAAGAGGAGATCCTTTCTCTAACAGAAGTAGCAAATAAATGGAATAAAAAACAGTTTAAAAGCCAAGCTGAAGAAGTAGACCAAACAAAAGAATTAGTTAAACATGAAAAACGTAAATTATTTTTTCGCCTTCTTAGTAAAGGAGGAGGATTTATAAAAAGTATTTTGGGATTTATTCCCAGCCTCTTAGGTGGATTGGGCGGTGGTCTTTTTAGAATGCTTGGACTTGGTGGTCTTGGTGCTGGTCTTGGAGGATTGTTGGGTGGTGCAGGTCGAGGCGCTGGAGGAATAGCAAAAGGTATTGGAGGAATGGTTTCCTCTGGATTTAAAACAGCCGCACCAAAGATTAAAACCGTACTTTCAGGTGTTCTGTCAAGTCCAATGGTATGGAAAGGAGGGGCCCTAGCATTTGCAGGATTTATTGGATGGGAAATTGGGAAATGGCTTGATAAGCTTCTTGGAATTTCTGAAAAATTTGAAAAAATGCAAAACAAGTGGGACAAGGCATCTGAAGAACTTGGCAAAACTGTAACCGATGCTACAAGAGCAGCGGCGACAGCTGCCAGAGAAAAAGGCGGAGCTGAAGGGTTTGCAGGAAAACGAACTACTGCCCTTGTTGCTGGAATGGGAAAAGTTTCTGCTGAAAGACAACAGGATATCGGATCTTTTGGACGAAGACATATAGCAGGAATTGAAGATGCACAACGAAAGTTTATGATGGAAAACATCAATGAATATCTGAAGTACGGACCAGAACAAGTTGATATGATGAGGCAGAGATGGTTAAGCGAAGGCGGGTGGATAGGAAAAACTTGGGGCGGTGACCATCTTAAATATGGTCGTATGAGAGAAAAAGCATTTTTATCATATCTTCAAACTCATGGGAAATCGTTATCAGAATCTGAACTTCAAAAACAATATAGAGCATACGAAATAGGTTTTGCCAAAGAACATCCAATGCTGGCAGCAGGAATAAAAGGTAAAGAATTGGCAGCAATGGCAGGGGAGAAGGGTAAAGAATATTTAGAAGCTATGAAGAAAGGTGCAGGAGTTGCATCAGAAAAAGTAGTTGGGGTTTATACACAAGCAACAGAATTAGCTGCTGCTGAAACAAGAAATCTTGCAGCAAATACAAAAGAGTTACGAAACACAATGGAAAAATATGGAGAAAAGGCTGCAGATGCCACACTCCGTGCAGGTAAAAATTTAGAGACCAATTTAGCTCAAGCAACAAATATAGTATCAAATCAAGTTTCACAGAGCACACAACGAATAACAAATATCGGCGGGGATGCAAGAAAATATTTCAGTGCATATTCAGAAGCAGTAATTAGAGGTGATACCCTAGAGGAGTATTAAAACATGGCAGAAAAGATTGATTTCGTAATCGGGCTACCACCAGATTTATCTACTGATGGATCTGTAGCTGGCAGAACAAATGTTGTTATGAGAAATTCGATGCCCATAGCTCGTATATATCCAGGAATTCCATCGTTTACAAAAGGTCTTTCATTATTCACAAGACAGGGTGCTTTTGGATCTCCTTCGGATACAGGGTTAACATACTCAAAGATCTTATATGACCATGGTTTTACTATCCAACAGGGAAGCGAAAAAAGCGGGTATATTGAAGTTGCATTTCAGGCTGATAGTTTTCCAACTGACTCATTTACAAATGAATACGGAGAGAATTTCCTGCAAAAATTCACCGATGTTGCATCAGAAGGTGCTGCATCCCTTTCACAAATGATGGGTGCAAGATCAGCCGGAGAGGCGCTTAGAAAATTAACCGAGTCATTAAAACAAGGCGGAACTGCAGGAAAGATGGTTGGCACAGGAATGAGCAAAAGTATTGATGTTGCCAATGATTTGATAAGAGGAATTAGTGGGGCAATACCAGGTATTGGAAGGGGCGTTGATTTAGTATCGTCACTCGCTGCCGGTTCAAGAATTGATTTTCCGATGGTTTGGAAAACAAGTGGCTTTCAACCTTCATATACAATGACCGTTAGATTATACAATCCAAATCCAGCAAGCGAAAATGCAACCAACAAATATATAATTGGACCAATTGCAGCATTGATGTTATTGGGGATCCCTCTTTCAAAAGACGGGGTTACATATAGCTGGCCTTTTATTCATAGGATTAAATCACCCGGAATTTATGATTTAGATCCAGCATTTATCTCTAATATTACAATAATCAAAGGTGGTGACCAACAGCAAATTTCGTATCAGCAACGACTTTCAATTGTGGATGTTAGAATTGATTTTGGAAGTTTATTTAGTAGTATTTTAGCATCCAAGGGTCTTAACAAAACAAGACCAACACTTGAAAACTATCTAGCAACATTAAGGGAATCTAAACCAGGTGTTACAAAATTTAGTAGTACAGGTCAAACATCTCAAGAAATAAGCGAAAGAGAAAGAATACGAATTGCACAACAACAACTTCTACAACAAAGGAATGTAGCTCCTACGTATCAAGAAACCACAGATGCGGAAAAACAGGATCCGCCGGATCGAGTCACACAGGCAATAAAAAATATTGCGAATAATTTAATTGATCAAATACCGGATGGGTTTAAGATTAGCTTTTAACAAAGAGAATTTCTGAATATAGAGGTTAGATAAAATGCAAGAAATGAATTGATTGTGAATTTTGTTTGTGACGTATATTTCTCATATGCTTCTTCCATATCAGCATCGTCCAAAATGTTTTTTATAAGAATTTGTATTTGAGCTTTAAAATATAGTTGGGCTGTAGTTCTTTTTACTGCCATCAATTTTTTAACATATGAAGTATACCCACTCCCACAAATCATAGAAACAGAAGATAAATCCTTAATAAACAAATTTAACGCAATCTTTATATCATTATTATGCTTACTATTCGTTAATTGGTTTACAATGATAGTTGCAATTGAGGTTTTAACTTTACTTATTTTCTTGGCTTCATCAAATGCTTTTCTGTCAACATTTTTATACATAGTTATTTTTTTGACAACATCATCAATAACTTTTTGACCCCTTTGAATTGTTTTATATTGATAAGCATTTGACCCAGTTTCAGTTTCGTCCTCTCCACCTTGTGTTGTAATTTTAATTCCTTCCTTCTTGTATCTATAATAATTCTCAGCAAAGCTCTTCACACTTTGAGAAATCCTATGTCGTGAAATCATAATAAATTGAATGATATTTTCCAGGTCCCACTTTTCCAAAGTTTTTCTAAATGATCTGTCAACTTCTGTGGCCAAATAATAAAGACTATTCGGGATGGTTTTCTCTCGATAAAATAAATGAGTTCTGGTCAAATTATCCAATGTATATCTAAAAGTATCTTCGTCACAGTATTTCATTTGGACATGCATCCGTCTTGAGTAGTGCATAACCATATAATAAACCAAGGTTGAAAAATAGGATTTTCTGTCATTCTCATTTAGAAAATAATGCATAATAACGATTAATAAATTTGTCAATGGATCTTTTACCAAAACCCATTTTTCTGCTTTAGTCCCTTTATATGTTCTTTTAACATAATCTTTTACATCTTTATCTGTCAATCTCGTTAAATTTAAAAATTCATAATATATCTTTTTCGTTCTTGGATAATAGCAAGGTTCGGATAGAGCAGATAATTCTTTCGCCGCACTCTTCATAACAAAATGACTTAAACGGCTTTTGTTAATATTTGCTTTTTGTAAAAGTTCTTCCATAATTAGAATATCCTAATTGTGATATTATCTGTAGTGAAATAGACATATTCTGGACCATATTGTAACAATTCCTCTTGGGTGAAATTGTCAATATCAAAGTTAAAGAAAATACTTGTCTCAGGTTTCAGAAGACGACAATGATCCACACCATCAACTTCTTGAACAACATCAATAATCTCTGATCTATATATATTAGCTTCAAGACCAAATCTAGATGAAAACGCATCAACCAAGGCCTCTCGTATAGCCTGCGTTAGGTCCCCAATTGATCCCGAGTATGTACTTGACCTAAAAACATCCAAAGAAATCTCAAGTGGAATATTATATGAAGGAATAACCCAACCATTTTCTCCATAAAGATATTTAAAACCTTCGGTTGTAACATATACCATTTCATCTGTTTTTGGTTGAGTGAACACCCACGATGTACCATCAGTCGACAGTGTTGCAATATTCTCATCATACCCCTGCCATGCACCCGTTCCATTTAGAACAATAAACCTATCCCCAACTGATGCTGATATAGGTGGATCGCTCAATCGAGATTCAACTGCAGGAAGGTCAACCTCATTGAATTGCATATTCCGCAATGACCCCGTTGTACTTCCAAATTTAAAGCTTACAAAGTCTGTTAGCATTCTATAATCTTTAAATGACAAGGTTGACAATAGAAGTTGTAATACTTGGCTTTCAAAATCTCTCTGATTAATACTATCATAATAAGATTTCTTGACCGTAGGAATATCATATACAGTAAATGTAGTGGAGTCTGTTCCAACAGCACTAGACATAGTAAAGTCATCTAATGATTGTCTAAAGGTTACATTGGCTGAATACTGTCCAATAAACCCTTCTGTTGGATGCTGAATTGTAAAGAAATATGTTAACTCCCCTCTTGTTATAACTGAATGATCTGGGAAGACATAAACAAATGATGTTCCATCATTTATCATATTATATGTTGCACCTGTTTCTGATATTTCCATTTCACACGTAGTGAGCGTATAATCAGTCTCAGGTGACTTATAATATAACCTGTATTCCGCCGTTTGACCACTCCTTGAGACGACTAGATTGTCTGCATATAGGTCATAGTCCGATCCATAACTTGTCACTAGAGTCGGTATCTGCTCGATTTCAAACATAATATATGTATATGCTGCAGAAGAATTTAATCTGTCAATATCCATATCATATAATGTATAGTAATCTGTACCTTCAAAGGAAATTACTGTTTGTCTAGGAACATATGTATCTGTAAATGTCTCATAGAGATTTCTTGTTGGGACTAGATCATTCCCAAAATAAATAGTCGAATATAGAGAAATTTCATTTACTTTTAAATCAGATCGTTTTAAGACAGGTAATGAGTTCTGACCAATAGGAGAATTATCAATGATAACATTAGCATTTACATAGTCATTTTCTGTAACTGTTCTCTCTAATGCTGTTAAGTTTGTAATTGCATTTTGTCTTATTTGCTCAAGTGATTCTTCATCTTCTCCATTAAAAGCAGGTGACGGGTTGGTAATATTATATTGAACAATTTCTGTAACTCCAGCATTTGTTGTATTGTAAATTCTTCCGCCAGATTTTACTGAACCAGCAATTACATTCCCATCAACTCCATCTGTTAATTGAAGAGAAACAAGAACTTCTGCTCCGGCCTCAGGTTGATACCCAATTAAACCATTTCCAAATTGTAATGTAACACCATCGTCTGTTCTTCGTTTAACATACCCCTTTGTACTGGAGTCCATCAAAAATAAACTTGAAATTTCAGTATATGTTTGGTATGCAGTATTTCCTTGTGGTCTAATCCGAACTGTCAAATCTGATAATTGGCCAGCAAACGGAACATCAATTGTTACAAATTGATATTGTTGAAGATCTTCGCTAACCTGAAACTCTTGTTCTGAGGTGCTATATTGTGTAAATGGTAAAACAAAAAAGAAAGAATCTGATCCTAATGTAACCGGGAGATTATATGTTCTATTTTCTTCACGAACTGTAATTGTAACACTTGAGTTATTTGTAACCTCAATTGTAACATCATAATAAGTTGTAAACTTTATTCCACCTTCTGCTGTTACTTCAAACCCTTCATCAATTGTAAACGAAGTTAATGCATCCTCAAAACCAAATGGGATTTCAAAAAGGACATTTACTTGAGCTGGAGTTGCTTCTTCCGGACTATAACCTAGGAATGATGATAGATTATAAATTGATTCTGGAAGTTGGGCTTTAGTTAAAAAGAATTCTCGATATGTTGAGATTTGATAGAACAGAGTATTACTAGTAAGAGTTGAAAGAATTTCAACTAGGAATGAAAGAAATGATGACTTCGTAAGATCCACATTTTCAAGTTCTAAATATTGTCTAAGAAGCGAAATTATTTGGTTTCTTATTTCGTCTCTAGATTTATAGATCTGGTACGAAGCTGTTTCATTTGCCATCTTTAATCTCCATTATTAGCAAGGCGCAACAACATTGTTGGCGAAATAATAACCGCTTCTCGAGTCATATAAATTTCCTACGATTATTTTCCTCAACAGTTCATTTTTTGATAATAATCTTGAAAGACATTCTGCATTTTCAAGAGTATGTATCTTTTTATCATACTCAAAAAATGCAAATACATCTGTAGTTTGTTGCTCTAGTTGTGTAGATGTCACACTTTGCTCAATATTTACCTTTAACTTCCAGAATGTTTTATCTCTATTCGTTGAAGTTTCAACACCGACTACATTGTAAATTGGATATATATCATTCGATGGTCGCAGATATGATTGTTCAACTTTTATTTTATCATTAACGAGAGGAGTAAATCCGTAGGTACTTGGTATTGCAAATGTTGTTTCCCCTTGTTTGACATAACCAATTTCTTGTCCATCATATTGAGTATTTATTTCCTCGATATAATAAACAGGCAATAGAAGTATTTTATTCCATCTTACACCAGAGTATTCTCCAACTCTGTCATATGATCCAGCAAAAACATTTTCATCTTCCCAAATTGTTTCGTTTGTATCAATGTGATAATAAGTTGTTAAAAAAGCAACAACGTCTTTGCTATAAAAATCATATATCAGATTTTGATACTCATGGATATAATCGTATATTCTTTGAAATTTTTGTGTGCTCATTATGTTGTTGGTCCTCCGGGGAGAACTGTACTATCATCAAACTTAACTGATAAAACACCATCTTCGCCTTGGTACTCAGCAAATACATCTACCGTAAACCCTTTACCTTGTGGAAGTATTCTAACCTGTATATCTGTTATAGTAGCTCGATCATCATATGTTCTTATTTGTGCTTCAACTTCTGTTTTAATTCTTTCAATTGTTGTATCATCAACTGGATCAAAAATTAGTTCTGGTAAATCACTACCATATTCAGGGTCAAATAAAAAGCTTTGTCTTCTCGTTGTTAGAATATTATTCCATGAGCTAATTATAACATCAATATTTTTTACTCTCTTGAAATCTCCTGAGGCAGTAATTTTCGGAAGAAAGTCATATATTCTATTGTCAGAACCTATAACCTGTTTATCAAATCTCTTTAATAGATTTGCCATTATTTTTTAGAAAATTCCTCCACGAGAGCTTTTTGTTTATCTTCTTCTAGGTCAGATTTCCACTTCAAATAATTTTGAAATCTCTTAACCGGCATTTTAACTGTATCTGAATATGATTGCTTTGCCATTTCCATACAGGCAAAGATATTCTTTTCTAGTGAGTCACGGTATTTATTTATAATATCAGACTGAGTACACCATGCGAAAAAAGTTTTCCACTAGATCAATGTTGATTTCTTCTTCATTACCACAATGAGAACAATGGCTTTTCATCTTTAAGATGATACCGTATTGGCCAAATGCCTCTTTATATTTTCTATATATCTCACGTTTATCTCTTGCAGCCAAAGTTCTGTATGCATCAATAACGTCTTCTCTATCTGAATAAATAATGCTATCGCCCTCTTCTGGATTCTGTTGGAATCTTTTAATGATCAATGTTTCGGTTAGTAGATCAATATTGGTTCCAACAGAAGATCCGTGAGCCTTATAAGCAACCATTTCATCATATAAAGAAGGTTGTTTAACAACTGCATGAACACCTTTAGTAACTGGAAGTTCCACATCTATTTCTTTTGACAAAATGTCTTTCCCTGGATATTGATTCATATTGAATGTGGATGATGCTTGAACTGTAACGGGGTAATCTCGTCTACAAGAACCACATGTAACATCATAATTTCTTATTTCTTCATAGGTTATATGATATAGACCGTACAATAAAGCATCACGGTCTTTTAATGTAACTCTTTTTAGAAATTCATTATAGTCTGTAATTCCTTCTGGTTTTTGTGTAGTTGCGGAAAATAAACATTGATTTAAATGCTCGTTAATTTTGGCGGGTGTTATAAGACTTCCCTTTAGCTTTTCCTCTTCTTGAACAGTTAAAGATCTTACATGAAACGACATCTTTGTTTGAGGTGTTATGACCTCATATTCCGGATACGATACATCAAATCCTTTAAACATTATGGTCTATCTCCTTTCGTTCGCTTTAAAATTATTTTATTTTGCTTGCTTTCTTCTGTAGTTTAGCAATCTTTGCATTGACTCCCGCTTTACATTTTGCGGGATTTTTAGTTCTGGCACACATCGCTTCCGCTTTCTTCATGTTAGCAATTTGTGAACCAATTGCAGCTTTCTTTGCTTGCGCCATACATGCAGCTTTTTCTGCTCCCTTCTTACCAGCACATGCTTTTGCCGCAGCACTCAATTTTGACTTATATAATTTATATGCACCATACGCAATTAAAGCCAGCAGCGCCGCAGCACCAATGGCTTGACCACCTGGAGTTTGAGCAAACTCCTTTGATTTTTCAACAGCTGCTCTTGCTGCACTAACAGCATCTGGATAGCTAGCTTTAATTTTATTCATCAAACCAGTAAGTGCTTCTTGCCCCTTTCCAGCTAATCTCTTTCCAGCAGCTGCAACTTTTTCAGCACCACTCTGTGGACCTCTCATCGCTCCTTTAATTGATGCAGCTTGTGAGGCAGATAAACTTCCCTGACCTCCAGTGCCGACACCACCTTTTTGAGCTATCATTCTTTGAAGTGAGGGGTCTGTTTTCTTTAAGAACTGTCCCCACCCAATTTTACTTTTTTGAGCGGCAGCCTTAGATGCTGCTGCAATAGCATCTTTGGCATCTGCGCCCTTAGCAGCAGCTCGTCTAAGAGTTGAGGCAACAGCTTCTGGTGTTGCGCCAGCAGCTTTAGCAATTTTTCTTGCCCAAGTTGTAACATCAGTTGGAGTCAATGGTGCCTCGCTTATAATCATACTACCAGCTGGAATATCATGAGATTCAGTTATGAACTCAAGTACCGGCTTTGCTGAAGAGTAAAATGGATAAACTGAGTTGACTTCACAAAGAAAATTAGCTATAAATCCTGTATCTAGTTTTTCAATGATTGGACTATTAATTACTTGCTCTCTTAGTTCAGAGAATACTTTTAACTCATCAAGAGTATCAAATTTATTTTCTGGTAATTCATTTCTTACAATCATTGAAATAATTTGATAATCGCTAGCTTCATTAAAAATAAAGTTTTTTGTTAGCTCTTTCTGTTGTTTATCCAAAGATGATGCATCAACTAAAAGCGATAAAACTTCTCGACAAATCACGAGAAATTGTAGTGACTCGCTAACTTTACCATTCGTGATAAACATTTTTAATCCTCCGTTCTTTAATTATTAAGTAGCTGAATTAACTGCATTGCCATTTGAATCAACAATGCTATTTTTCATTGCGTAAACATTATCAGCTAGACTTTGGCATTTTGTTTTTACCCAATCTTCATGCCAAATATAGTCTACGTTAAATTCAATTTCAACATCAAGACGCCCAACAGTTTCAACATCACTTGTAAATAGATCTTGTGGGTCCTTAGTTGGGAATACACCATCATATGCTGCATAGTATTCAACTGTTTTTGCATCAGGAGCTGTAGTCCAGTAATACATAATACATGCATATGTTCCTTTGGAATACCCTGAAAGTTGTTCCCCGTCTACAAGGTCAGTTGTACCTGATCTGTAGTCTCTAATCATCTTGATCCAACCATGGAAAATATTTAGCATTGGGGTTCCGTTAAATTCCAAGAATTTAACTGAAACTGAGTTTCCATAGTCAATGTTACCTGGTACTGCCCACTTGATTCCGCCCAATCCTGTAAACTCAACCTTGTTTAGAGTTCCTCCTGGAGGTGTAACAGAAAGACAAGCTCCAGCTAATAGGTTTCCGATGTCTCCCACGCTTGGTAATTTTGTGTAATCCGGTAATGCAGAAGGTAATTTTGCAAAGTATACAAAATGATACCCTGTAACATATGGATCAGCAACACCGGCAACTGTTCCACCAAAGTTACGAGTTGCAAGGTTATTTGGTACAGCGGCGAATGAATTTTTTATTGCCATTATACTATTCCTCCGAGTTGATTAACCAAATTTCATTCTCTTTTTAATTGTTTTAAAGACAGCGTCCCAATTGCCATCTTTAATAAATATCGCTTTATCATCAATGTAAAAATCAGCAGCCAATTTTTCTGCTGTAACTCGATCAAAATAAATACCGTTTAATTTTAACCAATTCTCAACACTTCTAATTTGATCTATGTGATCTCCACCCGTCTCTTTTGCATTTTCTTCTGAAGCCCTTGTTGTAAAGATCACAATTTCATATCCATTATTCTTTAGCCAATCAATCACTTTTTTCGCCCCTTCAAATGGATCATCATAAATTGTACCATCTTCGTAACCTTTTGAGTACTTATGAATCGTTCCATCTAAATCAATCATCGCTCTTCGACTCATTTGTTCTACCATAATCCAGTTTTCATTTGGGTAAGCTACCGAGATGACTTGTCTTTTCTTTTTCTTTTTCTTTGTTGGAAACGAATCAATAGCAAAACCACCAACGGCTTCTGTTCCTTGTAACTTTTCTAGGTATTTTTTTATGTTCATTTCTATCCTTATCGGTTGGATACTCATTTTTATTTTGTTCTAAAAAATTACTAATGTCTCAAGTTTAAAATGACTAAAACTATATATATAAATTAGTGATATAGATGTTTTAACTGTTTTTTTTAAGGAGGTGTACACGATGAGTGCGAGGAGTGGTTTTTCAATTGGTCAAATAGTTCTATTTATTTTAGCTTTATTATGGTTTTTTGATGATGATGATAAAGAAAACAAAGCGGATGTTAATTCAGATGAGCCAGAAATAACTCAATCTATTAAGGAAACAGCAGACTCATTAGTAGGCACTATAAATGAAACAGCAGACAAGATTAATGTGGCAGCAGATAATTTTTTAAAATCAAAAGAACCCGATAGTAAAGAAACCGAAGGCGAAAAGAAAAATGAAACCCCGCCTGATATAATCGACGACAAAAAAGAAGAAGAAAAACAACTCGATCCCCCCTTAATTGAGGAAATGGAAAAGGAACAAGAATCTCTAACCGGCAGAAAGCTTTAAAGGAGCACTATGGAACAAGCAAGAGAATTGGTAATATTCGATAAAATATTTAGAAATGAAAATTATGAACTTTTTTTTAATACCATGTCTGGATTCGAAATTCTTCGTGGTGTAAATGGGAAAGAAGATCCGTTTTGGTTAGAACTTCCATCTCTATTAGACATTGGAATTATGGGAACCTGCTATCACAATTGTCCATTTTGTTATCAAGGACATATTAAAGAACCAAATATGACTTTTGAAAATTACAAATGGATAATTAACCAGGTGAAACATCATACAAATCAGGTTGCTCTTGGTGGACGAGGGGACCCAAATAAACATAAGGACTTCAGAAAAATAGTTGAATATTCCAGGAATAGTGGTGTGGTTCCGAACTATACAACAAGCGGAATCGATCTGACGGATGAAGAAGTGGAGACATCAAAACTATGTGGTGCAATAGCCGTGAGTGACTACGAAAAACCCTTTACATACCAAGCCTTAAAAATGTTCATGGATGCAGGTATAAAAACAAATATCCATCAAATTTTCTCATCAGGAACATTTACAAAATCAATGAAAATAATCTATGGTTATAGTCCATGGCAAAGTCAAAAAAGAGAAAAGGTTGACACTGAAAGATTGAATGCTGTAGTGTTTCTCCTATTCAAACCTCAAGGAGAAGGAAAAAATATACCAGCATTTATTCCAAGCGAATATCAACTAAAGACATTTTCAGAGATGGTATTAAAAGGCAAAGCAAAATTCAAAATTGGTATGGATAGTTGTTTGGTTAATCATTTAATAAGATATGCAACTCCAACGGATGGACAAATGATGTCACTTGATACCTGTGAGGGTGCAAGAATGTCAGCATATATTTCACCTGATTTAAAAATGATGCCTTGCAGCTTTTCAAGAAAAAGCAGTGGAGTACAACTATCAAATAAAAAATCAATATCTAATGTATGGGAAAATTCAAGGATTTTCAAATCCTTCAGAAGTAAACTGAAAAGAAAACCGGATAAATGTCCAATAAATTTTGAGGTATAACCATGAAGATAAAAACAGACTTTGTAACAAACTCATCTAGTTCATCATTTATAGTTGTTTTTCCTGAAAGGGTAAAATCATTAAACCAAGTAGAAAGATTCATTTCCCAAGGATATTCAAACACGATATTGAGGGACATAAAAAATCAACAGGCATTAAATGTTAAAAGAAACAGGGAAAAGATAAAAAAACTCTTGATAAAAGAATTATGTGATGGAAGTTTAATGGGCAATTATATAGTCCCAGAAAAGGTTGAATATTCTGATTTTCAGAATAAGTTTTGCAAAAGAGAAGGAATTAGCACCAAAGAATTATATGACAACAAACAATGGTATCACTTATTTCGTGATGAATTTAATCGGGAACAAACAAGGTGGGCAACAGATGCAGCAAACAAGTTTCTTGAAACACTTGAAGAAAACTGTTATGTCTATTATTTCCACTATGGAGACGAAGGAGGGGGACTCTACGCACAAATGGAACACGGAGATATCTTCAGAAAGCTCCCCAATATCAGAATCAGTCACCATTGAAAATCAAAACAAAAAACACAAGTTAGATTTTACAGACGGGAATGAAATGGTTTATGAGACATATTGTGCAGTTGAACTCGTTGCTATTCCGCCAAATTTTGACATTAAAAGTCATTTAACTATGCGAGAACAAGCAGGAATATTCGAATATACAAATGTTAGTATTAAACATCTTGAAGGCATTTCAATGGGCGTACAAAATACACCTGTTTTTACCCTTCTTAATAATCCAAATGTAGCCTTACAATCTATGATATATTTCTTATATATATTAGATCAATTAGGATTTATTATAAGAGGAATAGGTAGTGGTTTCCATATGGCTATGCATGGTAATTATGAACAATTGTTACGATCATATGAGCGTGCAAGGGGAACTGTATATATCCAAAATCATAGAGCAGATACTATAAACTTTGCTATAATAAATATGATTCAAATTCTAAATAATGAAACAATTGAAAAAGCTATAAAAATCGCAGCTTGTGAATATAATGAACAGAAGCTAGCAACCGAAAAAATAGAATCATTACTCCAAACAACAGGAGGATAGAAATGATGCGACGAAGAACATTTTGGATTTGTATGGCTTTCATTTCCTTGTGTCTTGTTTTACTCTTCGTTCCGCTTTGTTATAGCGAAACGGACGCGACAAGGATTGGTAAGGTCAAATGTGTGAACCGAGCCATTCAGGGAGATGATTATATTGAAGTATTGAGAATGGTAGACCCAGATAACCCATTTGTATCAATCTTTTTCACTCGGATAGACTCTGGAAAAGTATTTGCTATGGCAAACCCGAGTAATACATCTATAGCAACTCGCCTTGTTGGAGAAATTCCAATCGACAAAAATGGTAAAAGGATCATTGATACATCTCCTGCTGTCCTTGGAAAATTATCACAATCAATTGGAACCAAGGAGATGAATATAGCTCGTTTCTATGACAAAGAAAAGGATGCATTAGTCTATATCGTTTATTCAACAAAATGGCTGGAAGGATCCTTGAAACATTCAATCTCCGTTGTACCATTAGGGAATCCACTAACCTCAAAATAAGGAAACGAAACAATGAAAAAAGTGTTACTGGTCGGAATAGCGATGATGTTAATTTTCGTTTCTTCGTCTTATGCAGATTGGTTAGATTTTGATCGTCATGGAACAAGAATTTTCTATGGTGTCAATGATATGACGACAATTGGGCCGGATCCTTCAGAAACTGACAAATATTCGTGGGGATCGGTCAGTTATCTTTTAGAAAAAGATATATATAAATGGTTATCAATTCAAACGACTCTTGGTGTTGGTTATTTAGAATCAGATATCCAATCCACTCCATCCATCGAAGGACGTATCTTATTAAAGGCTCATTATAGTATCTTCCATATATCAATTGGGGGTGGGCCTGCTTATTTGTTTGAAACAGATGATATTCCTGATTTGGCAGATTCACCAATATACGGCATTATATCAGGAGAAGCAGGAATTCATTTTATCGAAGAAGAAAAGTTTGATGTTAGAGCAGGGTATGCTGTTGAACATCTGTCCTCTCCCCTTCACCAAGGAAAAAAAGGTGATAATCAAGATCCGGGGTGGAATGTTGGAGGAATCGTCATACAAGCAACGTGGAGGTTCTGATGAATGTGGCTCAATGGTTGGCCAAAATAGTAGAAGAAAAACATAAACACTGCTGTTATAACGGAGGAAAAAAGCATAATTATAAATCCATATGGGAACGACACCCAAGTGGGTTTAAGGCTAGGGAGTGGGAAGGAACAGTAGCTCAATTTGAATCCTTGGCATTTACAGAAGTTTATATGGGCGAAGTTTGTCGGTGGTGCGGTGATATAATTCATCGAGATGAACTAAAAGAAAAAACTTAGTTCTAACGAAAAAAAAGAGTCGAAGGGATTTCTCCCCCCGACTCTTTTTTTTGCCTGGCAGTATAGGCTACTAGGCTGGTTTATTCGATGAAGAAGTTTAACAAGATCTGTTCTGTTGTTCTTGTTGGTTGTAGGATTATATCAACATGGAATTTCTTTGTTTTACGTTCATAATCTGTAGCTCCTACATCAACAGAGTAACTATCAAGACCACGTCTGTTTTTAATATCTTCAAGGAAATCAACAATAGCTGCTGAAACCTGTCCCCATGTAATTTGGTCATTTTGCTCAAAAATAAAGTTTCGGCAGAATTGCTCAATTGCTCTCTTTGCATAAAGAACAAGTCTTACAATATTTAGATCTTGAAGAGCACTTGCTCTAGCTTGTGAGGTCAATTGTCCCCAAACAACATACCCATTTGAAAACTTAACAATTGGGTTTAGTTGTTTTAGATATAGCTGATCTCTTTGAGATAGTCTTGGATTAAATCTCAACTCTTTAATTGAATCAATTGCAGCTCTTTGGAAACCAGCCGCTGCAAACCACAGTTCAGAAACTGTATCATTTCTTGGAATAATATATGACATATGGTAAATAGGTGAAAACCAAATATCATCTCCTGTAAATGGATCAGATACTTTATTAAATGGTTCATATAATGCAACAAAATAGTTATTGAATACATTAGTATCTTGACGAGTTGAAATTGCATTATTGACAGTTGAGTTGTCACCATTGTCCATGATACCAACACAATCTCGTCTGGTTTGACATAGTGTGCTGATAGCTGTTTTTACATCTGCTGGATAACCAGCATCATAAACTAGGGTGAAGTAAATATTTTCAGTATCAAGTATTTGGTCATCAATAAGTCCAGAATAAGCTTGTTCCAATAGGGTTGGAGCTGAATATGGGTACCAAGTTCCACCTGGATCTGTTGCTGGAGTTTCAATATTTAAAGAACCATTTGGTTTTCTTAGACTTCCTTCTGATCCTTTCTTTAAAGGTTTTGGATCTCCAGAAATAAATGGAGTGGCAACACTTGCATATGACTCTTTAATTAGGTAAGTAATATCTGAGTTTACATCAAATGATGTAGTATTTCCATTCCATCCTGTTGTTGCTCCAGTTAGATTTCTATCTGAGAAGACATTGATTTCATCACCAACACTTCCCCCTGAAGCTCCCAACCAACCCCAAATCTCATTTCCTCTTCCATCCTTTGCAATTACTACATAATTTGCGTTTCCTGTTTCTGGATTTGTTTCCCAGTCAGAGAAATCCTGCTTATTATCTGTAATCTTAGCAGAACCAGCTGTTAAAGTAACAGAAACAGTACCAATGTTATTATCGTAATTCTTTGCGATTAAATAATATCCATCAGTATAATCTTCATTTGATAGAACCATTTCAGCCCGTAATACAGTTGAATAATTTTCAAGAATGTTTGCGATGAAAATTGAATCGCCCGCTGAATCAACTGCTTCTGGATCAAATGAAACTTCAAAAGACTCAATGATAACATCTTCGCCATCTGATTGTTTTTCATAAACATCTAGAACATAGACGCCATTTAATGTTGGGTTTGAATGCTCCGTAAATCTTACACCAAGAGCGTTATAGTAATCACCTCTACCAATTGGTCTGATGATACAAAGAGGTTTTACATCCCCTGATGTTTCAAGTTGTGTTTTAATATCGTTTTCATCATTTAGTGTTGCGTCGTAATCAACCCAAACAACTGTTGTAGCATCTGCTGGGGCAAGTCTTGTGTTGATTCTGATAAACGAATATGCAGCATCATCTGGAAGCAATCTCATCCAGTATAAACCACCAGACTCACCTAGATGATTATAAACGACATATGGAGCTTGACCATAATTCTTTGTATAATCTTTAATATCCGGTTCGCCCCACTCTGCAATAAAGTCAGATCTTGAACCTACAAAGATTAATTCGTTATCTCTTCCTTTTCTTGTAAAACCACTTATAAATCCAATGGTTGAAGGAACCACTTGGATATATTGTGATAAATCTATGATTTTGGTAAAAACACCTGGCGAAACATTTGCCATTAGCGTATCCTCCTGTTTATTATCTTTTCTCTAAAATATAAGTGAGTTGCCTTTTCAATAACAACAACGATCTCCTTGAAACTTTTTCTTCTTAAATAATTTCTCTATATTTTAAGATACGCTTTCCAAAATGATCTACCTATTGCTAGGTAAATCAATTTCTTCCTTGATTTTCCTTTTACATTAAGTTTACAAATACAAATACCATACAAAAATTAATCTTCTCTGAGCTGTTTTAATTAATGATGGAAATGTAACACGTGCAAAAATGCTAAATTGACCACTATATGCCGGCGCAGTACTTTCAGCAGAAAATAGTCCTGCCTCACTCAATTGTTCTCCATTTGCGTCATTAACCCCAACTGTTATTTGAATTTTTACAACCAAAAGTTTATCATCATTCAATGCATCGGCTTCAAATGAAGGATTGCCTCCCGGGACTGAGTCAAAGGTCTTTTTATAATAACCTGTTTTTGGATAAACTCCACCAGAAGGAGTTGGATCACCCATAATCTGCCAATCACCATAACCAGCAGCAGTAGAATCAGTAATCATAACCGGCGAAGCTAAGCCAGTATCTGTAATAATTGGAGGAACAGGATCAAGAGGATCAGCGGGTCTAACTCCCCCCTCTCCAATTCCAAACCAAGAAACATATTCATCTTTTGTTGGGGTTGCAGATGAATTAACATTTACTAATCTTTGAGCTAACATTTCTCTACCAAGATATAAAACTAAATTGCTTTTATGGACCAACTTTTTATTTCCAGTCTCATCCGCTTCAAAGATTTGAACTTCACCTTGTGGTCTTCGTTCAGAGGCCTTGGGCGAATTACCCATACCATCACTCAAACAATTATCGCCATAGATCTCTTTGATAACAACCTCTGTGTCTTTAGTTTTGCTCATTTTTTAAGATATCCTTCTCTAATGGAATCGAAATATACTTTATATTTTGTTCTAAATAATACACTCGTTTAGTTCCAACCGACGAAAAAAAATGGAGAGAGATGAAAGATGAAGCTCCATCTGTTCAAAAATCATCTCCCCCCATAGGAATCCTACACAATACTGTTGTATTACTCCTCTAAGAATGCCCCACAATTAGGGCAATATTTAAAAGATGATTTTGATTTTGTTCCACAAACTTTACATTGTAGACGTCTCTTTACAGTCAAAGGTTCTTGAATAGTTGATCCTCCTGACGTATTTCCTTTTAGTCTGATAATTATAGTTTGTGATTGTTCTAGCTCCCCAATTGTACCATAACGAAATTGCTGATTACACTCACTACCTTTTACTGTAATTCCTTCATCATCAAGAGGAACACTATCAACCATTTCAATTCCAATATCTCTCGCGCTTGATTGGTTGAAAAAAGCACTATTAGACATTTTAACTGACTCGTTTGATAGGTTCTCTACTGGACTAGCAGAACTTTGTGTTTCGCCTCCGGTAAATTTATTATCACAGGTATATTTCACTTCATCGTTCCACCCATAATATGTACTAAATGGTAACCAATAATAAGAAGGATATCTGTGATGATGATGGTGATGATGCTCCTCATGAATAATTGTTTTCTTAATAAGTTCTGGTTTTTCTTTTTCAAACGCAAACTCAATTCTTATAAAACCATCATCTATTTTATCACCACGGTAGTCTTGAATTTCTTTTGTCTTTTGAATAAACCTAAATCTATTCCGTGCAACATTTCCACTTAAGAATCCTTCGAGCTCTGTTGTTTCATTTGGTCCAAGAATCAACGAACTGCCGTCAATTACATCTACACCATCAATGTGGATTTTAACAGATGCACGTCTTGAATTGAGGTTTTTTAGAAGTAAAGAATATTCACTTCCAAAAGGCAGGTAGACTGCGTCGTCTCTTATTCTAAGAATACGACCATTACATTTTACTTCGGCAACGAACTGATCTTTATAAGTCATGACGATTTCCTCCTTGACAGGTCACGGACTAGAACCTCATTTTTTTTTAGTTTAAAGTCCGTTGGTGAATCGTGTAGGTCTTCCTATATATATATGTTCTAACTATATATATTAATTAGTGAATGGATGGAAACTTATTACTATTATTTATGGAGGATAAAATGAAAGAACTAGTTAGATGTAACAATTTTTCAAAGTGTCCGTCAAGGGATTGCCCCCATTGGGAGCCTCACGAAATAGACCGAACATGTAGCGAGGATACCTGCGAGGGGTGGAAAGTTGCGTTTGACCAATACAACAAGAAGGTAAAATGCATTAAAATTTAATTATTTAAAGGAGGTCTTTATGAAGACAAAATTCATTTGTCCTCAATGTAGGGATGAGGGACGCCCAACTGTCAACTTGATAGTCACAGGGGCAAATCCAAGACCGGAATGTCCTGTTTGCGGCTTCAAATGTCGTAGGTATGGAAATACGATGATTGATCAATCGGAAGATCGTCGGGGGGCATTCAACAGCGTTGGAAACTGGGATGCCCGTTTCACGAAATACGATCGAGGCGGAAAGGATCGAATCTGGCACTCAAGTTGGGGCGCCGAAAATTAAAGGAGATTAAATAAATGACAACCCTAGAAGAGATGATTCCAGACTATCCCGTTCATAGAATAACCCCCAAATGTTGTCGTTGTGGAGGCGAATTGACGTTGGAAGATAATCTTGGAAACGGCGTAATGTTATATACATGCCCTTTGTGTGATTATCCTCCTCCCGAGGATGATCACAATCTCTTCTGTGTCTCAAGTCAATTGGAAACTCGGGTGTATAAAAATCATTGTTGGAATTGTGGTGCAGCAATTGATTCTACCTTTGCAACCCCTTCGAGAACGCCCGGTATGGGCTACTACTGCCCTCGCTGTGGTGAAGATCTTACAAAGTGGAAACTAATGAAAGGAGGTGTTGTTTAATGCCAAAAAAAGACGGAAGCGGTCCAAAAGGGCAAGGTCCAAAAGATGGACGTGGCGGCGGAACTGGCCGTAACACGGGAAAAGGAAGTGGTTCAAAAAGCGGGGGTCAGAAAGGCAACTGCTAATCAGTTTGGAGATGGGGAGGTCCGACTGTTGGATACGGGAGCGATCGAATCCTGTTACCGCGCAGTTGGAGATTCGATCACTCCCCATCTCCAATTTTTTTGCTTTAAATTATTCAAATAATGGTTTGTCAATAACAGGTCTTTCGATTGAGTGTTTATAGTTCTTCCAATCATCTTCAATTGTTTGTGGCCACATATAAAATTTTGCATCAAAGTTTTTAATCAGCCCAGCTTTTGAAAGTTCTGCTTTAACAATATAACCACCAACTAGAGGATGTAATCCTTTTCGTTTTAGATAGCTTGTTTGTCCTTCAAAACAACCACATTGCATACCAAAAATTGAACCGAACATTGCTTGCATTTGAATATGTAAATGACCTGCCAATAGAAATCTCACACTTGGTTTATCTTTTACATCTCTTGAAATATTTGCAAGTTCAGTATATGCAATTTGTTCAACGCCCTTTTGAATACGATATGAATAAGAATACGGCACACCTCCAGAAGGATGCCAAAGCTTCATATCTACACCAGGAAGGATTGGAATATCTGCATCATCAAATCCAATGTAGTGAACATCTGATCTTTGTGCCTCAATTGCTAATAAAGGATTATGCCCTCCGCCTCTTTTAATAAATGAATAATCGTGGTTACCACCAAGCATGTACCATTCAAAACCTCTTGGTAAATTAACAATTACAGAGTCCTCTTGTTCTTCAGCCGATAATGCATAAACCTCAAATTGTTGGCCGGGATAAACATTATAACCAGCGCAAACATCGCCAGGTGTAAAAATATATTTTACTCCCTTTTTCCTACATATTTCACAAAATTCATTTAACGCTGTTAGTTGACATTCTTTTGAACCAAAATGTAAATCGGATGCAACACCAAAAATAATTTCTTTGTCTTCAAGGGGATCATTAATTGGATCTCCTTCCGATGCAACATCAGAACTTAAAATGATATTTTTATCATCACAAATAATTTCATATCCCTGTTTTCTGAAATAATCAATCAATTCAAAAATTTCACCAGGCGAACAGCTTAACTCATCACATAATGTTTCACCTCTGACTGTTTTTCTTTTTTCTAGTATTGTAATAAATGCCTGATCAATAGACTCTTTTTCTTCAACGCCTCCATAATCTTCATCAGTTAAATGTTCCCTTTTTACCTTTGAAATATATTTATAAAATGTTTTGATATTGCTCCCATAGCCAAACTCTTTTTGTGCTCGATGATAAATATTTTTTGTCTCTGCGCCGTTTAATATTTCCTGTTTTACAAATTCAATTAAACCAGGATATAAAGTCATCAAAAATTCCTCCACACATTAGATTATTAAAAACCTATCATTTTTTTGTTCTAAATTGGCAGATTAATATCTTGATATACTTAGAAAGGAATTATAGGAGGGTTTAAAACTATTGTATTATAGAATTATTCTTTTGCCATTTTCTTGTAATAAATATTTGCCATTTTCTTGTAGTAAATAACCTGAAATTTCTTCAACTCTTATCGTAAAATAATCAAAATTATATGTACAATCGAATCTTCCTTCTTCATCAAAATCTCTAAATCCACCTGTTTGATAATAATCAAAACTATAAACAGGAGGAACATCTTCATCAGGAATTAACCATGAAATTTGATAATTATCTGTTGGAACTGAAGCTGACAATAATACAACAAATCTATCTTCATATCTCTTTTTAACAATTCCTGAAATTATAAACTCGCTGGTTGAATCTGTTGAAAGATTAATTAAAACTGGATAATGAGTATGCGTAAGAGGACTATTTAAATAAACAGTTACTTCAGATAATCCTTGTGCAATATCTTCATTGCCATATTGCAAACCTTCACAAATAATCCATTCTAAATGATAATTTGTTGAATCCATCGGACCAGACAGATCCACTTCAAACTCATTGATACTTTTTCTTGTTACAGAATGTGAATATATAGCAGGACTTGTATCTACTGTATTTACAAGTGAAACAAGAACGTTATAATTTGGTCCACATAAATTCGGTACTATAATTGTCTTTGAAGTATCCCCAATATTCAACGGAACTATCCCGGTTGTTGTAGAAGTGGTATCAACCAAAAACCAATCTAGATAATAATTGGGAGATGAAATCGAACCAGTAAAATCAACTGTAAAACTCGATGTTTGTTTGCTAGTGATTATATAATCATAAACATACTGAACTTCATCTGGATTGTTGTTTCGTAAAGATGCAATAACTGTATAATTTAAATCAGGTTGTGGAGTATCAAATATTACTGTGGTTCCTGATACACCCTCTCTAATCTTATGAGAATATGGACCAAGTCTTACAAGGTTTGATATTTCTGATACAACAAACCCCGTACCATCAGAAGGGGGACAATGTAAACTATCATAGATAGTTTCCTCATAAGTGATTTCAACATTATCCTCACCGCTAACAACAGCACCATAATCAAAAGCTGAACCACAATCAAATGTATCCCTTGAATAATATCTAGCTACAGATGTTGAGTCGCTGCAAGTTATTGTACTAATTAAACTCCAAAAAGAACCATATGATGCTCCTGATGGAGGTTTAGTTTGATCATTAGATACATGTAATTGAGTACAAATATATTGATTCCCATTTAGATCTGGGACAACATCATTTACGGCATATGCGATACCAGCTTGCCATATCCCTCTCCAATTCATAGTTGCAGGAACTGCACCAGTAAAGGTTCTCTTACATTGAGCAACTAACTCATTATTACATAGAGTAACTGCTGTCGAATCAAGTGAAGGTTCTGGACAGCAAGGACTACTGTTACCTGTTATAAAGTCATGAACTGTTTGCTCAGCATAAAAATCAAATGCATCTTCAACAATGATCGTATTTGGAACTCTACTTCTAACTTGAAGCTGTTCCAATAATAGAATTCTTGCTCGATAAGGTTTAAAGAAGTTAATTGCAGGTGCAAGAGTCTTGAAAAATTCTTGAACTCCAAATAAAATAAAACCGAAGTTTACAAAACCAAAACCAATATTAGCACGAACCCAAAGAGCCATATCCTTCAAAAGTGAGTATAGAACATCCAAGGGTTCCCCGGCCGAATCAAGCTGTGATTTAATATCAGGGGCTATAACGCCCAGCCAGTATTCTGCACTATTAGAATTTACTAGAAAGTTGGTTGGTGTAGGACGAGTAAATTCGTCTAAGTATTGTTGGTATCTTTGTTTTTGATCTAGTCGGCTAGTTGGAACCACATTTATAATCGAATCAAACTCAGCTTTGATTATTTCAGGATCTATGCTTGTTCCATCATAACATAGATAATCAGCACCCCATAATGGCAAGTCTTCACGTCCAACAGAAAATTGTTTGTTGAACATATAAACAGCTGAGAGGTATAGTTCAAGAAAGCTTCTTAGTTCACCAATGTATGAGATTTCGGCTGAAGCAGTAGGAACAGAACCTGTTGATTGATAATAATCAAACTCATCTTGGCATCTTCGAACTATAGTCGACATCTCAAAATTATCAACTTCAACAATAGGTTGTACACCAATATAAGGAGTTTTAGATGGAAGATTTATTTTAGTTGTATTATGTAACTGAATGATTTGTTCAGCCGTATATAACCAATGTGGATCTCCCTGAGTTAAATTTGCATAAGGGAATGCAATATCAATTGGGTTTGTGGTTGTACCAGCAACAACTTTTCCATCAAAGTAAAGAGTGTTTTGATTTAACTTTTTAAGGAAAAATTCATAAATATCAACTTCTGTAACACCATAATATTGAAGGACATCAACTAATGATTGTGGTGTTCCCTTTACCTTATATAGATTAACAAGATCAAGGAAAAACTGAATTTTCTGTTCTAGAGGGTTTTCATCAAAATCTCTTAGGCTTGTTGAATGTGGATAACCAAAGCTTCTAAACAACTCATCTAAATCGCTATTCGAAATTGAACGAACATCGGATGCCCTTAGTGAAGATGTAGCCAAAGACCTATGTGAAGCAAATAGATCAATAATTAATCTTCTTAACCTATTATAATCAGTTGTTAAAAATGATGATTGATCAACAACATTTGAGAAATAATCTTCTAATTTGGTCCTATCTGATTTTGCAATGGCATCCAACGCATCAGTTACATTACCTGTTCCACCACTAACTGACTTGAAAATCTCCCAAAAGAGATCTATTTTATCATATGCCATTATGGTTCATCCCCACAGTTAATATCAAACAGAACATTTTGGTTTGTAAGATATAGAAAATACTCATCCATCAATTTAGCCTCAAAACAACTTGCTAACAACGTACCATCTGTTACCAAATCTGAAGCACAGTATATGTCAATATTTTCGTATATTTTTAGATCTAGATATAGATAAATTAATTTTGATAACGGAGTGTTTAATGAATCAAATGTAGCATTAACAATTACTATTCCCGCTGTTGCATCCACAATTAAGTCAACCGCTGTCGAATCAATTGATGCAGTAGTATCAATAAATACGACAGATGTTGAATCAATTCTATAATTTAAAAGCGCATCCAACATTACAAAATCATGGTCTTTTAGGTTAAAAATATTATTCCCAGTTTCTCCTGGAACTAAATATTTAGATCCTGGGTAAATCATCAATCTTTGCCGTGTGAGAGTTGGCCAACATTGATTTCGTGATTCTGCTTTATATAAATAATTATAGTAATCATATGGATAATCATCATCACATAAAAGTTGAACGACAGAGGCTGGAGTCAAGAAGTTTTCTGGCACGGGAACCGGCGCAGGAATTTCATATCTATTTATAATTGAGGTAGTTACAAATTTGTAGAACCAGGTTTGGAACTCGGGTATAAGCTCCGAATTAGCTACTGTCATTATTCCCTCACGTCTGTTTGGATTAGGTCAGCTGTGCTCATCATATCTAAAATATGAACGAAAAGGGTTGTGGGATTGAAATCTCTAAAATCAAATTCTTTTCCTCTCACATCTGTACTCCATTGACCAGAGTGAAATCTGACAGCTTCTTCCAAAATAAGGAATTGCCCTTCTGTTAATAGTTTGGTAAATGTTCCTTTATTTTGGGCGATCATATCCGCAGCTTGTTTATCGTGGGTATAATCGGTATGTTTTCTAGTCCCTAGATTTCCATACTTTAGAGAATCATGAAGAGCTACAGCAATCAACAGCGTATCTGCATCTGTTGTTTTTGTCTCTATATTAAATAACCTCATGATTTTAGAACAAGCATATAGCATATGATAAACATGCTCTGCCTGTGATGGTACTTCACCGTTTTTCTTCTTATGATATTTTCCGGTTGATGAAGTTGGTTTGTCCCAAATATCAGGAAGGATGCTATCAATCCCCTTCCACAATTTGAATCCTTTTTCTGTTAAATTTGTTTCAAGAAGTTCGAGAATCTTTCCTTTATATGTCAATTTTATTCCCTTTCTATTTACTTTTCTGATTGTGTTGTTACAGAAATAGTGGCTCGTTTTTTAAGATCTTCAATTCTACCTTGAAGTTCTCTTAGATCCTCTGTCCATTTTTCAATTTTGGCCTGTCCCTTTTCTTTACATTTTTCTGGATTTTTTGATTTAGAACAATTTTTCATTTGTCTTTTGATAAGATTTATTAATTTATTATATTTAGTCATTTTTGCTCTAATCAAACACATATCTCTAGCTCTTCCTGATGAAAATACCCCACATTTTCTTGATGCCTTTGAGAAAGCACCACGAATAGCTCTATAAGCTACCCACCCTGGAGGAGACAGTAAAAACATTCCAAAAACTGTTTTTAAAAGACCTTCATTTAATTTATTTAATTCAAATCTCTCATTTACTATCTCTTCTGCTTGCTCGTCTAATTTTGTTATTTTTCCATCAAGTAGAAATGCTTTAATTTGTGCTTCAGATGCTTCTTTTTGTAGCCAATTCAGAAGCTGAAGTTTTGCTGATTTTGATAACTCACTTTCTGTAACTATTATTCCTGACAACAATGTTAGTTCTTTTTTATCCATTTTTTTAACCCTCTTATTTTATTATATATTATGGTGGTGGCAATGCTTTATACTCAGGATGCAACTTTCTAAAATTTTCTTTTTGTTCAGGAGGAAGTTGTATATAGAAATCAAATACTTCTTTTGTGATATAAACCTCCTTTTCGGGCGGGGCTTTTATACTATCCATAATCTTTTTAGAATCGCTTCCGGCTTCTTTTAAAGCTTCTTTAACCTTCTTGTCTGTAAGCAAATCCCTTATCGCCTCTTGATTTTGTTCAATTGCTTCTTGTTGTTTTGAGTTAAATTGCTTTAATGTTTTTAACTCATCTCTATCTTTTTCGATCATAAGTTGAAGAGTCTGGTTATCAACTTTCTTATTTAATTCCTCTGCAATTCCTTTATATACAACCCCAACCAACGAAAATATCACAGCAGCAATAATTGGTGTAATAATCGAAACATTTTTAAACCAAGGTTTCTTTGGTGGAGGTTCATTTTTCTTCCAGAACATCTTGCCCTCACTTAGTCCATTGTTTTTTCCATTCTAGCAATTTTCTTAGATAGTTTAGCTTTACACTTTTCAGGATTTTTAGTTTGATCGCATCTTGCCAGTAATTTCTTAAGTGCTTCTAGTTTTGCTTTAGCTTTAAATTTGCTAATGCATCGTTGTCTATCTTCACCAGATCTTCCAGCACAGGCACGCCCTGCTTTTGACATATAAGTCTTATAAATATTTTTTGCCATTAAAAGACCAGTAGCCCCAAACGCGGCCACGGTCATACCAAGCCATGCTGTCACAGGATCAAACTCAAGAATAGCAAATCGTTCGTTTACAATCTCTTCTGCCTGCTCATCCAATTTAACAATCCTGCCATCTAACACCAAAGCTTTCACTTGTGCATCAGTTGCTTCATTCTGAATAAAATTTAAAAGTTGATGTTTTGCTTGTTTGCTTAACTCAGAAACAATGACAGCTTCTGCAGCAAACAGCCGTAATTCTTTATCCATGTTATCCTCCATACTTATTTATCGCCATTTGCGTCTCTGTTTTTATTATCTAAACCTGTTAAAAATTTTGCCATTCGTCTATCACCAAACCACCACGTAACACACGAAACGGTTAAATAAATAACAATCGAAGTAACCTGGGTATATATCCCCGTTGCTTCTTCAACAGTCATTCCTGGTAGACCATGTTTTTGCATTATATCCCATGCCATATAGGTAAGTACTGAAGTTACTCCAGTCAGGTATAATGTCAAACCTGGACGCATGAATCCTCTTAACCAATCAATAAATGCAAATCCCATAGCCAAAATAACAGCACAAGGAATTGCAAAAAATCTACCAAATTTTCCTTCAACGCTGAATAGTTTATCAATCCATTTATCACTAAACAATTGTTTTTGTCCAGCTTTCTGCGACTCGACATATGCCTGAGTATCTGCCAATTCAACAGCGCCTTCAATTTGAGCTTTAGTTACAGCAATATTCATTTCAGCTTCCATCTTCATAGCTTCAGTTTCTGCTTTAACCATATCTTTTTCATGTTGAAGCTTTAATTTCATTGTTTTGTAGTTCAAAATACCAGTTGCAACATTACCGATAATACCAGTTAGCCCACCTAATATAGTTTCAAAGATCATTTTCTAATCCCCCCAATTTTCAAAGATTTTCAAAGTGAAGGGTTGGTCAGCCATTTTATTCATGAATCTTCTTAAAGTGATTCTGGAATTTAAAACAGCCCATTGATTTAACAGGGTTCCAAATTTATCGCCTAAAATAATGCATCCATTAACATGTGATTTGTAACCCATCTTTGTATCGCCAGCCCAATTACCCGAATGAATAAGTATAAATGTTCTATCTGGAACTTCTTTTACCCAATACACTTTTCCAAATCTTGGAGAAGAACGAATCACTGCTGGGTATTCCCCAGAAGGGATACAAGAGATATTCCTTTGATTATCTCTCCACGGAAGCTCAAGAGAATGACACATGAAATTTTCATAGTAGAAAAGCCCGTGTGTTCCCTGATCTCCTCGTTCTATCCTAAAAAGTTTTACAACTGGTTTATCCATTTTAAGGTTCCATTGTTTTTTGAAATTATTTTTCCTTTCTTCTTGCTTTTGGGAAAATCTTAATTTGTTGTTTACGTCTTAAACGCCAAATAAGTCTTATACATTCCCTATTATTTTTCAAATAAATACCTCCGGTTAGAAGAATTTAGGCTTTTTTCTTTTTCATCAAATTGATGACTTGTTTCAAAACCTCAACCGGAGTGTCATTTTTTGCAGACATAGCAGCTTGCTCATAGATGATCTCCTGAATCTTTGGATTTTTTGTGCCTGCTTTTTCAATGTATTTAAAAATATCTTCCTTTGTTAATCTTCTTTTAAACTCTTGAAGAGTTATTTGTTTCTTCTTTGGTTTGCTTCCACGATCCTCAAAAATACCAACTTTTCTTAGCGTTTGGGTTAATAACTTCTCCATTGATTCTTTATCTACAATTGACTCCCCTTGTTCTTCAACTTTAGCATTTTCAGATGTTTTCTTTTTCTTGGGGGAGTGATCTTTTCCACAAGATTCTTCAACCTCTTCTTCATCTTCTGGTTTTACAGGGGGTTCGTTAACCGTCTCCTGTTCATTAAACATTGTGGCAAATTTCTTTGATAATTTCTCAACTATTTTATTTGTTAATTCTTCTTCCTCAGTAATTTTTTTGTCCTCTTTTTTGGCTTTTTCTTCTTCCTCTTTAACAATAACTCCTTGCTTTTGTCCATCTTCTGTTGATGAAACCAATTTTGTTTTTAATGTTGGTTTTGGAATCCACCCACCATCCTTAATTTTAGCTTCAATTACAAGAGGATTAGAAAATTTAGCATAATCCTTCCAAGGTGTTAAATAATTACCATCAGCAATAACTTCAAGTTTTACTTCTCCTTCATCCCCTTCTTTTATTCTTTTGCCAATTACAGTATTCAACGGAGGAAGGTCAACAGTAATTGATTCTCTACCAACCTTCGCTGGAAATCCATATTCTACACCTTCATATACAATTTTAAAATAGCTATCTAATTGGTCGCTTTGAACTCCGCCAATTTGAATTTCAAAATTTAATTGGCAAGACTCATTTACATTTATCCTTAACATGATAGAGTTCCTCCATTACTCGTCTGTCAATAGTCTTACAGTTATATTTTTATATAATTCCTCTGAAATCTTTTTCCTTACAATTTCTAGATCTTTAACAATGATTGTCGGAATAACTTTTTCTTCGTCTTTTCTATAAGGTGGTGCACCGCCCCCACCATATCTAGTACCACAGCATTGATTGAACATGCCCATCGTTGCGATGCTTACTGACATAGTTTACATTCCTTTTTATTTTGTTCTAAATTTATTACTGTCTTACATCTTTTGTTTTGGGTCAAAACATAAAAATCGTTTACAAACATCTGGTCTAAAACTTTCGTTGTATATTTTACATTTCCCGTTTTCTAGAAATTCACATTGACCATCGACAATTTCTAATATAGGAAGTCTCCCTTTAACACTTAAATTTTTTGCTCCATATTCTTTTAAAGCATTATATTCCTCTTTTGTCAGTCTTATATGTGGAAACCAATCTTTACAACAATCACAACAATCTGGAGGGCAAACTCCGGTTATTGGTTTACCTAATAATCTTCTATGTTTATTTTTTTTCATCATACTTGACCGCCATCACCAATGTCCCAATTATGATCATTTACTAATGCCTGTCTTGCTGTTAATGCTGCACCAGAAGAAAATTTACTATTACCGGCATCAAAGGATACATCATTTTGTACATCCTGTGCTTCCCAACCAATTAGAAGAGCATCATAATTTGTTGTTGATAAGCCATGGGTAAAATTAAACATAAGTAGCATAGTTTGAACTGATGTAATATTCCAACCGCTTATATCTTGATCAAATGCAACTGCGTTATAAAACATTTCTCTCATATTTTGAACTAATGATGTATCCCAACCACCAATATCTTGATTAAATGCAGTTGCACCACTAAACATAGTAACCATATCTGTAACAGAAGAAGTATTCCACCCTCCAATATCTTGATTAAATACATCTGCGCCCTGAAACATAGAATTCATATTTGTAACAGAGGTAGTATCCCATCCGCCAATATCTTGATTAAATGTAGTTGCACCACTAAACATACTCGCCATATTTGTAACAGAAGAAGTATTCCAACCGCTTATATCTTGATTAAATGCAGTTGCACCATAAAACATACTCGCCATATCTGTAACAGAAGAAGTATTCCAACCGCTTATATCTTGATCAAATGCAGTTACATCACTAAACATACTACCCATATCTGTAACAGAAGAAGTATTCCAACCACCAATATCTTGATTAAAGGTATTTGTGTTATAAAACATACCCGCCATATTTGTAACAGAAGAAGTATTCCAACTTCCAATATCTTGATTAAATGTAGTTAAATTAGAAAACATATAACTCATATCTGTAACAGAGGTAGTATCCCAACCACCAATATCTTGATTAAATGCAGTTGCACCACCAAACATACTACCCATATCTGTAACAGAAGAAGTATTCCAACCACCAATATCTTGATTAAAGGTATTTGCGTTATTAAACATACCCGCCATATCTGTAACTGATGATACATCCCACCCACTAATATCTTGATTAAACGCCTGTGCGTTATTAAACATACCCGCCATATCTGTAACTGATGATACATCCCACCCACTAATATCTTGATTAAACGCCTGTGCGTTATAAAACATATAACTCATATCTGTAACTGATGATACATCCCACCCACTAATATCTTGATTAAACGAAGTCTTACTATAAAACATACCCGCCATATTTGTAACAGATGATACATCCCAATTTACTATATTTTGACTAAAATCAGACGCTCTATAAAACATATAACTCATATTTGTAACTGATGATACATCCCATCCACTAATATCTTGGTTAAATTTGTCATTATAACTAAACATATAACTCATATTTTGGACTGATGACACATCCCAATTTGAAATATTCCCATTAAATATAGTAGGCCCAACTCCTCCTTTCCCCTCTGAATCAGATCCAAACATATAAGTCATATCTTGAACTGATGATACATCCAGTTGGATAATCGAAGTAGCATCAGCCATAGAAACACAATTTGCAAATGCATAACTCATATTAGTTGTTTCAGATAAATCTAAAACATCAGTAGCAGTTACGGTCATATTAATACAACCATAAAAATAACCACCAGCATTTCCTAATTTTAACGACCCCCATTTTTTTATTTCCCTTACTGCTGGAGCATATGAGTTATTATTAAACCTAAATCCTTCAATAGTTCCTGTTATTGTTATTTCATATGGGCCGCTACCTGAATAATTATGATTTTTAGCTGAATCATTCCAAGAGGTAATTATATCATTACTACCATCACCCCATTCAACCTTAAAATTGTAATTACCATTGGATATTAATGGCAATTCAAATGGACTTGATGGTTCAACTGTAAATATAAACTCTTGTGATTTTTTAAGAACAAATGAAATTGAAGTCATTCTAAATGTCTCCTTTTATGGACTTACAATCTGTTTCCAATATGTAAACTGACCACATTCTGTTGCGTCGACTTCAATACGATATGTTTCAATAACATTAGAAGCAGTTCCAACAGATGCAGCATCAGAATAAATCCTAACTCTTGCAGCAATCATATTTCCGTTTTCATCATATGTTGGATCATCAATATAGAAGTTGTGATGAACAAGTCCAAGTGTCTTTTGAACATCTGCAGCAATTGCAGAGAAATCACTGGTATATACTTGAACATCATCTAGCTTACCCCAAGGGAAATAAGTCGGGTGTGTTAATACAACATACCATGTCCCAACAGTATCAGGAGTAAAATGATATTTATAACTTCCGTTGCCAAGTTCAATGATACTTTCACTCACAAAATCAGATACTTCATTATTCGACGGGTTATATACATAAGTGGTAAAAGCTGTAGCATCAATTCCTGAAATCAGATTACCGCTATTATCAGCTACAGTAAAACACTCTTCAACTTGTTGATTTACAATCCCTTGTATCATTTATTTACTCCCTATAAACCCAAATTTTAGTTTGTGTTCCTGAGTTTATATACTCAAATGCATATAGAACACCATCAAAAACAATTGGAATTGTCGCAGTCCCAATCCCTGGTGCACTTACACTATTATCAGTACCAAGCGTAATATTTGTAAGATCAATTCTTCTTAAATCTCTTGTTACCCAATCTGGGCTATCAAATTCGCTTCCACCATAATAAAGATAATTGCCATATGACATCATAGTTTGAGGGTTGCGAGACTCAGCAATTTTATAAAATATATGAGACCCTACTAGATCCCACCCTAAACCTTCTCCGCGCCATTGATAAATAACTGCAGAAATGGGAGTGTTCTTTTTAGACATACCGTATAATTTTCCATTGGTTGCGCTGTGCAATGCAGTTACTTTATTTCCAAATGACCCCTCATAGGTCCAAAGGGTTCCATTATCTAATCTCCATGTTCCATTATCAACAGCACACCAAAGTTCACCATTATGAATTTCAAAACCATTTGTCAAAACTCCATTCCCTGCATATAGATCCTGCGACCACGATCCATCATAAACATAAACATAGTAGCCACTACAAACATAAAATTTTCCATTAAAATATTTAGCATCATTTGGATCTCCGCTAGGGTTATATTCAGGTGTCCAAGACCCTATGTTTTTATAAATACCATAAGAATCAAATCCAGTATATAATAGTCCAGCAACTTCTAGAAAATTTGGTGAACTATAAGGAAATTGGAAAGATGGATACACCTCCCAGGTCCAATTATCCCCAAATAAATTACTATAAATCCACATATTATTTGAAATCTTAGATCCTGCCCACACATAACCATCACTTGGACCTATATTAACTGCATAAACTATATCATCAACTATTCCGTCACCAGTATACCCAGGAGTATCACCAAGGGGAGTCCAAGTACTATCTGGTGGATTAATCGGTGGAGTTGGTTGGTAACTTGAATTTTTAAATACTAATGATATATTACCCATTTTTACTCCTCTTCTTCCCAAGTATATTCACTTAATTTGTCAATAGTCATTCCAGGTAATAATACTGTACATCGTCTATATGACTCAATAGATGCAAACCCTTTACTTACAACATCATCTGATGGTGTATATATCCTTCCCCTCAGATACCAACCAGGCGGAATTGCATTTACTGCTGCACCTTCAGCATTTAGTTCATCACCCATAGGACAGTTTCCATACATTCGATGCTTATTAAGATATACCTTATACGAAATAATATCCTCTCCAGAATACGAATACATTTGACTTCCTGACAAACCAAGAGCAGCAGCAGGAATTGAACCAGCAGGATTTGGATAATAATTACCAGGAGGAACAGCAACATCCATCGTTGCATATTGTCCCCAAGGTGCATCAAAGAAATATAAAGTTCCATCCTTTATATATATTGGACAATGAAAGGATAGAAGAAATTCTTTAGCTTTATAACCAGAAGGAACATCTGGACCTGTGTATAAATTATTATCATTAGAGAAATCCCAAACCATTTCAACTCCACCGCCAATACTAGTTGAGTCATCTCCAACCATTGTAAAATATGTAGATGTTCCCAATGGTCTTGAATCAGCTCTTACAACGGGTCTTCCGTCTGGCATATGTGGAGGTTCTGTAGTCGGTAGAGGTTCGCCTTGATGAGCTGCAATAACAGCAGGAAGCGTTGAAGTTGTATCAACTGAACTTAATTCATCTTTAAACCATATATCACATTCAACTTCATTTGCATTTATATAATCCAAAGCAACAGTTATTTCGGATTCTCTAATTTCATATGAGAGGGAATCTAGCGAAACTTTTTGATTTGGAAAATCATTTACTATACTAAAGATATATTTTGTTGCTGCCATTTTTATAAGGTCCTCCAAATATTTCCTAATTGTTTTGTTTTAATTCATGACCTTTCTCTTCTCCGAAATAAAACAGAATAATAGAAGTTTTAACTTTTTGCTGACTAGCTATCTGAAAAAGCATATCAACAAAAGAAAGAAAATCATCGTTATTAAAATCTATTTTTCCTTCTTCGGCTTCCTCCACTCGAAAAAGAATTTTATTATTATATGAAGTTGTTTTTACAATTATTCCTAAATTATCTGGTCGCCACTTTGATAAAGCTAGTTCTTTTTTAGGAGACTTCAAAATTTGAAGCCACAAACATTCAAAATTTCTACACGCTTTAGGTCTACTCTTATATTTAACACAACGATTATTTACAAGTTTATCACACCACTCGCCTGCTTCTTTATCTGTATCTCTCCAGGTAAATTCGCTTTTATCTATTCTACATACAAGACAGCAGATATTGCATTTCCCACATAAGTTTTTCACTTACTACTCCTTTCTATTCCACTCTCCATATAGATAGCCTTGCCCTTTGTATACCAGTAGTTCCTCCCCCAGTATCATAATAATCTAAATCTATATTTATATTTCCACTTAAAGCAGCTTCATACATTCCAGAAACCATGTGGTAAAGTCCAGCCCCACCTTTCGAATCTTCATCATAGTGATAACCAATTGTTGTTGTGTCATTAATCTGAATCCTAACATTAGACTCACTATTTTTATCATCTAATCTAACATATTCAGCACTATATTCAATATGATAAGTTCCGCTTGGCAATGATGTTTTTGATAAACGAACCTTCTGTTGTGGTGTTGCGCTTGTTGTACTACTGGCTGTTTCAGATGAATTATATCCTCGCTCAGTTCCAAATACAGTTCCGGGAATTTCTATAACAACAACTCCACCACCAGCATTTGTTGCATCAACCCCATCTCCAATAAAGTCTAAGGTATTATGTGGAGTATCTGTTACAGGACTTCCTTCATCTTGTACAGAAACTCCCTTAACAGAGTCAATAGTCACTTTCTTTTTTGCATAAGAATCAGCACTATCTTCTAGAAGCAAAAGATCTGAAGAAGCAGGCGTTGTTTTGGATGTTAAAAGATTTACCTCCCCTTCACCCTCTGTAAAGACTCGGTCACCATTAACTTGTGCTCTGGTCTCAAAATTTATTTTTCCTTTCCATTTCATAGTTTAAAACCCCTATTGTCTTTTGACATTGGCTTGCGCCATTAGGTTAAATTTATTTTATTTATATTTAAAAGTGAAACAGTATTAACTTTACCAATAATAGATCTATTTATTGTATTAACTTTTCCTGACCAGAGAGCTTCTTCGGGTCCTGTTGAATAAAAAGTCCCTGGTGAATTTTGATTATTAAATTCAATTGCAATCCAATCTGCAGATCTTGCAATATTAGAAACTCTTGCCTCATCCACAATACCATCAAGATATTCATCATCAGCTGGTGAAAAAATTAAATCAAGAGTTGAGCTATCATTGATTGTACCTGTTTCATTTTGTGAGTAATCTAAAGTATCATTGACATACAAATCAATTGATGCCCCATCATATGTTACAGTTAAATAATACCAATTACCTGGGGAAAGATTAATATCTGGTCCAGTAAATATATCAACAACACCACTACTTAATACAAAATATGCAGCAATATATGTCTCGCCTGCCGCTGGTCGATAAACATAAAGAGAATAATTAAATGGATTCTCTTTACTTAAAATATCGTACCATCCATCATTAGCTGAAGGTATACTTTCAAGATTTAACCAGGTAGATAAAGTTATATATTGGGTGATGTTTAGACTGCTTCCATTGCCGCAATTAATCTGATCACTATTATCTTTTTCAAAATCTTGTGCTTTAGAAATTTTACCATTTGTCTCTGCTGGTGCATTTGCTCCAGTTTTTGTTCCATCATTTCCATATTGTGTACTATCAGAAATTGTTGAGGTTGTTTCATCTGACATATGATAAACAGCCATATAATTATCATCCCAAACTCCAGTTGGATCCTGCTGGTCTGATGCAGATTCATATCCATAATAGATATATATTTCTGTATCTACACTGGATGAAAGCGTGGGAATTCTAATCCAAACAATTAGCTCACCTGTGGTTGAATCATATGAATCTATCTCATGTGAAAGTTGACTGGTTGCATCTGATGATAATGAAGTAAAAAGAATATCTCCACCATCAATCTTTCCTACTTTTCCTCCAAAATCAGCATGCCTTAAATCAGAATCAGTGACAGAGTATAAAACTGGAAAATTGGATTGAGTGGATACAACTTTCGTACTGTCTATAGTTATCTTTTTTCTATACCCCCAATTTTGATCAAACCATGCCATTTTTTCTCCTCAATTCCAAAGACATTACGTAGTTGTTTCTACTATTGTATAATCGCCTGGGTTAAAGTAAATAATTGTTGAAGACCATGCATAACCAACTTTTTGAACATACTTGGCTTCCCCAGTTGGAGCTGTATGTGTTAATACACCAGTAGTCTGACTTACATATAAATCTTGTCCTGTAGTCCAACTCCAAGAATCATTTCTAATAAACCCATGAAGTAAAATATTTTTGGTTCCAGTTCCTGTTTCAAGAGCAAGTGCCCTAGCAGGCATTGTAGCTGTTGAGTCGGCATCTGCTTCATCAAAATGGCCATCTGCTGCCATATATAAAACTGCGCCAATTCCTGTTGAGTTTGTATCTACAGTTGCTTGGACTCTTGTTCCAGTACCTGTAAGATTTGAAGAAGGCAAATTTAATAGACCACCTGCCGAATCACCGCTTGTTCCTGAGCTACCAGATGTACCAGATGTTCCGCCTCCGGTTCCTATATTGGTTGCAATAATAACAACCCTAACATTTTCAGTATTTGTTGCAGACCAAATCCGAATTGTATCTATTGAAATTCTTTCTATTTGTTCAACACCAACTGTAAAATCATTATCAGTTGTATATGCTTCAACCACAACATCCTTAGTTCCTAAATTATGTGGTATATCATAATAGTATAAACCTGTTGTTGTATCTAAATTCCAGGTTGAAATAGTTGCAACATATTTTGTTATTGCGTCTGAACCACTTGTTCCTGATGATCCTGATGTACCTGATGAACCAGAAGATCCACTTGTTCCTGATGTACCCGATGAACCAGAACTACCACTTGTTCCTGATGATCCTGATGTACCCG